AATAGTAAAGTCTCCTGTTGGCGCGACTAGAGAAGAAGTTGATGAATTTAAATAATCCCCAGTACCATCAAAATAACCACTATAGCTTGTTGGTGTTATTACTGAAGGAGAGAATGGACTAAAGCTTTGTACGCTTACATCACCGTTCCTAGTTATTGCGAAGTTATTTGCACTATTATCTACTAATCTATTACTTTGACAAGTTAATAAACTTGTGTTTGCTATTGCTGTTAATGGTGATGTAGGTGGGGTGAAGCTTGCAGTGTAGACTGCGGTTCCCTTTACGATACGCAAATTTGAAATATAACCAGTCATGGGGTAACCAGACGTAACAACTCCAGATCCAATTTCTAAACTATAATTTCCGGGTGTGTAATTTGTGGAGTTTGTTGCTGATCCTTTAGCTATACCATTCACATAAATTGTTAATGTAGTTCCTTGTCTAACTACTGCCACGTGACTCCAAACATTGTTTATAATACCTGAATTCGTTGTCAATATTGTACTGGTACTGCCATGATACCATCGTAATTCTGGGTCCGTTTGATCTTTATATAATCTCCACCCTCCAGCATAACCATATGCTCTACTAATAATTGTTTGCCATGTAGATGTGACGTTTGCAAGATTTAACCAAAACTCAATAGTAAAGTCCACTGGTAAGTCTAATGCTGCATTGTTAGCAACAGTTAAATAATCTCCAGTACCATCGAAAAAATTACTCCACCCTGTTAAACTATATGGACTAAATGTACCTTGTGTTGTATTACCATTTCTAGTGATAATATTATTCAATCCAGAAGTATCAACAAATCTATTATTGTTTTCACCAATACGTGATTGTAATGTTAATAAACTTGTGTTTGCTATTGCAGTTAATGGTGAAGTCGGCGGAGTAAATGTGGAGGTGTAAAGTGCTGTATCTTTAATTACACGAAGATTAGATATGTAGCCAGTAAAATAAAAACTACCGCCGATCATTTCATAACCTACCGTAGCACCGTTTTGAATAAAATTAGTAGAATTGGTTGTGCTACCGTTTAATACACCATTTTGATAAATTGAAAGCGTGGTTCCATTTCGTACAACAGCAATATGTGTCCAAGCATTAAGAGGAATAGCATTCGTAGCTAATAAAAATTCTGTACTTGCGTTTGTGATTCTTACTCTATTTGTACTATTAATTTGAACATGAAGTGAATCTCCAGTTCCTGTAGTTGAAGATAAGAAGATAATGCCAAAATTTTGAGTTGCAGTTAAATAGACCCACGCTTCTACTGTAAAACTACCCGTACCAAAAGAAAACGCAGCGTTACTAGGAAGTGTCAGAAAATCTCCTGTACCATCAAAATAACCACTACCTGTTACTACATCTGTTTCAATCAATGGTGCAAAATTACTGATAATAGGAGCATCATTAACTGTTATGGCAAGAGCGTTTGTGCTTGCATCTATAAATCTATTTCTTGCGCAAGTTAATAAACTTGTTCCGGTAACCGCTGTTAGTGGTGAAGTTGGAACAGTAAAATTACTTGTACCTGTATAGACCGCAGTACCTTTAACTACTCTAACATTGCTTATATTACCATTAAAATATCCACCAATTGGATTTGATCTACCACCTACAACATTAGTGTCTACATTTGTATGATTTGTAGAATATGTTGTACCTGATCCTGATGTTTGATAAATGCCATCTATCCATAATCTGATAGTGTTTGATTCTCTTACAAGTGCTACGTGATGCCATACACCATCTTTAAGACTAACAGTAGACCCATCAGATAATCCAGCTACTCTCAAAGCACCGTCTGTTCCTCCATGATACGCTGTTATTCTAAGATAAAAATCAAAATCTCCAATATACATTATTGATCGTGAGTACCCACCAGGAGCTAATGAGTTATCAGTAGTCCTCATAAAACATTCTATAGTAAAATCGCCTGTACCAAAACTAAACGCAGAATTAGCTGGTGTTGAAATATAATCATTAGTACCGTCAAATTGACCACTCCATACAATTTCATATGGACTGAATGCCATTGGTCTTGTATCACCGTTTACTGTTACTACAAACTTATTCGTACTTGCATCATCGTTCCAAACATTAGCTGTGACAGTTTCAGCATTTAACAATAATGTTGTATAATTAAAGTATGAGTCATTAGCTACAGAAATTACCCAGTTAATAGTACGTGTTGCAGTTCTATTAGTAGTTGCTGCTGTAGCAGTTAGTGTAGTTGTGGTGTTAGCTATGACTGTTGGTGTACCAGTAATGTTTGCACCACTAATACTTAAACCAGTTGGTAATGTATCGGCTGTGTATGTAATTCCATATCCAGCTGAGCTTGTTGCACTTAGTGTTACATTTGACAAGGCAGTATTTGTATTTGCACTAACTGTAGCATTATTTGCTGGACTACTCCATGTTACTACGTCTGGATTAATTGTTAAACTAAATTGTCTATCTGTATCTTGATTTTGTGCGTCACTTGCACGAATTGTAAATGTATACGTTGTAGGACTTCCTGTAGCCGCAGTTGTACCACTAATTAAACCATTTGCAGAATTTAATGATGATCCAGGTGGTAGTGTACCACTTTGTAAACTATAAGAAATTGGTACATCACCTGTCGCTGTTACTGTATTACTAATTGCTTGTGTTTCAGTTATATTTCCTAAAGTTCCGGCGGCTGTACTCCAAGTAGGGGTTCCACTATAACTAATACCTGGTATAACAATAGCAGTAGCACCATCTGGATTAACAACATAAATTACATAAGTACCTGCATTATTTGCAGGTGCGGTAAATGTTATTTCTGTACCAGAAACAAATGTAACAACACCTGCACTTACACCATTCACGATAACAGTAGGAGTCGCTTTGAATCCTACACCATTCAGTGTTATAGTTTGTCCTCCTGCAGGGTCAGCAGCAGTATCGTTGTCAGAATATACGATGGCAGAAACTTTTACACCAGAAATTACATCTAGTGTTGTTGAAGCAATATTATCCGTTGTAATCTGTGTTGTCATAATATAAAACTGTTAAAATGTTATTGATCCGTTACCGGTAAATTGGTATATTTTATAGCCGCTAGCAGTTGTAACTGTTGGGCTACCTGTAGTAGATGACGGATCATCAAAGCTTGATAGATATCTAAGTATAACAATACCCGAACCACCCGAACCACCCGAAGCATAACTTCCTGCTCCATTTTGTGCGCCACCGCCACCTCCACTACCGGTGTTTGTTGTTCCGTTACCACCTGTTTGTATTGGGAAACCTGAACCAAAACCACCGCCACCTGAGCCACCGTCTGAAGTTGCCATAGAACCATCAGTATTGGTTCCTCCGCCACCTCCACCAGCTCTTGTAACTGCCGTACCTGTTATTGAAGAAGTAGCTCCGGCGCCACCTGCTCCTCCTCGGGCTCTATTGCTACCAGTACCAGCTGAGCCTGCAGCACCTGCGCCACCACCTCCACCTCCGACAAATCCATTAAATGCTCCGCCGTTATTTCCCTCACCAGCTGTACCTGTACCTGAAGCAACGGTTCCACCGCCACCTCCCCCTCCACCTGAACCACCACTACCTGTAGTAGCTAAAGCACTTCCTCCTCTGCCCCCGCCTGTCGATGTGATAAACAAATTGATTGGACCAAAGCTACTGTCACTTCCGTTAGAGACACTTGGACCTCCACCTGCGCCACCGCCGCCCACACTCACGCTGTAATTAACCCCTGATGTGACAGAATAACCAGAGGCTGTTCTATAGCCGCCAGCTCCTCCGCCACCTCCACCACCACCTAAGCTGGCACCACCTCCGCCACCGCCCGCAATTATTAGATACTCAAGTGATGTAGGTGGATTACCCGGTGTTACAGATAAGCTAGAAGATGAGTCTGCTGACGCTCCTCTTGCATTAACTGATTTGACAGTAAAAGAATAGCTTGTTCCATTTGTTAATCCTGTTACGGTAATAGGACTACTAGCGCCAGTAGCAGTAATATTACCCGGCATTGCAGTTACTATATATGAAGTAATAGCAGTTCCACCATTTGAAGCAGGGGGAGTAAATGTAATTGTGGCTTGCATGTTGCCTCTTGTTGCACTTACATTAGTTGGAGGTCCAGGCAAACCTGACCAAGTACCACTAGCAGTATATTGAATAGCTTCACTAGCAGAAAACATTCCGCTAGCACTACTATTAGTAACAGTAGGTCGTGTTGCAGAAATTATTCCACCAGTATATCTTTTTGGCATTAGCTAATGTCCTCGTAGCTCACAGTAACGATTAATGCGTTTGCAGTACCTGCTGTAGCACCCAAACTGTTATTTTCTTCTAGATAGTATTGACTTGTTTTATCTATCACATTTAATGTAGAATATGCAGGTACGCTGACACCTCCTGCAATACTAAATGATGTACCAGTTAAGTTAGCAGCATTGTTAAAATTAATTGTTACATTTGCTGCTGTTCCTGTATAATTTGAAACATTTAGTGTATTAACTTTTAAACATTTACCTGAACTTGCTGGATTGTTTAATACTGTTGTGGCGCTAGTTGATGTTAAGTTTGCACCTGTTGTTTTACCGTTTATTGTCGTTGCGCCTATTAAATTTGGTGCAGCCATTTTATCCTCCGAATACTAAATTATAACCTACTACTCTGGCTTCACTTACGCCAGCTGAAATTCCTGTTAATTGACTACCATTACCTATGAAATTAGTTGCAGTTATGTTTCCTGCTACACTAAAACTAGATGTTGGTTTGGTATTGCGCCATGCATTAGTTTCCCAAACATATAAAGTATTAGTATATGCATCAAAAGCTAAATCGCCATTGCTATTATCAACTAATGGCAAGTAGCTTACATCTTCTACAACTAACACTGTTGGAACTACAGCAACACCACTAGGAGCAATTAATGTAGCAGTACCAGCTACTTCCTGAATCTTATTCTTAAAGCTTGGGGTATTTTCAATATATGTTGCCATATCTTGTGGTACGAATTGTCCTGCTGTTGCATCGTATACAAGACACATTTGATTCACCATGCTTGGTATTGGTCTTATTTCTACTGGTGTTTTATGTCCCTCTTTCATGTGTTGGAAATAAAGAACATAATTACCATTGACATTTGTTTCAACTGCTAAGTTTTTAATCGTTATAGCACCGCGCATAGGTGCATGATTGCCGCACTGATAATATAAAGTGTCAGGAGCATTATTAGCTACAGTGAAAGTTAATGTTTCATAACCTGACTGCCCGTTTCCTCTAGAGCCAGTAACTCCTGTTGTATACTCACCTACGTACTGACCCGAAACGAATCCAGTGCCGTTATCTGTTGTTATATAGAAAGGATGACTAGCAAGTGAACTATCTAAGTTAAAGGTATAGGTAGCACCACGGTATAATGGACCTATATTTCTGTTTTCACCTACGCCACTTCCACTAATACTATAAGCACCACTTCCATTTGCAGCAACATTATAACTGACACCTGTTGGTATAGTTAGAGTTGGAGGTGTTACAGTAGATGGCACTGAGATGTTTAATCTTTGTACAGTGGTGTTAGCACCGCCATTAATGTTAGGATGACTGTGTGTAACGTTACCTACATTGTTTGCCCAACTGACTAAATTATCTAGTCCGGCGCCATCTACCCACTTTAGGTATAACCCGTGTCTTTGATCTAAGTTACCGTGTATTTCATTTGCAAAGTTATTAACTTGATATGTTCCCTGCTTATAGAGAGGTACTTGTATTTGTTGTTGATTAGTAATACTAGTTCTTGCATATGGCAGTGAACTTTGAGTCCATGTCCATAACCACATAATGTCGTTACCTGGGCCAGATCCATCTGTATTGATAGTAAGAACTTCAGGTTGAATTGTAAGATTAAATGGTAATACATCCTCTGATGATAATGCTGTATTACCTAAATATATTGTATTACCTTCTAAATATAAATCTTTAAATCTATTTGTAGTGTTACCTAAACTATATGTGTTTGTTGTTGCAGGTATAATGTTACCCGCCATTGTTAAACTTGTTAAATTACCTACACTAGTAATATTAGGTTGTGCATTTGTTGTAACTGTTTGTGCGCTAACTGAGGTGGCTGAGAGTAATGAGGGTAACTCACGAATTTGTATTGATATGTTATTTGCAGGGGCACCAGCAAAATTTACTGCGCTATTTGAAACTGTGTAGTCTGTAATTGGCATCTGTAAAATGCCGTTTTCAGTTACAATTAAACTATTTGCAGTAGCGGTAGATGAAACATTGAAAACTGTTTGTACTCCGTTACCAGTATATGACCATAAATTAATTGATGCTGCTGCGCCACTAAAGGCAAAAGCTTGTACTTCAATTGGTACTCCGTTATCAGGTGCACTTGTAAATGTTATTACATTGCCTGTTAAGCTATAAGCTGTTTTAAGTTGTAATACACCGTCAACGTTAACTACTAATTGATTTTCACCGGCAGGTGTTGTAGTAAGTGTGAAAGCTGTTTGAGATCCATCTCCAGTAAAGCTATCAAGTGATACTGAAGCTACCGGGGTTTCTTGTGCAGCCCAACTTAAATTACCTGATCCGTCAGTTTTTAAAACTTGGTTGGCAGAACCACCAGTTATTTTTAAATTACTTACATTGCCTAAACTTACATTAGCTCCAGTGAAGCTTACATTACCCGTAACACTTAAACTTGTTAATGTACCAACACTTGTAATATTTGGTTGTGCGTTTGTTGTGACAGTTTGTGCTGAGGTTGCGGTAATACCAGTAAGTTGACTACCATTACCAATAAAGAAATTAGCAGAAACATTACCTGTATAATTTGGTAAGTAAGCAGCAACATTAGTGTCAGAATAACTAGCAGGTAATCCAGTCAGTTGACTACCATTACCGATAAAGAAATTAGCTGTTACATTGCCTGTTGTAGTGAATGCATTTGCTGACAGGTTACCTGAATAGTTTGGTAAATAATTTGCGGCCCAATCATTTGCTGTATTGCTAAACGCATTTGTGTTTAACTTATTTGCTAAACTGTTTGTTATTGAAGTAGAGAAACTTGCATCGTTACCTAACGCATTGCTTATTTCACCTAATGTATCTAGTACAGCTGGTGCAGAATTTACTAGATTCGCTATTGCATTACCAACATAAGTTTCTGTAGCGTAACCTGTTAGACTTACTTGATTTACAAAACTTAAGTTACCATTACCGTCTGTACTTATTAGCTGAGCGTTACTGCCTCCGGTAATTTTGACATTTGATACACTACCTAAGTTTGCTGTACCAGTTGTTGTGATATTAGTGACAGATAAAGTATTAGTAGTTTTATCAAATGTAAGATTTGCTGATCCAGCAAAACTATTTGCATCGTTGAATTGAAGTTGAGTATTTGATCCTGCTGCCCCCTGTACAATATTGTACGGAGTGCCATTGGCGGTTAAAATATTGTTGGTTCTAATGTTTCCAGCACTTACATTGCCGGCCGTTGTCAAACTATTCGCAACGTAGTCACCAGTTGTATCAAAATTTCGGGGTTTTATGCGTCCTAATGTAGCCATTATAATGTCTCAAAAATGAATTTTTGCACCTATAATGTATTTAGCTTAAAATTACTAAGATCAGGACTGGGTCAGCTTTCTAGACTATTTTCATCCACCAAGATTTTTCGTCTATAAGTGTCTTTTTAATCAGAACCGTCATTGTTCCATATAGCATATATGGATTATAGTCGAATCTATTTTCTTCTTGGTAGTCGTCATGGGTCCAATGATTTTCTGACTTATTATAAGTAAAGATGACATCCTCTATGTTTACAGTGTCACCGTCATTAGGTTCTCTAGGAATAATATTTGCTAAAGTAATCATCTTGTTGGAAATGGTTTAGTTGGTAATGCTGGTATATCTGTACCATTATGACACATGGTCGCTATCCCATTTAATACTCTTGTAGAATATCTTGAAATGTTTTGCGTAAATCTAAAATCTTGCATATTTCCGCACCATTTTGAAGATTGATTGGCGTAATAATCAGCTCCTAACATCAAGTTACTCCAAGTGTACATATCCCAATCATGGTTAAGTGACAATGTTCCATTAGCTGTAGTTGGTGGACCATTCGACGAATATGTTCCCTGGTTGTTTGCCATACAAATTACTTGTTGAACTCCGTTAATCCAAAGTATCCAATTCTTTCCTGATCTGCATACAGCAACGAAATCCATATTTCCTGAACTCCTTAAGGCGACTTGAACACCTGATGTAAAAGTTGAGTAAGTTGTGTTGCTGCCTCTAACTAAAATCTGCCAATACCCAGCTGGGTTTATTCCCACCCAAAGGGCATTATTATAATGGAACAAACATGCTCCTTCAGTAGCAGTCATAAAGTTTGAACCACCTGATGCTAAATCATGCCAAGAAGCCCAACATTCAAATGTCAAATCTTCTCTGCGAACATCCTTATGTCTTGTACCCCACCAAGGTTCGTCTGAGCCAATCCTACAAACGTGTGTTGTATTGGTAGCATCGTTAGGGAATTTAATACTTGCTTTACCAAACTTTTTGTGTTGCGCATCTGGTAATACGCCATAGTAATAATAATATGCTCTATTTGATGAATCTAACATAGGGGCTGTGGCATATGAGAGGATATATGTGTTTTGATCGTATACCCATTTGCCCTTTGGTACAGTAATAGTTGTTGAGTCGTTGTTATATCTAGCAACATCACTAATTCTCATAGGACCGCCACCGTTATACTGTCGTATATGATAAGTTATATCTGCACGGGTAGACTGACTAAAAGCTGTTGTTTGTTGTGCGACTCTTCTACCATTTATAAATAAAGCCATTCTGTTTGTTCTTGTTGGGTCAAATTGAACTGCCATATGATTCCAAGAATGTGGCTGAAGATTTCCTGTATTTCCACTTGTAGCAAGCTGCTGATAATTCGTTGTGCCTAAAAACATACGGAAACTAACATCGTTTCTAGATGCAGCAGGTGTTGCAGCATTATTTAAATGGTAACTGAAATTCCAACCTGAATGACCATTAGAATCCGCACACTGATGTTGTCCATGGGAGCTTGGACTACCTGGATTAACTTCATGCACATAAAAATATTGTTCAATAGTCCAAGCACGACTCATTCTTGGTATCCAACCTAACGTTGGTGCGAATGAGTTGTTGTTTGAGGTTTCTGGTAAATGGGCGTGCATACCATTGTTCCAATTAGGATATTGATTTGACCCCATAAATTGAGTATCATAAAAAGTTGGAAAATCAGTTTCTGGATCAAAGGGATTATACGTTGATCCACTATAAACGTCCCATGCACTTGTTAAATTTTCATTTAAATTATTCCAGCCACCTGCAACAACATCATTTCTACCTGTTTCATCTCTTAAAGTTGCATTACATAAACTATAGAATACAGTATTTGCAGTAATATCCATTGGCTTAGTAGGAACAAAAATTGATGATGGGTTAACTCCTACACCGCCGCTATACGCCCCGTACGCAGAAACACCTTTAACGATTCTGAAATTACTGATATGACCCCAAAACCCATTAGCATAGCGTAAATTTATATAAGAACCATTACCGATGTGTATTCTATTTTGTGGTGCGTCAATTGAACTAGTAAAACGACTTTCTGCTTCTTTTTTACCATTTACATATAATGCTATACTACCATTAGTTCTTTGAACAACAACGTGTGTCCATTTTCTTGTGTCTCCCCAAAGACCACGATGAGTAGTTAAAACCATTGTATTGTTTGTTATAACTTCAAATCCACGCAAACCATCACCTGATTGAAGTACGATTCCTGCATCGTTGAACCAATTCCGTGTATCAAAGAAAGTTATGATGAATGAATTACCTTCTGAGTTACGCCAATTTGAAGTAACAAAAAATTCTATACTAAAATCACCAGTTCCAAAACTAAAATCACCTGTTGTTGTTCTTGCCTTAATTACCTGTTGAGAACCGTTATAAAAATATGATGAGTGACCACCGTAATTACCTGTCGTACTTGTGCTTGTTCTTGATGTTATGTGTTTTTCACCAAAGTATTGATGACCTAAAACCTCTCTAAAACTATATTGTCCATATCCATCATTTATCCAACCACCATCCATTGGAATTTCTCTAGTTAGATTTCCTGCGCCGAAGGATAAAAATGATGTGTTAGCATCATTTGTTGTTGTGCAAACATTATCAATAAATGTTGATACCCCATTACTTTGAGGATTAATACCAAAAGCAGAAGTATATCTTGCAGTCTTGCTAATTTTTAAACAACACATTGAACTCGCAGCCGCTGCCAATTCAACATTTCGTGTTGCAAACATGTTTACATCATTGCTATCATTGTAGTTAGTTGAGCATGTACCTGTATATGCTAGATAACCATTGACATAAATTTTAAATCCGTTAGTTGCTGTACTCTCTCTCACATATGCGATATGATACCAACCACTGTGGTATATAGCATGGGTAGTTGTATTACCAGTATGCTGTGTTGCACCGTCACTCCATACAGGTCTAAAGTTACCATCTATGTATGCTGACCAGCCCGTTGAGCCTGCTGCACCTGCATTGCCTGTACCTTTGCCGCATAGTGGGAAATAACCTCTAGCATCACCCATTCTTACCCAAGCTTCAACCGTAAAAGGACCGGTGCCAAAATTAAGATGATTTAATCCACCTGCTGTATAATCTTTCAGTCTAAACCATGTGCCATCTAACATAGACACAGAATGAAAACCTCTACCTAAATATGGATTAGTGGCTTTATTCATGAATGGTGTATCGTTTAATCGCATTACCTGCGAACTATTCAGTGATATGGTTAAACCTTCTCTTTGCCATAATGGACTATTAGGATGCCATGGTTCTATAGCACCAATCGTCAACAGTGCAGGACTTGCCATTGTCAATGGAGTTGAAGGTCTTGTAAATGCTGCTGTATAAACAGCTCCACTGCTAATTCTAATGTCAGTTAATTTTCCATAATATGCAGAACTAGCGGTATCTACTCTGTCTCTGCCTATGTATAATGTATTTGTATCTGTAAAATTACCTGAAGATGTTCCTGTGGCGTAAAGTGCACCATCTACATATATTCTTGTATCGTTTGAACTTGTGCTTGTACGAACAATTGCAATGTGATACCACTGATCTCTGTTTAATGCACTAGCACCTTGTATACTCACATTACCTACAGCATCGTAATATCCTAAAATATATGTGCTAGTTAAATATACTACCCAACCGGTACCGGATGTTCTTCCTGCCTGCCCACCCTTACCTATGATGTAATGTTCAGTCGCATCATTTCTATGTAGGCATGCCCAAAATTCAATTGTAAATGCAGTTGTACCTAATCTTAAACTAGCTGTATCTGTGACACGATAGCATTGGTCATTAAAGTATGTGCTATGAAAGTGTTTAGGTCCTGCATGAAAGGGACTGCCATATGGCCAATCATTTCTAGGCTTTATATAATGTGCTTCGTGATTTTTACCGCTGTGGTCATGCATTGCGCCCGCAGGTTGTTCCTCAATAGCATCAGTTAAATGCCAAACTACTTGCGAATAATATGGATCTCTATCTGGACCTGAAGGCCAAACAGTTTGGCTAGTATCATTTTGATTCGGCGCAGGCCAAGTACTTAATGATTTTCTTTTTAATGCATCTATATCATCTGCTGTAAAAACACCTGATCTGCCATCAAGTTTGTCAACAGGAAAACCACCTTTGTATCTATTATTTCTCATATTATGATAGAGTTTCGAAACTTACTGTTAGTACTAATGCTGAGTTTGCGCTTGCTAAACCTCGTAGTGCATCACCTTCTCCTAAGTATATTGGTGCATCTTTTCCAACAATGACTACAGTAGAGTTTGCAGGTATTAAGATTTGCCATGCTATAGGGAAATCTGCTGCACTGCGTCTTACTTGTAATGTGACTGAAGCAGGAGAAGTAGCTTTATTAGCTACTATTAATGCAGAGACTTTAACTAGTTGATTGCTGGCTGCTGCGTTCTCTAAAATTTGAGTGTCAGAGGTAGTTAAGTTTACAAACAATGAGTCTGCTTTTATGTTCGTTACTGATGCAAGATTTGGATTTGCCATCTGTGTTCCTTTTATATATCAATTATTGAGGATATTATTGTTGATCTAACAACATGTCTATCAATAGCATTACCAATTATATTACCAGATACTGTTAAATTTCCTGAAACTGTAATAGCGTCTGAAGCTATTGTACAATTGCTTAAATCTAGTGTGTCACCTGCAGGAAGTTCTTGTATCTGAGATGCAGATGGGTTAACTATTAAAGGTATTCTATTAGCCATAAGTTTGTCCTATTTCTATATTTATCGGATTTTTTCCTATTCTTATGAATTCACTGGGACATTAAAGTTGCCTGTCGCTCTGGTCAAGATTGCTACATTACCAGCAGATATGCTAACGCTTAACGCATTACCTGTCTGTCTACCAATCGTAAGACCACCTGAACTTTGAGATACCCATGTTAAGTTTCCAGCGCCATCTGTTTTAAGAAATTGATTAGCAGCACCACCGTAAATCTTAAGATTAGCTACATTGCCTAAACTGACATTAGAGCCTGTAAAACTAACTGCTCCTGAATATGCAGCTAGATTCAATGCAGATTTTGTGCTACGCCATGAATTAGTTTCCCAAATATATAATGTATCTGTGTATGCGTCAAACGCTAAGTCACCATTTGTGTTATCAACTAAAGGTAAGTAACTTACATCTTCAACTACCATGACTGTAGGAACAACCGCGACGCCACTCGGGGCTATTAATGTAGCTGTACCGGCTACTTCTTGAATTTTATTTTTAAAGCTTGGTGTGTTCTCAACATATGTTGCTAAGTCCTGAGGTACGAATTGACCTGAAGAAGCATCATATACAAGACACATCTGATTGACCATACTTGGTATTGGTCTTATCTCTACTGGTGTCTTATGTCCTTCTTTACCGTGCTGAAAATAAAGCACCGGATTACCGTTAATATTGGTTTCTACAGCTAAATTTTTAATTGTGATAGCACCACGCATACCTGAATGATGACCACATTGATAGAATAATGTGTCAGGCGCATTATTTGCTACAGTAAATGTTAGAACATTAGCACCCGAAGCACCATTACCTCTAGAACCAGTAATACCAGTGGTATATTCTCCTACATACTGATTAGCGACGAATCCAGTGCCATTATCAGTTGTAATATAGAATGGATGATTTGATAATGAAGTATCTAGATTAAATGTATAAGTTGCGCCGCGATATAATGGTCCTATGTTTCTGTTTTCACCGACACCACTTCCACTAATACTAAATGCACTACTGCCATTTGCAGCAACGTTGTACGTTACGTTGCTTGGTAGATTTAATGTTGGTATTGTTATATTCGCTGGAACCGAAATATTTAATCGTTGAACTGTGGTGTTAGCACCACCATTGATATCAGGGTGACTGAATGTTACGTTACCTGCATTTACAGCCCAACTTACTAAATTATCTAGACCTGCACCATCTACCCATTTAAGATATAATCCATGTCTTTGATCCAAATTGCCATGTATTTCATTAGCAAAGTTGTTGACTTGGTAAGTTCCTTGTCTGTATAAAGGAACTTGTATCTGTTGTTGATTAGTAATACTAGTTCTGGCATATGGCAATGAACTCTGAGTCCATGTCCATAACCAATGTATGTCATTACCAGGACCTGATCCATTTGCATTAATCGTGAGAACTTCAGGTGCAATAGTTAAATTAAATGGTAGTACATCTTCAGACGATAATGCAGTGTTACCTAAATAAATTGTATTACCTTCTAAAAATAAATCTTTAAATCTGTTAGTTGAATTACCTAAGCTGTATGTATTACTAACGCTAGGTATTATGTTACCTGACATTGTTAAGCTAGTTAGATTACCCACGCTCGTAATGTTTGGTTGTGCGTTTGTTGTAACTGTGCCTGAAGTACTTGCACTTGTAATAGTGCCAGGATTGTTAGTTCTAATTTCAATTACACTGTTTGCATCAGGAGCTTCTACGAAAGTAACAGTATTCCCTGTTAATGTATAAGCTTCGTTAGGTTGATATGTACTGTCTATGTAAACACTTATATATTTTTTTGCTTCAGGAGTCTGATTTAATGTGAAGATAGTCTGTGTTCCATTCGCAACGAATGAATCAAAATACAGATCACCTACTGTAGTTCCTGCACTACTACCCCAACTTAAATTACCATTACCGTCTGTTTGTAATATGTATCCGTTACTACCACCTGTAATTTTAACATTGCCTATATTACCTAAATTTGATTCACCTGTTACAGTTAAAGTTGTTAAATTACCTACACTTGTAATATTTGGTTGAGCATTAGTGTAAACAGTTCCTGCTATAGCTGCATTATTAACTTGGCCTGTGACATTTGCGCCAGCAACACTTACTGCTGTTTGTGCTGTGCCTGAATCAGTTGCATATGTTGCATTTGCAACTGCACCACTTACATTAGCACCAGATAGTGATGACAATCCTGCACCATTAGCAGAAATTTTATCAACTGTTAATGTTTTTGTACTTGTATTAAAAACTAGATTTGCACTCGCACCTAATGCACCTGCATTATTATACTGAAGTTCTGTATTTGATCCAGCTGGGTTTGACGAAAAGGTCCAAGGATTACCATTACTATATAAAAGGTTATCTGTCTTTACATTTCCGATTGCAGCATTTGTGGTTACAGTTAAATTACCTAATGTACCAACACTAGTAATGTTAGGTTGTGCATTTGTATAAACAGTGCCTGCTACTAATGCGTTACCTACTTGACCACTAACATTTCCGCCTGATACACTTAGTGCTGTTTGTGCGGTACCTGAATCTACAGCATATGTTGCATTGGCTACGGCACCGGTTACATTAGCACCGGATATTGATGACAATCCTGAACCGTTAGCAGATATGTTATCTACAACCAGTGTTTTAGTATCTGCATTAAAAATTAAGTTTGCACTTGAGCCAAATGATCCACTATTATTAAATTGAATTTGTGTGTTACTGCCGCCGGGCGGTGTAGAAAAAGTATAAGGAACCCCATTTGCATACATCAAGTTATTTGTTTTGATGTTTGCTACTACAGTACCAAGAACATATTCCTTAGTAACGTCTAAGTTAAAGGGTTGTAATAATTTTGAGTTTTCCATTAATTACTTTACTTAATTTTTATTATAGTGTAAAATAGGCGCGGGTTGGTACGCTAAAGTTAGTTGTATATCTAGCAATTCTGCTTATTCTAAAATCATCGATATATGCGTTTAAATAATTACCTGTAAAATTGCTATTGCTTCCTAGTCTAGGTCTGCTTGCTGTTCCTAAATAATCGGTAGCATCAGTGTACGTAGACCCTTCATTAGCTCCATTCACGTACAATTTTGTTGAGCCACTGCTTCTAACTACTGCTACATGGTACCATGTATTAGTCACCATCGTTGTAGTCCCGGTGATTCTATCACTACTATTTGCAAAATATATTAATTTACTAGATGAGTTCATGTAAATTGTTGGGTACGCACCTTCAAGTGATTCTGGTCTAAAATCAACTATATATTGGAAAGAACCAACTGTAACAAAATTAATCCAAAATTCGATAGTAAAATCACCTGTTCCTAGTTGATACTGTGCAGGTATAGGGTATGTACCTGCTACTGGATTTATATAATCAGATGTTGCCGAAGTAAATCTTAAAGCATTATTCCCAAATTTAGTATTAACGTTTGTTGTTTTTACAGACCCATTAGTTACAAAATTACTTTTATTTGTTGCATTTACTATTCCGGCATTGTCAAAACTCAATGCTAGAGTAGTTTGAGGCATAGGGAAAGCGAAAGTATTGCTATTTGTTGTAATTGTTGACGTTGGATTCATAGCGGTATAAGGAATTCCAATAGAAGTATATCCTGCCATATATGGATATAAGTTGTTAGGAGACCTTCCTGTACGTAATTCTGAAATGTATCCTGTCCAATAGTTACTGGCTGCTCCATCGGAATGCGCACCTATACGTATATTATTAGTTGAATTGAATACGGTTGCACCTGCTCCAAACGTTCCGGTGCCCTTACGAAGACCGTTTACATACAACGCTAATGTTGTCGTGGTTCTTGCTACAACTACATGGACCCATTGGTTTATAGGAAATGCAGCGGTATCATTAACCGTAATACTGTCACTTCCAGTCGTTGAGAATGCTGCTCCCATCTGTCCTGAAGTTACTACACCCACTCCTACTATACATCCTCTATTTGCACTTCCCCATTGAGATATAATATAATTAGTTGTTAATGAGGTAGTGGCATATGCCCAAAATTCAATAAAAAAGTTTTCCGTGCCGAACTGCAATGAGGAATTGTCTGTCATTTCTAAATAACCGGTACCATCAAAGTACGCACTTCCTCCTACTGTTAAGCCTGAATAAGAAACACTTGAAGTTGTCGTTGTAGCTGGTTGAAATGGATTCCAAGTTGATATTGCTGTGCTTCCATTTGGAGTTCTGGTGAGAAATGATCGTGCTCCTTTATCACTAAACCAAGAATCTTGGCATACATGCAATAGAACTCTATTCGTATCAAACGTAGTATTTACGTTTGTGGTGCTTGAATATGCAGAGGCTGATGCTGCTCCTGTTAAAGCTAACGGACCAATTGGCCTTGCAAATGCACCTGTGTAAACTGCGACGTTATTAGTTATACGTAAGTCACAGATATATCCTACATAATTGTTGTTTGGTGTAGTGTATGCTTGACCAATCCTAACTACTGATGTACTACTATAAGATGTAGAATCTGTCCATGTTCCTCTGCTAGTACCATCGATATACATCGTCGTTGTTCCGCTATTTCTAACTAAAGCTACGTGATACCATGTATTTGCTGATATAGTTATTGAACTTGTGATTCGTGTACTACCAGAAACAAAATAAATTAATTGATTAGAGGTATTCAAACTAATTACGGGCACAGGTTCGCTTGCTGCTGCTCTATTTTCTAATATTGCTCTTGTTGTAGAATTAACTACTGTAGGATACATCCAAAATTCTATAGTAAATGGATTACTGCTAAAACTCACAGCAGACCCTGCAAATGAGTTATCAAGGAAATCAGTACTACCATTAAAATAAACGCTGTATCCTGTAGGTCTTACTAATTGAGGACTAAATGGAGAGAAAGGTTGAGTTGACACTCCTATAGTACTAGTAAAACTAGTTCTATTAGGACCATCATCAACAATTCTATTTGATCTAGCTGTTAATAGTACTGTTCCACTACTATTAGGAGTTATTAAACCTGTTGGCGGCGTAAAGTTAGCAGTATATTTACCAGTTCCTCTTAAAACATGAAAATCACAAAGCCATCCGCGCATGTAAAGTGGATTACCTGTACCATCTGCAATACCACCTATTCTTGTGGTACTTCCAAGGCCTGCATAATTTTGAGTATCTGCTGCGCTTGCCACTTGCACTCCATTAAAAAACATTCTAGTAGTACCACCTGATTTAGAAAATGCGTAATGAGTCCATTTATTTTTATATCCAGTTAATGAAAAGTTTACTACTGCTGCTGACATCAATTTGTTTAAGTGTAAGGTGTCGCTAGCATAAAATATCTGCAAGGAATCTTGATCGGAGCCATAAATACCACCAGAAGTTCCTTCCAAATATCCCCAAAATTCTATCGTAAAATCTGACGAACCAATTTTTAAGTCATCACTAGTAGGCATAATTATTCTTGATGAAGCAGTATTGTTAAAATAATATGAAAAACCTGTTTGACCATATGGGCTGAACGATCCTTGTGATACACCACCTGTTCTTGTAAGCGGCCAGTTATTAGATGAACACTCAATAAAACGTCTTGTACCTTCATCAGTTCTATTTTGTAATGTTAATAGACTTGTATTTGCAATTGCTGTTAGGGGTGATGTTGGTACAGTAAAGTTTGCAGTGTAGACTGCTGTACCTTTAACGATACGCACGTTAGATACATACCCAATTGTTGGAAATGCACCATCATTAAATGCAGCAATACTTAGATTACTTACTGAATCTCCAATTGAAGTAGATGTTGTTGTTGAATTTACATTTATTCCATTTACAAATAGTGAGAGCGAAGTTCCGTTTCTTACTACGGCCAAATGATTCCATGCATTTTCTATGCATACTCCTCCGCTCAGTGTTATATCTCCGGCCGGTGTTCTCGCTGTAAGGGAGAATGCTCCACCTGCAGTCGGACCAACAAATAAATGCCATTGTCCAGATGATAAACTAGTAGGCCTGTTTCCGATTATATTATCATGAAATGAATTACCTTTAATACCGCTTCTATAAAAATACAGCTCTATTGTAAAGTCTCCGGTACCAAAATCAAAAGCAGCGTTTGCTGGTGCGGTCAAATAATCCCCAGTACCATCAAAATAACCGCTACCTGAAATTACATTAGTATCAAGCCATGGTCCAAAATTACTAGTGGCTCTAGGAGTCCCTAATTTAGTTACTGAGTAATTATTACCAGATATATCGCTTAAGGTGCCGTCCGCCCTGACTCTTAAATTAAACACAGTATTCGTAATGTTTGCAAAGGGACTAGCCATTGAACTAATTGCATATCTAGCCGGCCATGCAATACTAGGATCAAATAACGCAGTTCCTTTTAAAATTCTAAGTCCTGCAATCCAACCATTAAATCTAGTGCCTTGTCCATTACCTAAACTATTATCAGCGATTGCTATAGTACCAGTAAAATTTGTGCCTACCGCAGCATTATTATAATTCCATCCATATATCCCATTAACCCAAAAAGTAAAATTGTTCCCTTTTCTGGTTAGTGCTAAATGGGTCCATTGGTTTTTATAAAGACCAATTTGGGCTCCCCCGAGAGTTGACACAACTGGATTAATGCCGCCGCCGCTGCCCATACCAAGTAACCAATATGCATTACCTCCCAAACCTATTCTAAGTTGACTACCTATAGATAGTAGCCATGTATTAGCTTCTATGCCATCTCCACTAGGATCGGTTTCAGGCATTGCCCAAAATTCAATAGTCCAGTCCCCTGTCCCAAATTGTAGATTTGGGGTATTAGCCGGTAATGTTATGTAGGATGAACCGCCGGGTAGGTATAACACTGTGTTATCACTATAGGGGGTTTTGGCTGAAGGTCTAACGTCACCTGCGATAGACAATTCAAACTTATTCGTACTTGCATCGGAAATCCAAGTTAATGAATCTGAAGGTGTTGCTATTAAAGCAGCGTTAGTACTAAAAAATTGGTCCAATGGTAATATTATTGTCCAATTAAAAGTTCTAGTTGTTGTCCTATTTGAGGTAGCCGATGTTCCTGTCACTAATGATGAGCTATTTGCAACTACCGTAGGTGTACCAGATATTGTATTACCAGTTAATGATATTCCTGTAGGTAAAGTATTCGCAGAATAACTTACATTAAATCCTGCAGCACTAGTTGCCGCTAAAGTAATATTATCCATAGCTTCGTTTTGTATTAAAGTATAATCAGTTGTTGCATTTGCAGGATTACTAAATGTAACTGCATCTTGTTGTACATTAACGTATACCGTTCTTGTTTGAGTTCTGTTTGTAGTGTTAGCGGTTGCTGTTAATGTAACGTTAGCGTTACCAACTACAGTTGATGTACCTGCTAATGTATTACCTGAAATAGAAACTCCAGTAGGTGCACCACTCTGTGAATATTCAACTCCGAACCCAGCTGCACTTGTAGCTGACAGTGATGTATTTGCGATTGGTGCATATTCATATGTAGTAATTACAGACGCATTAGCTGGACTACTCCATGTAACACTATCTTGTTGAACATTAATATATGCTGTCCTATTAGCAGTTTTTGTCGAGCTAGCTGACGTAGCAGTTAATGTTATGGCAGAATTTCCAACAGTTGTTGTAGTACCAGATAAAGTATTACCTGTTATGCTGATACCGGAAGGTAGATTAGCTCCGGTATAAGTAATGTTTCCTGAAACTAAGTTTGTTGCAGTTAATGTGGTATTAGCTATGGCTACGGATTCATACGTGGAAATGACTGAATCCGCTGACGGAGCACTCCAGCTAACAATATCAGGATTAACAGTTAAAGTAAATGAACGAACCACGTCTTGCTTTTCTGCATCTTCTGCTTTTATTGTAAAAGAATATGTTGTGCTACTACCAACTGTAGGACTTGTACCCGAAATTACACCATTGGCATAGAGAGTAGCCCCTGCAGGTAGACTGCCACTCACTAAACTATAAGTTACAGCAGTATCACTTGAAGCAACTACAGAAGTACTAATTGCCTGTGTTTCGTAATTTGTGCCTATGTTACCTGAAGCTGTTGAAAATGTTGGGATACTTGAATAATACAATCCAGGAACAAGAATTGCTGTTGTTCCATTGGTGTTGTATACAGCCAATGTATACAATCCACCTGCTCTAGGAATACTTGTAAATGATATTTGAGTTGGTCCTAATAGGGTAACAGGACTCACTATCGTACCGTCGACGGTGACTGTTAAGCCTGCCACAAATCCTCCCCCGTTAACTATAACTGTTTGACCACCAAGTGGGTCAAGAGCTATATCGTCAGTGCCCGAAATTGTCCAACCTGAGATAGAAGGTTGCGGATCACTTGCTTGAATGAATTGAGATTCATTAGATACTATTCCAAATCCGTCAGGGGCTCTATCCCCAAGTAATCCACTATTAAACATTTTATCCTATCTCCTCCCAACTACAAACTGCCTGTAATCTACTATTAGCGTTAGATGTCAATCTTAAACTATCTCCCTCTAATAAGTATAAACTTAACGATTTGTCTATTGGAGTAAATGCTGTATTAATACCTATTATAACTTCGTTACTTAATTTTGTTGCAGAATTAGCTCTATATAAATCTACTGTTATAGTCGCACTATTAGTTGAATCAATATTTGCGATTACTAACATATTAACTCTATATACTTTGCCACTAGCAGTACTGTTTGTTACTACGGCAGTTGCGCTTGTAGTAACATTTTGAACTGCGGAATTGCCATACATTGATGACATACTTACTATGTTTGGATTTGCCATAATTTTTCCTTAAAATCCTAATAAAAAACTCATTGCTCTTAGTCTTCCTGCACTTGCTAATTCAGTAGATGTATTGATGGTCGTTACTTCTAGTAATGAATTATTAGCAGGTGGACTATCAAATACTAAATTAGCCCCACTTAATGTATAAGAGCTGCGTAGCATTGTTGCTCCGTTGTAATTAACGGTTATTTGTTTCTCATCACTTGGTGTAACACTTAGAGTAAATGTAGTTTGAACCCCATTTCCTGTAAATGAGTCCTGTGTTATATCTAAAGATGCAACTGGATTAGCCCAAACTAAATTTCCAGAGCCGTCTGTTTGTAAAAACTGGCTTGAACTTCCCCCAGTAATATGCAAATTACTAACGCTGCCTAAACTAACATTAGCACCAGTGAAACTTACGTTACCACTAACATTTAAACTTGTTAATGTACCAACGCTAGTAATATTAGGTTGTGCATTATTAGTAACCGTATTAGCCGTCCCTGATGAACTCGCATTAGCTATACCAGTTAATAAACTACCATCACCAACAAAGAAATTAGCTGCGACAGCGTTTCCTAAATTAGCATTTCCTGATGTTATATTACCTGTAACATTTAGACTTGTCAACGTACCAACACTGGTTATATTTGGCTGCGCATTTGTATAAACAGTGCTTGCTACAGCAGCATTACCTACTTGCCCACTAACATTATATCCTTGAATATTTGATAGTAAATTACCGCTTCCGCTAAAGAAATTAGCTGTAACTAAATTACCTAAATTAGCGTTGCCGGCAGATAAATTTCCTGTATAATTAGGTAAATAATTAGCTACGTCTGTATTAGTGTACCCAGCAGGTAATCCAGTTAACTGGCTACCGTTTCCTAAGAAGAAGCCAGCACGTAAATTACCTAATGTATTAAAGGTTACAACTTCATTACTAACACTTACATTACTACCAAAAGCAAATTCTGCATTTGAGTTGTCCCAACCAATAAAAGCATCTGTTGCTGTTGATCCTGTATAATAGTGTAATAGCGTACCTCTATCTTTTCCATCATTACTTGTTAGTACTGCACCGTTGGCTCCGCTACCTAACTCAAACAATGGATCAACAATTTGCGTAGTAGTTGAATTAACAGTTGTAGTTGTACCTGATACAGTTAAGTTACCTGATATAACCGCATCTACTGCTGTCAACGTTGCATTGCTTTGTATATTACCTGCAACTAAATTTCCTGTAACGCTTAAACTTGTTAATGTGCCAACGCTAGTAATATTAGGTTGTGCATTTGTGTATACGGTACCAGCTACTAATGCATTACCTACTTGTCCTGAAACATTAGCACCGGCTACACTATTTGATGTCGCTGCAAATGCAACTTCACCTGATACATTAGAACCTGATACGAAATATGCAGTTCCAGCAAAAACTGAATAATTTGCGTTTGCAACTGTACCAGTTACGTTAGCACCTGTAATGCTTGTTAATAAACTACCATTACCTGTAAAGAAATTAGCAGTAACTAAATTACCTAAATTAGCATTACCTGCTGACACATTACCTGTAATATCTAAACTTGTTAGCGTACCAACACTAGTAATATTGGGCTGTGCATTTGTGTATACTGTGCCTGCTACTAAACTGTTGCCTACTTGCCCACTGACATTAGCGCCAGCAACACTGTTTGCAGTAGTCGCATAAGCTACAGCACCAGAAACATTGCTTCCACTTACACTGTATGATGTACCTGATGTTACTGCATAAGTTGCGTTTGCAACTGTACCTGTTACGTTTGCACCAGCAACAGTGTTTGCTACATCTGCGACGTTTGCATGATTTGCACCTGCAACATCACCTGAAACATTTGCACCACTTACGCTGTATGCAGTGTTCGCAACGTTAGCATTAGGTACAAATCCATTAACATTTGCACCAGTGATAAAAGTTAGTCCTACACCATTTGCAACTAGATTATCAACGGTTAATGTTTTAGTTGTTACATCAAATGTTAAATTAGCACTTGCACCTAAATTTGTACCATCATTATATTGAATTTGTGTGTTACTACCGGAAACATTGGCATTACCAGTACCACTAGTAATTGATGTCCAACTTAAATTGCCTGCGCCATCTGTTTTTAACACATAATTTGCAGTACCGCCGGCAATTTTTAAATTACTTACATTACCTAAGCTTACATTTGCACCGGTAAAACTAACGTTACCACTTACATCTAAACTAGTTAATGTACCTATGCTGGTAATATTTGGTTGAGAGTTAGTGTATACTGTACCTGCCACAAGTGCGTTACCTACTTGACCAGTTACATTACTACCACTTACACTGTTTGCTACATCTGCAACATTAGCATGGTTAGCACCTGCAACATCACCTGATACATTAGCGCCACTTACGCTATAAGCTGTATTCGCAACATTTGCATTTGCTACAAAACCAGTAACGTTTGCGCCGGCTACACTGTTTGCTGAGTCAGCTACGTTTGCATGATTAGCGCCACTTACATCACCTGATACATTAGCACCACTGACACTATAAGCTGTATTTGCTACATTAGCGTTTGGAACAAATCCAGTTACGTTTGCTCCTGCTATGCTTGTTAATCCACTACCATTACCAAAGTAAACACCTGCTCTTAAATTACCTAATGTGTTGAAAGTTACAACTTCTGAACTTACACTGACATTACTGCCAAATGCAAATTCAGCATTGGAGTTGTCCCAACCCATAAATGCATCAATAACACCGCCTGAATAATAATGTAGTAATTGACCTCTATCTTTGCCGTCATTTGTTGTTAGTGCGCCTGATACTTCTCCGCCCTGTTCTATTATAGGATCTTTAACAATAATAGAGGATACATTTGCTGTAATAGTAGTTCCACTTACAGTTAAATTACCTGTGACAGTAGCATCACCTGATGCTAATGCACCAGTCACTGTTAAACTTGTAAGAGTTCCTACACTAGTAATATTAGGTTGTGCATTTGTATAAACAGTACCAGCGACTAATGCATTTGCTACCTGTCCACTTACATTACCACCACTTACACTAAATGCAGTATTTGCTACATTAGCATTTGGAACAAATCCTGTGACATTAGCACCTGCTATGTTTGTTAGTCCTGCACCATTAGCTATGATGTTAGTGACACTCAGTGAGTTGGTAGATTTGTCAAATGTAAAATTTGCGCTACTTCCAAAAGCATTTGCGTCATTAAATTGTACTTGTGTATTACTACCGGCTACTGAACCACCCAACACATAGGGCGTGCCATTAGCATACATCAAATTATCAGTTTTTACATTGGCGGTAACATTACCAAAAGTATAATCTTTAGTAGCGTCTAGGTTAAAGGGTTGTAATAATGTAATTGCGGGCATTTAAAAGGTCCTGTCTTTATCTCATATTTATCATTTTTGGGAATGAGTTACATCGTGCTATTTAAGCTCCCGCAACCTCTACCCAACTAGTAGTAGCTTCATCCCATGTATACATCTTGTCATCTTGTGGATAAGGTACTGGGCTTTCCCAATTACAAGTAGTTTCATTTAATATCCAACTGTTATATGGTTTAGGTGGTATAAAAGCATCACGTACTGAATCATAGCTATAACCTATACCAGCATAATTTTTTCTAAAATTGCCGTTATAACTAGTTTGTTTCCAGTTTGTATGTGATCCTTGACTCCAGCTGATTAAAAAGTCAATACCTTTTTGCTCAGTCTCTTGTCCGTTCTCATCTAATAATTCATTGTTGTTTACAACATGAACCTCTAGTACTACATTGTTTTCATCTAATTTAGCAAAATGTGCCATTATTTTCTCCTTTGTATTTTGAGTTAAGTTATGCTACTCTGAGTTGCATTACCTAAACTATACGTATTTCCTACAGTGGTTATAAATTGACCATTGCTTCCACCTGACACGTGTAGGTTACCAATTGCGCCAAACGAAACATTACTACCGGTAAACGATACGTTACCGGTTTGATTAATCATTGTTGTAGATACTTTAGTAGTCATAATTTTTAAAATATAATTGATCCGCTACCTGTGAAGGTGTAAATTCTATAACCAGCCGAAGTTGTAATGGTTGGGCTACCTGTAGTTGATGCTGCAACCGGTAATGATAATGGATATCTAATTATAACAATACCAGAGCCTCCTGCACCTCCGGTAGTAGCTGAAGACGCTGCATGGCCGCCGCCGCCTCCGCCTGTATTAGGTGTACCTGATACACCAAATGTCATTGAACCCGTTGATCCGGAACCTCCGGCGCCGCCACCGCCAAGACCACCACTTCCTGGGGTCTCCGGCGTTAAATTTGCACCTGTCTCACCACCGCCACCGCCACCTGCATAATATATCCCTGAACCTATGGGCCATTCAGACCCTGAACCGCCATTACCAGCAACTGTTTGTGATACAGCATTTTGACCAACACTACCAGCACCGCCGCCTCCAGCTCCACCTGGAGTAGAGCCGGAAGGTAATGCTATTCCGCCATTATTTCCTTGTCCAAATCTTCCGGAGCCACCTATATTGGCTTTATTACCTGCTCCTCCGCCACCTGATCCGCCACCAGTAGCTTGCACCCCGTCAACCTGACCGCCGCCACCGCCACCGCCTATAGCAGTTACATTAATGTGAGAACTTGTAATAGAAGAATTTTGACCGGTTCCCCCAACTGGTGTAACTGATGACGCGCCTGTACCACCTCCACCTACAGTTATTGTGTATGTAATGCCAAATATCATATCAGCGGAACTTGCGACTAACCCTCCGGCGCCACCACCTCCACCGCGATTATATCCTCCACCTCCACCGCCTGCAACAATTAAATAATCCGCAGGAACTGCTGAACCCGGCCATTTTCTCTCACCTACGGCTTGTGTGACTTCAGTTCCAGTAAACATCCCTGCACCTGACGAACTGCTAGTAATTGTTGGTCTAGTGGCAGATAATAGTCGTCCTGGATATCTTGTTGGCATGATTAACTTAATACCTGTATACTCGCCACCAATTCAATAGCATTATTAGTTCCGGATGTGGCTACGACTGACTGACCCTCACCAATATATAATGGATTACCCTTGTCAACTAGCATCAACGAGGTATTCCCTGGGATAGGTAATTGAAAGGCTATTCTATATGCAGTACCACCGCCACCTGTTGCACTATTAATTGAAACGGTTATTGTTGCCGCTGTGTTTGTTACGTTTGTTGCTGTCAAGCTATCCATTTTTGTGACTGAGTTGGCACTAGGTGTGAGACCTGTCCAAGTAGTAGCGGTTGTTCCAGTAGGAATCAGGTAAGTTGTACTTACATAAATTGATGTTGCATTTACAATATTTGGATTTGCCATTTTAATACCCTAAAAACATATTTATCGCAGCAGACTTAGCAGTTGTGGAACCTGACGATACATTAGAAAAGCTTATATTACCGTTTCCATCAGTTTGTAGGTATTGTCCAAAAGTTCCTCCTAATATTTTAACATTACTTACATTTCCTAAATTTATAGTTGAACCAGTCAGTGTTAAATTTGCGGCTGTGTTAATATTAGCTACATTACTTATCCATGCGTTTGCAGTATTACTAAACGTGTTAGTAAGCAGATAACTGCTTAAATTAGGACCTGCTATTGTTGTTGGCAGTTCACGTATTTGAATAGAAACATTGCTATTTACGGGACTAGTAAATGTGAGCGTATTACCTGATATTGTATAATCAGTTATTGGTGTTTGAAGTATACCATTAAGTGTGACAAGAACTGTATTTGCATTTGCACCAGAAGTTACAGTATAAGTATTTCCTGTTCCATTGCCTGTTGCTGTTCGTGTAACATAGTCAACTGTACCAGTAGCGTACATTTGTGTTATGGTAACTTCTAGTTGAGCACCATTAGCAGGAGCACTACCAAAAACAATGTTTGCTCCATTTAATGAATAAGAATTTCTTAATAGTGTAGCACCGTTGTAATTAACTGTTGTATCGTTTATATTATTAGGGGTTACACTTAACGTAAAAGTTGTTTGTACTCCATTGCCTGTAAATGTGTCAACAAAAATCGCATTTGTGAAATTTCCTGCTGCTGATGAATTAGCCCAAATAAGATTGCCTGTTCCGTCAGTCTGTAGGAATTGATTACTAGAACCACCTAATATTTTTAAGTTAGATATATTACCTAAACTTACATTTGCACCTGTAAAACTTGTGTTACCAGTTACGTTCAACCCAGTTAAATTACCAACACTAGTAATATTAGGTTGTGCCGCGTTTGATACAGTACTTGCTATAACACCTAAATTATCTACAAAGGTTTTTGTTACGCGGTTATCGATAGCAGTGTTTGCTCTGTCAACCGTATAGTATAGATTTGTGCCTTCTGATAAATTGCTTGTTGATTGTGTGCTTAACCATGTGTTAGCTGTATTACTAAACGCATTAGTGTTTAATTTATTAGCTAATGTATTAGTGATTGTAGTAGAGAAACTAGCATCATTACCTAATGCGTTGCTTATTTCTCCTAATGTATCTAACAATGCTGGTGCAGAGTTAATTAAGTTTGCAATTGAGTTACTAACATAAGTTTCTGTAGCATAGCCTGTTAAGTTAGCAGTTTGTTGTGCTACCCATGTTAAATTACCATTACCGTCAGTGCTTAAAATGTAAGCGTTAGAACCACCTGATATTTTTACATTAGAAATATTACCTAAGTTAACTGTTCCTGATACAGTTAAACTTGTTAGTGTGCCTACACTAGTAATATTTGGTTGAGAACTGCTATAAACGGTGCTTGAAGTTAGTGAGTTACTTACCTGTCCTGTAACATTTGCACCGGATATAGTTGTTAAATTAGAACCATCGCCAGTAAAGTAATTTGCTACGGCTATATTACCTAAATTAGAGCTACCTGTAACAGAAAGATTAGCGACTGTGATATTTCCAGTAGGATTAGAAACAGCGTTATCTACATAAGCTTTTGTAGCTGCATCTTGTGCAGCAGTTGGATCTTTTAAATTTTTAATCTGGGCCGGTGCTGGAAATGTTAATGCCATTTATGTCACCGTATATAAAAATGTTGCTGCTGAGAAATTCGTAAATCCATAAACTGTATATACCTGTCCTGCAATCGTTTGTTGTACGCCCGGTACATCAGGATCTTGTGTAACCAAGGAACCAATGAAGGTATAACCCCATGTTCTTTGTGCGCTAGTAGGTGTAGCTATCCATAAATAATCTGTTTCTGTTGCTGATGTAGTAGCACCTTGTCCTGTAGCATAGTTATTCGAATTTCTATTATCACTTGTAGTAAATGTAGGTCTAGTATTAGTGCTAGTTATTTTCCAGAACAATGGATAGTATATCGTAGCTGCATTTACTGTGCCTGAAACAGGATTAGGTATTGTTCTTGTTCCATAACCATTTAATCCTGCTCCAGTATAATCGTTTGTTGTAATTGTATAACCTATCGTGCTATCTATACTTGTACTTGTGCCCGAAGTAGCACCAACACTTGTCAAGCTTATACCTTGCGCGGCGCCAGTAGAATAAGTTAAATTACCACTTTGTGTTGTACCCGTTACACTTAAATTCCAGTTAAATGATTGATTTGTACTAAAATAAGGCACCGAGCTTTGTGGGAAGCTTGCTGCAATACTATTGACATTATAAGCAACAGGTGCAACAGTAGTTAGTGTAGTAGATGAAGCAGTTTTAACACCTCTACTAGTTGTTAAATTAGCAGTAACAGTTGATGTAGCATTTAACTGAACATTCGCATTTACTAATTCACTGCCTATTGTTATTGTAGAACTTGAACCAGAAATTCCTAAACCTAATATGTTTGCACCCGTAATCACTGAGCCACCTATTGTTATAGTGTCAGATGATTGTATAGTAAAATTGGCGTTTGATATAGATAAACTCAATCTAATATTTTGAGTATTAATAATACTTTCTAAAAAGTTGGTATATTGATTTTTACTGGCGCTACCACTGGCCCATTGTGTCGTTGCTGTTAAGTTAGCAGGGCCCAATTGATAGATGGTAAACACACCACCTGGATATTGAGCATTGCCATAAGTAGCGTCTACGGCTAAATCTGCTCCAGTAGTAAAATTTGTAACATTACTTGTAATAAAAGTACATGCCAGTCCAGTAGGTAAATTAGTTAACATACTGCCATCACCTTTAAAGAAGTTAGCTTCGATGTTACCATTAGCTACTTTAAATGTCGTGTTGTTTGCTTGTAATTGAGCATTTCCTAAAAATATTGTATTGCCTGCTAAGTATAGGTCTCTCCACTTTTTAGAAGAAGAACCTAAATCTTGTGTTTCTGTCGTGTTAGGTAAGAAATCACCTTTCATAGTTGTATTGGATGTACCAATATCAAATATGTTGGTAGTTCCATCTATATTAATCGTGACGTTAGCATTAGCACCATTGATTCTAAGATTACTTGTGCCATTTTCTATTATTGAAGTTTTGACGCCAGTTAATAAATGACCATTACCTTCAAAATAGTTTGCTTTTGCTAAATTACCTAAGTTTGCATTACCAGTAGAAAGATTACCAGAAACAGTTAGACTTGATAATGTGCCGACACTTGTGATATTTGGTTGAGCATTATCAGAAACAGTGTTAGCATAACCACTTACTTTACCGATTAATGTGTCTAATCTAAGATTACCTAAATTAGAAAAATTTATTTGATCATCAAAAGAAACTGTTACATTACTTCCCAAAGCAAATTCTGAGTTAGAATTATCCCAACCCATAAATGCTTGTTTTGCTGATCCATCATAATAGTGTAGGATCGTTCCTCTATCTTTATTATCGTCAAGAGTTAATGTCGCACCATTTGCGCCGCCACCTTGTTCAATAATAGTGTCTTTAATTTCTAATGTTGTAACATTAACATAAGTTGTATTACCACTTACTACTAAGTTACCTGATATAACAGCATTTGTAGCGTTTAATGTTCCTACATTTGCGTTGTTTGTGACTACAACATTACCTAATGTACCAATATTAGTAATGTTTGGTTGATTTGATGTGGTTAGTGTTCCTGCCAAATAATTAGCTGAAACTAAATTACCTAAATTTGCTTCTATACCAAAAATGATACCGGAGCTAAAAATATTACCTACAACTCCAACACCACCTGAAACTTTTAATGCGCCTGTAGTATTACTAGTTGCGGCAGTATTACCATCAATAGATAACTGAGTATCTATTATTGCGTTTCCGTATATTCTGGTGCCTGACTGTAACCTTGCCATAGTTTTGCTGTAACCTTTATCTACTGCTACTTATGTACTACTTATGATATTCCAGTTACTTCGTCAAAAACTCCGGAAATCTTAAGCCTCCCTGTATTTAGTTGCTGCATAGAACGACCGTTATCTGTGCCGGATACTTCATCAAGCTCTCCAGCATACACAGCTTCCTGTGATATGCTGAAGGATGATTTAGTAACCTCATCAAACACTACGCCAACTTCAGGGTTGGCGTAGAGTGTTCCGGTCTTATTCAATCTCGCCGCTATATTAGCCATTTATCCTATTAATTAAAGATAAAGTCTAAGCTATTCGCACTAGCGTTAAATTGAATATATGCTGCACTTGCAGTACCACCATTGTTATTAGCAAATCCTACTGACTGACCAGTATAGATATTACCAGTTGCTGACATACCACCTGTTACTTTTACTGTACCAGTGACAGAGCTTGTAGAATCTACATTAGCAGCAGCAGTGATTACATTAGAAGCATTGATATTATTAGCATCAACGTTACCTGTTGCTGTAATAACACCAGTTACGTTAGCACCTGTGCCACTAACTGTCAGTATTGCGCTACCATTAACATTGGTTACAACATTGCCATTAGCAGTTGCAATTGTTACATTGCTTGTACCATTTGCTATAATACTTGAATCAAGTGTAGCCCATGTTACATTGCCTGCATTATCAACCGCTTGTAAGTATTGACCAGCTGTTGCACCACCAATTCTTACATTAGCTACAGTATTTAGGTCTGTTACACCACTAACTGCTAAACTAGTTAATGTGCCAACACTAGTAATGTTAGTCTGTGCATTAGTTGTTAATGTACCTGCAACATAGTTAGCTGTAACTAAGTTACCTAAGTTACCATTTGCTGCTGAGATATTACCAGTTACGTTAGCTGCACCTGTAGCAGTAATATTGACTGTTGACAGTGTATCAGTAGAGAATGTTAGATTACCGCTACCTGTTATTAAACCATCTGCACCAGCAAATGTTACATGTGTAGCAGTTAAGTTGTTTGCTCTAACATTAGCAGCCATTACTTGACCAGATGCATGAACATTACCTGTAACGCTTAAATTAGCAGCACTAAATGTTAAGCCTGATGTTCCTTGCAATAGACCATCTGTACCAGCAACTAGAACATGTGTATTGCTTAATGTAGAAACTTTAGCATTACCTGTTATTGACAACATTGCTGTGTCGCTATTAAATGTTAATGCTGTGCTTGCTGCTAGGTCATTAGTACCGTTCGCCTTAAACTGAACTTCAAAACTATTACCAGCTGCTGTTTGGAAGTCGATTGGACTACCGTTAGCATACTGATAGTTGTCTGACTTAAACACGTTAGCTACAACATTACCATCAACATTCAAGTTTGTTAAGTTACCTACACTAGTAATGTTTGGCTGTGCTGCTGTTGTTAATGTACCAGTTAAGAAACCTGCGCTAACTGTACCGTTTGTAGCATTTGCACCAACTGTTAATACATTACCTGTTGTGTTGAAGTTCAAGCTTGAGCTAGAAACTAATGCATTTGCTGCGTTAGCGAACTGAATAGCACCTGCACCACCTGATACTGTGATGTTACCAGAAATATTACCTTGTACATCACCGATAACATTACCGACAAAGTTAGGAGCACTAATATTACCGTTAGCGATTGTTACGCCACCGATATATAGATTACCACTAATGTTTGCATCACCAGTTAGAAGTAAACTCACACCAGTTGCATTACCAATATTAGGATTGCTTAGTGATATATTACCTGGAATATATAAATTACCGTTATTATTTAACTTTATGGTAACATCATCATATTCAACATCAAATGTAGATCCAGTAAGTTTGATACCATTACCTGCTAGGTATGTTCCTGCACCGCTGAACTGTGTCCAAACAATGTTAGTTGTACCAACAGTAATTGCACCATTTGTTGTCATTACCCAACCAGTGTCGGCGTAGTTTGTACCTTCTTCAACGAATGTAAATGCACTTGGGAATTCAGCAGCAAGATTCATATCTTCACTGCGTGTCCAACCACCTGTGTTAGCTACATAGATACCATTTTCACTTTCAGTTGTTTGACCTTTAACAAGAACACGATCACCATTGCTTAGTGAAACACCATCAACTGTTGTTACGGATCCGTCAAGAGCAATGTTTGTTGCTGCTAAAGCACGTACACTATCCTTAACTGTTAGACCTGAAGCAACACCATCTACATATGCCTTAGTTGCTGCATCTGTTCCATCAGTTGGTGTACCTAAATCAATAAGTCTAGCACCATTAAAGTCAATTGTGTTGCTTGTTGAGGTAAATCCAATATTAGCAGCAGAAACGTTTAAGTTAGCGGCTGAGCTTATATTACCTGTTACAAGTGCGGTGTTAGCGTAAACATTACCTGCTGTATTGATGTTTGCACCAGTAACATTACCTGTTGCGCTTACAACACCTGCTGTTGTTAAGTTGCTACCACTTACATTACCAGTTGCATCAACTGCACCTGCTGTTGTAATGTTGCCACCACTTACGTTACCTGTAGCAGAAATAGTATTTGATGCACTAATATGAGATGCACCAATATTACCTGTTACAGTCAATACATTAGTTGTGCCATCAAATGACAAGTTAGCACTTGCAGAGAAGTTATTACCATCATTAAATTGAATCTGACCTGAACTACCAGCAGCTTGTTGTAAATCCCATGCTGTACCGTTTGAATAGTATAGGTTGTCAACAAGAATACCGTTTGTACCTGTTACATTACTGATAGAAATGTTACCATTAACTGTCAATCCAGTTAAGTTACCTACACTAGTAATATTTGGCTGTGCTGCTGTTGTTAATGTACCTGTTACGTAGTTAGCAGAAACTAAATTACCACCACTTACATTACCTGCTGATACATTACCTGAAACTGTAGCTGATGTTGAGAATATAGCATTGGTAAAGTTAGTACCAACACTGTTAGATGTTATAGTTTGCTCACCTAACTTAATACTTGTACCTGATAGATATAAGTCTCTCCACTTCATTGCAGAGTTACCTAAATCATAAGTTTCGTTAGCTGCTGGAATTAAATGACCAGTGACATCGCCTGTGATTGTTAGGTTAGCTGTGCTAACACGATGCGTAGCACTAACATTATTACCACTAACGTTACCTGTTGCAACTACATTTGCACCTGCTGTTACGTTGCCGTTTGTAGCTGCAATATTGTTTGTGATTGTTGCGTTAGCTGCTGTTACAGAATTTACAGCATTTAAGTGACTACCGTTAACATTGCCTGTAGCGTCAACTACACCAGCTGTTGTGATGTTACCACCACTAACATTACCTATAGCTGTTACAATACCACTAGCACCTAAATTACCAACGTTGGAATCACCAGTTACATTTAGTGTGCCTGCTGTAGTTAAGTTACCACCTGAGATTGTGCCTGCAACTGTAAATGCATTTGAACCTTTGTCAAATGTCATTCCTGCTGTTGCATTTGATGTACCGTTATCGTTGAATACAACTTGTGTATTTGAACCAGGTGCACTTGTGTTTCCTGAGAAATTACCAGAAATTGTGCCAGACACGCTTAAGTTAGCGAGTTGTGTATTACCTGTAACAGTTAGATTACCACCAATATTAGCGTCGCCGGTAGTAGTAATAGTACCATTACCAAATGTAGAGTTTGCTGTGGCGTTACCAATTGTTAGGCCTGTTAATGTACCCAAACTAGTGATGTTACCTTGTGCAGAACCAGTAACGATTCCAGCGTATGCTGAGTTGTTAGCCGAAGATACTGTACCAGTAACATTGGCACCAGTAATACTACCTAATGAACTACCATTACCAATAAAGTAATCAGCTTTTAGATTACCATATGTGAATGCTGTTACAACTTCATTTGAAATAGTAACATTACTTGCTACTGCGAATTCGCCGGTACTTGCGTCCCAACCCATAAATGCAGTCTTAGCTGCTGTATCATAGTATTGTAACTGTAGACCACGATCCTTGCCATCGTTTGATGTTTGTGCTGCACCATTAGCAAGACCACCTAACGAAATTAACGGATCTTCTACTGCTAATGTTTCAACGTTTGTATAAACTGTGTTACCAGCAACAATAAGGTTACCAGTAATAGTTGCGTCTGTGCTTACGGTTAGTGCTGTATCGACTGTTAGAGTACCGTAAACTCTTGAACCATCTTTTAATTTTGCCATTTTTCTATTCCTTTTAAGGTTTTAAAGTTTTGTACTTGATTTAAGTTATAGTTGTAACTTCATCAAACTCATAAGCAACTTGCAATGTTCCATTTGATTTTTGTTTCATTGCGCCATTGTATATAGTTGATAGTGGTGTCAATGCGTCGTAAATAGCACTCCCCACATTGCTTACAGATTTACCAGTACCAGATGAATCTGTTAACATACTTGCCTGTGTTGAAACTTTCAACAATAGTTTAGTATTCGTAATATTTTCTAATGGTGAATAAACTGGGCTAAAGTTACCTGTATATACAGGTGAGCCCTTCACTATTCTAAAGTTTGTAAAGTATCCGTCCATCCAACCATCTGCACCTGATGCACCACTTTGTCCTGTGATGTCTCCAGCAGTCAGTTCTCCGCCTATACTCAATGCACGTGATGTCTGTGAATTAAATGGGCTGTTGTCTGTAATTTTTGAAACACCATTTACGTAAACTGTAACGGTTCCGCTACTTTTAACTAATGCAATGTGGAACCATGAAAATGGTTGTACAGTGTTGTTGCCACTTGCTACAACACTACCGCCGCCGTTCCAATAGTATACATTAGTCCCGTTTACTTCAACATTGTCTCCGTCAGGAAAACACCAAAGTCTTGTATATCCAGTTGATCTTAGATAGAACCAACCTTCTACACAAAAGTCTCCGGTGCCGAACTGAAGATCTCCAGAACCTGCAATGTCTATTTTTTGTGTTGTTCCATTGAGCTTTATTGAACCACCGGAAGGTTCACCTTCACCAAGTGTAATTTCGTCAAACTCATCTGCAAAAACATTTGCAACGGTTATTCCGTGACCAGATGCTCTTTGGGAAACACCGCTGATGCCATTTTCCTCAAACTCCCCTGCTGTAAGCAGAGTTCCGTCATTTTTTAGTCTTGCTCCTACTGTAGGCATATTTGTCTATCCATTAAGTGTTGTTAAATCCAAAGTCAATGCTATTGACTCCATCGTTATAATTGATGATTCCCTTACTTGTTGTGCCACCGTTTCCGTTAGCTAAATGTATGGAACCACCAACATATAAATCTTTACCAATTGCTGCACCACCCGCCGTTACGAAACTTCCCGTGGTCGTTGAGGTAGCTTGTGTAGTACTATTTATGATAATCTGATTATTTACCGTGATTTGATCACTAATTATGGTCTTTATATTCGCAGAATTTGCGCGGAATATATTGCCCTCAACCAAATCAACTTCAATTTTGTTTGCTACAATTGTATTAGAAACATTCAGATTTGTGATATTTCCTGTATTTGCGGTAATCACGTTAGCTGCTAATATATTAACATTAGCTTGATTCGCAGCAAAAGTTACTATTGTGACGTTGCTAAAGCTTGCAATATTTCCGACAATATTTGCGGTTTCAAGATATGCTATGTTAGCATTTGCTACTGCGACATTTCCAATATTTGCATCTGTTAATTGTAGGTTACCAGATATTGTCGTTGTAGTGGCATTTGCACTAATACTTTGATCGTTTATATAAACTACGTTTGAAAGATACAGGTCTTTATATCTTGCACTAGAGTTGCCCAAAGATAATACACCATTAGCGTTTGGGCGTAGATTTGATCTAAGATTCCCTGTTACTTCTAGGTCTAATGTTGTAACTAAACTTGATGCATTTACGTTTGATCCTACAATGTTACCAGTGTTGGCGTCTAACCTAACGTTACCGGTAGTTATTCCCTTTTTTACATTAAAATTCTTAGTTGTCATTGTTAATCTTTAACGTATGTGCTTAGTATGTTTACCACAGTGTTAGCGTTGCTTCCGGTCGCATACAGTTTTACGTTTCCTGCTGAAATATTACTTGACAAGTCTACAATGTCAAATTCAGTAGAACTTACTGCACCATATATGGTGATATAGCTGTCTGTATTGTCGTGTACCAAAAGCACTTCAATTGACTGGAATCCATCATCATTTCCAGCTTTGATTAAGTATTTAGCGGTTCTGTAAAGTGCTGGATTGAACTGGTCTACTACGGTGTCTGTTGTAACTGCTATGTTTGAACTATTACTTATTACATTAGAACCAACAATAGTATTAGCTACAAGTGTGCCTCTTGCTGTTACAGTGCCACCGGTTGATCCAATAGTAATATTACCTGCTAAAGCACCTACTGTTAAATTAGAAATAGCTATTGGGAATATAGCTGCGTTACCTGTAGAAACATTAGCTGCAATAGTTGCGCCGCCAATAGTAACTAGTCCACCCTGAACATTAGCATTTCCTGCTACTGTAATTAAATTCGTAGATTTATCAAAAGTAAGTCCTGACGTAGCATTGGATGTGCCATCATCATTAAATACGATTTGAGTATTTGCACCCGGAGCACTGACTGTACCAGTAAAGGATCCACTGACGTTACCTGAAATAGAACCAGTAACATTTAAGTTTCCAACATCAACATTACCTGCAACATTTAATCCAGTTAATGTTCCTAAACTGGTAATGTTGGGCTGACTTGATGATTGAGCATCGAATACGCCTCTAAAGTAATTACTGATAGTTAAGTTTCCTAAATTAGCATTTAGTGAACTTATATTACCTGTAATTGTTAGTAAATTACCATCAAATGTTAGGTTAGCACTTGCTCCTAATGTACCTGCATTATTGAATTGTATTTGTGTATTACTGCCCGCAGCACCTATGCTTGCACCACCAGCACCAAGTGCTTGATTAACATAATTTTTGGTAGCAGCGTCCTGTAAATCTACTGGATCTACAACATTTTTAAGTAGCGTTGCTGAGGGGAAGGTAAGTGTTGCCGCTGCCATTTTATGATGTCACTATTATAGATGATGTTTGGCTGAATCCTGAGAAACCATAAATTGAATAATTATAGCTTTCTCCGTTAGCAGAAATTGTTTGTGTGCCTGTAACAGTAGGCGTATCTATAATATCGAATCCTCCAAATATGTGTTTAAATGTTCTACTTTGTAATGTGGCTGCATTTCCCGAATTAGGTACTGCCATCCATAAATAATCTGAAACTGTCGTACTTGTATTTGCGCTTTGGTTGATTGCAAAATTATTATTATTTCTACTATCAGTTACAGTAAATGTAGGCAATGTACTATTCGCTGTAATTTTCCAGAACAACGGATAGTATTTGGTAGCTGCGTTTACTGTACCATTAACTGTATTAGGGATCGTTCTAGTTCCATACCCGTTCAAGCCTGCTCCTGTGTAATCATTTGTTGTAATAGTATAGCTGCTAGTACTGTTAATACTTCCACTTGTTCCACTTGTTTGACCAGTAGAAGAAAGTGAAGTTGTAGTTACTACGCCACCGCTGTATGTTAAATTACCGCTAGCTGTCGTTCCTGTAACGCTTACGCTCCAATTGAATGATTGATTCAAGTTCCAATAAGGAACAGAACTTACTGGGAAGCTACCAGTTATACTGTTAACATTGTATGCCACAGGTTGTGCTGTAGTAAGTGTAGTGCCACTTCCTGTATAAACACCTCTAGATGTAGTTAAGTTTGCACTGACTGTACTAGTAGCATTTGTTTGTACGCTTGCTGCGAAATAGTCGCTAGGAATAGTATAGGTACCGCTATTTCCTGTTATTCCTATTGCTAATAAATTAGCTCCTGTTACCACACTACCCCCGATCGTAATTGTATCGGTGCTTTGTACATTAAACACCGCGTTCGCCAATGAGAATGTCATTCTAACATTTGATGTATTAATTGAGCTTGCTAAGAAATTAGCATATGCATTTTTACTTGACAAACTACTAGATTGCCAATTATTTGTAACTGTCAAACTAACTGGTCCTAACTGATATATCATAAACTTACCTGCTGGAAATAATGGATCAGAATAATCCATAGATACTCCAATAGCTGAACCAGGTACAATTGAAGTAATATTAGCATCTACGCTAGCAACTCCACCTTGAACCGCTGATGCAGGAATGTTTGCTAATTGACTACCATCACCAATAAAGTAGGCCGCTCTGATATTGCCTAACTGATTTATAGTTACTACATTGTTATCTAATGTTACGTTACTCGCTAGTGTAAATTCTGCATTTGAGTTGTCCCAACCCATAAATGCGTCAACTGTATTGCTGCCCTGATATAAATGTAGTAGGCTACCTCTATCGTAACCGTCATTTTGAGTTAATGCTGCGCCATTAGGTCCGCCGCCTAATTCTATAATAGGATCTTTTACATCAATATTAGTTGTGCTTACATAGGTTATGTTGCCGCTTACTGTCAAGTTTCCAGTAACAACTGCATCAGTTACTTGTATTGTGTTACCAACAAAACCATTAGCTTTTAGATTAGCTTCATCATCTCTTAAGGCTAATGTTTGTGGGATAGCATTCGCATCTGAACTTGTGAAGCCAGAGCTAATATCAATCCATGCAAATGTTGTGCCATTATATATGTACTGGTAAATGACATCGTTATCAGTGTCATACCACTGATCACCCATTTTAGCATTAGTAGGGGCAGTTGGTTGTGATACGAATGTAGTAACGACCTTGCTATCTCTAGTAAGATTATTAGATGTGGATATGTTTCCTATTACAGATAATGTGTTTGTAGCGTAATTGAACTGAAGTTTATCTGTCGCACCTAAATTACCATTTTGATTAAATGGTATTTGTGTATTGCCACCAGGTGCTTGTAATGTACCTTGTATATTACCAACTACATTACCTATAAAGTAATTTGCTGTTACATTACCGTCTACAGTTAATTCATCTAGTGTACCTACAGTAGTAATGTTTGGTTGCGCAGAAGTTGTTAATGTACCTGTGATTAGATTTGAAATAACATTGTCTACTGTTATATCACCAGTGGCTGTTATTGATCCAATTACGTCAACGGTATCTTTACCGATGAGCATTACATTCGCTACGCCGTTAGCTGAAAGTCCTACGCTTGTTTCAAATATTGTTATGTTACTATTACCATTTGCAATAGTATCATCAATTCCTGTAATAACACCTGTTAAAAATGCTCCGTTACCGACAAAATAATTAGCACTTACTGCGTTACCACCTAATACATTTCCTGCACTAACATTACCTGTTACCGATAAGCTAGTTAACGTGCCGACACTGGTAATATTAGGTTGACTACTTGCTGTTATTGTTCCGGCAGTATTTGCGTTATCTGCTTGACCTGAATACGTAGCGTAATTTGCATTTGCTACTTCGCTTACGTTTGCTCCGTTGATATCACTTAAACTTGCGCCACTACCGACAAAGAATGTTGCTGTTATTGTTTCTGCATCATTAATATTACCTACAGAAATGTTTCCAATAACATCTAGGTCAACAAGTGAACCTACGCTAGTAATATTAGGTTGACTGCTTGATGTAACTTTAACCGCAGTGTTTGCATTGTCTGCTTGACCTGAGTAAGTAGCAAAGTTAGCATTCGGAACTTCACTTACATTTGCACCATTTATATCAAATAAATTATACGCATTACCAAAATAGTTTACTGCTGTAACATCAAGCAAGCTTACTAGATTACCTGTTGTTATATTACCAGTTACGGTTAAATCAGTTAATGTGCCGACCGATGTAATATTTGGCTGTGCTGCTGTTGTTACAGTACCCGCAGTTACCGCTGATGTAGCATAATTAGCATTATTAGCTTGCTCAGAATAGCTTGCAAAATTAGCGTTAGGTACTTCACTTACGTTCGCACCATTTATTAAAGATAGATTACTTCCGTCACCAACAAAGAAGTTTGCTACAGCAATATTACCTAAATTAGCATTTTGTGCTGAAACATTCCCTGATACTGTTAGTGAAGTTAATGTGCCAACACTTGTAATATTAGGTTGTGCTGCATTGGTAACTGTATTTGCTGTATTAGCGTGATTTGCTTGTGTAGCATTGCCTGCAAAATTTGCGTAGTTGGCGTTTGCTACAGTACCTACTATATTAGCTGCCTGTAAATCTGTTAGATAATAACCATTGCCTGAGAAAAAATTAGCTTGTACAAAATTACCTAGGCTAGCATTACCGGATATAATATTACCGGATACGGATAGATTAGTTAGTGTACCAACACTTGTAATATTAGGTTGATTAGCGAATACAACTGTATTTGCAAAACTGGCTAAATTAGCAAAGTTAGCAGCATTTGAATGCCATGAGTGATTAGCGTTGGCAACTAAACCGACAACATTTGGCCCTGCTGTATATGTTAAGAAATAACCATTTGCGTCTATAAAGTTAGCCTTAACCATGTTACCTAAATTAGCATTACCTGCTGTTAGGTTACCTGTTATGTCTAATCTTACTAATGTACCTAAACTTGTAATATTAGGTTGATCTGCTACTGTGACATTTCCTGCAAAGTTTGCGTTGTTAGCCTGACCTGAATAGGTAGCAAAGTTAGCATTTGGAACTTCGCTTACGTTCGCGCCTGTTATATTAGATAAGTGTGATCCGTTACCTACAAATAAATTACCAGTAATTACATTACCTGAAATATTACCTGTGACTGCTAAACTTGTTAATGTGCCAACGCTTGTAATATTTGGTTGTTCTGCACCTAATACATGTGTAGCGTAATGAGATGAATTAGCATTTGATGCATTTGCTACCGTGCCAGTAACATTAGCACCTGTGATGTTTGATAGTTGATAACCATCACCTATAAAATATGCTGCTGTTACGTCATCAACAAAGGTTGCTTCATCACCAGTTATTATACCATCAACATTTAATCCTGTTAATGTGCCAACACTTGTAATATTTGGCTGTGCCCCTATTGTTACTGTTTCTGCTGTATTAGCGTAGTTTGTATAAAGAGCATAGTTAGCATTTGCAACTGTGCCTACAACATTAGGTCCTTTAATATTTGATAGATAACCGCCGTCTCCTACTAAAAAATTAGCAACAGCAGCGTTTCCTAAATTACTTGTACCTAAAACTGTTAGATTACCTAAACTACCAACTGTAGTAATATTTGGTTGATTTGATGCAGTTACATTTCCTGCAAAGCTTGCGTAATTTCCGTATTGAGCAAAGTTAGCATTCGCTACGATTCCTGTAACGTTACCGCCTTCTATCTCAGTAATACCTACACCGTTACCTATAAAGTTTTGGGCTGTAATGTTACCTAAATTATGAATGATTACTTCATTATTAGTTAGCGATATATTACTGGCAAAAGTATACCCATTAGCATTACTGTCCCAACCCATAAAACCTTTAAGGGGGATACCATCATAGTAATGAACTAATATACCGCGGTTGATATAATCATTTGCTACTAATGCGCCACCAAATGGATCACCACCTAATTCTAGTATAGGATCTTTAACATTTAATGTTTGTACGTTTGAATATATTGCGGTACCTTGAACAACTAGATTACCGTTAATTGTTGCATCGCCTTGAACTAGTAATGATGAATTCGCTACCAAAGCCTCTGCTAAAAGATTACCTGTAACATTAAGCTGCTCTAAATTACCAACGTTGGTAATATTTGGTTGACTGTTACCAATAACGAATTGAGTTGTGTTAGCTGCTAATGAGTTTAGTGTAACGTTTGCAAATGCTGCGTAGTTTGCATTTGCAACTACACCAACAACGTTTGCTCCTGTTATACCTGAAAGTTTACTACCATCTCCCGCAAATGCGATAGCGTTTACTGTACCTGTTGTAGGATCGTATGTAAAGTTATTGTCACCGCTGAATGCAGAAGTGTTGTTATATTGTACTGCAAGATTTGGACCTCTTGCATAAGGTAAATCAACATTAGCAAAAACTAATGTTCCTGATCCATCAGTTTGCAGATATTGACCTGCGTTACCACCAGTAATAGTTAAGTTGCCGATTATACCTAAATCAACAGCACCAGTAGCCTGCAGGCTGTTAGCCGTAATATTAGCATTACGATCAATAACGTCTATAGCAGGATATGCTCCTACTGAAAAACCTGCTTCTGAATTAAATTTAGTTAATGCCATTTAATTTTAAATTGTCCTATATTGTGTAGTCCAATTAGTAGAGTTACTACTGCTTGGTGTAACTATTAATTGTAAAAATCCTGCTGCTAATCTAACACTTAATGCACCTGTTGCCCCACCTAAATTAACAGCTCCGTATTTTGAAAATTCTACAGAAGTACCATTGTGTACGGCAGATATAGACTCAACGCTATATTTAGCACCCGAATTTTCTTCACCTTTTATGAAAAATTCTGCCCCTCTGATATCAGCTATTGGTATACTAGCGATTACTTGATTAAGCGCAGTTGATGAAGTTGTAACAGTTGCGTGTCCAACTTTAGTAATACCTAATACAAACTCAGAACCTGATATTGTATTTGCTAATAATGTGCCATTAACTTCCGCAGTGTTTGATGTGACTGTAAGTACATTAGCGTTTCCATTAACACTTATGGTTACATTACTGTTTTCGTTGACTTTTACGTTACTGGTACCGTTAAATAATTCGTCTGTAATCGGTGTTGTGTAATATATTGAACCAGCACCATTTGTTGTTAATACCTGACCATCTGTGCCAGGTGTCGTTGGATATAATGTATTTGCTATTCTTAATGCTGTAGTATTTGCTACACCAGTTACATTTAAATTACCATTAACATTTAGTCCGGTCAAGTTACCTAAACTTGTAATGTTAGGTTGAGTACCAGTTAAAACTCTGCCCTCAATATTACCTTTGAAAACGTTTGCTCTAATGTTACCTAAATGATTAGGTATGATAAGTTCGTTTAGTGAGCTTCCTACATTTGAAACTGCTATAAATTCTTGATCCTGAGTTTTCCAACCAAAGAACTGATTTTCTGGGGCTGTTCCGTCAGATGTGTAGTTTTGTAATAGTAAACCTCTATCTTTACCGTCATACCCTTCTGCGTTAGCACCATTCGTACTACCACCAATTGGTATTATAGGATCTTTAATAGCAACAGTGTCTACATTCACATATTTTGTATTACCGTTAACAGTAAGATTTCCTGTAATATTAACATCACCTGTAGCAGTTGTTGCGCCAGTGACATTTAAATTAGTTGTTGTTACGTTACCATTTGATCTGATATTATTAGTAACTAAGGTATCGCTATCGTTTTTGATAGGCAGATCACCTAAATATACACCGTCATTAGATAACCATAAATTACTCCAACGATTTTCTTGATTACCTATGACATAGGTGTTACTAACATTAGGTATTAAATTAGAACTTATCGTACTGGTAATACTTAAATTACCTACCTGTAAGTTACCCGAAACTGATAAGTCGCTTGCAGATAATGATGCACCAACTGATAAGTTACTTGTTAAAACAATTTGATTTGCAGTTATGATATCAGCAGTTACGTTACCGGTAGTAGTTAAATTTCCTGTAACTGAAGTTTCTCCCGCTGATAGATTACCTGTAAAAGATCCGGTGTTCGCAGCAATGTTATTGCTTATGTTTAAATTATTTCCAGAATAGTTATTAGCAGCTACATTACCTAAAACAGATAGATTACCAGTCAACTCTTGATTTAAACCACTTATATTTTGACTAACATTTAAATTAGCAGAATTAATTGTATTACTAGTTATTGAATTACTGGTTATATTGTTGCTATTAACGTTGGCAAAATTTGCAGTATTACCTGTAATACTATCAGTGTTTATAAACGTGTTAACAGTTAAATTACCTAAATTACCTAATTGTATAATATTAGGCTGATTAGGAGTTTGTAATGTGCCTATTATATTTTCTGTAGCAATAGACTGTGTTGCACTTATATTTTGTGATTGAATGGTTCCTCTTACGTCTAATACATTTAAATTTTTATTAAATGTAAACGCATCAGTAGCATCTGCTGTTCCAGTAGTATTAAAAATAACAGAGGTATTGATTCCAGGAACTGTTAAGTTACCTGCGATATTACCTATAACGTTGCCAAAAAAGTATTGTGCTGAAACATTACCAATTGATGTTATGTTTCCGGCTATAATTGCATTAGCAACGTTTAATGTATTCGATATTGGATTAAAAGTAAGTGAATCTGTGGCTCCAAAGTCACCGTTAAGATTATATTGTAACTGATATGTGTTTCCTGCAGGCTGTGCGAAATCGACGGGAGCTCCATTAGCATAGCGATAGTCATCTGTGAATATAGAACCTGTTACAACATTGCCTGACAATAAAGCATTACCTGTGGTAATATCGCCATTCGCTAAAATAACTTCTGTTGGATTTTCCCCTACCGAAAAACCTGCAACCGAGTTAAGGGCTTTAATTGACATTTCTTTTTGTTATCCTTCTTTAACTGTAGTCACCATAATCTTATAGGTGATCTGATTAGAAGTCATTGGGCTTACAGTCAGTATGACGTTACCTGTTTCGTTTTTGATTCTAACATCGCATACTCCACCGTTTATATCAATTGTACCGTATTCAAAATACTCAACGGTGTCACCTAAAACACCTGCAATTAATTTACTAGTTTGTCTTGTGTTAGCAGTTGCATCAGTTGCAACAACAACATAGTCAATTGAAGATACTGTGTTAGCAGCTATTGTATGTAGGGGCTGTTCTGGTGTGCTACTGTTTGTTGTTGCGTTAAACACTATGGCTTTGCTAAATTCAAGAGGTCCTACCCCCAACGTAATACTATTTGTTACTAGATTACCATTTAAATTTAAAGTAGCATTTGCATAGTCAAACTTAAAATTATCGTCTGAAAAAATTATCCCAGCTTTATTATATACAATACCTTTGTCCGGACCCACAACTGCAAAATCACCAGTAATATTTCCTTGAACGTTTCCAATAAAATTATCCGCACTTATTGTTCCACTAGTGATAAGATTACCAGACACGTTAACATTTGCAAAGGTTGCGTTTATTGCACTAAGATTACCGTTTGATGTTATGAGTGGTTGAGGAGGTATACCATATGTATAACCGCCTGCTGAGTTAAATGGTTCTGCTGCCATGAATTCTTCCGTAAAAAATATAGTAATATACTTTATTTATCTCTATTTTGGCTTTATATGTTACGCAACATAACAAAAAAGCGCACCGAAGTGCGCTTCCTTGTTCTTCCCATCCCGATTGAGAATAAAAGATTATTGGAATGTTAGGTTGCTTACTGCGATTTCACCAACATAGTCAGCCGCGTTACCGAAGCTTGATGCAGTGTTAGTTAACTCAATATAACCATAACGAGTCATGAAGCTAACTACTGGCTCAAATGTTGATGGATCTAGAACAACACCACTGCTCATCAATGGAATGTATGGGCAATAGAATGCTGCTGCGTCAGTTTCGCTTGATCCTTTGTAACCAACTAGTACTGGAGTTGTGTCAGGAGCATAGCTATCAACAAACACACGCATAGCACCATTCAATGTACCAACAAACTTAGTGTTTGTAGGAGCTTCGAATGTACCTTCTGTTGTACGTGCAAATGCTGAAGTTGTAGCTGACTGTAGAACAGTCAATGCTGCTGAGCTAACAACTGCCCAGTTACCAGCGCCACGACGTGTACGCTGAGCGATTAAGTTAGCAACACGGTTGATTAGAACAGCTAATGCAGCGTGTTCGTCACCAACATAAGTAGCTGTACCGCTTACTGTAGCTTGGTTGAATGTAAATTCAGTTGTTGCTAATGTACGTAGTGATAGCAAGATTTCCTGATCGATTTCAGCAGTAATTTCTTGTGCTAACGCTGCCATAATTTCTGCTTCAACGTCAATACCATGCTGGCTTTGAGCGTCTTGTGCAGCTTCGAATGTCCAACGAGCTTGTAGCTTACGTGACTTAGCTTCAACAGCCTGACGTAAGATTTGTACGCTGATTTGCTTACCGCCGTTACCTTCTAAAGCAGCAGTATCGTTACCAGTGTAACCACTTGTTGATGAATCACCTGACTTAGCACGTGAATATGCTTGAGCAATCTTGAATGGTGATAGTGCTTCTTCACCTGCAACAACGCTTGTACCTGCTGCGCTGTTGTCTGTTAAGCTGTTTGCATAACGTACACGTAGTGTATGAATTTGGCCTACTGGACCAGTCATTGGCTGAACGCCGACTAGTTCATTAGCGATAACAGTAGGCATCACACGACGGATAACCGGTAGAATTACACGGTTTAATGTAGCGATGTTACCAGCTGTTGTTGTACCTGCTGAACTTTCAGCAAGTAGTTGCTTGCGAGTGTTTTCTAAAAGAACACCCATTGTTGAACGACGATTTGCCTTTAAGCCTTCTAACAGAGCTTCTTTGGTCTCGTCCCAACGGCTTTCTAAGAGTACTTGTGACATAATATATTTCTCCTAATTCGTATGTCTAATTAAAGCCCTGCCAAACGCTTAATGTCGATCACGTTGTCACGTGATTCTTCGACTTTAGGTTTGATTGCAGCTTTATCACCAGTAACTTCCTTAACTGATTCAGTTAAAACAGGTTTTCTACTTGTTGTTTTTTCTGTTCCGTTATTAAGAACTGCTGGTAGATACTTATCAAAAGCGGCCTGTAAACGATGTGTTTGGACGCTTTCTAGTAAGTTCTTCATTAATGAAGCCTTTTCTTCGTTTAATGGACCTAGCAAATCTGCCATAGTCTTTTCACGAAGGTTGCTTTCCTTAATTACACGAACTTCACGTTCTTTACTCTCAACTAGAACTCTCGCTCTGTTGATTTGGTCGATGGACTCGGCTAGTTGTTGGTCTTTTTCTTCTAATGCATTAATTAACTTACGTGTTTCCGCTTTCTCATTTAAATGAGTTACGCTAAACTCGCTTGCATATGCTTCAAAGATTTTACGTCCAAATGCATTTTCACGTGCAAGTTGGATATCTTCCTTCAACTGACCAATTTCACCCTTAAGTTGTGATGTAACAGCACTGTTGATACGCTTTGCGCTTTCGGCAACGAACTTTTGCTTCAATGCCACTAATTGCTTGCGTCCTTCAGCAACCAACTTAACCTTAGCTTCAACAACTGCTTGCTTGTCTTGTGCGAATTCTTTAATTTCACGTGCAAGTGCATGAACAATAAATTGCTCTAGCTTTTGTTGACTTTCTTTTTGTATTTGGCGATCACTACGTAGTTCTTTGATTTCTTCTGCTAATTTTGTTACCATAAAATCATTGAACTTACTTGCGTTTTCACGTAGTTTTAATTGTGCCTTAACGCGGTCTTCGTTCATTGCTTGTCTATCATTGTGAAATTCTGCAATTTCTTGTGATAAACTCTCTGTCATCATGTTGTCAAGGGCTTCCACCATTACATTCTTGTCATGTTCATATCTTTGTGCGAATTCCTCACGTAGTTCTGCACGGACTTGTTCTTTGGCTTCATGTAACTTATATTCCCATGCCTCGTTTATAGCTTGGCTGGTTTCTTCGTTAATGATACCACTCTCAAGTAATGGTTTGATAGCATCTAACATGCTTAAACTCCCTTATATCTTGAGGTCCTTGATAAGACGAACCACTTCGTCTTTCAGGTATCTCTGTACTTTCTTGTCGTTTTGTGCGTCTTTTGCTATTTCTAGTAACTTATGACCATGCTTCATATTCATCATGCCTTCATAAATTGCTTTTGGATAAGCATTAGGCGCACTAGGCTGTGCGACAATATCCACAGTGACTATTTCAAAGTCACTAACCTTACCTGTAGTATCATCCACGTTGCCGCTTCCTCTACTACTAACACCTAACTTCACTCCAGCTTCTAACATACTTGAAATAAGTTGTCCCATTGGAGTTGGTAATATTTTCAATTTACCGAAACCATTAGGACCGTCCATCCACATATTAGTAATCATGTGTGACACACGGTCTAAATTGATTTTTAAATCATCTGGGTGGTCAACCTCGCCTAAAACGCTGTTGCCTTCAAGAATTTGTTCATTTAGAGTTTGCACAGCATTTTCAATTTCATTAACAGGGTAAACACGCTCATTTGCGTTCTTTACCCCGCCCTGAATGAAAATACCCTTCATATAGAGAGACTTTTTGTTCTCTCCATCTGCTATACTTTCAACGACCATGTTAGCACGGTCGAATGTTAAGTTTTCTCTAAGATACAAAGCCATTTGTTTTAGAGTTCCTTACTTCTTAATAATTTTCTTAACGGACTTCTTGGACTCACCAACGATACTCTTGTTGTTTTGTCCTTGGCTTCCTTCACCGTGCTTTGGCTTAGGAGCTGCTTCGCCCTTTTCACTAAAGTTCTTACCACCTGGTGCGTTCTTGTAACTACCTGGAATTGTCTTTGGACTTGGGTTTAATACACCACCTTGTGTACCACCTGAACTTGACTCACCTGAGAAGTTAACTGCTTTAGCGCCAGTTTGTGTGACTTTTGGCTTGCTTAGTGCAACACTCTTTGTGTTCTGACCGTCATCACCACCTATTTTGCTGTCATATAGGCCAGGAACTTTTTTCAATTGAACAGATTCTTCTAGATTTTCTTCTTCATCTAGTGCTTCTGATTCTTCAACTGCTTCTTCTCCTTCTGGGTCACGAGAGCCTTCCATAAACTGTTCTTCATCGCCCATGTCGCCCATTTCTTCATCGCCCATGTCGCCTTCTTGGCCCATTAGTTCTTCGAACTCAGCCATTAGCATATCTAGTTTATCTTCTAGATCAACAACACGGTCCTCTAATTCTTCTTCACCGTCGCCCATATCCATATCCATGTCTGACTCATCGCCCATACCATCTTCGTCATCAACGTCAATGTCGGCAAACTCATCATCTTCTTCGGTCATGCCTGATTCTTCTCTCTCAACTTCGGCTCCGATTTCACCTAATAGATCACCTACTTCACCATGGGGCATATCGCCTTCTGCGTACATCATGGACTCATATATTTCACGACTTTTTTCTACTACGATATCGTGAAATAACGCACGTGCTTTATCTTCTTCCTCATTGATAATCATATCAATAAGTTGTTCAAATTTTCTGTTATCCATTATTCAATTCTCCTATAGAAATGGCTTTGTAAATTTATTTAGCGAGTAGTACTAAAAACAGCTCAAAATGTGCTATTTTTTTACGTTTTTTGAAAAATTTTGGATTAAATTGGTGCCGCAGCCTGTTCAGCTGGTTTATATTGATTACGTATTTTTTTGAGTTTTTGTGCCCTTTCGTAATTTCTTACATCATTCATCTTACGTAGTTTACGAATTTGGCGTAATGTGAGTTTAGTTTTGCGACTTTCTTTCCAACGTGGTTTGCTGTTATCGTCTTTTTCATCCTGATAACCTGGTACTGCTTTGTCAAACATTTCGAAAAGTTTCATACTATTATTTATCTTACATAGCGCCCGGTGGAGCCATTGGTGGTGCCATTGCGGGCGCTGATTCAGGACCCATAACACCTGGGGCTACTTCAGGAGGTTGGCCCATATCTTGACCTTGTTCCATACCTTCTGCACTTTCTAAGTCAGTGTCTATGTCACCTGCACTAACTCCGATGTTACGTAGGTCTCCGCCTTGTGGTTCCATATCATCAGGCTTTTCTCTTTCTTCTTCCCACATTTTTTCGTTTTCTTTGAGTTCTTCTTCAGTCAATCCTAAGAAACGTTTGAGTGCGAATCGTTTACTAATGTAGGGGAAGGCTTCCATACTAGCAAATGTTGTTACTCTTGCTGTGTCAAGTTCACTTTGGCGATATGCTGCAAAGTTCTGTGGTTCATTGAATCGTAAGTCAAACAAACTAGAATCAATGTTAAACCCTCTCCAACGTAGGAAAAGCTTGAATTCATTATCTATTTGTTGACTGACAGACTTTTGTAATCTCTTGCAATATTCATTAAATCTAAATTCCTGAATCATTGCAGTACCTACACGACCATCATTTAATGGTGTTTGACCATCATCAGGTCCAGTAGGTAAGTAACTACTTGGAACACGTAGACCACGTGCTAATCTATTATTGAAGTATTTTAGGTCATCAATCTCACCTAAGTTTTGACCGCCCTGTAGTATTTCTACGCTTGATCCACGACCGTCAGCAGTAACAGGAAAGAAGTAATCTTCATTGATACTTAGTGGATTATATGTAGCATCCATTGTGCCGCCACCGCCACCTACTGTTGGGATTCTACGCTGATGAATCTCATTCTTAACACGGTCAACGAAAGCCATAGCCATATGACTTGGCATATTACCAACATCAATCTTAAACATTCTGCGCTCTGGAGCACGTGAAATACGGTAGATAAGAATAGCATCTTCCAGCAATTCTTTTTGTTTGTATACTTTAAATATATTCTCTAAAATACTTTGACCAAAAGGCCAATATCTGTCTAACCCCTCTGTTAAACTTAGATGAACAATATGTTTAGCATCTATTGCGGATTCATTTTGTCCTAAACTAAATCTACTTCCTGTGGTACCGTAAGGCTCATTCGGAACTGTGTAACTATATGGCGCGCTATATCCTGCTGTTGGGGGTTGCGCTTGAAAATCTGTTGTAGTCTTTGCTGCAACTGAAAGATTCTGTAAATTTACGTTAATGTCTTTGATGACATACTGCTCAGGTTCTTTACCTGTACTTTCATTGACAATTACTTTGCCAACTTTAGTCATGTCTACCCAATATAACTTAAAATTCTCAGGGTCACGGATAAAGACTTGATCACCGTACTTTATAGTGTTTCTGAAGATTTTAAACATACGGTTGTCAAACTCATTGAGTTTGCACCATTGTTGTAGTTGCTTTTTAATTAGTTCTACTTCGTGTTCAGTAGGATCTTCTTTAAAATCAATGTGAAAAGGTGTGCTATTTTGTTCGTTTAGTTGTGTACTGAACTCAGCGATAATGTCTAAACAAGCATTGACTTCGGCATCTACATCCATCATTTCGTATTGGTTATATCTTTCAATACGATTAGGATGTCCAGTATAAACTTCTGGCAATCTGCTTAGATAATTCTTGTATCCAAATTCTTGATTGTTCCAACCACCAGTTGGGCTGTTCCAATTATCGGAATTACTGTTAAAACCAGAAATGGGGCTTAGTGCCCCTGTAGTATTAACAGCCGTAAAACGCTTTTTATATTTCATACTTGTATTTATTGTTTAATTGCGTAGATACATTTTTAGATCGTTGTGTATGGAATTGCTGCGATCCACACTAGAAATCATATTTTCAAGCTTATTAACTAACGCATCTGCTAATGATGTATCTACTGTATCCTCTTGATTTTCTTGGTAAAATTGATTTAAGTTTACTATTTTTGCCTTAATATTATTGGTTATCTCAGTAAAATCTACTGTAGTATCTTTAGCTTTTAGATCAACTTTGTTGGTCTTTTCTTGTAGTTTTTGACGCATTTCATTAGCTCTTTCAGCTAATTCATTAAACTTTTTCTTATGGTCAATCTTAAGATTTTTGTCATTAATCTTTACTTGAATTGGTTTTCCATTGAATGGGACGATTGCCTCTCTACCATGTAGTGTAACATCATAACCAGATTCTGGACCTTGACCTACGCCACCTCTTTTAAACTGAGGATAAATGTGTTTTGTTCCCTTAACTAAACTACCACCCTCTTTAGGCATGCCGCTAAAATGCATAGGATCCTTCCACTTACCTCCCCAATCCTTACCCCATCCTAAGCCATATTTTTTCGCTAATTGAGAAAAATATGCTGGCATGTCAGTTTTAACTGGTCCTTCACCTCCAGTATCCATGTTACCCCAGTTTTCTTTAGCATTAACATCAATGGCTATACCAAAGGCATGTGCGCTATAAGGACCTCCACGAACCGTATTATGTTTTCTATAACCGCTTAGTGTTTTTACCTTATAGCCCCTTTCTTCCATTTCATCAATCAATCCTTGAAATTGTTTTTGGAATCTAGCATCTACATAATCTATGTTACTAAACTTTCCTTTGACAGGTGCTAGCTCAGGGTATATTGTTCTATCATCATCTTCACCGCTCTCCATCTTAGGCGGCTTATATGGTCTTCTTTTCCCATCATCTTTTTTGTCTGTTCTTACGGGCGGAACTGTTTGATCCGCTTTAGTTGTTTGCTTGCGTTCTTTTTCTACCCTACGACTTTGATCAAGTAGTTTTTTTCTATCTCTTTCAAGTTCTTGTTTGGTTCTTTTTTCTTCTAATTCTTTTTCTTTACGTTTTAATATTTCAATTTCTCTTTGTTTACGCTCAATCAATATTTCGTTATTTCTTTGTGTTTCTTTAGCTAGGTCGCTTGTTGGATCTTTTTGAACGTCTGCATCTAATTTTGTTTTTCTTTCTTGTGCTTCTTTTAATTCCGATTCAGAGAGTTTAATTGATTTAGCTATATTTTCTCTATCTTTTATTTGTTTGGATATCTCATCAATTTTTCCATCTAGTTCTTTTTTAGTTTCTCCTAATCCATCCTTACTACTTAAAATAGTTTCTAATTCTTTTAATGATTCTTCTAATTTCCCGTCAATTGGTAACATAAGTGCTAATTTAATAGTACCTCTTGCTGTCTGCTTTACAATTTCTATTAATCCAAGTATAACATCTACGCCGGTTCCAAACAACATTTGACTTAGTTTATCATTTAAATGACTGGCTTTTCTCTCTAAATTTATTGTTTCACTTTGATTTGATTTTCTAGCATCCTCCCGTTTAGCAGCAGCCTCTACCATTTTATCAACATCTTCTTTACTTCTAATTTCTAATAATCTAGTTGCGCCTGCGATAGTATCACCTGATGATGACATTCTTTCTCTAAATTCATCACTGAAGGTTAAAGCTTCTCTATTGCCCTGCGTAAATTGTTGTTCTGCTTTTGCTATTTTTCTTGCGAGTTCAACCTCATCCATTGTTCCTGCTTCAACATCACGAACCCATTTTGCAATTTGTCCTTGAGTTTTATACAATAGCATTTCACCTTCTTTGGTAGTAGCTGTACCATTAGCTACGAAATCTCTTAATCCCGAACTATAATCATCACCTAAATTTAATCCAACAATGGCTCCTGCCTTATCAAATGCATCAATAGCTTTTTGATTACCTTTGGCTGTAAGTTCTTGAATTTTTAATGCGTACCTAATATCTTTGCGATTCTTAGCAATTTCTTGAGCAACTTTATCTCTTGATTCACCTGTTAATGCACTTAACTTAGTTAAAGATTTTGCGTACTCTAATGAGCTTTCACGCAATAGATTATCATTTGATGTAAGTTTTAATCCTACTGTAGCTTGACTTTTAATATATTCTAATTGAAGTTTGTTTAGTTCTTTTGGACCCAAACCCAACTTTAAAAAGCTTTCCTGCGCCCCTTCTAGTTGGGTAACGTTAAAAACACTTGCTAATCTATCTAAACCTTTAGCCGATGTTTCTCCTAATGAGGTAAGAGTTGTTCCCGAATCTTTGACTAGCTTATAAAACTCTTTTGAATTAGCAAGTGTATATCCTGCTTGGTGCATTAAATCAAGAATTTGATCTGTAGTTCTACTTGCTGTTACTCCTAATGCCGATACACTATCATAAAATTGAGTTAAGCTTTCACCAAACTGAGTCACTGACTTTAAGCTTGCTTCAAAGCCTTTTATTACTCCCTTAAATGCTATTCCATATTTTCCAAAAAATACGCTAAATCTTTGTATGGAATTTGAGGTGGCAGTAATTGCACCATCAAATTTTTGAAAATCGCTGTTTATATCACTTATACTAGAAGCAGTTGATTTAAGAGTAGTGGCAAATGTTTGTAAAGATAGTTTTACTGCATTTGCTCCTGTTGCAGCAGTTTTAGAAGCAGATGCAATATCTGCGCTGGCAGAACCTAACGATCTAGCTAGGTTAGATAATTCTCTGTTAATTTCTTCTGGAGTTGCCATGTATTATCTTCTACTCTTTAGTAAAGTAGTATATTGATTATCTACGTTTTCATTCATCTTACTAGCTAAAACATCCATTTTTTCAACTATAACAGATAAAATATCATTAACATTATTAGATTTCATTTGAGATTTTTCGGGCATCTTAATAGTATTATCAATTGATTTTTTAAGTGTTTCTGCATAGTTACCTGTAATACTATCCATATTATCCGTATCTCTCAATATATTTTTACTATTCATTTCAAAATTAGCAGGTACGGCATCTATTTTCATATTTTGCATAGCATTTTGAAGTGATGCAAAAATGTCAGTGTTATTACTAGCACCGGGTTGTGCTGACATTAATTTTGATAGTAAATCTTCAGATAAAGAAACATCAGCTGGTAAATTAATACCATTCGGTAAAGGTATTTTGGCATTTCCACCTAAATGTGAAACAAGGCTATTAGCTTGATTTGGATTCCTAGCGATACCACCTCGCATAAATTTTTGTGTTGGTTGTTGACCATTGCTAGGAGCAGATGTACTTGTTCTTGGTTGTTCGTTAGTATTTACCGTCGCAGTAGTTGTACTTGTAGGAGTTTGAGGTGGTCCAACAGTATTTGCGGTAGCTGATTCTTTTGGTTGCTGATTCTTCGCTGCTTCCTTATTTGCCGCTTCTTCTTTTGTTTTACCTTCTCTTAAATTTTTCTCTCTTTCTTCTAATGCTTTTTTATATCCTTCAGTACCTAAAAGTTTTTCTAATTGTTGGGTTGTTCCCCTGTATGTTTCTTCTGCTTCAAGATAGTTGTATCTTTCTTTAACTAAAGATGGATTCTTAAGTAGGGCCTTTACAGAATTTGGATCTTCAAATTTTGATTTAGGTGATGTTCCTTTTTCTTTAAATAATTTTTCTATTCGAATCATTTCTTTATTTGATTCGATCTGTTGATCAAGTAATTCTTCAATAGAATCAAACGCAAATGGCATAGTAGGATCTACTTTAGACTTATCACCGAAATTTTTAGCTAAGCCAATAAAATTTACAAACTTCGTTATACCTTTAGTTAATGCCTGCAATGAATAAATTAATCCTTTGAATGCAGCATGTACAGGTCCAGAAATTAATTTTATAAATTCATCAAACGCTCTGGTTAATTGAGTAGTTGCATCTTGAATCGCAACTTGACCATCTTTTATTTCGTCTTTTCTATCTTTGACATTTTTAACATCGTCTTTTACTTGCTGCGATGTGTTTTCACCAATCGTTTTAGATTGGAATTCCATTGTTTTTGCAGAAATCGCATAAACATTGCTTAAACCTTGCGCATCTAGTTGGAATCCTTTTCCTAATTTTTCAAATGTAGCCTTATTAGCTTGTTGAAATCTTCTTCTAAACTCATCTTCTTTAATCATTCCCTTTTCGAATGATTGCACTGTTTCTACAAAATCTAAACCAGCCATACTAAATCGTTGCTGTAGCGCAGCAGCGGCAGGACCAACGGCAGATCCCTTAGCAACAACTTCCATAACTGCTTTACGTGAGCCTTCATCAACTTGGCCTGCTAGTTCAACACCTCTTTGAATATTCAACTTAAGTTGTTGACCATTCTTTTGTTGCATTCTTTCTTGCAACGCTAGATTATATCCAATGTCTTTTAAATCGTTTTCTTGCCTTTTCTTAATCTCATCAATATTTTCACCAGTTAAGGCACTTAACTCAACTAAATTTCTTATATAAGATAATGATTCTTTTCTTAAAGTTTCATTATCTTTGTATCTACGGCCACCTAATTTTATTTCATTAGCAAGATATGAAGCTTGTAATTGCGCTACCTTTTTTTGTCCTATACCTAAGCGTGTGAATTCTTCCCTAACAACAGGTTCCATCTCGACAATTTTCATGAAGTTTTTAATACCAACGCCAGCTGTTGTGCCCAATCCTGTTACGTTGTTACCAAATTCAGCGACCACATCTACTAGTTGCGTAAATGCACCGTCGCTAACAGTCCACTTCATTTCAAGTGCTAAATCTCTTAAGCCGTCGGTGCTAAATGCAGTAGCACCTCCCATCTCTGCTAATTTGTCATACCCCTGAATAAGAGTATCGTCTGTTTTTAAAACCTGTCCTACAAGTTTACCTACAACTTTTATTAATAAACCTGCGACTATACCAAAAGGTCCTAACAAGCTTACTAAATCACCTACCCCTGAAGCTGCTTGATCGATAGCAGATCCGTATTTTCCCATACTCCCCGAATTTTCAGTTAAAGTTCTTGAAAAGGATATGGCACTTCCGGCTAACTGCTCAACTCCGGCTTTAGCTCTTTCTATTCTTTCTCTTTTTTCTGCTTCTGCTTCTACTGCCCTACGTAGGGCGTTGGCAGCTTCCCTAGCCGCTCTGGAAGCATCTTCGCTTGTATCTCTTAAGTCATCAGGAATATCAGCCATGTGTTTTTTGCCACTAAATATTTGACTATTATATTTAGTCGCAAAAAATTACCGTTTTAGGAGATAGAATGAGCAGTATCGAACATAACCCACTTAAGCAATACTTTCGCAGACCAGGAATCTATTTAAAATTACCAACTCAAGGGAAAGGATATGGTCCTGATGTTTTGGTTATGACAGAAACTGGTGAACTACCAGTTTATCCTATGACTGCTATTGATGAGATAACCAGTAAAACACCTGATGCATTATACAATGGATCAGCGGTGGCTGAGATAATACGCAGTTGTGTACCTAGTATTAAAGACCCATGGGCTATAAGCAGTGTTGATTTGGATGCTATATTAGTTGCTATTAAAATAGCGACTAATGGTAATGATATGGATTTAGATACTACATGTCCAAATTGTAATGAAGATAGTAAGTTTGGATTAAATTTAAGTTTTGTACTTAATAACTTCGCCCCGGGTGATTATGATAGACCATTAATGATTGATAATTTACGTATTAAATTTAGACCATTAATGTACAAAGAACTTACTAATAGCACTGCAAGGCAATTAGAAATTCAAAGAGCATTTATCACTCTAAACTCTATGGAAGAAGGCCCAGAACGTGAGGCTAGAAGTACCGAAATTCTCAAAATAATCGGGGACAGCACAATTGATGTATTAGTTAATGTTATAGAATACATAGCTACACCTGAAGCAGTAGTATCTGAAAAGGCTTATATTAAAGATTTTCTCAATAATACCGATAAGAAAACCTTTGAAATGATTCGTGAAACCAGCATTAAATTAAGAGAAACCACACAAATTAAACCATTACATATTGCATGTACACATTGTAAGCATGAATATGATCAACCATTCACGTTGAACATCAGCGATTTTTTCGAATAAAGCTTCTATACCTCGACTCCGAGGGTATCGGGAAGCTTATAGAAGGCATGGAGAAAGACGTTAAGGCTATTAAGAAAAATGCACAACGTATAGCCTGGTATATGCGCGGAGCTGTATCCTATGAAGATGTATTAAACATGAGCCCGGAAGAACTCCAATCATTAAACGAAATTATTGAAGAAAACCTAGAAACCACAAAAAAATCTCAGATGCCATTCTTTTAAGAGATTAGCTTCGCTAATCTAAGTCCTTCACACTCATTCGCTATCGCTCATTCGTTTGTTCGGACTTATTCTTATTATAGGATTATATTAACTAATTGCCGATTTGAATCCATGGTAGTGCTATTCAGCACTACCATTGGTAAAGGTTACTTGCCATGACCGTCACCCATGTTGTCTATTCCCCGACTAACTAGCCCTTTTCGCTGTCAATCGCCACCGGTTGCTCTGTAAAGTTTATTGGGACTGTAGTGAGACTATTATTTCTTATAAATAACGCCTCAGCAACGCATGTTACATAGTCGCAAGACAAAGTTAACTATGTACTCATTCAGGGTTCGCTCCACACGATTGCCCTGTCGGTGTTCCCTAAGATTAATCTTAGGCGTACTCCAGATCCGTCAGCACAGCACTACCTGTACGTCCTCAAGGAGGGTCAACAACTTGACCGTCGAATTGTATTAAATGTCTATTGTAAGTAATGAAGTGCTTGACTTGGTGTCTGATGTGCCTGTGTTGCCTGAATATGCCTTGAGTAAATTTTTATTGTGAGCCATAAAATGATCAAATTCTATTATATACCAATCACCAACTTTTTTACTTGCATAAAAAGTAAAATTATCAATGATCCATGTTAAGTGACATTGCACTGCTACATATCTTCCTATTCTATTAAACTTCATAAAAAGTATGTTGCAATCACCCGGGTCAGCTACATCAAGTAATTGTTGTATCCAACCATCTAAAACCTTATGTTCACCTGTTAGCAACAAATGAAATGCAAAGTCACTATAGAACTTACATTCTGCATTGAATTTTGGAAAACTTTCTCCGGGAACAATATCCCCTTTGAAACTGCGAATCTGGCCCTCATGTAATATCTGAGTGCGATTCTGATTTTTGCCACCTATATAAGCACCGGATCCGGGCGCACGAATAAAGCTCTCTCCGTATGTTTCACTGAGATACTTAGCAATTTCTCGCTCAAATCCTGATCCTTTAGCTTTCTGTGGTGATGGCATGAGTCTACTTATCTAGTTCCTTAATCCTGCAGATTTTTTAGTTGTTCAATTGTATCTTTAAATGTTTTATGATGTATTCCAATGCCACCAGCACTACGCCATTCTTCTATGTTGCTGGTTCTGTCATCAATTAATATGTCTCCCATTACACAATGGACATGTTTATCTTTACTAAACGGACCAAAGTGAACAGGTATGTTTGGAAAATGTTTGTGCGCCCACATTACCTTATCGTAGAATGACCAATGCATGTCATTGTTTTTTGGTACAGCAGTTAAAAATATTAAATTGTACTTGTTCCATGCGAACTCTCTACAAAACTCAATAAGTTCATCCGCATAAGAAGTTTTATCTAAATCTCTGTACAATCTTTCATTATCACGCAACTTAACCCACTTCTCATTAGGGTAAACTCCCTCAGTTGGTGGCGCACGTAATACGTCATACGCATATTTGTTGAAGTCAGCTACGACCCCGTCCATATCTAGATATAATGTCGATTTCATTTTAGTATGTTATTTAAATTTTTACATCTATCACCGTGCCACCGTTTCATAATCCCTAACCCACCTTCAGACCCGCAATGCAAACATTTAATTTTTTGTTGAGGACCTTTTAATTTTCCTAATGATTCTTTACTTCTGCGGAGTCGCATTTCTTTTGCCTTAGTCGCACCAAAAATTTCTTCGTATGATTTACCTTTTTTCTTAGCAGACATAACTTCTTTAGTAGAATCAGAATGTTTTTTATTATGAAACGGGTTCAAACTACCTTGCATCCTAATGCTATGATTTTTTGCATTTTGTTCTCTAGCTATTGCATATTCTTTTGCATCTATTTGATAATCACGTGATTGATTTTTGCTTTGTTTATTCATCATTCGCCACAATGCACTCCACATTTTACCATTAGCAGTGTCAACCGTCATTTCTGTGAGTAGTTTATGACATATGAAATGTTCTTCTGCGGTTAACCATACTTTGTTAGAAAGAACATCTTTTCCACCTAAACATTTAGGTATGATGTGATGATCTTCAATGTACCCTCTAATTTCCATTGCTTCAGTCTTTTTTATAGTTCTTGGGCAAATTTTATTTGCATTTTCAATTATTTCATAGTATCTAATATATGATTCGTTTTTGATAAACATAAGTTCTCCTGTTTGGATTCACTTCTTATTTATCAAATTTGCATAAAATTATCCTATTTCGGCTGCGGATGAGTATGAGGTAAATCCACCCTCTTTTATAACCTTCAAGACACTAGGCACCCTTCCTGCTAATTCTTCTCTATGTGATACTAACCAAATAGATTTTTGTCGTCTACGTGACATATCTTTTAAAATCGCAATACTATTTTCAACGCCCATAGTATCGAGACCACTGTCAATTAATTCGTCAATAAACAATGCATTGATTGGGGTGTACAAGTTCTCCCACACGTCACGAAAAGCAAAACTTAATCCTAGTATCAATCTATTACGCTCACCTCTAGACAAGTTATCAAAGTCTAATTCACGACCCAACTCTGTAATTTCTACGGTTAGATCATTTAAGAATATAACTTGATGGGGTAGTCCAATCTTGTCAAGATAGTGTGTCAATCTTGCGTTCAAATAACTTAGGTTCTGATCAATAATCTTTTTACGAACAAAACTATCTTTGCTTGTTAACAAATCTAATAGGAACTTTTGATGCTCCATAACCCTAGTAATCTTATTGATTGCATCAAAGTCTATAGTTTGTAATGCTTGATTTTCCATATCAGTGATTTGTTCTGCATATGGATCAGTTTCTTCTGATTTTTTAGCAATCTGTTCTTCTAGGCTAGTTATCTTACCTGCGTGTTCGAACGCCAACTGTTCAGTATCATAGAAACATTTAGGCATAGAACCCACGTCGCCTATGTCTGCAATTTGTGTTATTAATTCATCTATTTGACCTGAGGTAGATAAAACTTGCAACGCAGTTTCCTGTAACTGCTTTTCTTTGCTAGCAAGAACCTCTTCATGCTTAGCGTCATGCATTGTTTGACCACAAGCATAACATTCATGTTTTCTTAATTTCTCAACCTCAAGATTAAGCTTTTCTAACAACTTGTTTTCTTTGGCTAACGAAAGCTCAGCACTTGTCAACCATTTTTGTTTTTCGGTCTTATCTTTAACCTTCTCATTATAAGCTGCCAAGTCTTTGTGCGCCTTCAACTCTATCGCAATGTCAAGCTTTGACAACTCATCATATTTTGTAACTAAAGCAGACAAATCCGTTTCATGCTTTTGCTTCCAAAGCGTCTGTCTGCGTCTTAATGAATCAATCTGCTCCTTAACTCTTTTATTTGCTTCTTCAATAGCTTTTATTTTAAATTCCTCTTGTTGAATATTATCTTTGCTATCTTTAATTAAGCCCTTAATTACTTCTGCTTTCTCACTTAACAATGTAATGCCAAGTAATTGCTCAATGATGTTTCTTTGGTCGTTAGCCTTCATAGCTAAGAACGGTTCAGAGTACGTGTTCAACGCAACGATATGCTTGAACATATCCAAACTCATGTGAATGACTTTTTCTATCTCAGCTTGCGTTTCTTTATTTTCACCCTGCGCATCATCTTTAGATGTTTGCTCATTGTTTGCATAGAATCTAAGTATATTCGGCTTACGACCTCTTTCTATTTTATAAGAAACACCGTTAACCTCAAACTCTAGGGTAACTAACATACCCTTACCGTTTGTTCGATTTACTAGATTATCTTTGCGAATGTTATTGATTGGATTACCGAACAACGCATAACAGAGTCCCTGAATCAATGTGGTTTTACCCGTACCGTTACGGGCACCGTCGCCACCTAGGTCTAAGTTTTCACCTAAGATAAGAGTTAAATCCGATCTGTTAAAATCAACTGCTTGTGTTACTGCTCCGATACTTAGAAAGTTTCGTAATGTAATATTTTTTAATAAAATCATAGATTTCTATATATGTCCAGCAACAACTTTTGATCATAAAATTCACTTTCAATAGAACTTATTTGATCAAGTATAATTTGGTCAACTGACTCAAACTTTAATTCGCCTGTGTAATCAGTTGCCATAGTATCTAGTTTCATTGGTATCAATGCCATTTCACGTAAACTATGTTGTGGTATTAGTGTCTCACGAATGAAATTAGCCTCTTCGTAACTTATATCTATATCTAAATGAACTCTTACATGAGAATCTTTTAGTAATAATCCTTCTGGATTTTCTAAAATTTCACTTAGTTTATAAACACGATATTTAGGTTGATCTGGCCAACTAACAAACTCTGGCTCACTTCCCCATTCAAGTATCATCATGCCTCTAGCGTCATCGCCTGCGTCAGCATAGTTATGCGGGAATGCGTTACCAATATACCATACATTACTACGTGCTTGACGTTTATGAAAATGACCACTGAATACTTTTTCAAAGCCAACCATATGCGTATCATTAAGCTCACCATGATCAGGCATCTCTACCATAGCATTCATATAGAATCTAGGCAATTCAAAATGACCGAATAGATACTTGCCGCCCATCTTTTGTAAACGCTTCCAGTCTTCTTGTACAAGCCATGGAGCAATGACTACATCGTTTGTTACGAACCAATCATTGATAATTTTTACATTTGGTAAATGTTTAGCCCACTCTACTGAATGTATATCACGACGATCCCTATAATACAAATCATGATTACCGGGGATAAAATAGACGCTACTGAAATTATCATTAAGTTTTTCCAATGCTCTTAAACCATATTGCATGGTCTGAATGTTTATACTAGCACGGTGATGGTTATAATCTCCCAAGAAGAAACAAGTCTCACACCCTTCTTTCTTTGCTTGGGAGATAAACCAATCTACAAACTTTTCACAATCTTGATTGTGCTGTAAGCTATTTGACTTTAAACCAAAATGTATATCTGTGAATACTGCTGCTTTATTAAATAAATTTGCCATAAGGATATATTAACAACTTTAGCACAACAAATCAACTACATTGGTTATTCTTCGTAAACGGTTGAGCCTTCGGCCCCTTGTCTACTCCAACTTGGATTTAGTCCATTCATCTCTAAGATATCGTCACGAATGTTTTGATTTCGTTTTTCTGAATTCAACACTCTACAAAAACTATTAGTGATTGCGGCAGTATAATATGCGAATGGGTTAGCCGACTTTGCCTCATTGAATCTTAACCCAACATAGGTTAACTGTAAAATGGCACTATTACGCATCTCATCATTGTACGTATATCCACGCCAATTATATTTCATAGCGTATTTTTCACATAACATAATATACATACGGGCTAGCTTATTGGTTATGTTGCCGTGATCTTTATTAAAGGTGCCTGTTGTTAAGTCACCCTCCCAATGGCTTTTTCCTATGCATTGGAACGACTTGTTTTCATCCATCCGAAAATGTTGGAAAGGAGGAAAGTTAACTTTGATATGAACCATATCATCAACTTCTCCCGCTGTAGTTGGATCCTCTAGATCAACAAACGCCTCGTCAACGATTTCTTCAAACTCAAAAATGTCTTTTGCACTTTTCTTCTTATCAATCTTTCTGGGTTGCTTAGGGGCAACCGGAACATGATCCCAAGTCATTACTCTAAACACTAAATCTGTGTTTGGTACTTTCTTAGGATCAACCGTAGTTCCTGTTTCTACAGATAATCTAGCTGCACGATTAGCTTTAGCTTCTTTGATTATCTTTGGTTTTGCTGCGTATTTTAGACTATCTTCAATACTAGCATGTGGCATATCCACAATAAAATCATACTTGTGATCGTTTTTTGGATCTAGATATGTACAAAATGTGTTTTTACTTGCATGTATTTCTTTGAGAATGTCTTTGTTGTTTAGGTAATTTACTGGTTTTTTTGTTGGTATTGTCATAGGTTAGTGTGTAAAGTTACATGTATTGTAACATAAAAATACAAGAAAGTTAAGTATTTTTTTAGGAAAAGGTAAAAATAGTGATATTATTTAGCGATAAATATCAAAAAGGATACAATTATGGCATTCCCAACCCCAACAGTTCCGGACGCAGCTGGTATAATTGCAGCTAATCAATTCAATCAAAATACCAACGCAAGTGTAGTAGCTGCTATCACTAGGAATAACAGTCCACAACCAACAGTAGGTAACAGTGGCAGTGGTTATTTTTCAGGACAAACTAATATTGGTGGCTACGCACAATCTGCTAGCAATTTTAAAGATTCACCAATCAGCTATTCAGGACCAGTGACTAGTAGTTATTCTCCGGGACCAACTAGTATGGGTGGATATGCACAGTCTGCGACTAATTTTAAGCCTGAAAACTTTAATACTAGCTCAAGCTATTATTCAGGACCTACATCGGGAGGAGGGTATGCAGCTTCAGCTACAAATAGCACCGGAGCCGCACCTACTACATTTAGTGCGGAACCACTTAAAAAAGGTATATTCGCTAACCCAACAATGCCTCCTGCTCAACCCTCTAGAGGATTTAATATCAATGAAAATGACTGGAGAGTAAGGTTACAATTAGCACCAAACGCAAATTATTTGTATATGGATGCAAGAGATGATAGTCATGTTTTATATCCTTTAAGACAAACTAACGGCGTTATATTCCCGTATACTCCTATAATAAACTTAAGTTATCAAGCAAGTTATGATCCTGTTGATTTAACTCATACAAATTATAAATTTTATCAATATAGAAACAGTAATGTAGGTGAGATACAAATTTCAGCAGAATTTACTGCACAAGATACCAATGAAGCAAGATATTTACTTGCAGTAATTCATTTCTTTAAATCAGTGACAAAAATGTTTTATGGTATGGATAAGGATCCCATGAAAGGGACTCCCCCGCCATTATGCTATTTGTCTGGATACGGACAATATCAATTTTCTAAACATCCATTAGTGATAACTAACTTTACCTATTCTCTTCCAAATGATGTTGATTATATAAGAGCAAGTTTGCCCGCCAACACTGGCGGACAAAATTTAGGCTCATATAGTCCTGTAACTAAATCTGCTGCCGGCGGAGGTAGATCCGGTGTAGGGGGAATTTTTAATACGATCATATCAAAAGTACTTCGCAGAGAATCAGCACAAATACCTGCAGGGGCCGAACCTGACAGACCTATGTTTCGTAACGAACATTCTAAAGAGGCTACATACGTACCGACTAAACTTACTATTCAATTAGGTGCAAGCCCAATGATTAGTAGATATGATTCTAGTAACAAGTTCTCTGTTAAAGATTATGCTAAAGGTGATCTAATCAAGAAAGGTATTTGGTAATGGCTGCATATAAACAAACTAGTCCATATTTTACTACTAAACTTGTTAATAAACAGTTTTTAGATATTATGGAAAATAGGTATATACCTAAAAATCCACAAGATATAAATTGGACAATAAATGTAACATATAATTTACGACCTGATTTATTGGCATATGACTTATATGATGACGCAAATTTATGGTGGGTCTTTGCTGCTAGAAATCCTAATAAACTAAAAGATCCTTTATTCGATTTTGTTTCAGGCACCTCAATTTACTTGCCACAAGCAACTGCAATAAAAGAAATTTTAGGACTATAATATGACTTTCCCAACACTGAATAATATAGGCGGTGTAATTTCTGCAAATCAATTTAATCAAAAAACAAATGCAGACTTTGTGGCTGCCGTCACAAAACAAAATACGACTCCTGCGACTCCGACAACTTCTACGACTCCTATAACCGCTATAAATCCTGATGATAGAAATGCCGCTGCTTTTGGTAGACAGATAAACGCTAATGGCACAAGCACAATAAGCACATCAAGTTATTATTCAGGACCAACTAATCCCGGTGGATATGCACAATCGGCAAATAATTTCACAGACACTATTGTGCCTACCAACAATTCAAGTAGCAGTTATTATTCAGGACCAACTAATCCCGGTGGATATGCACAATCAGCAGTCGTATCTAATACAGGAAACGATGTCGCATTTAAGCCTCCGGTTACGCCATCAAGTGTTGCAACAGCAACAGGTCCTCGCCTACACAACCCACTATCAACTATGATAAGCTATACTTACAATTTAAGTTTGTATATGTGTACTAGTGAAATTTATAATGATTTTATAGAAACAGGTGAAACATCTTTAGAAGGTATGTATGTAGTTGCTGAATCGGGCGGAACTAACCGCAGTGGTTCAGGAGGTAAGGCTTTATTTGAACGTGATTATTATATTGATGATTTAAATTTTAAAACATTTGTTAATACAAAATCAACTGACGGCCCAACTGTTGATAGTACAGCATTTGAGTTCAAAATCTATGAACCATATGGATTTAAATTTTTAAGTGAACTTAAAACTGCTGCACTTAGAGTATCATCACAAGAAAAAATTCCAAATGGGAATATGGCAAACCATCATATGCAACAATTGTATATATTGGGTATCAAATTTTATGGATATGACAGTGAAGGCAATCCAGTTAAAGGTGGAGGGACAGATCAATTCAGTTTGTTCCCAAGATATTTTCCCCTAACACTAACAGGTATATCATTCAAATTAGACGGCAAAGCAACTACTTATAGTATTAAAGCACAAAATACGTCAGTACAGGCAGGATTCGGAACTAAAAGGGGAATAATTAAAAATCAACTTACCCTTTGTGGTAAAACAGTTGAAGAAATTTTATCAACGCATCCTACAGATAGTCTTATCACATCACTGAACAAATTTGAAGATGATTTGATTACAGGTGGCACTAACAAAATTCAAGCAGCAGAATTAAAAAACACTTATCAAATTAAATTTATAGATAACGGATCAATAAAAAGTTCGTTATTAGTTGATGAAACTGATAATGAAATTAAAAACTATAAAGCCAATACATCAACAAACATTAAAAAAACAAGTGAATCGAATGATAAAAATAGTCAAATAGCCACTGCAAGTTTCGATAGAAAAAATAGAACATTTGGTATTGACTCTGGAACCACTATAGCACAAGCTATAGATACCATAATAGGACAAAGTAGTTATGTAAGAGAGGCACTTAACAAACAGTACAAGGAAGATCCAGAACCAGACATTGATGAAAGTGCAGGCGGTGGTGAGAAAAAAGAGTTTATGTGGTTTACTGTGACTCCGGTAGTGAAGCGTACCGGATACGATAACATAAGAAAGGGTCATGTCTATGACACGACCTACTTAATTAATAATTATAAAATACCATATCTACGTTCAGCATTCATTAACAAAACAAGTTCTTACCCCGGTCCACATAAAAGGTATAACTATATCTATACAGGTCTTAATAATGAAATTTTAAGTTATGAACAAAGTTATAATGCCTTGTATTACATGAACAGTTTACAACAATCTCCGCCCAATACAAGTCCTCCTGTTGAAGTTAATATGATGACCAAACAGAATGAGTCAGACTCCGGAGCATTTGGTAAAGCAGGTCAAGCAGCAGCAAGTATTAGAACTAGTTTGTATAGCCCCGGTGATAAGGCTTCGGCAAAAATTTCAATATTGGGCGATCCAGATTTCTTAATAGCCACTTCAGGTATGCGATATGATTTGTATCCAAAGCGATATGGACCAGATAATAGTGTAGACGCACATGATGGTCAAGTGTTTATTGAAATTAAATTTAATGAAGCAATTGATTATGATAACAATACTGGATTAATGACTCCAAGTGAAAATATTGAAGTTTATAAATACCCCCCTGAACTTGAAAAAGTTTTGAACGGTGCAATTTCTTATATGGTGGTAGATGTAACATCAACTTTTAGTAGAGGCAGATTTACACAAGATTTAAATTTAATATTGTGGAGCCCACCATGGAATAATGGTGCAAGTGCAACTAAATCAAGTAATACAACCGCTAGTCAAACTTCTGTTAATAATACTAGTAGTAGTTACTATTCAGGACCAACTAATCCAGGCGGGTACGCACAATCAGTAAGTTATGGGGAAGCACAGCGTTCGTCTGCTGAAGCAGCCTCCCCAACAACTTATCAAGGTAAACAACCAACTGGTATGCCGCAAGTAGCAACTGCACGACAAGGTCCTGATCCAGCCGGTATAATAGCAGCTAATCAATTTAATCAACGAACAAATGCTAGCATTGTAGGTGCCATCAGAAGTCCCACAAACCCAAAACCCAATCAAGCCATTGATGATGATAATAGTCAATCATCTAAGGACATGGATTGGATTAAGAGCAGAAGTTATTTTTAAGGTATTAAACTATGGATGACGTAACTAAAGTAAGAGGTACTACCGGGTCGTATAAACCTAATCCTGGTGGACAAGTAGAAATTCCCTATCCTGTAAAAGGTATAGTTAAAGACAACATTGACGCTGCAAGAACAGGAAGAATTCGTGTTTATATTGAAGCTTTTAGTGGTCTTGATCCTGACAATGCTGACCAATGGATACCAGTTAGTTTCTTACCTCCTTTCTTTGGTGGAACTACAGGAACAATTGACAAAGAAACTTCTGAATATGGCAAATATAAAGAGAATCCACATGCATATGGATTTTGGGCGCAACCACCTGATGTTGAATCAGAAGTAGTTTGTTTATTTTTAAATGGTAAAAAAGACTTTGGATTTTATATAGGATGTGTTCCGGCGCCAGGACTTACGCACATGGTTCCTGCTGTTGGATCAACGAATTTTGTTGTATTAGATTCTGATGAATCAACTGCATACGGCGGTGCTAGTGTACTGCCTGTAGTTGAAATGCAGCCCTACAATAAAGCCTTAGCAAATAGCCGAAATCCGTATGCTACAGTTAGACCAACGCATAAAAGAGTAGCCACACAATTATTTGAACAAGGTTTAATAAAAGATAAAGTTAGAGGAGTAATCACAAGCTCAAGTATGCGTGAGAGTCCCTCAAGAGTGTTTGGTATAAGCACCCCAGGCAGACCTTTATATAAGGGCGGATTTGAAGGTACCGATGAAGAAATAGCAGCGAAAATACCAAACGCAAATGATGAAGATTTAAAGATTATAGGTCGTAGAGGTGGTCATTCACTTGTTATGGATGACGGTGATTTTGATGGAAAAAATAATTTAGTAAGAGTTAGAACCTCAGCAGGTCATCAAATTACAATGAGTGATGACGGTCAAACTATCTTCGTAATTCATAGCAATGGACAAAGTTACGTTGAATTAGGAAAAGAAGGCACGGTTGATGTGTTTGCTACCAACAGCGTTAACATAAGAACACAAGGTGATTTAAATTTTCATGCTGATAGAAAAATTAATTTTCATGCAGGTAAAGAAGTTAATTTATTTACAGAAAAAATCACAGTAGAAAGTTCCAAAGACACTAGCATTAGAGTAGGCACAGAATTTAAACAACACACAGTAGGAGACCATACTCTTAAAGTTGACAAAAAAATGAGTTTTGATAGTGCAGGTGATGCGAGTATGGCTAGCGCAGCTACCTCATTTGTTAACGGAGCTAAAGTAAATTTAAATACAGGCTCTACATCACTTAAACCAGCTACATTAAAACCTTTCGTTCCATCTTGCTACGCTGAAACATTGTTTGACAAAACAAAAGGTTGGACACCATGTCCTGGTAAACTAAAAAGTATAACAACACGATGCCCTACACATACACCTTGGCCAGATCATAATAAAGGTGTTTGCTGTAAAGGTAGTTGCAATGCTAGCGCAAAACAATCATCTGGTTGTAGTGGTAAGGTATCATCATGCAATGGTTCGGTTGGATCAAGCTGTTCTAATCCAGTAAAACCGCCGGTAAAGGACACGGTGCCGGAATCAGAAGAAATACAAGTTAATCCAGTTATTTTCGATAAAACAACAACTGCAACACTAATAGCACAATCAGCAACAAACGCCGAAAGTGATGAACTTAATAAGAGAGCAGTGAACGGTATTACAACAGATTCTAGTGGGAATAAATTTGCTGTTATTGGTAAGTTTGGGCACACACCAACTCAACTAGAAAGAGCAGGTTATTTAAAGCCAGGAAGTGGACTATTAGCCGAAAAGTTAATTTCTTCGGGTAGTGCATTATCTGCTGCAATGCCTAATAGGTTATTCACAGGAAAAGATAACATAAATTCTGTAAATGAATATTTGTCTAATAAAAAGATTCAAATAAAAGCTGAACAAACTTTAATTACAAAAGGAATGACAGACCTATATAGAAAAGGTATTATATCAGGTAAAGAAAGCTCAGATCAATTGGGAGGATTAGCATTAACTAGTGCTAAGTTTGGCTCTGACAAAACAATTCAATTTGTCAACGACCCAAGCAACAATAATCGATTTGATCCTATTGTTAAAACTTATGCTTCAGGTAACTATGCAGCTATAATAGCAGATAAAAAATTAAGCGCAGCCGGCAAGTTATCAGATTCAACAGATGACGATTCTACAAATAATGATAATAGAGGTTCTAGTAATAGTTTGTTTGAAAAAATTAAAAAGTCATACGCCCCGTTGGGAACAGGACCTTTAAATCTTGCAACAAACAAAATTACTGACTTCAGTTTTAGTAACGAAAGAAGATTTTCATCCTTTAGTTTTCCAGTATTAGATCCTGAGAAAATGAAAACACTAATGCAGAACAAAAAGATTAGTCTTAAGTCAGCAGCATATTTTGAAGCCGATGCAGAAAAAAAGAAAAATTTAAATAATCTATTTGGTTCTTTAAACACATCTAACCTTAACGATGCCCGACTGCCTGCTGTAGGTGTAGATACTTTCGACCGTACTGAAATTAATGAAAAGGTAAAAACATTATTAGGATCCGGAGTACCAGTATCAGCAAGTTCATTTACGGGTACATCATCTCTTGATCCAAATAATCAAATCACAAGATTAGAAGAATTGCAACAAGAGCGTGACGCTTATCTGCCGCAAAAGAATCAATCATACCAAACTTACTTAGAAGCCCGAAAGAAATATGGTCCTGATAGTACTGATGCTAAAAATGCGGAAGAAAATTACAAAACTCTGTTAAACAAATTAGACAGTATCAACACAGAAATTTATAAGTTAAAAGGATAAAATTATGGCTTACTACGTAGGATTTTCAACGCAACATACAAATAAACCTAGAGATGTAAATATACCCACAGGGGTCACTGAGGATATGGGTTTGCGTAGGCCAGTAGCGCCTGCGTCTAACAAATTTAGGCTTACTGATAATGATCTAGTAAAAAGAGACTTATTGAATGCTTTTAATATCCCTCAAGGATCTAAGCCAGGTAGACCTGAATACGGCACAGCAATTTATAATATGATTTACGAACCAAACACTGCTGATGTACAAGCACAGGTGGAATATGAAGTTCGCAGAATTATTGAACAGGATCCTAGAGTTGCAGTAAACAGAGTTGAAGTTAGTTCAAGTTCAGGAGAAAATATAATTATCGTAGAAGCAGAGATAGCAATTAGACCTCAAAATATGGTAGAAATACTAACAATTCAATTTGACGAGAGAAGCACAACCGCAATAATGCTGTAAAAATGCGGGTTTTCAGCATAGATAAATATATTGATAAACAGAAGAAATACATATGGCCACAAGTTCTAGACAAACCGCTATCTTTGGTGCTAACGATTGGAAAGCAGTATACCAAACCTTTAGTCAGGCAGACTTTCAAAGTTATGATTACGAAACATTAAGAAAGAGTTTCGTAGACTACCTTAGAACACAGTATCCTGAAACCTTCAACGATTATACAGAAAGCTCAGAATACATCGCTTTGCTTGACGTTATTGCCTTTATGGGGCAAGCATTAGCGTTTAGAAACGACCTAAATACTAGAGAAAACTTTATCGATACTGCTGAACGCAGAGATAGTATTATTAAATTAGCTAATCTAGTTGGATATAATCCTAAAAGAAATACGCCGGCTCAAGGGTATTTAAAAGTTACCAGCGTACAGACCACAGAAAATATATCTGATATTAATGGATTTAACTTAGCTGGTATTCCTGTTATTTGGAATGATCCGGCTAATACCAATTGGCAAGAACAGTTCAATACAGTAGTCAATGCTTCATTGCGTGGAACTCAAAAAATTGGTCGTCCCGGCAACAGACAGACTATTTTAGGTATAGATACGCAAGAATATACGGTACAAATTCCAACTACAGCCGTTCCAGTAATACCATTTACTGCCAGAGTTCAAAGTACCAACATGAACTTTGAAGCGGTTAATGTCACAAGTTTGGGACAAGAATATATCTATGAACAAACTCCTAACCCAGCAGGCAAATTTAACATAATATATCGCAATGATAATTTGGGCTATGGAAGCGCAAACACAGGCTTCTTTATATACTTTAAGCAGGGCACCCTTCAAACATTTGATTTTACAACGGATCAACAGATAGCTAACCAAGCGGTCGATATCGACATACAGGGTATAAATGAAACTGATACTTGGTTGTTTAAAGTGGATCCAACTACATTAGAATTAAGTGAGTGGAAGCAAGTAGAAAGTGTGTATGCAAGTGCGTACAGCAATTATAATTCCGAAGATAGAAAATTTTTTAGCGTAAAATCTAGATTCAACGACCAAGTAACATATACTTTTGGTGACGGTGTATTTGGTGAAATTCCATTAGGAAACTTCAAAGCATTTATTCGTTCAAGTAATGCTTTAACATATACGATTGATCCTAGTGAAATGCAAAATGTTCAAATTTCATTTACCTATGTTAGTAAGTTAGGTAGAAACGAAACTATGACTATGGTGTTAACATTAACATCAACCATTTCAAATGCTCAATCAAGAGAAACATTAGAAGATATTAAACTAAAAGCACCAACACGCTATTATACACAAAATCGTATGGTTAATGGGGAAGATTATAATGTTTTCCCATTTACATTGTATAACTCTATTATTAAAAGTAAAGCATTAAACAGAAGCAGTATTGGTACAAGCAGAAACTTAGACTTACTTGATCCTACAGGAAAGTATAGTAGCACAAGTAGTTTTAGTCACGATGGCGCTCTATATAAAGTCGAAAAAGATGACTTTAGTGAATTCACTGTTGAAAGAGGTGCAGGCACATTAGTAGCCTTTTTAACAAACAAAATTCTAAAAGTATTATCAAGTAATAGGGCGATACAATATTATATTACAAATTATCCTAAATACAAAGTTATTTTTAATAGAATAATAGGTGGATCACCTGTTGTATTAAAGCCAATTTGGAAGTTAACGTCTTATAAGGGTTCAAAGATAACTGGACATTTTACAGTAGATAATGAACCAGTTCCAGTTGGTGTATTCACAAGTGATAACTTAAAATACTTCACAACTGGTGCATACGTTAAGTTTGTTCCACCTGCAGGATATTTCTTTGATGAAGGTAGATTAGTAGCAGGATTAGCGACACCTAGCAGCAAAACACATATTTGGACTACAGTATTAAATGTCGTAGACGATGGATATAATGGTGGTAAAGGTGATTTGTATAATGGTTTAGGTCCTGTAACTTTAAACGAACATATACCCAATGGGGCATTATTAGAAGAAATTATACCAGCGTTTGATAATATGGTACCAAACGATGTTATACAAAGCGCAATTGCTAGAGTAAACATCGGACAAAGTTTCAGTTTGGTTTTTGACAATAGCCTTACGTCTAATGTAAGTCGTTGGTTCATTAGAAATTTTGACAATGCGAACGCTTTTGTTAAATTTAAAAGTTTGGGTGAGGGTAAGTATGAAGTCACAAACAAAGCATTGTCATATTATTTTGGTAGTGTAAAGGACACAAGATTTACTTACGACAGAACCAAAGTAATCTATGACCCATTAACAGGTAAACTGTTATATGATATGATTAAAGTATTAAAGGCTAATTCACTACCTAACAACAACTATTCAATGGCAGAAGATATTGCATTGGCAGTTGTTGGTCAGACTATTGAGACAGACGGATATCCTAACGATTATAGTGTTGAAGTATGTAGTTTTGACCCAACGAGCAGTAGATTATTAGCAGATCCTGACTTCTTTACTAATATTACAGGTTATCAAGTTGGAGTTAACAACACAGATAAGTTCGTGTTTACTAGACAAATTATAGATGTTAACTTATTGAGTAAGTTTGAATTAGTTGCAAGTAAGGACATCGTCTATGCTTATCCTACGGAAAATCAAATTGCTGTAGTAAAGTATGAATACCCAGTAGGACAAATGTTCTACGCATACGGTGAAAATAAATTTTTCAAAACGATAGAAGATACAACCTCTGCTAATATATTATTACTTGCACAGGTTACTAATTACAAAGCTTATGATGGTCGTCAAGGATTATACTTTCATTACAGACATAATAGTAGCAACACAACAAGAATTAATCCAGCAACTACAAATATAATTGATTTATATTTGGTAACTAACAGCTATTATACAAGATATCAGAATTGGATTAAAGATTCAACTGGCACAATCAAAGAACCGTCAATGCCAAGTATTGTAGAACTTAAACAATCATATAGCAAAATTGATGATTATAAAATGTTGAGCGATACTGTGGTTCTAAATAGCGTTAAGTTTAAACCATTATTTGGTGACAAAGCACCATCTAATTTACAGGCAACATTTAAAGTAATTAAAAATAGTAATGCATCAGCAAGTGATAGTGAAATAAGAATAGCTGTAATTAATGAAATTAATACTTATTTTGATATAGCTAATTGGAATTTTGGAGATACATTTTACTTCAGCGAATTAAGTGCGTATTTACATAGAAGGTTAGGTACATTAATAAGCTCAATAGTATTGACACCTAACGACCCTAATGCTACGTTTGGTACTTTGTATGAAATTCGTTCAGCTCCATATGAGATATTTGTCAACGCAGCACAAGCAACAGATGTAGTGGTAATTTCAGCCCTTACACAGATTAATTAAGTACGGATAATTAAATGGTTAATAAAGTAAGAACTTTAGATTTTCTTCCTGAGATTTTTAGAACCAAGCCTAATGAAGAATTTTTAGGCGCGACATTAGACCAATTGGTTCAGACACCTAACACACAACGTGTCGAAGGATATATTGGAAGAAAGTTTGAATATGGTATTGATCCCAATGCCGTATATGTTAAAGAACCTAATTCAACAAGACAGAATTATCAATTAGAACCCGGAGTTGTCTTTACTAAACCAGAGACTTCTGTAGCAAAAGATTTTATAAGCTACCCTGGATTAATTGATGCTATCAAAACACAAAATGGTATTACTGATAACCATTCTTTATTATTTAGAAATGAATTTTATAGTTGGGATAGTTTTGTAGACTTAGATAAGGTTGTAAATTTTAGTCAGTATTATTGGTTACCTGACGGTCCTGATCAGGTACCAGTCACAACAGAAACAGTAAACAGTGAAGCCGACTTTACAATCATATCAGATTCATCAGTTTATGCCGTAAGAGAAAATTTTAAAAGAATACCTCAAAGTAATCCTACACTAAAATTAGTTCGTGGCGGCACATACAAGTTTATAGTAAATCAAAATAGTAACTTTTGGATACAGACTGATCCTGGTATAAATGGTAAAAATCCTATTAGACCTAATGTAACATCTAGAGAAATTTATGGTGTTGAAAATAATGGTGCAAATGCCGGTATAATCGAATTCACTGTGCCACAAGCATCTGATCAGGATGAGTGGATTTTTTCTGGTGAAAATTATGTTGACTTAATTTCTGATACACCGATAAGTGAATTACATGGTAAAAAGTTAAGTGAAGTTTTATCTAAGTATCCTAAGGGATTAATTGACGGTATTAATCAAATCCGTGAAAAAAGAGTTATATTTTTAAATTACAAACCAGGTCAATCAGTTGAACTACCGACTCCGTACGATCTCTATTCACTAGAAGAAAAAGAGTTTGATGATGCTCCAAAAACTATTCCAAATAATAATTATTATAAAATTAGATTTTTACAACTAGACAATGATTTTATAATAAGCGTAGATGAAGATGGTGAACTTCCTATAGCAGAAAAGATTATAGCAACGAACGGGAGAAAATACGTTAGTCAAGAGTTTGTCAGATTGCCTGTAGGTGAAATAGCAAAAATACCTATTATAACTGCCCCATTAGATACTCTGTATTATCAAGATGAAAGCACACCTAATAAAGTAGGAACAATTAAATTACTAGATGCCAAAGTTAACAATGCTATTAATATTGAAACTGATGTATTAGGGAAGAAAAATTATACAGGTCCTAATGGTGTACAATTTACAAACGGGTTAAAAGTTAAATTTGTTGGTAATATTATTCCAGCTCCATATAAAACAGGTAGTTATTATGTTGAAGGAGTAGGGACAAGTATAAAATTAATTAAAGCAGAAGATTTAAATATTGTAGAACCATTTGGGCAACTAATTTACACAATCTATGATAATGAAGGATTCGATACACTAAGATACGGTGGCAGAACTTCAATGCCAGCACAAAAAGATTATATTACAATTAATCGTAGCGCAATCAATAAAAATGCATGGAGTCGCAGCAATCGTTGGTTTCATATAGATGTTCTTAAGGCAACAGCAGAATACACTTCGGGTGATGTAGTTTTAGCCGCACTTAATAATAGAGAAAACAGAGCAAATAGACCTATCTTAGAATTTTATCCTGAGCTAAAATTATTTGATTCAGGAACCATTGGTAAGGGCTACGTAGACTTTATCGATAATACTACAACTGACGTAATGAATAGTAATCCAACTATAGGGGTAGTTGGCAGAACAGAATATTATCCTGATGGGAATCAGTATAAAGCTATTCAAGGTAGTAGAGTTATTTTTGCAAACGACAGTGATCCAAATGTAAGAAATAAAATTTTCATTATTAACTTTGCATCAATAAACGAAACACAAGAACCAACCATTGTTCTTACAAAGGCAGCAGATGGCGACATACAAGACCTAGATCAAGTTTATGTTAACTTTGGGACAGCAAACAGTGGAAAGAGTTTTTATTTTGATAAAGGATATTGGAATCAAGCACAACAAAAAACATATGTAAATCAACCACCATTATTTGATATTTTTGATAAAAACAATATAAGTTTAGCCGATAAAGATTTTTATCCAGGCAGTAATTTTATAGGTTGCACGTTGTTTGAATTTAAACCTGGTGTGGGCGAAAATGACCCAGTATTAGGGTTTCCATTAGCATACAGTTCAGTAGCCAATATTGGAGATATCAGTTTTAGAATATCATTGAATGAAGATGTATTCAAATATTCTTTAATGACAGGACCTGTAACAGAAAAAGTTAGCATAGGTTATCCTCATCGCTATACGGATAGATATGAATTTACGAGAGAATTGGGTTGGGTAAAAACAGTTGGTGAAAGCTTTCAGTATCAAGCATATAATTTTACATATAATCCTATACTAAGACAAAATTCATTTACATGTAATGCAGTCGCTATAGATCAGAACGATAGCCCATGGCCAGTCATTAAGGTCAGTGTAAATGAAAATATATTAACCAGTGATCAGTACACAGTTACTAAAACTGATAAAGAAACAATTGTTACACTACTAAATCCTCCTGTAACTGAGTCCCCTGTTGAGGTACTTATACACAGTGAGGGACCATTGGGTGAGGGGGCATACTATACTATCCCTATTAACTTAAGCAGCAACCCATTTAACACACCGATAGCGTCATTAAGTTTAGGTGATATAAGAAATCACTATCAAACTATTTTTGTTAATAGTCAACAACTGACAGGACAAGTTTTTGGATCAAACAATTACAGAGATGCGGGTAATTTAATCACGTATGGTGATAAAATTATTCAAAACAGTGCCCCATTAATTTATGCTGCGGCATGTCTAAGAAACAAAAATTTTAATTTATTTGATTCATTAACTTATAGTGCAAATGAATATGTTAATTTTAAATTATTAATTACAAGTATTATTGAAACAGTAGAATATAGCGGAGAGAGTGCATCTGATTTATTAGATTTAGCACTACAACAAATCGCAAGCTATAAGGATCAAAACACTTCATTCTTTTGGAGTGACATGATACCTAGCAGAGCACCTTTCGCTGCAAATACCTACGCATTCAACGCATTTATAGATACAAGTTTCTTTCCATTAAGCAAGATTTACGATTTTAGTAAAGCAAGCTATGATGGAATTTTGATATACCTAACTAAAGAAACAGAGAGTGAGACACGAATAACGCAGCTATTAAGAAATCGTGATTATACAATTAGCCAAGACGAACCAAAAGTTATTATTACATTAGATTTAGAACCTGGTGATAAGATTACAATAAAAGAGTATAATCAAACTTATGGTAGCTTCGTACCAAATACTCCAACCAAGTTAGGTTTATATCCTTTATTCGAACCAAAAGTGGTTTACGATGATACATACGTTTTCCCTGCATACTTCATACAAGGTCATGATGGCTCATATACTAGAATATATGGTAAAGTATCAAAAGAAGGTACTTTATTAGATTTTAGAGACAGAGTATTATTTGAATTTGAATGCAGAGTTTATAATAATGTTAAGTTAAATGTAAACACTTTTGTATCCAACGATGATGTTCTATCCGGTTATTTTAGAAAAACTGATTTTACATATGAATTTACAAAAAATTTATATACGACATATTTCTTAAACTGGATAGGTCAACACAGAGTGGATTATAAAACTCAATATTTCTTGCCAGACAATCAATTTACCTATAATTTTGATCAGTGTAAGTTCAAATTAGACGGTGAAGGGTTTAAGCAAGGAAATTGGAGAGGTATATATCTACATCTATATGATACTACAACTCCGCACAAATCCCCATGGGAAATGTTAGGCTTCGTTTCAAAACCATCATGGTGGGACGAACGATATGGTGCAGCACCATATACATACGATAACAAGATTTTATGGGAAGATTTAGAAAATGGAGTCGTCTACAATGACGGTGACAGTTATACTATACCAACAAGAAAGAGACCAGGTTTAAGTAAAATCATTCCAGTTGATAGTAGAGGTAATTTAAGAAATCCATTAGATTTTCTAACTATTGGAACAGACCAACCTACATATGACAGAGGTTGGAATGCAGGTGATTATGGTCCGCAAGAATTTTCATATTGTAAAAGCAGTACCTATCCATTTGATTTAATTAAAATATTAGCCATAGCTAGACCAGCTAAATTTTTTGCTCTAACCCAAAATTTAGATGCATACAATAAAAATGCTGAATTTAATCAGTGGTTAATTAACGACAGAAGCAGAATAACAACGAGTTTCGTAGATTATGGTTCTGGAAAAGCACAGCATGGATATATAAATTGGATTGTAGATTATGTTCAAAGCTTTGGTCTAAACGGAAACGCAACATTTAAAGAGCTTTTAAATAATTTAGATGTTAGATTAGTATATCGCATGGCTGGTTTTAGTGATAAAGATTTACTAAAATTTTACTTAGAAAAAAGTTCTGCTGGCTCAAAAAGCAATTCATTATTAATACCAGATGGTAGCTTTGCTTTGATGTTATACGAAAATGAACCGTATGACAGAGTAATTTATAGTAGCGTGATTGTTCAAAAGACTAATAAAGGATTCAAAGTATACGGTAATAGCCAAAACAAGTCTTACTTCGTACAATACACGCCTAATTACAATGGTAGATATAAGAATATAACTGTACTTGAAACAACAATATATGTTTCGGAAAACTTTTATAAAAATGAAATAATTGTTCCTTATGGAAGTGAGTTCGTTTCATTAGAAGCATTATCAGAATTTATTATTAACTATGGCAGATACCTTGAAGATCAGGGTATGAAGTTTACGAACATTGAAGAAGGTATAGAAATTAATTGGCAGCAAATGATTGCCGAATTAATATATTGGAATTTAACTGGATGGGAAGCAGGCAGTACAATTAATATCAACCCAAGTGCAAATGGTTTAGTCATTGATAAAGAAAATGCTATAGTTCAACCACTTACACTATTCCAACAAAACTATGCACTGAATCAAAACCTTGTTCCTATACAACTTAAAGATTTAGTTATATCTAGAAAAGGCACAGAATTTACATTACAAACTCTTAATACAGGAGATTCTGTATCCTATTTCACTGCTAATATGAGTACCATTGAGCATGGAATCGTGTTTGATAATTATACTCAGTTTAATGATACTATCTATAATCCAATAACAGGATTGAGACAGCATAGAATATTAATGAAGGGTACAAAAACTGCTGAGTGGAAAGGCACGCTTGATACCTACGGATTTATATTAAATCAAGATAACATTAAAGATTGGCAATCTAATCAGAGATATATTAAGGGTGAAATAGTTTACTATAAAAACAGTTATTGGATGGCAGCGGATAGAATAGCTGCCGAAGCAACCTTTAATCAAACCAAGTGGATTAAAACAGATTACGAAAAAATTCAAAAAGGTTTATTACCTAACGCAAGTAATCGCAGTTTGGAAAGTGAACTATATTACGACACTACAAATACTAATTTAGAAAGTGATGCCAACTTATTAGCGTTTGGTTTAATTGGTTATAGACCAAGAGATTATTTAAATGCAAGTAACTTAGATGATATCTCACAAGTTAATGTTTATAAGAACATTATTTCTGAAAAAGGCACAAGATTAATAGCAGATGCAGTTCAAAATATCACACTTACTACCGGTAAAATAAGCTATGATGTTTACGAAAACTGGGCTTTAAAAGTTAGCGAATTTGGCGGCGTTGAAAATGAAAACTTTGTAGAATTTATATTTGATGAGACAAAATTAACAGGTAATCCTGCAATCGTTGGAATCGTTGACAAAATGATTATACCTAACGTAATGCAGTCAATACCTTTAAATTCTGTCATAAATTATGGAAGACCATTCAGTGAGAACAAAATCGCACCTGTCATAAAAGCAAATTATATTGAGAAGTTACCATCGGCAGGCTATGTGCATTTTGATGATGTAAGAGTTACAGGATACAGTATATCGTCATTAAAAAATAATCCAATAACAGCAAATGATGTTAATATGGATGATTATATTTGGGTTGCAGATGAAAAAGATGACTGGTTAGTAAACACTGCAATTTCAATTAGCGAAAAGAATTCTACAGTAAAAGTAGTTGAAGCTGTCAATAATCTAGACGGAACAATCACATTAAGGTTTGAAAATCAACACAACTTAGTTTTAGGTAATCATTTCATTTTATTGAAATTTGATTATAGAGTTGATGGTTACTATGAAGTTAAAAACGTTACAACCTTAGATACTATTGTAATTGAAGTTACTTTGCCTAACAATGTGTTAAGTATTGTAGGTGAAGGTATTGTTGCTAAGTTTCAAAATCAACGTGTATCTACCCCAAGCAGCATTAACAATTTACAGTTAATTAACAGTGGCTTTAGTAAAGCAAAAGTTTGGGTAGATGAAGATACCGATGGTACTTGGGCAGTTTATCAAAAAAATATAAATTATATAAAGCAAGACATTGTAAAACCAAATAGTACAGGAACATTTGGATCAGCAATAGCGCATCACTCTAAATTGGGATATTTTGTATCCGACGCAGCACAAGGTAAAATTTATAGATATCAACCAGATGATTTTGAAAAATCAAAATACAGAGCCAATGAAGTTATAGATAAATTTTTAGGCGTGACCATTGGAGCCGGATTCGGTACACAAATAGCTATCGCTCAGGATACTATGATTGTGACTAAACCAGGAACAAATAGCACAATTTATGTATATCAAATTAAACGAACACGAACAGGTAATTATGTTGAAAAACCTGCAATAACAATTAATTCTCAGCGAGTAGGAGATTCAATTGCATTATCGGGTGATGCTAATTGGCTATATGCATCTTCTCACACAGTATCAGGTAATTTTGTAAGAACATATAAAAAGACTGCTGCTCAAACCTATGAGTTTGTGAAAACTTATAACTTAGGCGGAGACTTACAGGACTTTTCTAAGATTACTCTTTCTACAAACTACAACGGTAGTAAATTGTTTATCGGCGCGCCATTAAAGAATTATGGTACATCACCCAATCAAATAGTAAACGTGGGTATGGCTGCTGTTTTAAACAGAGTTATTGAAAAGATTGATGTTAAGCGTGATTATGTTGAGGATACCGAGGTTTATTATAATCTATCAGTTTCGGCTCCAACAACAGATCATTATCTAGATGTTTTTGTTAATGGTAAGCTGATTGAAAATACAAAATATCAAATTACAGTAGCTGGACTACAATTCTTGTATGATCTTAAAGCGGGAGACGTAATTGAAATATCATATCCTGATTTATTCAAGACACAAGAATTTCAATTAACTAATCTAGCAGAAATTCGTCCTGGTAACGCTTTTGGTCATGCATTAGACACAAATAGACATGGATCTGAATTACTAGTTGGTGCACCATTCTTTGTAAGTGAAAATAATTTAGAAGGCTTAGTAGTACGCTATACTAACTATGGTAAAAAATACGGAATAATACAGGCTACTAATAACTATTCACTTGCTAGCTCAAGTAAAATATTAATAAACGGATATCAAGTTACATTACCCACTAATCTACTAGGTGCAGTAAATGCTATTAATGATGCTAACATAACTAATGTTTATGCAAGAGTAGTAGATAATAAACTTGTTATAGGATTAGTTGACCCTAACTTAGGTCCTATAGAAGAAAAATTAACAATTCAAGCACTAAATTCTACAACACTACAACAAATTGGTATACTTGAATATCAAGAAAGTCAAAGAATCTCTGATCCTGAGAACGTAGAGGGTGCATCACAATTTGGTTTCTCAATCAAGTTTAATGAATATAATTCTTTTGCTGTTGGAGCACCAACTAGTACAAGAAAATCATTAACCACGTTCGATTTTACAGATGATCTAGACACAACTAATGACACTATATTTGACAACAACTATACGAAATTTGTTGATGAATTGGGGTCAGCCGGCTCAGTTTATATCTATGACTATTTGGCTAATCATAATGAAAGCGCAGACAAATTAGGTAAATTTGTTTACTCACAGGCTGCAAATGATACAACATTAGATATTGGTGCTAACCCGCATTACGGTAAGGTTATTGAATTTAAAGATTATAATCTAATCATTGGATGTCCTGATTATAAACCAGGTGTTGATAATGGTAGAATAGTATTTTATGAAAACAAACAAAACTTAAGAAACTGGCATGTGCTTAGAAAATCTAATGATGTTATTGATGTTAATAGATTACAAAACATTCAAATATTCAATGCCGAAAACAATGAAAGAATTGAGTCTTTGGATTATATAGACCCTCTACAAGGTAAATTGTTAGGAATCGTAACTGAAAATATTGATTATATCAGTAGTCAAGATCCTGCAGGATATAACTCTCAATTAACAACTGGTAATTTAGTTTGGGGAGATGCATTTGTAGGTAAAATATGGTTTGACACTTCGACAACAAAGTTTTTAAATTACCATCAAGAAGATGTACTTTATAATGCACAGAACTGGGGTAAAATATTCCCTGGCAGTACAGTCACAATTTACACGTGGATAGAAAGCAATGTGTTGCCTGTAAATTATCAAGGACCAGGTACCCCATATAATATAGAATATTATACTTCATTGTATAATGTTGACAACTCGGGTGCATTGACAAACAAATATTATTATTGGGTACGTAGTACAAATATTTTGAGTAGCGATAAAACATTACCTGATTCAATATTAGAACAATATATTACTGATCCACAAAGTTCAGGTATAGGTTATTTTGCCGCACTACAAAACAATGTGTATGGGTTATTTAATGCTATAGATTCTATTAAAGGTAAGTCTACGGGATTGCATATTGGATTCACAGATAAAATCAAAAAAGATGATTCTTATAATGAATTTAAATTAATCAAAGATGGTAATCCTAATGATTTCTTACCAGGAGTACCTAGTGCGTATACTGCATTTGAAATGCCAGAGAGTTTATATGATAAACTACTTGATAGCTTATCTGGTATAGACGAGAGAGGTAATTTAGTCCCTGACATACATCTTCCAAAGCTATTACAGCAAGGAATTAAAGTAAGACCAAGACAAAGTTTCTTTAGTAATAGATTAAAGGCACTTGAGAATTACTGCAAGTATGTAAACAGTGTTTTAATCAAGCATCCTATATCAGAAATTTTAACACCAAGCTTTATCGGAGAATCTAACAAAGAGTCAGTACCAAAAGGAGCTCCGGGCTTTTTAACAACTAGCGGAGAGTTTTTCAACACACCTGATTATTGGGAGCATGTATATTGGTGGGCAGACGGCTACAATAATAATACAAAGCCTGATGTTGAAGTGTTAAAGTATTATGATTTAGCCACATTGAATCCATTTGAAAACATGTTAGCTGGTGTAACAACCAACAGTGATGGCAAACGTGAGGTATATCTTTATACTAATGGTGATTGGGTACGAGTTGGTCTTGAGCAGGGCACCATTCAAATAAAAGAATCATTATGGAACTATGAGATACTTGGATTGGGATTCGGAAATACATTCTATGATACAGATAGTTTTGACGTTTTCCCTCACACAGAAACAAGATATATTGTAAGGTCCGTGACTGAAGAAATATTTACAAACGAATTGTTGATTCATAGAAATAAGAGTTTAATTACCCTATTTGAGTACATTATAAGTGAAGCTACATCAACAAATTGTTACCTAACATGGTTAAACAAAACAAGTTTAGTAGATGTAACTAATACACTACGTGAGTTGAAAGCCGACTTGAATTATCGTTCAGATAATCAAGATTTCTTGCAAGGATATCTCAAAGAGATTAAGCCTTATCATGTTGTTATGAAAGAGTTTGCAATAAAGTATACAGTAAATGATACATATGATGGTCAACTTACAGATTTTGATTTACCGGCGCAATATGATTTTAATTTAGGTAAATTTATTACTCCTAATCTAACTTTCTTCCCTGTAACAGCAGTAGGAGAATTTGGACCAACTGACGCAATATGGAACAGATCAATTTATTTTGATTGGTTAGATAATTATGGATTATCTTTAACTGGACAAAAGTCTGTAACAATAGGTTCATTGACAAAGTATATTACTCCTGTTAGTGAAACAATTTATATTGATAATGCTTATGGATTACCAGTAAACGGAGTAGTCAAAATTAATAATGAATATATTGGCTACGCAGGTGTTGATAGAGATGCAGGAAAACTCACATTCGTAAGCAGGGGTTTACGAGGCAGTGTGGCGTCTGATCATAATCCAAATAGCAAAGTTATTATAGATTTGCCTGAGGTCGTAGTCCTTAATACAGGTAGAAACTACATTGATGTACCGACTGTTATAGCATATATTGACACAACTAGATATCCTGCTCCATTACGTGAAGCGGTTCTTGAACCTATTATGGCAGACGATAAAGTAGTAGGTGTGAAAGTTGTAGATTCAGGTGCTGGTTACGCAGCAACACCTGAAATAATTATCCAAGCTTCAAAAACATTTAAGTTCAATAGTTCTGTTGTAAACTTTTTAGTTAACTCAATTAATATTGATAGTGTGGATTTAAACACAGGCGACGTAGTAAGATTCGTGCATGGTGAAGGTAACCCAATTAAGGGTCTTGCAAATAAAAAATATTATCACGTAAGAGTACTTTGGAAAGATGAAGTGTTTGGAGCTAAATCTATAATCGCTTTATATAGCACAGCAGTTAATGCACAGCTAGACAACCATAGAATTGACTTAATAGACACTGGTTCTTCTACTGATAATAAACTAGAGTTAACAGCTAGAGCAGTTGCAGTTGCAAGTAACACACCAACCAGAGAGATTTCTACTAAACTTAAGTTTGACAGAACAAGCTACGTAAGTAAAGTTACGGAATGGAAATCAGGTGAATTTTATGCTAGCGAATTCTCTCCCTCAGGAGATGAGTCAAGTACTTCCTCAATATCAGCTTCAGGTTCAACACTATCAAGTGTACAGCATCGTGTGTTTGATATACAAGAAGTAACACTTGAAGAAGGCACAAATGAAGTTGCAGTATCAATTGATTATACCGGTTCTAGTTTATCACCAGGACAATTAAAAGGTCTACCTTTGTATTTCTACGTAGTTCCACCTACATACATGTACCCTCAGCATGTTAAAGTTAAAGATATAATTATAGGTAACCAATACAAAATTTTATCTTTAGGCGATACTAATTGGAACTTTATGGCAGGGACAACAGGCTTAACATATAACGTAGGAGATTCAATCAAGCCTGTAGTAAGAGGGATGGGCACCGGAGTTGTCACAGCATTTTTAGCACCTAATAACTTAGAGTACGACAAATGGTATGTGATTGCCGAGTTAGGAGATACGAGATGGGATTTAATTGCTCAGACCGAGGGAATTATTTATCAGGTAGGAAACAGAATTTGGATTGAAGATTTATCACCATCTAATTTTGGATCTACTCCAGGCAAAGCAATAGAAGAGGGCCATGCTCTAATCAAATTCTACAGACCTAACTTTGTTTTCAACAAAGTATACAATGAGTATTTTGTAGAAGTGTTTAACAAAGGCACAATCTACAATGTAGGTGATAAAATTACTGTAGACGGTGTTTATTTAGGTGGTGTTAGCGGAGCAAATGATGCAACAATTAAGGTAGTCTATACACAGGCTAACAAAATGGAATTATATGAATTGTCTGGGTTGGCAGTAGGTGCCTTTAAGCAATACTATGTGAAACCTATAAATCAAACTCAGCTAAAAGTTTATCATGATGCCCCAATGGTTAGACCTGTAATTGCTAGTCAAGTTTGGAAAGGCAACAAGAGTTACAAACGTGGTGACATTGTTTTAGCTAATGGAAAATACTATAGAGCAATAGCTGATGTTGAGCCAACAACTGTCAGTGCAAGAAGTATCGTAAAAGATAAGAGTTATTATGTAAAAACAGTTGGATTAATAGACTGGACCGTAATCGGAGCCGACACCGCAAATGAATTAGCAGGTACTGAACCATTTACAGCTACAGCAAATGGCAACATCTTTATAAACGCCTCTGCATTTGTTTATTTAAATGAGTTTAATCCTGCAGGTTACGTCAGATTAGAAGATAACCCGTTCCCATTTGATAATAACAGCTATATGTACTTACCTGAGCCTGTTCAATTAACTTCAGGATACTCACGTACTACAAGTAGTATAGTAAGCTTAAACAACAGACTGTACAAGTGCTTGGTTAGTAACAATGACACAGAGTTTGATTTTGACAAATGGCAAGTTTTAGATAGTAACAAAGAAGAATTAAATGCATTAGACAGAATCGTGGGTTTTTATCAGCCCACTACTAACATGCCAGGTAAAAACTTACCATTATTATTAACAGGTGTCGATTACCCTAATAATACATATTATTCAAATAAGTTTGATGAAAATTATACTTTAGATACACAACTAAAAGATCAACCATTCTATCCAAAAGATATAAAGATTAGATCCGTATTATGGGATAATGAAAAGTATCTTGCTGTAGCAGACGGTAGAGATTATTCTATGATATTGTTGAGTTACGATGAAGGTATTACTTGGCAAATTAAGAGAATAAGTGCTGATGTACTAGAAGTTTCCGACGTGATACATTCTGGAACACATTATGTATTAACAACTAGAAAGCCTAGCAATCCTGTCTTTATAAGTTACGACGGGTTGTCATGGTTAGGTTTAGGTAGTTACACACCTTATGATAAAGTTGACTTTGACGAGCCCGGTGAAGCATGGGATAGCTCATCATTAACTGCTCCCAGCGGCGGGCTTTATAATGTAGCTAGCCATAATGATTTTTATGTGGCAGCAGGTGATCAACTTGTAGCAAGTACAGACGCATATGCTTGGGACAGCGTTTATAGCTTCCAAAGTAGAACAGAAGCAAGAGCAAATTATATCGACTACATTAACAGTGAATTCTATGCTGGCTTTATTGCAGTTGGATATGGATTAGATGTTATTGAAGATCCAACTGAAGAAGTATCAGCGCAAGTAACAACTATTGGCAGAGTATTATTAAGTGAAAATGGTAGAGCATGGACACCAATATATCCACACCCAACTAATAATGGATTGAACACAGTAGTAGGTGGACCTGAAATGATTGTTTTAGGTGGCGATAACGGAACAGTATTGTATTCTACGAACATGCAGAATATATTTGCAGGAACAATAGAAGGTGATACTATAACAGATAACATTTTAGCTGGTTGTTATGCTGCTAATACGTTTGTGTTTGTAGGACAGAATGGATTAATCTTAGTTAGTTATGATGGTATGTCATGGTCTAAGATTACCTCAGGAACGAATCAGAATCTTAATAGTGTTACACACGATGGACAACATTTCTTAGCAGTAGGTAACAATGCTACAATTCTACGCAGTTGGGAAGGATTAGTATGGCAAAATGTATCTGCAATAGGCGGTGCAAATACATTCTATGAAGTTAAAGGTGATCCTTTCACTTCTGGATATGGTCCTGAAGAAATGGTTCCAGGAGCTATTACTGATCAATTCTCAATGACAGTAATTACAAGATCAGGCAGTACATGGAATCCTGAAGTATATCAACATAATGGATATAAAGTTATAGGTAACAAAGTATCCCCTAATGGTGTAGAAATTGATTTCTCTAATTTCTCACAAGCACCAGCACAATTAGCATTATCTATAATGGATCCGTTATCTAACCTTAGTAAAATGATTCATCCAAACGTTACACCAACTGACAATAATGAATACACATATTCAGTTGATTGGATTCAAAAGAAAATCACACTAAACAAAGAGATTAGAGAAACAGAAATTATTTTAGTTGAAGTTTATGAATTCGGTAATGGTAATCAATTAGTAAGAGCAACGTCAGATGATATACCAGTTACTATAGATGAATCCACAGGACATAGCCAAATCGTATTCAATATAAAATATGAAGAATTATTGACTGCTGATCCTGCAGTTTACATAAACGGAGAAAAGAAAACATTTACTAATGATTATGTAATAGCTTCTACTGATAACGGCAGAACAAAGCTGTTATTTGATAGAGTTTATGATACAACCGTTAATTTCATAAGTTTTGTATTATTTGGTAGCACGGTACAAAATTATGGTTATTCATTGCCAGAAACACAAGTTTTTGAATTTGACAGTACAGGTCAAACTGGTCTAGCGTTAGATTATCAATTAATAGAAAATGAAAATGATTATATTCCTAGGATTGTTAGAGTCAATGGATTAGAACTACCCATCACTGACTACACTATTACAATAGGACCTGTGTCTACTTTGGCAATTATCCCAACGTTGAACGAGGGCGATATAATAAGTATCACTACATTTAATGACACTAGAGAGCAGTATTTCTTACAAGAAAGCATTTCTACATTGAGAGTTACTCCGTTATTAGCTGTTGCGATTGACAAGGATGTGGTATATTTGTATATAACAACAGAAACAGACGAAGATCCTGGATTAACTACAGGTGATTTAATTCAGATAGATGGTATTTCTGGTACTAACCAATTAAACAATAATACGTATTACATGAAGTTAGAAACGAAATTTAGTGAAACATTTACTGAATACGATGATGAAGGTACGGAAACGTCTTACACTAAAGATGTGTACCCAATCACATTGTGGTTTAATGATTCTTTAAGTAGACCAGTTACTAGTAGGTTCTTGTCAGAATATGTCGGAGGTGGATTCGTGTGGAAGTATGAAGATACACATGTAATACCTCAAACCATCGATATTAGTGATAAAACTAGATTAAACGTTTCAGTTAATGGAATAAGATTGGGCAGCGACGGACTTAGATTAAATGACGGTAATTATTTAAGCATTTTGGCTGATATTAAACCAGATGACGTTATAATGATTACAAGTATGGTATCCAGCGCAACACCAAATGAAATGATTTATGTGAATGAAGTTGATAAAAACGGAGATCAATTTATTTACAGAGCAAATTCTAGTAATAGAACCTGGTTGACAGAAAACTTAGAACCACTACAAGACGTTATTCATGTAAAAGACGTTTCTAAGCTAATTGATATTGTAGAAGATACATATATTGTAGTAGCCGATAGTGACAGATTATTGGTCAGAATTATATATGACCTAGAAACAATCAAAGAAACCGAAGTTTATAATGAAACCACTCTTTCTAAATTAAATTCTAGTGATTTTACTCTATTAACAAATAATAGTGTAGCTTATCTTGTCTTTAGAAACGGAGTTTCTGAGGGCGATCAAATCAATGTTGTTATGAGATTAGGTGACACTATAAACGTTAACGGAGAAAAGATAAGATACTCAAAAGTTGACTATCAAAACAATACCATAAGCAACTTAAAACGAGGTATTCAGGGCACTGCTATAAACAAGATGCACCTAAAATATTCTTCGGTGGTGGGAATTACTCCAAGTAACACGTTGTTTAATTTCTATTATAATAGAAGCTGGAATAGTGAAATTTATAACGACACAGCAGGAGATCCATTACAAATAAGCGATTCTGCCCCAGCTAAGTTCCTGCAACAGGGTACAAAATAAATGATAAATAAATTATTATGAACGAAAATACTAAAGATTTGAACCAAACCCAACAAAAAGAAGACAGGCCCAACGAAACATCCGGGTTTTACTTCAGTTCAGCTTTCAAAATCTTTGATCCTAACACTAAAGAAGTCTTGGTACAGCAAAGGGGTGACGATTAATGTCATTAATACATACACTAAAAATTGAGGGATTTATTAAAATTTCCGACCCCAACACAGGAGAGGTGTTAGTTGACAAGAAGAATGCTATACACTACGAAAACATATCTGAAGCGATAGCCGACACATTAAGTAATAGAGGGTATGGCTCAATGTACAGAATGGCTTTTGGAAACGGTGGTTCTAGTGTCGATGACACTGGAATAATCACATATTTGCCACCAAATACAGTAGGACAAAATGCTAGCCTATACAATCAGACATATAGCAAAATTGTAGACGACACCAGCATACTTAACGTAGATCCTGCTAGAAACAAAATGCTAGTTTCTCATAGCCCAGGTAAGGTCTACACAGACATTCTAATACAATGCTTATTAGATTTCGGTGAACCAGCTGGGCAGACAGCGTTTGACAACGGAACTCAAGTGGATAGTTTATATACCTTTGATGAGATGGGCATTTTAGCTGGATACGGGACTGATGTAGCAGGAAATGAGCAAACAAGACTGCTTACGCACGTGGTTTTTCACCCTGTGCAGAAAAGCTTAAACAGACAAATACAGATTGATTACACGGTCAGAATCCAAAGCTTGACCAATGTAGTGACAATTTAAGATAAATATACAAAATAGCGGAGTAAAACAATGGCTTATACGATTATTAGAAGTGATGGAAGTACGTTAACTACTATTCAGGACGGTACTATCAACACTACAAGTACGTCTTTAGGACTTCCCGGACGTAGTTACGCAGGATATGGACAGACAATTGATACTAACTTTGTTCGTATACTAGAGAATTTTGCGAGTGCTAGTCCACCTGCTAATCCACTAAGAGGCCAACTTTGGTTTAACACCACTAGAGGCACGTTAAATGTTTGCCCAGCAGACAACACAGTAACCGCTAATTCCTGGTTAGAACTCGCTGCTACAGGCGAATCTGGAACAACTACATTTGGAAACGTTGCAGTTACAGGCAATTTAGTAGCAAATAATATTCAAGCATTAACTGATTTACAAGTAGGAAACACAATTACTACTTTGAATGCCAATGTAACTGGTGATTTATACGCATTGCGTGGCACAATACAAACAGCTACTTTAGCTAATGTAGTCACTCAACAAATTACATCAGGAAATAACACAACTTCAGGCACACTAACTGGTATTTGGACAGTATATGGTCAAACAAATGGTAACGCAGTAGTAGTTAACTCAGGTAACTTAGCTTTCTCAGCCAACAGTGTTAACGGTATCAAGTGCGACAACTACATGTATGCAAACGGTGTCACATTTAATCCAGCTGGTACATACACTAACAGTAACGTATCTGCTTTCTTAACTGGCGCTAATGGTGTTTCAAGATTTACAGGAAACATTGCTCCAACAAGAGTTACTACAACAAGATTAGACGGCGGCGGTGTTATCGCAGGTATATGGACACTAGCAGCCGGCGCAAGATTACAGGCAACATATGCTGACTTAGCAGAAAGATTTGAAGCAGACGACTTATATGATGCAGGTACAGTTGTTGAGTTGGGTGGTGAAAAAGAAATTACTGCTGTTAGAGATGAGTTAAGTGAGAGCGTGTTCGGAGTTGTAAGTAACACTGCCGCTTACTTGATGAATACTGGTGCAGGTGAAGATAATACTCATCCTCCTGTAGCTATTAGCGGTAGAGTTCAAGTTAAAGTTAATGGTAAAGTTAAAAAAGGTGATCGTTTAGTAAGTGCAGGCAAGGGTTATGCAAGAGCAGCTAAACCAGGCGAAGCAAACGCATTCAATACTATTGGAAGAAGTCTTGCTAACAAAACTACGAATGGTTCAGGCACGGTTGAAGCCATTGTTGTAATTAAATAAGGAATTGTAAAATGGCTTACATTGCGGGCGGATTAATACAAGCAAGTGACTATAATAATTACGTAGGCACTGATCCCAGTGCAGCCCCGAATAGATTCAATACCGTATATGGTATGGGAAGTGGAAGATCAGGATATGGTCAGATACCCCTTCCACTAGTAGCTACAGACGCAGTTGTATCTTGGGGTAATTGGAATAATTTGATATCTGGCATTAATAGTGTTTCTAGGCATCAAAATACTATTGTTCCTACTATCTCTATAAATGAATCTGAAATTATTGAAGCGGAAGATAACGATAGCGTTACTTCAGCGTTTGAAACTGCATTAACCTCAATCTATAATAATAGAAATAATTGCGCTGCTCAGGGAGCAACAATCTCAGCTACCGTAGTAAAACAAGAACAATGGAATAATCACGTATTCTTTAGTCATACAATCACCTTCGATTCCGGAGACGCTGCAAGACATTTCTTTAATGCAGGCGGACAAATCGCTATCAACTTCACACACCCGAGTGGTACTGGTATCAATACATTATGGAATAACTTAACCAGAGATTGTGGAACTGTAGTAATCAGTAGTCCAGTTAGCGGTACTACAAAAATAGCAGGTGTAGACTATTCAGGCGTAACGAGAATAGGCGGCTCTGGCGCACCTACTACACTAACTGCATCAATGGGGTATTATAATCTTAATACAACATATCGTGAAGTGTTTAAGCAAAAGGCAGCGCAAGGTAATTACAAATATCTACAGAGTTTTATAAGCGTAAACGTAAAAACAAATGGCACAAGAGGTAGTAATGGTGACGTAGGTAATGTAATCACCATTGTTACGAAATTTGATCAAGTACCTGATGGACATTATTTGAGTTACGGCAGATCAATGGTAAGTAGCGGTAGCGCAGTGACAGTATCATTAAGGCCACCAAGTACCGCGTATATCGCAAATACATGGGGCAATCCATTAATTATAGGTAACGTATTGGCAGTTAACAGTCCTAACTATCAAGGATACACTACTGGAAGCACAGTAACAACATTGCCAGGCGGTGCAGGTGAAGCATTATTTACTAATCCGGGTGTCTATACATGGAGAGCACCAATTGGTGTTACAAGTGTACATGCTGTCGCAGTTGGCGGCGGTGGCGCTGGCGGCGCAGCTTATTGGGCAGGTGGCGGTGGCGGCGGTGGCGGTCTCGGCTGGAAGAATAATATACCTATAGTACCAGGAAATAACTACACTGTTGTAGTTGGTGCAGGTGGTGTTGGTGTTAGTGCAGCAGCAGGTGGACAAGGTACTAATGGTGGTGACAGTTATTTTATTAACTCAAGCACTGTTGCAGGCTTCGGTGGAACCGCGGGTATAGGCACAGCAAGTAACACAAATACAAGTTACGCAGGCGGGATTGGTGGTTCATTTGCAGGTGACGGCGGTGGCCGCGGTGGTGATGGTGGCTCAAGTAATAGCGATTATCCTGGTGGCGGTGGTGGTGCAGGTGGATATTCTGGCACCGGTGGCCGCGGCGGAAGTCAAAACAGTGGATCATTTACAGGCGGTTTAGGTGGCGGATCAGCAGGTGGTGCGCACGATAGATCAAATGGATCAGCTGGATCTTCAGGATCAGGTGGCGGTACAGGATTATTAGGTTCAGGTAATTCAGGAAGTTTATCAGGTCAAGGTGGAAGTAATGGCAGCAACGGTTCCCCATTGTTCACAGTAGGTGGTGCAAGTAACACAGGCGGCTTCCCAGGCGGAGGTGGCGGTGGACAAAGTAATGATGCTAAGACAACTCCAGGATGTAATGGTGGACATGGAGCTGTTAGACTCATCTGGTCAGGTAGTTCTGGCATCAACAGAGCGTTCCCAAATACCAACACAGATACAATCATCACTTAATAAAATTTGGTAAAAGGTGTTCATTATAAATACTCTCAGGAGTATATAATGGACACCAATTCATTCTTAAAAGAAGCAAAAGCCAAATTTAATCACAACGCAGCAAAAGACTATCTCAAAGACAAATATCAGAGCAAATTAATTTTTGCAGACCAAGGTGGTTTGTGGAAAGCCACACCAGAATTTTTAAGTTTTCTTGGCTCTGTTACTACTGATGAAATAGTCATTTTAGACTTACATGAAAATCCAATTAAAGTAGAAACAGAATTACTTAGTATAAAGGCTCATCAAACATACAATGATGTTATGACTGAGTGGCATGAAGAATGGTCTAAATTAAGAAAGCAAAGATGAAGCGCGGTGCATTACTCTTTGCTTTTAACAATGATGCTATTGATTATTACACAATGGCAGTCAAAACTGCTAAAAGAATTAATCATTTTTTAAATTTACCTGTCACTATAGTTACGGATAAAACAACACCAAACAACAATTATCAGTTTGATAAAGTAATTAACGTAGCCGGCGACTTAAGTAATTTTAGAGATGAGAAAATTTGGATTAACAAAGGAAGATATCAAGCCTATCAGTTTAGTCCATATGATGAAACATTGTTATTAGATACGGATTATTTAGTAAACTCGGATAAGTTATTATCAGCGTTTGATTATTGTGAAGATTTTTGTTTCCATCAAAATGCCAAATATTTAATGTTTAAAGAAGCTGGTTCCGATTTAATAGGAACTAACACATTCTTAACTTATTGGGCAACGGTAATTGTATTTAAAAAGACACATAGAAGTAACCTTTTATTTGATTTTATTAAAATGGTGCAAGATAATTACACGCATTATGTGACTCTACACAATTGTTTTTCTACACAATATAGAAATGATTATGCATTGACTATTGCAGCAAGAACTTTAAATGGTCATATTCGAGATAAATCTAATTTTATTCCATGGGACTTACTACATGTGTCAAATGAATTACAACTTTTTAGTAAATCGGATAAGCAATTTAACACAGAATTCGTGTCGGTTTTAAAAACAATGTCTGATCCTTTTGAACCAGAAAAAACTACATATCTAGAGGTAAAAGATACAGACCTTCATATGCTTAGTAAGAAAAACTTTTTGGAGGTTGTATGAAGTGTGGTTACGTTATACTCGCCCAAAATACAGCTAATGTAGATTATATAAAATGTGCTAGAGTTTTAGCAAAGAGTATTAAAAACTTTATGCCAAATGCAAGTGTTAGTTTGATTACCAGTAATGACTGCACAGACAGTATTTTTGATAATATAATTCCACTACCTTATGGTGATTTAGCACCAAATAGTTTTTGGAAACTAATCAATGATTGGCAAGTTTATGAAGCTAGCCCATACGATTACACAATTAAGCTTGAAGCTGATATGTGTTTAACAAGATCAATTGATTATTGGTGGGATATATTGAAACATAAGGATGTCGTAGTTTCTACTCACATACGAGATTTTACCGGTGATATTAGTGAGGTAAAGTCTTATAGAAAGTTTATATACGATAACAAATTACCTGATACTTACAATGCTATAACATACTTTAAAAAATCAGAGTTCGCTAAACAATTCTTTGAATTAATTAAAGAAATTTTTAATAACTGGGAAGAATATAAAACAATACTTAAATGTGATATGAAAGAAAGGGCTACAACAGATTGGGTATATGCAATAGCTTGTCATATACTAGGAGTAGAAAACACTACGATGCCTTTCTTTACAGATATGTCAATGGTTCATATGAAAAAAGATATTAATGGATTATTAACAGAAGATTGGACTGACGAATTAGTTTATGAAATTCTACCAGAATGTTTAAGAATTAATACAATTTATCAAAAGTATCCATTTCACTATCATAACAAAGAATTTTCTGATAAACTTGAACAAGCCTATGAACGAACCTGAATTTAAGTTATATTATGACACTTTTGGTAAAGTGTTGTTCTATTCTTGCGACATGCATGAGGGCGATTATTTGGTCATAGATGCCATGACATATGCTGAGGGTAGATTTGATGTTCAGGTTGTAGATGGTAAAATAGAACCAATTAAGTATACTAGCACAATTTTTAAACTAGCAAAAGATACAACTGGCACTAAATGTCCTGTAGAAGATATTACTATTATAGCTAATGAAAACTACACAGGTGAAACTTATTTTTGGAACGTAAAAAATGTCTGAGATTGTAAGCGTAAGAGATTTAGATTGTATATACCTTAGTTATGATGAACCACAAAAAGAAGAATTTTGGGTTAAAATTCAAAACATGGTTCCGTGGGCTAAAAGAGTAGATGGAGTTAAGGGAAGTGATGCCGCACACAAAGCAGCAGCAGAGGCAAGCGACACAGAAAGATTTATATTAATCGACGGTGACAATATGCCTGATCCGTCATTCTTTGATTTAGATTTAGATTTCACTGATAAACACCCTACCTATCAAATCGCACAATATCGTTGGAGAGCAATTAATGCTGTTAACGGTTTACGTTACGGTAATGGTGGCATGAGTAGTTGGACTAAAACTTACGTCATGAATATGCGAACACACGAAAATAGTGACGGCGGTGCGGCGACGACGGTTGATTTTTGTTTAGATAGTAGTGACAATATATACTGGAGCATGTATGATTGTTATTCAACCACGTATCCTAACTATACACCATTTCAAGCTTGGCGTGCAGGATTTAGAGAAGGTGTAAAGATGTGCCTAGTAGTGGGCAATAAACCAAGTATTAGTTCATTTAAAGAAAGTGTAGCGAGTAGAAATCTTAATAATCTTACTATATGGCAGAATGTGGGTATGGATGTTGAGAACGGTGAATGGGCTATCTATGGTGCAAGATTAGGAACATATTTGACTATGCTAACTGAGTGGGACTATAACAAAGTTCAAGATTTTGATGAACTAGTAAAGTTATGGGACACATTTGAACATAATGAACCTAAACAATTAGCCGAGTTATTGTCTGACAAGTTAGGGTTACCTATGTGTGCGTTAAGTGCAGAACAATCGAAGTTCTTCAAACGACACTATAATGCCGATAAATATAATTTAGGTCCCTTAGTCAGAGAAATGGACATTATACGGAAAATTGAAGGCTGGTAATGTCAGTTCCACTTAAAGTTAAGATTAAAAGATTTTTATTAAACACACAGTTGTACAAATATGCTAAACGGAGATACAGAAAGCTAATGAAAGAGACAGACAATAAAATATGTGCAGTCCCGTGGATGCACTTAAACTTTGAACCAAACGGTAAAGTAGTTCCTTGCTGCTTAACTTCTACATATAATTATTTTGCTGGCGACCTAACTCATCAAACAATTGATCAGATTTGGAACAGCGACAATATGAAAAATCTCCGTGTACAGATGATGAACAACGAGGAGCCTGAGATATGTAGAAAGTGTTACGACAAAGAAAAAGTTACAGGTGAAAGTGGTAGAATATATCACAACCGTGAATTCAAATCAGTATTAAAAAAGATTCCAGTCATTACAGAAAAAGATGGTACTTGTAATGAAATGAAATTAAAGTATTGGGACTTTAGATTTAGTAATCTGTGTAATTTTAAATGTCGTAGCTGTGGGCCAAGATATAGTTCAGCATGGGTACCTGATGCAAAGAAATTAGGCTACACTGATCAGGAAAAAGTTTGGAATATTGATGCAGTCGGTCAACAAACTAACTATGATTTCTTACAGGATCAGGTTCAACATGTAGAGAAGATTTACTTTGCAGGTGGTGAACCATTGTTAATGCCTGAGCATTGGCAGATACTTGATATGTTAGTTGAAGGTAAACGTTTCGACGTTAAGCTTTCATATAATACAAACTGTTCAGTATTAGAATATGGTAAAAAGAATGTGTTAGATTACTGGAGTCAATGGGATTACGGTAAGTTAGAAATTTGGCCTAGTATTGATGAGATAGGTGCAAGAGCAGAGTTAATTCGCAGCGGTACTATATGGCCTAAAGTAGAAGAAAATCTTATAGCAATGACTAAATTGGATAATCTTATAGTCAGACCTGGATTAACTATTGGTGCTATGAACGTATTCAGACTACCTGAGATAATTGATAAATTGCTAGAGTTGGGTGTTATTAAAGAAAAGCTTTGGTATAAAAACTTCTTCATTAATCTACTTGAACAACCTAGTTATTATCACGTTCATATTTTACCAGATGAGTTTAAAGATTCTATCATTGAAAGAATCAATGGTTATATCGGAGAATACGATAAAAAGTATTCAACAGATATAGGACCTCATTTTGCACAAATAATACATGAGTTGAAAAAGCCTCATAATCCTAAAGATGCTATTAAGTTTTTAAGAACAAGCTATCAAGTGGATCAAGTAAGAGATGAAAGTATATTTGATACAATACCTGAGCTAGAGTGCTTGCGTACAATGTATCCTGGAAAATATAGATGAAAAAGATAATAAGGATAGAACAACCTAATTACGCACCGTTTCATTTAACTTGGGTAATAAACAATATCTGTACAAACAAGTGTAGTTATTGCCCAAGCGATTTACATGAGGGTAAGAATCATCATTATGAATGGGAGAATGCTAAAAAATTCTTTCATATGTTGTTTGATAGACATCCTAAAATTCATGTAACTATCACAGGTGGCGAACCTAGTTTAAGTCCTTTCTTTAAAGAATTAGTTCAAATGCTCTATGAAAAAAATCATAGCATAGGAATGACTAGTAACGCAGCAAGAACTGTAAGATATTGGGAAGAAATCGCATACTACATGAGTTACATTTGTTTCTCATATCATCCTGAATTCCCTGATCCTGACTTCATTGAAAAAGTAACAGTTAGTAGTAAAATTACAAATGTAACTGTTAGAGTAATGATGCATCCTAAATACTGGGATCAGTCAATGGAATTATATAAAAAGATTTTAGATATACCTAGTTTAAATGTTGAGCCAGTAAGAATAACTGATTGGATTGGAAAAGATAGAGAAGCGCACCTTTATAACAAAGACCAATTAGAATTCTTTTCTAATAATGGGTATACAGACAGAAAAGAAAAGCTAGAACGACTTATCAGAGATCCTCAAATTAATTATAACACATATTATTTTGATGATGGCACAGAACATTATATGCCAGTAGCTAATGATTACATAAATGCTGGAATGACAAACTTTTACAACTATACTTGTGATATAGGTATAAAGGCAATGTTTGTGTATTGGAATGGCGATATTAATCTTGGTAATTGCGGGGTAGGTGGAGTTATAGGCAATATCAATAAACCAGATGATATTATATGGCCAACTAAGCCTGTAGTTTGCACTAAAAATGCTATTTGTCATTGTTCTAGTGATGTTGATATAAGTAAATGGATTTGAAATGAATACTGTATATGTTTATGGAGATAGTTTTGCTTCTGCTTCTACTCCCATACAAAATTTAGATTGGCCCAGTAGATTTGCAATTAAGTTAGGATGTAAAATTAAAAACAAAGCAATGACTGGGGGTAGTACTGAGCATGCCTTAAAATGCTTACTTGAAGATTATGAACGTTTTGTAGACGGTGATGTGGTTGTATTTTGCAGAAGTACTCCGGGAAGATTAAAATTAGAATTTCAAAAAGAAAGACCTGAAACGGCAGCGGTATATTTACATCCAGTCTCAGATTATAAGTTACCAAAACATGAATGGTACAGAGAAAATAAAAAATATTTAGAATGGTTTGTTGCTAATCAAGATGGGTATATAGAAACTGTGACTCATGAGGCAATGACTCATTTAGTAAGAAATATCGCAGAAAAACTACCTAAGGTTACGTTTATCTTTCTCATGAATAGTAATATCACTGTAAATGTTTCTTTTGCAAAAGAACTAGATAATTTTTTACGACCAAACATTGAATTGCTTACAATATGCAATGAAGAATTAATTTCAGATAAACCAGAAACTGCTTACTATAATTGGATAAAGAAAACACAAATTGATTTAAGGGATAATCATATGAGTATTCCGAATCTTGAAATTTTGTCTAACATGTTAGTAGAAGCAGTAAAAACTAAAAAAGTAGATCATATAAGTATGGATAAATTTAAGAAAAATTTATTAAAACCTGTTAACACTATTCAACAATATATGGATTATGTCAATGCAGGGTTATTGCCATATCAAGACTGGAAAGTTGAGCATCTAAGGTAAAATTATGTATTTTATTAGAATGATTTTAAATAAAATTCGCAGAGAATTATTACACAGAAAAAAATTAAGAGAAGCAAGAAAACGTGATCCATTTATTTACAAATGAATTTTATAGGCATAAGCAACGGATTTCATGATGCAGCGGTCAGTTTAATAGACGACCGTGGTAATATTCTTTTCGCTGGTCACAGCGAAAGATATAGCAAAATTAAAAATGACCCAAACTTAAACGTTCATTTAATTACGGACGTACTAAAACATTCTTCCTCAGGGCATGATTTACATTATTACGAAAGACCTTATTTACGATTCTTAAGGTCATTGCGATCAGGTGAACCACTAGATTTCTCTGTTTTTAGTAAAACAAGATTAATAGGTAAAGAAGTTCAAAAAAGATTAGGTAAGAAAAAGTTACACTATCACAATCATCATTTAAGCCATGCAGCAGCAGGTTTTCAAACAAGTCCGTTCAATAATGCTACGGTATTAATAATAGATGCTATCGGAGAATTTGACACAATATCAATTTGGGATGCAGATTATGACCGTAATGGTAAAGCTATATATAAAAATCTGTATACAAAAAAATATCCAAATAGCTTAGGCTTATTCTACAGTGCTATGACACAACATGTAGGTTTACATCCGATGGATGAAGAATACATTATGATGGGTATGGCTGCTTATGGCAACCCTACATACACCGAACAAATGTTTGAATCATTTGTATACGATAAAAACAATTTTGAATTCAAAGAAAACTTACATACTGGTATAGACGAACGCCATAGCTTCTTGCATCATGCTAATGAAATGGATATAGCAGCTAGTGCGCAGAAGTTTTTAGAAGAAATGTTAGAAGTAGCGTTAACACTGTGCAAAGAAAAAGGTTATAGTAATAACTTAGTATACGGTGGTGGCGTTGCATTAAATTGTTTGGCTAACAGAATACTAGGTAAATATTTTGACAAAGTTTGGATTATGCCTAATCCAGGTGATGCAGGTAGCAGTTTAGGAGCAGCAGCACTAGGTTATGGGCGTAATTTAAATTGGAAGAATGCTTATCTTGGTCATAACATAAAAGGGCATTATCCTACTGTAGATTTATATGATGAACTTAAGAAAAACAAGATAGTGGGTGTAGCTTCAGGTCGTGCTGAGTTTGGACCTAGGGCATTAGGCAATCGCAGTTTATTAGCTGATCCTAGAGGGAATGAAATAAAAGATAAAGTAAATGAAATTAAGCGTAGGCAAAAGTTTAGACCATTTGCACCCGTAATATTAGAAGAATATGCAAATGAATATTTTGATATGCCTAAATGTTGGGTAGATAGTAGATACATGCAAATAGTTGCTAACTGTAAATATCCAGAAAAGTTTCCTGCTATCGTACACCATGATAATACAAGTAGAGTACAGACTGTACCTAAAGACGGATCAGGTATTAGAGAGTTATTAGAATTTTGGCATTATCATACAGGTTGTCCTATGTTATTAAACACCTCACTTAATATCAAAGGTGAACCAATGGTAAATGATAGAGCAGATGCAGATAGATTTCAAAGCAAATATAAAATAAAGGTGTGTTCATGATGGTAGAACAAAAAGATTACGATATAGAAGAAAGAATTAAGTTATGGGAACAAGGTTATTGGGTTATCCCCGATAATGTTGATACTGAGGGCTTTGACTTTTCATGGAGACCTAGTTACTATGACAGACCTTATACGCATCAGTTTGGAACACAATGGCAGAAAACTGGCGGACCTAAGTTTGTAATTCCCGAAAGTGAAGGTGTTAAGTACCATGACTTTCAAACAGTAAGACATTTGCAACATAAAGAAAACTTTTTTATTAAAAATGATAAATTAGATTTTGACTTTAGCTGGCATCCTGATGACACTGAAGAACCCTTCGTGTATATTTTTATTGGTTCAATAGATGAAGAAGAAAAAATTGTTGCAGAATATCATGTAGAGGGCGCTGAAAAACAAAAGTATATTTCAATAGACTTAAAATATAAAATTCCTCCTATCCTTACATTTTCCTCTCAAAAAGAATTCAAAGAGTTAGTTAGCTTATACTTTGATACAGAATTTTGGGCTGTGCCTGTTAACGTAGATGTATCAAACTTTGACTTTGGTTGGATGCCGAATAAACATGAACCTCCATATGTTCATGTATTTGGAACACAATGGGACTCTGATGGAGGACCTTGCTATGTAGTACCGAATAATCAAGGTACTAAGTATCAGCAAAGTCAAAAAGCATTACGAAAGTGTATGGTTCCTATTTATGAAATAGATGATACTACGACAGTTGAGGATTTAATTTACGAATATCCTAGTGATGCATTTTGGGCAGTACCTAACAATATAGACAAAGAATCATTTGATTTTACGTGGGTACCTAACAGATATGACCCTCCTTATATTCATCAATTCGGTACGAGATTTAATACATCAGATGGACCTGCATATGTAGTACCTTCTAATAAAGGTTACAAGTATCATGATTATCCTTTAGCAGCTAAAATACCACTTAAAAAATATACATTAGATAAAATTAATACGTTACAAAAAATAATATCTGAACATAGAACTGAAACTTTTTGGGTAGTACCTGAAAATTTAAATGATGAAGATTTTGATTATAGTTGGGAACCTCCTATAGGAGAACCTCCGTATTTACATCAGTTTGGTACGCAATGGAATCAAGATGCAGGACCTGCACTTATCGTTCCTAATTATATGGGAGTAAAATATCAAACATTTCAGATAGCAAAAAAATCATCTGATACGGTAATTCATTATATTGAAACCGATTTAGATGATTTAATAAATGAATTCCCTGAAGATAATTTTTGGGCAGTGCCTAAAGGTCTAGATGTAAGTAAGTTTGATTTCAGTTGGGAACCAAGAAAAGACGAACCTTACTTACATATGTTTGGCACACAATGGCAAAATACGGGTGGTCCTGTTTATGTGGTTGCTGATTATGAAGGTATTAAATATCAAACATTTCAAGCAGCAATCAAATTGCCGGATGAATCAAGATTTACAAAGTTAACTACTGATGAAATTTTATTCGATTATAGTTGGCATCATGATGATAGAGACCCTCCCTATATCTACAAATTTGGAGTCAAAAATGAGTATAGAGATAATTTAAAATATGTGTTAGAATATAAAATAGAAGGTGCAACGCAGACAAAGTTTGTTGCTAATCCTATTGTAAAATTAATTAACAAAAACATCAAAAAATATTATATTGAAACTACACTTGAGGATTTAATTAAACAACATCCTGATGAAATGTTTTGGGCCCTAAACGCTGAATTAAATTACGACAAGTTTGATTTTAGTTGGGAACCCGAAGATTATGAATCCCCATATGTGCATGTTTTTGGAAACAAAGAGAGCCTAGACCTACAGACGTACTTTGTTATTGAAAAACACTGTAAAGAAAAAATACAGTATAATTATGTTTCTGAACTAGAAATTGATGTAGATTCTAAACTAGATATGTTTTATATTGATAGAATGAATAAGGATAGTTTAGAAAATTTTGAAATACTACAAGAAAAGTTTCCTCAAATAAAGAAAACAAGATTCGCTAACGGCTGGGCTGAAGTAATTGCTAGTTGTGCCAACAAGTCTAAAACTAAACTGTTTTGGGTTTTAAGTAGCGAGATTGATTATGCTGATTTTGATTTTAACTACTATCCTAGTATTTGGCAAACAAGAATGCTTCACGTATTTAAGACCCAATGGACTCAGTGGGGTTACACTTATCTTGTAAATAAGGATTCATATCTTATTGAATATAAAAAAGATAAACTACTTGAAGATATGTCTATGCTAAACTTTGTTAACAAAGAGGCTAAGATAAAAGAATCATTGCATGACATTTATCTAATTGATTTTGGCAATCAACACACTTGTTTAGAAACTTTAAAAGACAGAGTTCCAAACAGAAATATCACAGTTATCCCACACGACACAGATTACTATCAGACGTTCTTTTCTATTGTAGAATCATTGCCTACTAAGAACGAGCATTATATTTGGATATGTAGTTCAATTTGTGATTATAGTAATTTTGATTTTACTCAGACGTTTGATACAGGTACAAGCGAACAGATGTATGTGTTTGCTAGTAATAATCAAAAGTTCGGTGACACATTCTTAGTAAATGTGAATGAATTAAGAATGTTTTTACCAATTATTAAAAAGTTAGATGATTACCCTGAAATAAATTTTAAAGGTGAGCAATCAGTTCCAAGATTGCCTGCTCCTGTTACTATAGTAGATGATGATACTTTGGTTAATAGCATTCACAATCAAGTAGACTTTCCATATCAAGTTCTTATTACAGCAGATAATAAAAACATGAGGCATGAAGATATTGATACAATGTCATTATGGAAAGCAGAAGATAAAACTGTTATAATCACAAGTACAGGTGCAAGTAGAATCATTGCTCCCAAAGAAACAAGTAAGTTTGTTAAGAAAGAAATTTACGATTATCCATATATAATCACAAGTAAAAAATTATCGCAAAGCAAACCATTAGATATTGTTTTCTTTAGTAATGGTGAAGCTTGCGCGGAAGAAAACTACGAACATCTGTTGAATATAGCAAAAGACTTGCCTAACATAGTAGTAGGTGTTGATGGTATTAAAGGTCGTGTAGCTAGTCAACATGAAGCAGCTAGAATGTCAAACACACCTTGGTATTTCTTAGTGAACGCAAAGCTTAAAGTCAATGAAGATTTTAATTTTGATTGGCAACCAGATAGATTACAGATACCAAAGCATTATATCTTTACTGCTACTAACCCATTAAATGGATTAGAATATGGTCACCAAGCTATTGTCGCCAACAATAAAAAGTTGACACTTAATACTATTGTTAAGGGTCTAGACTTTACACTTGACAGTGAACACGAAGTTGTTAATATTAATTCAGGGATTAGTCGGTTTAATACAAGCAAATGGGATACTTGGAGAACTGCTTTTAGAGAAGTAGTCAAACTTAAGCATAGCGTAGAAACTATAGGATCTGAAGAAAACAAAGAAAGACTTGACATTTGGCTTACCGTGGCTACCGGAGAATACAGCGAATATTGCTTGAAGGGTGCAAACGAAGCGGTCAAGTATTATGAAAGTGTTAAGGGTGACTTTGAGAAACTAAGATTAACCTATGACTGGGCTTGGATCAAAGAGTACTACGATAATTTATACCCGTAATTTATAAATAATTATATGTCAGTTGAAGGATTATATTTTGTAATTGGATTTCTGCTTGGGGTTTTATTAACCGGTTGTATCTGTTTGGCTTGTGTTTTAATATACCATGAATGGATAAGTAAAGAAAAGCCACTGAGCGATTACGAAGATTAGTTTATTTCGACATAATGACATATAACCGGGAATTATATGTGAATTATGTATTAATTGTTGCTGTTATTATCTCAGGACATATCCATGAAAGTCAATGGAAAACATTTGACAGAATGGAAGAATGTTTAGAAGTCGCACGTAGCATCACACACAATAGACCAAACATGACCGCATTTTGTGTGCCCGAACAACAAGTTAAGAAACCCTAATTTGTTGACAATCTTTCCGAATAAATATAAACTACAGGTTATTGCTGTATGAAGCAACCCCAAAAGGGTTCTGGACGCGGGTTCGACTCCCGCCTGGTCCACCAAAAGCAAATGGCTTCGGATACTGTGCGGCCGCTACGGTTCCTGAATGTTGGTATAATAAGTAGCTCCAACTTGCTTTTGATGGGCCAGACATGGTTTCGACAGGGTCAAGAGTAGGCGAGTGGACAGCACGGTAGGCGATGACCGTAAATCAAGCAAAATTATAACTGCAAACGCAGCTAACGATGAGGTTTTTGCTCTAGCAGCATGATCTCCGGGGGAACTATCCCTTGTTACCAAAAATAGTAATAGGGACTTCGGTCCCTATTTTTAACTAAATAATAGTATGTGGATTCTCATTATCAGTATGTATTTGCCACAATCTTATGGCTTTACACAAAGTCAGGGAGTTATACAGGCTCCTCAGCCTAGTTACGAAACATGTATGCGTGAAAAAGAAAGAATCAGGGCTACTTGGTATACAGATGGTTACAGAGTAAGTCCAAGATGTATCTACATTAAATATTACAATTCACCCGGTGGTTGATTATTGATCAAATGTTTTGTTTGGTGTAAGATAATCTTTAAAAGTACAATTTCCTGATATTTGTGTGTCTTTTAAATATAGTGCTTGCATAGCCTTAGTCAATTCTTTCCTACACTCACTTTCAGTAAGATAAAAGTTATTAACACTTCCTTTATGTCTATAAGGAGGTTCAGAACTAAGAACGATTATAAGTAATACCCACATATTATTTCTTTAGTAAGCGATATGTAAAATCCAACAATAATTTACCATGAGTGTTGTTATGATAATGTCTACGCATCCAACTATAACCATCATACCAATGCTTTTCACTCTCTGGATGACAACCTATTAATCCGACATTATCTTGAATAATAGCCATTGGATCGCCGTTCTTGTATCTAGCGATAGTTTCAAATTTACTCTCATCCCCGACCAAAGCACACCCGTCAAAGAAGTACATATTCATAGGATTGTTTTCCCATGTGATTTGAATGTTTTTTGCGTGGGGTCGGCGTGTGTCGGTACCTGGTCTTTTTATATATTGAACCACTCTTGTCGTATTCAATAGCCCTAAGTATTCAGTGTCGGCCCAATAAGCACCCATACAAATTCCTAAGTACTTTCCACCTGATGCGACAAAGTTCCGTATGGACTGAGCATGAATTTTCATCAGATATTTGTAAGTATCGCTGTCTCCGATTCCTCCGGGAACTGCAATAATATCCACATCATCAAAAAAGTCATCCTCTAGTTCATGTTTTGTGAAAATCTTGAATCTAAAGTGTGGGCTTAATGCTTTGATAATCCCATTTCCGCTTTGCACTGAACACTTAGGTTGGTGTAAAAATAAAGCTATTGTTGGGAGCATGATATGTCTATTTATCTCCATTAAAAAAGCCCCGAAGGGCTTATTTTAGAAGCTTAACTGACTCCTGAACATGATTGCTCTGTCACCGTTTACACGACTACCTGAGCTACCTACAAGACTGTCAAACTTTGTGTCTACGTAGTTTAACATAAAGCGTAGATTATCTGTACAGAACCAAGTAACTCCATAAGTCATAGCAGTAGCACGATTTGATTTGCCAGTAACTACAGTAATATCACTAGCATCAAACTCGCTGATACGCACACCTACCTGCCATGCACCCTTACCACCTTTATCAGTTGGGTTGTTAGGTTTGATCCAATTAAAGATACCATCTTTGTAGTTGTGACTTTCGCCTGTCAAGTTATACAAAGCTTGCACATAGTATCCATTTATTTTCTGATCGTTACCTGTAGTAGGATCATAATTGAATTGGAACTGTTCACCTTGTACCTTTAGACCATTATAAGCAAATGCTGCTTCAAGACCTTGGCGTGTTCTTGTAGTAGTACCACTTAACGCTGGACCTGTGAACCATGCTGATTGACTGCGTGATTCTGTTCTACCGCTTGCTGGTGTAACACCACCTTTAACTTCGCCTGTGCTATATGCTGCACCTAAGTGTAATACATATGCTTTGCTACCTTGTAATTCGGCTACGTTTGTTACAACACGACCGATGTAATCAAAGCCATCATTAGATGCATCTTTGTTAGCACGACCACGGCTTAGTGCTACTTGATAGAGTAGACCAGGCTTAGGAATACCATGTAACATAAAGCCAGTTTCTTTTCCTGGTATAAACTCACCATCAGTATTACCAATTAAACTACGCTCCATAAAATCAATATTGTTAGAGCTTGTTAATTGTTCTAAACTAAAAGGCATTTTAAACAAACCAAACTGAAATTGCATTTCAGGATTAGCAGCATAGTTTACCCACATTTCATCTGCTGTTGTAGTAGTTGCAGAGGCACCTACTTCATTGCCGAAGTTAGCAAGTAACTGATATCTAAAGTCTTTGGCGAACTGTCCACGTACACCAAATCTAGCACGACGAACTTCTGCTAGGTTCTGATACGAATCTGTGGTTTGACCTGCACCATAAGCGGGGTCGTACTGACGATAGTCCATATGAAGTCTACCTGTAAGTTGGATGGTATTGTTTCCATCTTTACTTTTGAGTCCGATCCCGTTTTCGGTAACTGAACCATCGTTTGCTCTAGCTTGTCTCCACTTGTTGTTATCGCTAACATCTTTGTCGATTCTTTGTTCTGCAAACTTTTTGTTTTCTTCTCTTTCTTCATATGCTTGGAGTTTAGAATTATACTCTTGTTGTGTAAGAATGCCTTTATCTCTAAGAATACTTAATGTTTCTTTGTACTCATCAGCAAAAGCAGGTATTGCAGTTGCTAATGCTAATATAATACTTAATTTTGCAAATTTTTTCATGATTTTCCCTTATTTCCAAATTGCGTTACCATCTGGACCTTTGAAGTCACGGCGCCAGTTTTCTTGTATCAACTTAATAACTGACTGTGGTAAGTGAACATATTCTAATTCTTCACTCATCTTGCTACCATTTTTGTAACTCCAATCAAAGAATTTCAAAATAGCACGACCAGTTAATGCATCTGCTTGTTGTTTGTGCATTAGAATAAAACTTGCGCCAGTTGCAGGCCATGCGTCTTTGCCTGTTTGCCAAGTTAATAATAAGTACATGCCAGGAGCATTATTCCAGTCTGCATTAGCTGTTGCTGCTTTGAATGTACTGTCATCTGGTTGAATAAAATTGCCATCACGATTTTTTAATTGCGTATGTGCGATTTTGTTTCTTTTAGCATATGCATATTCTACATAACCAAAAGCACCTTTGATGCGCTGAACTTGCGCTGCTACACCTTCATTACCTTTACCACCTACACCTACTGGCCATTTAACTGCTGTGCCCTCGCCTACTGTTTTTTGAAAGTCTGCGTTTGCTTTGCTTAGATAATTTGTCCAAATAAATGTTGTACCTGATCCATCTGCACGATGTACGACTGTGATATTTAATGCAGGTAATGTAACTCCAGGATTTATTTCGGCAATAGCTTTGTCATTCCATTTAGTAATTTTACCTAAATGTATGTTAGCAATAACATCACTTGTTAATTTTAGTTGACCACCTTGTATACCATCTAAGTTTACAACTGGAACAACTCCACCTATGATAGCTGGAAATTGCACTAGTCCTTCTTTCTCAAGTTCTTCTGGTTTTAATGGCATATCACTTGCACCAAAGTCAACTGTTTTTGCTTTGATTTGACGAATACCGCCACCACTACCAATGCTCTGATAATTCAATCCTATCCCAGTTTGTGCTTTATAAGCTTCTGCCCACTTTGCGTAAATCGGATATGGAAAAGTCGCACCTGCCCCAGTAAATTCTGCTGACATTGCGACTTGTGAAACCATTAAGGTTAATAATGCAAATACCTTTTTCATACTGTGTGTCTCCTTTAAATAAAAAATATTCATTTGCAATAAATATTTAATAGTTATAGTATGACAATTCTGTTACAAAACCTCATTTTTTAAAAATATTTTATGGAACTCAAAGTTGCTTTGGATTGGCAAATCATTAGCGCCAACCTACGGAAAGACTTGAAGAATGTTAGTCATAACCCAGACTTAAAGAAAATGCTTCAGAATATTGAAGATATGGTTACTGAATTAAGTAGGTCTGAAGTTATTGCTAGGCAAACTAAAAGAACTAGTATGCTGGCAAGTCAAATTGAAAAAATTAATAAGAGTATTAATCACCTACAAAAATTAATACTCATTGCTCAAATAATGAATTAAGTTGCTGCACTAGGGAAAGTTCTTGTAGTTCCCGGCCAAATAATTCTTACATAACCTGGTCCACCTCTACCACCTTGGTTACCACCTGCACCATAGTTGCCACCAACACCACTTGGTCCACCTGAAGCACCTCCCGATCCGCCACCGCCGTTAGGTGTAGTTGAAGTCCCGGCAGTGCCATTTGTACCAGTACCTAATGCACCAACACCTCCGCCAGCTCCGCCTCCAGTTGTCGTAACACCTGTACTTGGTGTAGCATTTCTACCACCGGCGCCACCTCCTCCGCCACCGCCTGCGCCTGCTGTACCTGAGGCTTGCGTTGTAGATGTGCTACCATTTCCCCCTCCACCACCATTGCCACTATAACCACCGGCACCACCACCACCGCCATCTCCACCGCTAATTCCTGTAGTTGTGCCTGATGAAGCACCAATGCCGTTCCCTCCCTTACCACCACTTCCACCTGCTGTACCTGTTATCGCACTTCTTGTGCCACCACTTCCACCTGTTACTGATGTGTTAACTGAAAAGTTGCTTCTGAGTCCTGCACCGCCTCCCCCCGCTGAAACTAGTGTAGTAGCTCCTAGGACAATCTGACTAGTGCCGCCGGCAGTACCATCTGGTCCCAATCTATCAGGTACAGCAGTACCGCCGCCTGACCTAGAACTTATTGCACCAGATCCATATTTTCCAGCAGTTACAGTTAAAGTTGAACCCGGTGATACTGAATAGTTATTTCTATATGATAAAGCACCACCCCCACCTGCACCTCCTCCGTATCTGCGAAGTAGTGTACCTGCTGTATTATATTGCAAACCAAATGCGCCTGCCCCGCCCCCTCCGCCTATACAAACCATTGATATTGAAGTAACACCTGCAGGTACTGTCCAAGATTGTGTAACGTCATTAAGACTGCCTGTCAATGTAAACTCTCCTACAGAAGCCACACTAACTGTTATTGTTCTCGATAATTGTTGACTAGCGGTACTTGTACTTGAAGTATAAAGTACATTAAAAGTTAAGGCAGTTAAGCCAGCATTAGGAGTACCTGTTATTGTTCCTGTGAGAGGATCCCACGATAAACCTACATTTGAAAGTGCAGTTTCAGCGGAACTGTCTGGAAGTATCCAATAAGAACCGCTACCTCCGCTTGGTGTAAATGGTCGTCCATTCGTAACAGCAGTGCCTTGATTGAATGTTATTGAAGTCCAGTTTTGAGTTAGAGCTAATTGTGCAAAATTTTCTATAGTTACAATACTTGCCCTTGCAACCATGTATTTTCTTCCGCTATCTCTAAATAGCCTTATACTTATTCTATCATTGTTATCATCAACAGAGTCATATGGTATACTTAACGTAAAACTTGCAGTGTTACTGCTTATACTTACACTACCTGATTGAGTGTGATCTAAAGACGTTGTGAAGAAGGGATGTGGCATGTTTACGTCATTATCCCAATACAACACTGTGCCATTAGCTACGTTGGTAGTATTTACAGTAAACACTACTGATTGTCCTTCACTGATTGTTGTTGCACTTGGACTTATAGTGTATTGCGGTTGGTTTCCTGTAAATCCATTACCGTTACCATATACTACAATAACTGTTCCTTTACCTCCATTGCCTCCTCTACCGTATGAAGATGAGCCTGTTGTTTTGTATGCAGCACCGCCACCTCCTCCGTCACCATAAGTTCCGTTTTTAGCATCAAACATACTGCTATTGGTAACGCCTCCTGGTCCTCCTAATCCACCACTAATTGGGTAATAAACTCCAGAACCTGCAGTAGTCGCACTACTACCACCATCAATACTCGCAGTAAATGAACCCGTAGTATATACGCCGCTAGTACCAGAACTGCCATATACTATGCCAAAATCAATTACATTGGCTCCACTTGCAGAACTTGTTATTGATTGTCCACCATCACCACCTGTTCGTAAATTATAATTTTTTCCACCGCCGCCCGGAGCTGCGTATATACTAATACCAGTGCCAGTTAAACTGGATGGTGCACCGGCTGCGCCGTCAGTAGTACTACCTGCTAAACTACCTGCACCGCCTGTTCCTGGAAATACTGATAGTGTTGAACCTGCAGGTAAATTAACTAAGGCTCTAACCACAGAGCCGCCGCCTCCTGCACCACCGCTAGCAGCGTAAGAGTTTGGAACTGCGTAACCACCTGCACCACCTCCGCCGCCTCCTTGTGCAATGATAAATGCTGATGAAGAACCTGCAGGTTGCGTAAAGGTCGCACTAGTCACATCTTGATAGATTGTGTAACCAACTTCTACAAATGGTACAATTGCAGTACTTGAGTCGGTAACTGTAACGTTAATACTTTGGGCGACATGCTGTCCTTGAGTTTTGTTCGAATCAGTCCATAACCAAACATAAAGAGTTTCTGATCCTTCTGTGGATTGGTCATTTCTTAAAGTAGTTGTGAAAGTGCCTATATTGTCATTGATAGTTACAGAACCTGTCGCATTAGCATTGTCTAATAAATCACTAACACTCATACCAAACGCTAAGTTGACACTCCAATATAAAACAGTACCGTTAACAACATGGTTAGTTGTAACTGTCCATGTAACAGTGCCACCTTCATTTACAGAAGTTACATTTGGACCAACGGAATAAGTTGGTACCATATCAACGACATTCACGTTGTTACTTGTGGCTACAACAGGACCTGATGTACTATCTGTTCTTATTTGCACATAAAATGATTCTGTACTTTCAACACCGGTTTTGGTCATATCAAGTGTAGGTGTTATAGAAAACGATCCTGCGTTATTCGTTATAGAGAAAAAACCTGATGTTGCTGAAAAATCTAGATTAGTTGTAGAAGTATTAACTATGGTCCAGTATAATGTTGTAGTTGGACTGTTAGGTATATTTGTAGTATTAACATTAAATATACCTGTATTACCTTCGTTAATAGATGTTGGTATAGTACCAAATGCATATGTTCTTGTAAGACTTGTGTCCGCAATACTTACAGTAGTTTGCGCTCTTACAGTACCAGTAACGCTACCAGTTCTAATACTTAATACAAATGCTTCTCCTCCCTCTGTTGTCATATCAGGAGTTGTGGTGATACTGAAGGATCCTGAACCACTTGTTATTGAAAAAGGACCTGAAGTGGCGGAAAAATCACCTGCAGTAATACCACCAGATAAATCTATACTCCAATATAGTGTTGTATTAGAGAGGCTAGTCGTAGTAACATTAAATGTAGTTGTGACTCCCTCATTAATACTTGAGGGTGGACTACTAAATGATACAGTAGCAGCATCAATGATAGTAACGCTTGAACTGGTAGATATATCTTTGCTTTCAAAACTTAAAACAATTGTGAAAGATTTTGGAGCAGCATGAAAGAGTAAATCATTAATAGGTGTTATAACTAATGATGCTCCCCCTGAACCATTTGTAGTAACTGTACCAGATCCAATGGAGTTTAAAAAATCAGCGTTGGTAGTATTACTATGAACTATGCGCCAATTAATTGTCTTACTTATTAAATTGCTTGTTATTGTAAAAGTTACTGAACTATTTTCTGTGACTGATGAAGCTGAAGGAGTTATAGTCGAGGTTGGTGTAAAACTACCTGAAAAAGTTAAACCAAACGTACTCGCAGTAGAACCGAATCTTGCCATATATTATCCGTAACTTGAAACTAAACCTAAAACTACCCATGTACTAGAAGCTGTTCTAATTAATGTTAATCCTAATACTTCTGTTTTGTTAGTTCTAGCAGTTGGGGTCGTACCTTGTAAATAATTAATTGTTTGTCCGCCTACCCCGTTGATTGATATTGAAGTTGGATAAGTCATAGCCGTAGCACCATGTGCAACAATAACAGGAATAACAAGTGCCCTGCTATTGGTTGTAGGAATATTTGTGAATGTTAAGGACAATGCACCAGTAACTCCACTTACATATAAAACAGATGCTAGGTTATAATCATGCGATACACTTACAGTTGCGTAATCTCTTATAACATCCGAACTATTTACAAATGTGCCTAATATACCTGTGCTTGTAACTGTTAATAAGTTTGCAGTGCCGCCCGCACTAACAGTTACGTTGCCGCCACTTGATGCAATACTGACGTTACTTGTACCATTCGCCAATGGTCCAGTCGCTGTACCAACAAAAGAACTTGCAGTCAATGCACCAGTTGCAGCATTAAACGATAAACCTGCGTTTGCACCTAAAGCATAATTTGCTGAAGTAGCACCACTTATCAATGCAGGATATAATGTTCCAGTTGTTTGTGCGGTGACTACATTAAAGTCACTTACGTTTGCATAGTTAACGTTTAAATTAGCAACACGTGTTGTACTTGTTACAGTCAATGGTGCTGTGCCGGTTGCAATTGTTGAGGTAATTATACCGGATACAGAAAGATAACCACTGACATTTGCACCAGTTGCGCCCGCTGTTCCGCTACCTTTTACGGCAATAATTGATGATTGACCATTTGCGCTAATAGTTACGTCAGTGCTTGACCCAACAACAATGTTGCTTGTACCGTTAGTCATAGAAGTAGGAGTTGGTAAACTAGTTAACAACGCACCGTTACCTCTAAACCAATTACTTCCAATATCAATATTACCTGCTACAGTCAATACATTAGCAAGTCCACCGGCAATTATTACAGCATTTGATACACCGTTAGAGGATATACCGACATTGCCATTTTGTGTAATTCTTATGTTACTTGTACCATTGGCTAAATTACCGATAAATGTATTTGCACTAATTACATTCGCACCTGCAATGTTACCACCTGAACCTGTACCTGTTTTTAATAAACCCTTTATCTCTACGTTACCAACACTATCAATTTGTAATACATTAGAAACGCCACCAACTGCCATTGTAATGTTTCCACCTGCACCCGCAAAAGTAACATTACTTGTGCCATTGGAAATCGCTGTTGTTGTTACTCCCGTTAATTGACTTCCGTCACCAAAATATCTTGTTGCAGTAAGATTACCTGCAACAATTACTCCATTACCTATACTAGGTCTATTACCGTGTATTTGTACAATGTTGGCAACACTGTTTGCAGATATAGTTACATTACCGTCTAAATCAGGAATTTTTACATTACTTGTACCTTTAAATATTTCGTTTGGTGGAGGTAAACCTTCTAACTGAGAACCGTTACCTAAGAAATAACTTGCTCTTATATTACCTAATTCTGAGAATGTAACAACTTCATTGGTTACACTTACTCTACTAGCAAAAGTAAATTGCTCTAAATCGTTATCCCAACCCATAAATCCATCAACTGGTGTTACTCCGTTGTGATAATGTAGTAAAATTCCTCTATCTTTTCCGTCGTCGTTTGGTAACGCACCACCTGACGTATTCCCACCTATTTGTATAATAGGATCTCTAACATTCATTGTAGTTGCATTAGCTGTAATCGTAGTACCTTGTACAGTAAGATTACTTCTAATTATTACATTACCTATTAAATCAGTTTCGCCTGAAACTTTTAATGATGTTAAACCACTTGAAGTATTAACACTTGTTATATTTGGTTGTGAAGATGAAAGTACAGTTCCTGCTGTAGTAGCAGTAGCAGCACTCGGAACATCACCATTAACTACACCACCATTTAAGTATGTTATGCCACTACCATTGCCTACTAGGTTACCCTCAATATTAGCACCTCTAATATTTCCAGCAGCAGTAATGGTTCCGTTACCAAATACAGTGTTTGCAGTTGCATTTCCTACTGTTAGACCAGTCAATCTACCTACACTTGTAATGTTAGGTTGTGCTGATGCTGCTTGAGTAATTACACCAGTAAAGAAACTTGCAGTTACATTATTACCTAAGCTTGGGTCTGCTATACTTGATAGTGTAAGTTCGGTTAATGTACCCAATCTTGTAATATTAGTTTGTGTTGCATTTGTTACTGTATTAGCTGTACACGCATGAGTTGCATTTGATACTGTACCGGTAACATTAGCACCAACTATATTAAATAAATTACTTGCGTTTCCTGCAAAGAAATTTGCAGTTACTAAATTACCTAAGTTTGCATTACCTGAAAGTAGATTGCCTCTGAGGTTAGCTACGTAGACCCCAGACACGTTTCCTAATGTTAAGACATCGTTTGTGCCATCAATAGCAATGTTTATATTTCCATTGTTAACTATTTGCAAGTTACTTGTACCGTTTTGTAATCTGTTACCTGCAGGAACATTTGTTAACAATGAGCCATCACCACTAAAGAAGTTTGCTCTAGCTAGATTACCTAAATTAGCATTACCTGATTGAATATTTGCAGATATAGTTAATGTTGATAGTGTACCTAAGCTTGTAATAAAAGGTTGCGCACCTGTAATTATAGTACCCTCAATGTTTCCAGTAATAACATTACCTGTAGTAAGATTACCTATTTTATTAACTTTGAATCTACTTGTAGCTACACCACCTACGTTTTGTTGTAGGTCTATTAATAATGATTCTGCTGAACTTTGTGTATCAGTAACAACTTGTTTTATACCAGTAAATGCAACACTGCTGTTATTCCATGTTTGCAATAGGTCTATTGGATTACTTGTTACTAGGGTTCCTGAATTAACATTTAAGTCAGTCAATGTACCAACACTAGTGATTGCTGGTTGTGCAGCAGTGTAAACAGTACCTGCAACTAACGAATTAGCTACTTGACCTGAAACATTAGCACCGGCTACACTATTTGCAGTTGCAGCAAACGCTACCTCACCGTTAACGTTAGATCCACGAATATTACTTAAGTTATTACCGGAACCTCTAAAGAAGTTTGCGTCAACTAGATTACCTAAATTAGCATCAATAGAATTAAATTTACCTGTAATAGTCAACGAATTAACTAAACTATTAAATTTAAATCCTTCACTTCCGCCGATATTTCCTTCTTTATTGAAAAGAACTTCCGTATTTGATGCTATCCCACCTGGAGCTCTAAATGTGCCTGAAATATTACCACTTACATTACCACCAATGAAATTAGCACCTTTAATATTACCTAATGAAGCATCAATACTTCCTGCTTCAATTTGTCCTGTAACTTTAAGAGATATTAATGTGCCTACACTTGTAATATTTGGTTGAGAACATCCTGTTACATTTACGCCAAACTGTGCTGTTTCTGCATCAACTGCGAATACTGCATCTTGTGCATCAGTAGCGAATGTAGCTAACGGTACTTCACTTACATTAGCACCATTAATATTGTATAATTCAGCTCCGCTACCCTTAAAATATTCTGCACTAATATTTGATGATAGTTCTATGTTAGCTGCGGTAAGTTTATTATCTACGTCTAAATGTGTGAGTAAACCTACACTTGTTATATTTGGTTGCGCTGGATTAATTACTGTATTTGATCTTGTAGCATTACCCTCTAATCTTGCTGTAATTACATTTGCTTCAAAATTATGAAATTCATCTCTTAATACAATCGTGTTTGCTAGATTACTTGTAGATGGTTCATAACCATGTAGATATTGTACATTTAAATTACCAACCATTACGTTACTATAAACAATGAATGGAGCAATATCAGTAGCAGTAGAAGTTAAAACTTCAGATTGGAACTCACCACCTCCTGTATCAATTGTACCTGTATCTGTACTTGTAATTGTAGCAGTACCTAGTTTAATAGTAGTACCAGATAACCATAAATCACGCCATCTAGCAGTCGGAGATCCTAAATCATAAATTGGAGTATTTAACTGCATTTGTACTACAATTGCTGCTCCAACTGCCGGAGCAGTATTAAATGTTAAGTCCTTATTAAGGATTGTATAATTTAGAGGATTTTCTGCAACACCATCAATTGTAATGTTTACTATGTCACCAGGGTAAGGTAGTACGGACAATACAAATAATGTTTGTACACCGTCACCTGTAAATGTGTCAGTTGCGCTTGTAGGAGATGTTACAGGGATTAAGTTACCTACAATATATGAGTTACTGTCAATAGTAATTACACTATTTGCTATATTAATAGGCCCATCTACACCAAGTCCAGTTAATGTGCCAACTGTTGTGATGTTAGGTTGTGAACTTGAAATAGGTAAAATACTACCTTGAATATAATTAGCAGTAACTCTGTTTCCTAAATTTGCATTTCCTGTAGTTAAATTACCATTTAATGTTAAAGTAGCTGTACCTATAGGATTAAATTCAAGTTTTGAACTAGAATCTACTACACCATTTAAATTAAACAAGACCTGATTGTTTGCTGCTAGTCCTGCAGGCGCAGTTAATTGACCCAGTATTACATCAGTCTCAATACTATTCGCTATTATCTTATTAGCAGTTAGAACATTCGCTACATCTACATTACTACCAACATTCAAACTTGTTAGTGTGCCAACACTAGTTACATTAGGTTGCGAAGGTGTAGTTAATGTTCCTGTAAATAAAGTTGCAGTTACATTACTTGCTGTAATGTTTGCTGCGTTTACGTTACTTGCAACATTTAATACAGTTCCGTTAAATGTTAAATTACTTGAACCGGTGATATTACCTTGATTGTTTATTAATATCTGCGTGTTAGACGAATTAGTAGGGGCAGTATAATGATTACCTGTTATTCTATTCGCACCAATAGTTCCACTGTTAGCATATACATTGCCTGAAGTTGAGTTACCGGATACAGTTAAAGAAGTAATTGTCCCTACACTTGTAATATTAGGTTGTGATGCTGTAGTTAACGTACCAGTTAGGAAACCCGCACCAATTGTTCCCATGTTAGCATAAACGTTTCCTGCTGTAACATTACCAGTTACCGCTGCGTTTACTAATGTACCAACTCTTGTAATACTTGTTTGGTTAGCTGTTGCAATTGTACCTACAATAGAACTAGCACCAATCGTACCACTGTTAGCATATACATTACCTGAAATCGTGTTACCAGTTACAGTAAGTGTTTCATTATCAAATTTAAAATTACTACTTGTTCCTAATGAACCCTGTTTGTTATAAACTACTTCTGTAACATTACCTGGAGCACTAAATGTACCTGTAATTGTACCACCAATTACATTACCTCTTAAATTGGCAGCAGTAACATTACCTGATATAGTAGCATTACCAGTTACATTTAATCCTGTTAGTGTACCTAAGCTAGTAATATTAGGTTGACTTGCAGTTTTCAAACTACCTGTTAGTGTAGTTGCAGTAATGTCACTAACAGCGGTTATGTTAGCTGCATTAATATTACCTGCAACATTCATTAATCCATCAGCAAAAGTAATATTGGAGGTAGCTGCTATGTTACCTTGATAGTTAAGTAACATATGTGTATTAGAACCAGGCGCAACAAAGTTACCTGATATATTACCACCTACTATATTACCTACAAAATTAGGTGCTACGATGTTACCTGATGATGTTAGATTTACTAAAGTTCCTAATCTAGTAATATTAGGTTGATTGGCAACTGTTAATGTTGAATTTATAAAATTAGCAGTAACTAAGTTTCCTAAATTAGCATTAGTTGCAGTGACATTACCCTGAACATTTAGCGTAGTGCCATCAAATGTAAGTTTGTTACTAGCACCAATATTACTTTGGTTATTGAATAATAATTCTGTGTTGGAACCAGGACTACGATAATTTCCTGTAAAATTTCCTGAGAAGTTGCCAGCAAAATTGTTAGCAGTAATATTGTTGCTAAAGGTAGCATTACCACTAACATTTAAACTTGTTAGTGTACCAACACTAGTAATATTTGGTTGTGCGGATGTAGTAAGGGTACTCGCTATCCTAGGGACAGTTAATGTATTTGATGTTTTGTCAAAAGTAAATGATGCAGAACTATCAAGTGCATCATTTGTATTAAATTGAACCTCATTGTTTACACCCGCTGCTGAAACATCAGCTTGTGGTTGCCAAGAAAGATTACCGGATCCGTCTGTAACTAAGACATAGTTGGCGAAACCACCTTGAATTTTAACGTTCCCGGCATCAGTAAAGGTCGCTCTACCGGTGACTACTAAATTAGGAGTTTGTAAGAACTCAACTATAAAGTTATCAGGATACCCACCTATTCTATCCCAGGTTTCATTCGCTGCGTTAAATTCATATAAAACACCGTTAATCTGAACTCTTTGTCCGTTTACTGGATTGGCTGGCCAACTCATCTGTTATTCCTTATTGATTTTAGTATTTATCTATGATTTGGTTAGGACAGCTTTGGTCAAATTTTATATTTTTTAGAGTTTTAACAGAACTAAGTATTATCTCGCTGCTAGTTTAGAGCATAGGAGAATACTATGGCTGGTCGTAATTTCTTGTTTGTACCTGGGCCTACAAACATCCCTGATCGTATTATGAGAGCAATGATGGTGTCTATGGAAGACCATCGCTCACCGAAGTTTCCTGAACTTTCGGCACAATTATTTCCAAAATTAAAGAAGGTATTCCGTACAGAACACGGAACACCCTTTATTTTCCCCTCATCTGGTACAGGATGCTGGGAAGCCGCAATAACAAATACACTAAGTCCCGGTGACAAAGTTCTAGCTGCACGATTTGGCCAGTTCAGTCATCTCTGGATAGAAATGTGTTTAAAACATGGATTAGATGTAGAAATCGTAGACTGCGAGTGGGGTACAGGTATCCCATCCGCTAAGTTTGCTGAAATATTAGCAAACGATAAAAATCAAGAAATCAAAGCAGTGTTAGCATGTCACAATGAAACTGCTACGGGAGTCACATCAAGTATTAGTGAAGTGCGTTGGGCGCTGAACGAATGTGATCACCCTGCATTATTATTTGTTGATGCTGTAAGTTCACTTGGGTCATTAGATTTTAAATTTGATGAATGGGGTGTTGACATGGCAGTAACAGGATCACAAAAAGGGTTCATGTTACCTGCTGGATTAGGTATATTATGTGCTAGTAAAAAGGCGTTGGATAAAACCAAATCTGCAAAATCATCACGCAGTTACTTTGATTTAACTGATATGGTTAATTCTAATGCAACTGGTTATTTTCCATATACACCTGCATTGTCATTGTTATATGGACTTGCAGAAGCACTTAATATGATTGAAGAAGAAGGTCTAGATAATATTGTTAAACGCCATCACTATCTTGCAGAAGGCGTTCGCCGTGCAGTAATTGACGGTTGGCAACTAGACTTATGTGCCAAAGATCCAAAATGGTATAGTGACACAGTATCAGCAATTATAGTACCTGAAGGATTTAATGGTAGTGATGTTATTAGTAGAGCATACAAACGCTATAACCTATCATTGGGTGCAGGACTTAGTAAAGTAGCAGGTAAGCTTTTCCGCATAGGTCATCTAGGTGATATGAATGAAGTACACTTAATGGCTGCTATAGCCGGAGCAGAAATGGCTATGCTTGATACTGGTATTAAAGTCGTCCCAGGTAGCGGTGTCGCCACTGCTAGTGAGTACTGGCGAAATAATTAACAAATTGTAAATGTTTCAATGTTGAAAATGTTGCTAATTAGCAACATTTTTTTTGGTTGACGATAAATCCGTTTGGGTATATAATGTCTTTACAGTGATTGATACGGAGTTACTAAATGTTTAACTTTTATGTTGAGTTTGCCGACGGTACTGCTAGAATCGAAACTAACTTGTCAAAAACACAAGCCAAAAGGCTTTACAATAATTGTAACAAAAATCCAGAAAATAACGCTAAATCTTGGGGCTGGGAAGAAAGCAATCCGTGCAAACTCAGTCAGCAAATTCGTGCTAAAAAAGCAACAAAATCCATTGGTTGACAATAAATCCATTTGGGCATATAATGTCTGTATAGTCAATAACAAGGAGCGATAAATGTCTAAGTCAATTTTTCAGATTTTCCCCGGTATCAAGATTATGGACTCTGAGCCTGTTGAAGTACGCAACCCGTTCTCGGGCGAAACTTGTATGCTTACCCCTGAGGAAGTCGCTGTTTATGACTATCTTAAGGGCTGCGAATTGATGGGCGATTACAATGGTGTTCGCAAGGGCATCAATTGGTTCATCGACAACAACGCCGAAGCTTATATGACGTTGCTAGATTGATAACACTTTTTGGTTGACAATAAATCCAAAAGGTTATATAATAACGGTATAGTCAAACAATAGGAGAACAACATGAAAGTAGTCATTTATACCCAAGTTTTTGAAAACTACGCATTCAACGAAGATGGTTCTATCGGCAAAGGTAAGGACGCTTATTGGAAAGCTAAGGGTGGCGATGAGTATGTTGTCACTGGTATTTGGGATGAGGAAGAAGCAACAACCGCTGTAATGGTTTTGCGTGAACAAATTGAACGGGCTGACGATTATGTCATAGAAACAATCGTTGATTGGGAGTTGGTTGATAACGAATTCCTCACACAGTTTGAGCGTGACCAACTTGAGTTTGATGGTAAGATTGAATTTCCCGCAAAAGAAATTACTTGGGCATAAGGAGAAGAATATGTATGTAGCAAATGATTTTGGTAAGGTTCGTATCGTACATGACGGTTCACCGTTCGATACTGCATATGATGTTAAGGTTGAATGGTTGGTAGATGGTAAGTGGGAGTTGTATCACGGCTTTAATAGTCTCAGTGATGATTATGCATTTACTAATAGCCGTGAGGCAGCTGGTCGTGCAATTAAAAAATTGGCAGCACAATCTGCTGCTATGTTTGAGGCGTAAAATTATGGCTGACCAAAATTTAATTGATGTATTGTACGAAGAACTGGTTCATTTGGATGAGCAGGCTGGTTGCTTTGATGAAGAAACCAATGCAGCACTTGATGCCCAGCGTTGGAAACTCTACAAACAAATTCAAGAATTGGAAGCGACCCAATAATTGGGCGAAAACAGTTTTGACAGTAAATCATACTTATATTATAATTCAAATTCCTGCAGTAAATTATATTTTTTTTAGGAGCTACAGTAAATGGCAAAAGTATCTGATAATCATACTATCACTAGTATTCAAACCCGCAAAGCATTGCTTAGCGCATTCAAAATTAAACGACCCGTTTTTCTTTGGGGTCCGCCCGGTATTGGTAAATCTGAGGTAGTTGCTGAGGTCGCAGAAGAACTCGGCGGTCTTATGATTGATTTGCGTATGGCGCAAATGGAACCTACTGACATTCGTGGTATCCCATACTTCAATAAAGAAAATGGTAAAATGGATTGGGCACCCCCAGTTGATTTGCCTGATGAGGAACTTGCAAGTAAGTATCCTATCGTAGTTCTTTTCTTAGATGAAATGAACTCTGCACCGCCCGCAGTTCAGGCTGCAGGTTATCAGTTGATTCTTAATCGCCGTGTAGGTAAATATAAACTTCCCGACAATGTTGTGATTGTTGCAGCAGGTAATCGTGATAGTGATAAAGGTGTTACTTATCGTATGCCGATGCCGCTTGCGAATCGTTTTGTTCACCTTGAAATGCGCCCCGACTTTAATGCATGGCAGTTGTGGGCTGTTGACAAGAAAATTCACAAGGATGTAGTTGGCTATTTGAGTTTTGCTAAGCAAGACTTGTATGACTTTGACAACAAATCCAGTAGCCGCGCATTTGCTACTCCCCGTACTTGGTGCTTTGTTTCTGATCTATTGCAGGATGAAACATCGGACACTGATACTCAATTCAATCTTATCAGTGGTGCGATTGGTGAAGGTCTTGCAGTTAAGTTTGCTGCACACCGTAAACTTGCAGGTAAGATGCCTGAGCCAACTGATATTCTCAACGGTAAGGTTAAGGATTTGCAAGTAAAAGAAGTTTCGGCTATGTACTCACTGGCAATTTCAATGTGCTATGAATTGAAAGAGGCAGTTGACAATAAGAAAGTGGACATGAAAAAGTTCCACGAAATGGCTGACAATTTCTTTGCGTATGCAATGGCAAACTTTGAAACTGAACTAGTTGTCGTTAGTGCAAAAATTGCACTTAAGACTTACAAGCTTCCGATTGAACCCAGTCAATTGAAAAACTTTGATGACTTCCATAAGAAATATGGTAAGTACATTGTTGAGGCAGGTAACTAATTTAGGGTAGCTCCTGGTATATGTAAATATACCATTTGGGTGGGAGTAGAAATATTCTCACCCTTTTTTCTTATAAAGGTATGTTATGACTGAAGAAAAGAAAATGAAGGTAGTTTTTGTCCCAGGTTGCTTTGATGATTTTGATGGGTCACAGGAAGAACTTGATGAATTGGTTGAAGAAATTAAAAGGCTAGCCGAATCAGGCGAACTAGAAGAAAGGGCAACCCCAATTGAAATGGAACTATTAGATGAAATGTTTGATGAACCCATCGACCCTAAAAAATTGCATTGACAGTAAATCGATGTGGTGCTATAATACAAAAAAATAGATTATAGGAGTAAAATATGAGTGACGTTATCGGTGGAAAAAAGAAAAAACGCAATAAAAAATTCGACAATCTAATTGGACCTACTGATCCAAAAGTAGATCATGCAGCCCGTGAACGATTGGTCACTGCACGTATTGGTCTACTATTACGCCATAGTTTTTTTGGTAATCTTGCAACAAGGCTTACACTTGTAAATGCTGATGAATGGTGCGGCACTGCTGCTACTGACGGCAAAAAGTTTTACTACAATTCAAGATTCATCATGATGCTTAAGCCCAAAGAAGTAGAGTTTCTTGTTGGGCATGAAGTGTTACATGTTGTTTACGATCATATGGGTCGCCGAGGCACACGTGATCCTCAGATTTGGAATATTGCTGATGACTATGCAGTAAACGCAGACCTAAAACGTCATAAAGTCGGTGACTTTATTACTACTGTACCTTGCTTATACGAAACAAAGTATGACGGTAAAGCAGCCGAAGAAATTTATGATGACCTAATGAAAAACGTACAAAAAATTTCATTAGATGATCTCATTGATAAAATGCTTGACGATCACATGGATGGTGATGGTGATAGTGATGATGGTGAAGAAGGTGAAGGTAAAAGTAAGCGTCCCAAAATGTCTGATGAGGAACGTGAACAAGCCCGCCAAGAAATGAAACAGGCAATTCTTCAGGCTGCACAAAGTGCCGAAGCAGGTTCATTGCCAAAAGGTGTTGAACGTCTTATCAAAGATGTTACCAACCCAGTTATGCCCTGGCGTGAATTGATTCAAACTAACTTGACTAGTGCAATTCGTACTGACTATAGTTGGATGCGCCCCTCACGTAGAGGTTGGCATATGGATGCAGTAATGCCAGGTATGACACCGGGCGAAGAAATTGATGTAGTTGTTGCACTTGATATGAGTGGTTCAATTGGTGATCATCAAGCAAAAGCTTTTTTAAGTGAAATCGCAGGCATGATGGAAGCATTTGATGGTTACAAAGTTCATGTATTCTGCTTTGATACTGACATTTATAACTGCAAAGATTTTACAAGTGAAAATCTTGATACGATTGATGAATATGAACCACAAGGTGGAGGTGGCACAGACTTTGGTGTAATCTTTGATTATCTCAAAGAAGCAGGCAACGTACCAAAACGATTGATTGTGTTCACAGATGGTTATCCTTGCGGTACTTGGGGCGATCCAGATTACTGTGATACTACATGGATCATTCACGGTGACAAAAATCCTAATCCCCCGTTTGGTACATACGCAATTTATGATGACAAATAATTAGGAGAATATTATGAATGATATTTTAACTGTATTACTTACTTTGAGTATGATTGGAATTTTTGTTTATGGTATTTCTTACTTTGTCAGTAAAGTAGGCAATGACGATGAGCAAGAGTAATCAATATTTGGCTGTGTGGGATTGTTATGGGCTGGAAAGCCTATTCAATGTCACACAGTATATGCAAGAATGCACCTACAACACATTAATGGAACTGCCATTGCCTGAATCAATTCCGTTGAATCATTTATTATTAAGGGCAAGAAATAACACTCAAAGAAATTACGAAATTTATGTCTTTGATGTTGAAGAAGATGTAACCGAAACAATGTTGCGAGAAAGTTTTGAGGCAGCGCCTCAAGGCATCGTAGATTACATTCGTAAAAACGGTCATCAAATTTATAGTGACCGCGCAACTGATTCGGAAAAACGTGTTATAGTATGATGCTCAATCCTGCTATTTGGTACTCAGATAGAGAATTAACCTTAATACCTCCGCATTTTGTCAAGTGTCCTACACCGGTTACTACAGATAGTCTAGATTGGATACGCAATAAAACAACAGGTAGGTTTGTATTAGGTCCTATTGATATGGATAACTCTTCGCCTATAAGAGGCATGCCCATATCAATGCGTGACTATAATAAACATTATGTGTATTTTGAAAGCACCTCTGACGCTACCCTATACGAATTATATTGGTCAGGGTCTAATTGATTCTTACCCGAAATAAATTTTTGTAAACTATCTTCATAGTAAATATCTCTAGCTTAAGCATAGGAGATTATTATGAGTTTTATCAGACATGTAGGTAAAATCGGAGACAGAAAAGTAGCAGTGGTATTCAGAGAAATTCCTGATGAACCACATATGTGTTTAGTAGTTTATACCGAAATATTAAACGCAATTATTCATGATGCATTAATGAAATGTATCGAAAGCGATATTGGGCAAAACAGCGAAAATCTTGCTGACGCACTCAATCGTACATTTACACAAGATGGTAAATTGCTATTACAAATGTTACACCGTGAGGGCTTACTAAAGAAAACCCAAACATCACAAGTAGTGATGACACCAAGTCCAGGTACACAAATCAAATTAGAAGAATTAAACAAAATTCTAAATGAAATGCAACAAGGTGAGGCTGCTGTTAAAAAATTAGCCGAACTAGATAAACAGGCAGGACTACAAAGTCCGGGTGAGGTTGCAAGAAGAATGCGTGGTCAACAAAATACACCACCTGCACAAGCTAGTCAAGGTGCATTAGGTGATGCTGATTTAGCAGCAAATCTTAGAAGCCAAGCAGAAAAAATGAACCGAGAAGCTAAAGGCTTGATGGCAGAGGCAGATCGTTTAATGAAAGAGGCAGCAGCAATGATGCCGGCGCCAGCTGAAAAACCTGCGAAAAAAACTAAAGCAACAAAGGCCAAAGTAACAACATAAAATGAATTCAGAGTTTAATAAGAAATGGGAACACATACTTGAAGATGTTGAAAAAAGTAAAATTCCCATACAATTTCTAAAAAAATTAGTAGTCAAACTCAGAGAGAAAAAACAGTTAACAATAAACATTCAAAACTTATTAAAACAAGGTCTTGAATATGAACAAGTTGAAGAAGTTGTTAATAGAAAATTGGATGAGTTAGACGAAAGTATTGTTACTGTTGAATTTATTCTTAATGTAGAAAATATTGCTAAAGCAGTTCAACCACAAACAGATAGATTACTAAACAAATTATGAAACAGTATCATGACTTATTAGAAGATATTTTAGAGAACGGAGAGGTCAGAGATGATAGAACTGGTGTTGGCACTTATAGTGTGTTTGGACGTAGTATTCGCTTTGATTTGCGTAGGGGCTTTCCAGCCATCACAACTAAAAAGTTGGCTTGGAAAGCTTGCGTCGGTGAACTACTTTGGTTCATTGAAGGCTCAAGTGACGAGCGTAGACTTGCAGAAATAACACACGGTACACGTGATGGTGCAGTAACAATATGGACATGGAACGCACTTGCACCGTATTGGAAACATAAAGCAAAGTTTGAAGGCGATCTTGGTCGTATCTATGGAGTACAATGGCGTGATTGGGTAAAAACTGATAAGCCACCGGTGCGTGTTGCTATAGACCAATTACAAACTTTAATAACTCAATTAAAAGAAGATCCACATAGCAGGCGTCACATACTTAGTTCATGGAACGTTGCTGAATTAGAAGATATGGCACTACCTCCTTGTCATGTAATGAGTCAATTTTACGTTAACAAGAATAATGAATTAAGCTGCCATATGTATCAACGTAGTGTTGATGTATTTTTAGGATTACCTTTTAACATAGCAAGTTATGCGTTACTTACACACATGATTGCTCACGTTTGCAAATATAAAGTAGGTGAACTAATAATTAGTATGGGTGACACACACATTTATAAGGATCATGTTGAACAGGTAAAAGAACAGCTTTCAAGAGAAGAATATCCTTTGCCAAGATTATTCTTGAATTTTGATATTAAAGATATTGAACAATTTACAATGGAAGATATTCATTTAGAAGATTATCAATGTCATGAGCCTATTAAAGCTACAATGGCAGTATGAAAAAAGTAGTAGTTCATCAATTTCATATGGGAGACGTTGAAGATCCTGATTTATGGGCTGCACAAAATTTAGTAGAATTTGAGCAATCAGAAAAAGGTAAATGGGTTATGGAAAATACTATTGACCCTACTTGGCATAGAGGTACAAGACCAATATCGTGGGGTTGGGAATATACAATTGAAGCTACGATGACTGATGAGCAATTTACATATTATAAGTTAAAGTACGAATGAAAATATTAATTACAGGCGGAATGGGGTTAATTGGTCATAACATAGTTAGTAAACTAGAAAACGACCATGAGGTGTCTATTGTAGACAATCATACTAATTATGGTTTCATACCTCAGGCTGAAATAGATTATCTACTTAAGGAACGTAGGAATAAAATCTCAAAGTATACAAATTATTTGGTTGACATTACTGATAAAAGAAATGTAGATACAATATTTCAAACACAAAAATTTGATTTAGTTATACATTGTGCTAGTTATCCTAGACAAAAGGCAGTAGAGGCAGATCCTTCCCTTGGTTCTAAAGTTATGTGTGAGGGTCTTACTAATCTATTAGAAGCCTCAATAAAAAATAACGTAAAGAGATTTGTCTATATTAGTTCAAGCATGGTTTATGGAGACTTTGAACATGATGTAACAGAAGATAGTCCATGTAATCCCATAGGGCAGTATGGTATCTTTAAACTTATGGGAGAAAAACTTGTACAAGATTATAGTCGCAGGACTGGTATTGAATATGTTATTATTCGCCCTAGTGCTGTATACGGCGAGTTTGATGTGGAAGATAGAGTTGTTAGCAAATTTGTTCTAGGCGCAATACGAGGCCAAACACTTAAAGTAAATGGTCCTGATGAAGTGTTAGACTTTACTTATGTAGATGACGCAGCAGAGGGTGTTGTGCAAGCAAGCTTAAGCCCTAATACAACAAATCAGTTATACAATATCACCCGTAGTGCTGATAAGTTTTGGACATTAAAAGAAGCAGCAGAACTAGCAATTAAAATTGCAGGTAAAGGGGAACTTATCGTAGGGCCTAGAGATTTAAGTTTTCCTAAACGAGGTAGATTAAGTATTAACAAAGCTATTCGTGATTTCAACTACACCCCCAAAGTTAATGTAGAAGATGGGTTTAAAAAGTACTACGACTGGTTTATCAACAGCCCATACTATGTACCAAGGTGATATAAAACTATTTGGAAAAGATATAGATTTTTATGTAAAATGGGCAGCAACAGTTTTCGCACTAATCACAGTCTATCTTACCAGTCATGATTTTGTACCTATCAACAAGTATTTTGGGCTATTAACTGCCTTTCTTTGGGGCTGGTTAGGGTTTCTTTGGCGTCAGCCTAGCATGTGGATTCTTAACATAATTATGTCAATTCTGTACCTAAGTGGTATACTTTCTGCATAAATAATATTATGTGGATACTATCAATTACCCCGGACTGGGTCTTTCATTCAATTCTTTTAGCTGGCGTTGCAGGATTATTCCTAGCTTTCCTCTTATCTTTCGTACCTCTAATTAAAAAATACAAGCTTGTAATCCAGCTTGTGTCATTGTTACTACTTACTTTCGGGGTGTTTATGGAAGGTGCTATGTTAAATGAAAATACTTGGAAATTAAGGGTCGCCCAGGTATCCGAACAAATTAAAGAAGCAGAAGTTCAATCAGCAAAAGAAAATACCAAAATTGTTGAGAAAATTGTAGTTAAGAGAGAATATATTAAGACCAGAGGTAAAGATATTGTAAAGTATATTGACAGAGAAATAGTCAAATACGATGCAAAATTTGCTCCCGGCGGAGCATGTGAAATACCTAAAGAGTTTATTAAGGCTCACAATGATGCGGCACAGGAGCCAACGAAATGAAACAAATACTACTAATTAGTTTACTAATGTTAGCAGGATGTTCAACTCCTGTACCATTGACTGCCAAGTTCCCTGAAGCTCCAGAGATGCTTAAACAAAAATGTCCCCCATTACAGCAAGTAAAGGAGGACGCTAAGTTGAGTGAATTATCTACTGCTATTACTAATAACTATACTTCATATCATGAATGTGCAGTACTAGTAAATGGCTGGAACGACTGGTATAATATTCAAAAAAATATCTACGAAAAAATCGGTAAGTAATTAGTTACACCAGCTTTGCTTTGCTTCTCCAAAATATTCACGGGCAAACCCATTTTGAATTAACATAGCACGTAAACTCTGACCGTCTAGTACAATATCCCCTAGAACACGACCACCAAATTTGTCCCAACCATAAAGAATTACCTGACGTTTAGTTGACTTAGCAACGGCATTTGTAGTGAATTTTGTTGCCATTTGACCACGCTCATTTTCACTAGGGCACTGCGCTCTATGACCCTTTTCAGGAGTGTCAACTCCATATATTCTTACTGCTAGTTCTGGCTTGAGGGGCTGCGGTAAAAACGGGGCTGCAATAACAACTGTGTCTCCGTCGTTGACTCTGACGATTTGTGCATCATAAGTAACACCCTGAGGGGCTTTAGCAGCGAATACCAGTCCTGGAACTAGTAGTAAAAGTAATAGTTTTTTCATATTTTTCTCCTAAAATAGTCTACTATTTATACTACACCATTTGTCCCGTCAGCATAAATACACTATAGGAATTTAAATATGAGTTACGAGATTATTAATGTAGGTGAACTTCCCAACGACGGTACCGGTGATCCAGTCCGTGTCGCTTTTATTAAAATTAACAATAACTTTTCAGCAGTAAGCGGTACCATTTCTCCATCAGGAGTTAACGGATCCATACAGTTTAAGAATGTAGTTCAAATTAATGCAAATACATTTTCTAATACATTAACGGGATCCTCAAACTTTAAGTTTATTTCCAGCACTAATACGTTAAACGTAGAGGGAAAGATAGTACCTCTGTCAGACTCAGGATTACAAATAGGTGAACCAGATAAAAGAATATCTAACTTGTACCTAACATCGGATGCTCTAAAAATTGGAAACATAGAAGTAACTGAAGTAGATAATTCTCTAAATTTTTATATTCCTGAATCGGATACTAAACCTAACTTTAATTTTGGTAATTTAGTAGTTGAATCAAATATAAGCTATAGCAATAGTAAGTTTTCGTCTACTACAGCTACAACTACAACAGATGGTGATAATATAATTATTTTGAGTATACCATTAACAGATTTAACGACCGGTATTTTTAATATTTCATCACGTAGATTTTCAAGTGTAGATAGTCAAAGTGCAACAATTGAGGTCCACGTAAATAATTTAGGCACTTCAGTAAGCCATACAGTGTATGGAACTATGTTTGTAGGAAATGTATTGACTACGTATGATGTTGCTGTAAATACCGGCAATGTTGAAATCAAAGTAAGTCCATTTTACGATGCTACTATTAACCATACAATTGATTATAAATTAATAAAATGAGAGCAAAAGAATTCGTAGTAGAAAGAAAACAAGGAAAAATATCTAAAAGATACAAAGACTCCAGCACAGGTATCATAACGTACTCTGACAAAGAAAAATCTAATACTGATTATGTAGGATTTAAGCTCGGCCAAGCAATGGCAGGCAGTGATGGCAAATTTACCCCTGATATGGATGCTAAAAGTTGGTATGGTAAAAAGAAAACAGTTCATCCCTACACAGATATAGAACAAGAGATGTTCAAACAGGCGGCTAAAATTGTAGGAGCCAAATACCAAGATTTAAACCATAATGATTTGCACAGTGATGAATTGGAAAGTACCAATAAAGTTAGTCCAGTGACTGGATTTAAGGGTTGGAAAAAATAATTTAATTAGCTACTTTCTGAATAAGTAAGTTTATCTTATTTTTAGGAAAATCATGCTAATAGACATTAACAATACCCTTGATCTTATCAAATTAAAATTCTACAACGAATATCTTTATTCAGCGCACATTTATGATGAGGGCGAAAGCCAATTTCATCAGCAACTTACAACACAAACCGTTCAAAATTACGTTGACCCTTTAAATTTGCCAAAAGATTCTGTCATTCTAGATTTAGGTTGTGGTCCTGGTTATTTTCTTGATGAAATGAAAGCTAGAGAATATACTAATGTAGTCGGCGTAACATTAAGTCCTGGTGACATTAAGTTATGTGAAGATAAAGGACACAACATTAAAAAGTATGATTTAAGTTTTATTCCACAAGCCGACGGATATTATGATGAGAGCGTAGACTTTATTTTTCTAAGACACGCACTTGAACATAGCCCATATCCTATCTTTAGTTTAATGGAATATAACAGACTGTTAAAACTCAACGGTAAAATTTACATTGAAGTTCCTGCTCCGGATTGTGAGAGAAAGCATGAAACTAATCTAAATCATTATAGTATTATGGGTTCTACTCAATTAATGGCATTGTTAATGAGAGCAGGATTCGATGTAGACAAATTTGATAAGATTGACTTTGATTTAACGATAGGTGTTGACGAAGAAGGTAATAAAATAGAGGTACACGAACAATACTATTGTTTACTAGCAACCAAAAAACGCCCACTCGACGTAAAGTAAACTAAATACGTCATGACCTTTGACGTATGGAAACAAGCACAAGTAATGAACGGATTTGATAAACTCAAGTCCGTTCCAACATATCAAGAAAACCAAGAAACTACAATAGAAGATTTAAAAAAACTTTCAGGTATAACACAACACCCGATTGGTGGTGAGATTAATATAAGTTATACAGGTACAGAAAAAGGTCAATTAATGAAACAACATAACATACAGCCTGGTACTCCCGAATGGTTTAAATTGTGGTTCAGTTTACCATACATGACAGGCGAAAAGCCAATAGGAAAATAAAATGTCACTAAATGGTATATCAACACTATCGACTAAACAAGCAAAGCAAGATGCTAAGTTAACTGCGGCAGCTACTAAACGTGCAACGGACGGTCGCCCAAGCACATTAGATAAAACATTACTACCAACTGTTTATACAAACAACACAGTAACCACTCAATCACATCCTAGTGGATTAGTCGAGGGTCGTCCTTGGACAGGATCATACTCTATGGTTACTTCAGGATTACTACTACACTTAGATGCAGGTGACCTCGCAAGTTATCCTGGTTCAGGTACTACCTGGACGGACCTTAGCACTTATGAAAACAATGCTACCTTGACCAACGGGCCAACTTTTACCGATGCAGATTCAGCTAGTTACTTTAGTTTTAATGGCACTAATCAATTTGCTCCTGTGACCACATCTAAAATGAATGTTGCCTATACAGGTAAGACTACAATGTTTGCAATTAGAACAGTGAATGCCAATACCGGCAATGGCATTTATCGTAACTTGTTTGGTGGCGACGGGAACAATCGCAACTTTAATACCTATATGTATCACGTGTCCGGAAGCACCTGGACATTGCATTTTAGCACCGGTCCTAATAGTCCGTGGGCTAACCAATCATCCGCATCTTTTACCGTAACAGATAACCAGTGGATAGTTGTAGCTGTGACACAAACTACTAGTGGAGTATTAACTTACTATGTCAATGGACAACAGATAGGCACTCCTGCAACTGGCATAACATTTAGTCAATTTATAAACAGTGGAATAGAAGCAGTAGCACGGTCAGACAACTATTGGCGCGGTGATATTGGCTCAGTTGCTATCTACGGGCAAGCATTAAACGCAAGTCAAATTCAACAAAACTTCAACGCACTACGCGGAAGATACGGATTATAAACATAGTTCCCTGTGTTCACTAAATACTAATTATGAGTGGTTTACCTACCTTACTAAAAACCCCTTACAGCAAAACAGTTTTTGCTGATAGTAATCAATTGGATGATTTTATAAAGTGCAGTGACCCTGTAATGGGTTATTTGTATTTTATGGATAACTTCTTTTACATACAGCATCCAACACGTGGTAGTATGCTTTATCATCCATGGGACTATCAGAAAAGATTAATTGAAACGTATCACAAGTACCGCTTCAGTATTAGTCTTATGCCACGACAAACAGGTAAGTCTACCAGTGCTGCTGGTTATCTATTATGGTATGCTATGTTTGTTCCTGACAGCACTATATTAGTCGCTGCACACAAATATACTGGTGCTCAAGAAATTATGCAGCGTATCAGATATGCATATGAAAACTGCCCTCTACATATCAAAGCAGGGGTTGTAACTTATAACAAAGGTTCACTTGACTTTGACAATGGAAGTCGTATAGTAAGTGCTACGACTACTGAAAACACAGGTCGTGGTCTTTCTATCTCATTATTATATCTTGACGAATTTGCATTCGTTAGACCTACAATAGCGCAAGAGTTTTGGACATCTATTACCCCTACATTGTCAACAGGTGGTAAAGCAATTATTACAAGTACCCCAAACAGTGACGAAGATCAATTCGCATTAATTTGGAAACAGGCAAACAAAACAGAAGATGAATTCGGAAATCAAACTGAAGTTGGTGTCAATGGTTTCCGTGCGTATCGTGCATTTTGGAGAGAACATCCTGAACGTGACGATACATGGGCCGAGCAAATGCGGGCGCAACTTGGTACTGATCGTTTCCGTCGTGAAATGGATTGTGAATTTATTATTGCTGATGAAACACTTATCGCTCCCTCAACACTATTTGAACTAGAAGGTATAGATCCTATTACCAAAGTAGGTCAGATTCGTTGGTACAAACAACCTCAGAAAGATATGATTTATGTGGTGTCACTTGACCCAAGTTTAGGTACTGGTGGCGATCCTGCTGCAATACAAATATTTGAAGCAAATACGACAACACAAATAGGAGAGTGGAAACACAATCAAACTGTTATACCTGAACAGATTAGGTTAATTAAACAAATTACCGATTATATTGTTGATATTACTAAGCAACCAAACAATGTTTATTACAGCATTGAAAATAATAGTATTGGTGAAGCAGCATTAATTTCTCTACAGGAATACGGTGAGCATAACATTTCGGGTATATTTTTGACTGAAGCAGGTATCAGAAAGCGTAAAGGGTATAATACAACTAACAAAACTAAACTAGCGGCCTGTGCTAAATTGAAGCATTTAATTGAATCCAAAAAGATGAAAATTCATAGTAAAAGCTTTGTTTCCGAACTTAAATCCTTTGTAGCAAACTCCGGGTCTTACAAAGCTAAGATAGGGGAAACAGATGATTTGGTAATGGCAGCACTTCTAGCAGTCAGAATGATGCAGGATTTAGGAGATTTTCATCAGGATTTGGAGACACAAATACGTGATTATGAGGAATTCTTGCCCCCATTACCCTTCTATGCAGTCCTAGGTTGATAAATACACTATTAATAAAGAGAAACCATGCCCATCAATCAAGAAACACTAAATTCTGACCTTTTTAGACTTCTTAAAAGCAGAGGATATCAGCCCACTATGCTAGACAGTTCTGGTAAGCAAATGGCTGTTCCAGACGATGCTGAGGTATTTCAATTTATATTTAAAAAAGATAAAGAGGAATACGGTACAGTAACAGTCAGTGTTGATGGATTACATAAATTGGTGGTGTATTATAATGATACTATAGCGAATAGTCCATCAGGGTCTAGACCTGGTGAAGATAATAGCTGGTATGATTTTATTAGACAACTTAAGAAATGGTCTAAAAATCACCAACTAAGTTTTGAATTAAAGGATGAGGACAACCTCAAATATGATATGGCCAAAAGAGAACATACAAGATTAGACGAAGGATACCATGCTTTGGGTAAACGCCAAAGTTATAATGACAGCATTCCATCCGTTAAAATTAAATTACAACATACTAGAGATATACAAGAAGGTGAGCAACGCTATAGAAATGTAGCAAGAATTTACCTTGAAAATATTGAGGGTGAAAGATTCTTACTCAATACCACTAAGCCAGGTTTGGCTAGAGTTTATGCTAGACATATAGCCGAAGGTGGTAGAGTGAATGATGATCGTTGGAATCATATCAATGAGATGGTTGAAGATTATAATAAAATGGCTGGGTTCGTAAGAGCCACACGTAATAATCAATTTAATGAATCAGCACAAGATTTTATTAATGAGGGCGTAACTCATTATGGTAATTTGAGAGAAGCATTGCGTAAGTTGACAGGTAAAAGAGGGTATAACGCATACTTTGAAAGTTGGACCCCGACTTTAATTGAAGATACAATCGGTCAACCTGATTTAGCTGAAACGTTTAAGACAAGCCATGTCGATCCTAGAATTGAATCAGCAATACCGATTATTGCTAGAATCACAAAAGTATCAATGAAACCAATGGATGAGGTAACAGAATTAGAGGAATGGTCAAATAACTTAGTTGATGAAGCATTAATGCCATCTAATGATTCACAACAAGAACAATTGGTTGATTTATTGTCCAATGAATTACCTGTAGGTCCTGATGCGAAAAATGCGAAAAGTTTATTGGCACAGAATCATTTAGAAGATGATGATTTATCGGACATATTAGAAAAAATATCTGCTGAAGATCCAGATGAAGATGTAAGAGGTGAGGTTTTAAATTTTTTAAAGAAATCCAAAGACCATAGATTACATTCTATAGCAGATAGAGTAGAACAATTATCAACACCTGCGCCAGCTGCAATGCCTCAACAGCCTGCTCCTGTCGCTGCACCGGCCCCAGCTCCTGTACCGGTTCAGGAGGAACAGAAGGATGGTGATTACGTTAAAGGTGCTGACAAGGCAAAGAGTATAGGACCGGTGTTAGGCGCAAAATCAAAACAACATCCTTTCAAAGGCAAACTAGTAGGTTCTGCTAGTGAAAGTGTTGATTTGAATAGAATTTTAAATTTATCAGGTATAATAAAGGATTAAAAAATGATTACAGTTAAATTTGTAAAAAGACATGGTGGAACCTTTTATTGGGACGACCCTACATTAGCACCACGGTGGCAAAATTTTATCAACAATATAAAAGGTAAAATTGGCGACAATATACAAGTGGTTAATTCTGGTAATGAAGTACATTTTACCTTTAATACTAACCCAGAATTATTACAAGAAGCTGTTAAGGCAGATATAGATACATTAGATGATATTGTTAGTTACTCAACTAGTAATGGTATCATCATAGATTCACCGTTTTAAAAAATTATTTTCCCATTAATGGGATAAATAGTATTGACACACTTACAAAATTAGTTTATACTAGGATGTAAGTGTGTTAAGTTGTCTCCGTACAACGAACATAGCATATTTAGGCTCAACTTAGGCACATTTTTATAGGAGAAACATTATGGCAAGTCTAGCAGAAATCCGTGCCCGCATCGCGGCACAAGAAAACAAATCAACCGGTTCTACACAATCAGATAATTCAATCTATCCACACTGGAATATGGCTGAAGGCACTTCAGCAACAGTAAGGTTTTTACCAGATGGTAATCCAAAGAGTGAATTTTTCTGGGTAGAGCGTCAAATCATTAAACTTCCCTTTAACGGTGTTAAGGGAGACAGTAATGTAAAGCAAATACAAGTACAAGTACCTTGTGTTGAAATGTATGGTGAGAACTGCCCAATTTTGGCAGAAGTTCGCCCATGGTACAAAGACGAATCACTAAAAGAAATGGCAAACAAATATTGGAAGAAGCGTAGTTATATCTTTCAGGGCTTTGTTCGTCAGAACCCAATTGGTGACGATGCTACACCAGCGAATCCGATTCGTAGATTCATCATTGGTCCACAAATTTTTGTAATTATCAAAAATAGTTTGATGGATCCAGAACTTACTGAATTGCCTACTGACTATATGAAAGGTTTAGATTTCCGTATTAGCAAAACCAGTAAAGGTGGTTATGCGGATTATAGCACTTCAACATGGAGTCGTAGAGAATCACCTCTTACTGATGCAGAACAGCAGGCAGTTGAAACACATGGCTTGTTCAATCTTGCTGATTTTTTACCAAAGAAACCAAGCGAAGCAGAAATGCGTGTCATCAAAGAAATGTTTGAGGCAAGCGTTGATGGTCGTCCATATGATGCTGAAAAGTGGGGCGCATATTATCGCCCATATGGATTGGAAGTACCTGCAGGTGCAACAGCGGAAAAACAAGAGCCTCATGCTGAATCTTCAGTGGCACCCGCATCCGCACCCATAGCAGACTCCACACCTTGGGAAGATGAATCAGTTGCCAATCAACCAATTGCAGTTCCTTCAACCTCAAGCGACAAAGCACAGGACATTCTAGCAATGATCCGTGCAAGGCAAAATAAAGTAGCCTAAAGTACAAAAGTGGGGGACAGGGATGTTCCCTACTATTAGGAGGATATTATGACACAACCACTTGATAGATATAAGGCTATTAAACAAAGTAAAAAATTACTTGAGGAACTCTGTGATCCTGGTAAGACACCACGTGTACCAAGTTTAGTCAGAGATAGAGCAAGAACAGCGTTAAGGCATTTTCCAAATGATTTTGAAATTGATACCTTAGCCTCACATTGCCCTGATATAATCAACAACAGACAACAAGGAGGATAAGTTGGTAAAGCCATTTGATGTTAGTAAATTTAGAAAAGATATTACTAAGTCCATTGAGGGACTTAGTATTGGTTTTAATGATCCGACCGACTGGATCTCAACAGGAAATTATGCACTCAATTATCTTATTAGCGGTGATTTTAGCAAAGGCGTACCTCTTGGTAAGGTCACTGTATTTGCTGGCGAATCTGGTTCCGGAAAGAGTTACATCTGCTCTGGTAACTTGGTACGTCATGCTCAGCAACAAGGTATCTTTGTGGTACTCATTGATTCAGAAAACGCATTGGATGAAGATTGGCTCAAAGCGTTAGGAGTAGATACCTCAGAGGAAAAACTTCTTAAACTGAATATGGCAATGATTGACGATGTTGCTAAAACAGTCAGTAAATTTGTAGTTGATTATAAAACATTATCACCAGAAGATAGACCTAAAGTTCTATTTGTTTTAGATAGTTTAGGTATGCTATTGACACCTACTGATGTTAATCAGTTTGATGCAGGTGATTTAAAGGGCGATATGGGTCGTAAGCCCAAAGCACTAACTGCTTTAGTTAGAAATTGTGTAAATATGTTTGGAGCATTAAACATTGGAATGGTTGCAACTAACCATACATATGCATCACAAGATATGTTTGATCCTGACGATAAAATTTCAGGTGGACAAGGTTTTGTGTACGCATCAAGTATTGTTGTCGCAATGAAGAAATTGAAACTCAAAGAAGATGAAGATGGTAATAAAGTCTCGGAAGTAAATGGTATTCGTGCTGCGTGTAAAATTATGAAAACACGTTACGCAAAACCATTTGAATCACTTCAGATTAAAATTCCATATGCAACAGGTATGAATCCATACAGTGGCTTACTTGATTTATTTGAGAAGAACGGCCTACTTAGTAAAGAAGGTAATCGTCTTTCATATACGACCAATGACGGAGAAGTTATTAAAATGTTCCGTAAGGGTTGGGAAAGTAACGAAGAAGGTTGCTTAGATAAAGTTATGGCAGAATATCAAAATAGGCAATCTACTGTTCAGAGAGAGGCTGAAGTAGCCGAGGAGACTTGATAATGGATTTAGATGTAATTGCTGAAGTATGGGATGTACTTCGCCAACATATTGATTTGAGTTCTAGGAGTGAAGCAGCAGAAGAACTTGTATCATATATGATTGAAAATAATTTTGATGCAAGCGACATAAAATCTTCATTCAGAAGTGATAAGGACATCAATAAGGCATTAGCTATATACGATGACCGTAATCTACAAGATGAAGATGAAGATTATTATGACGATGACTATGACGATGAGGATAGATACTAATGAATTGGTACACAAAAATCTCTGCTGATTTGGCAGTTATACCCGATTTTATATCATACTATGAATCTGAATTAACCGCTGCCAAAAATGAAGTAAAGATTTTTGGTAACCTTGAAAAAAGCATATCTGCGCTTCCGGGAGTAACAGAACACCGTTTTAATCAATTACAAGAGATTGAAGCGGTGTTAAATTTCCTAAATATCAAACTTAGGAAAATTCGCCGAACTCATTTTCAAAAATATTTAGAAGCGTATAATAGAGTCTTAACTAGCCGTGATGCTGAAAAGTATGTAGACGGTGAACAAGAAGTTATTGATTTTGAAACCATAATCAACGAAGTAGCATACTTGCGTAATCGTTGGTTAGGTATTATGAAGGGTCTTGATGCCAAACAATGGCAAATGGGCCACATTGTTAAACTACGTACTGCTGGAATGGAAGATGTAACTCTATGAGTATAAACACACTATTGGGCAATCTTGCAGTCAACACTAAAACTGCCCGCACCTGGTCCTTAGATGATATTTTTTCTTCCATTGAAATGGATGAAAACAAAATGTGGAAAGACCCTGTTGATGGTTTAGCATTAAGTGTTTTACAACGCAAACACCGAGAATATAGGCATTCTGGTTTTAATGTAACCGAACACGAACATAAAATAGCCGCACAAATTCGTGACTACTATAGTAAAAAGATTGTGGTTAAAAATCTTAAAGGTGAAAAGTTAAGTAAGTTTAGAAAAGATTTATCAACTTACCTAGCAAATGGTTACACTAATGAATACCCTGAAAAATATAGGGGTATGATTTATAAGTTACCTGAGTTTTACTATTACGACCTAGAAATAGATGATTTGCGTAATAATGCCAACTCTGAAAATTTGCAAACATTTATCGGTGTAAAAAAGCTTAAATTAGAAAAAAAGTTATATAGGTCAGTAGCGTCAGGATCAGACTACCAATTTTGGTTGACAGATGAAGATAACCATCTTTACTCCCTTTCTATTGACAAGCACAATCCACTATTGAGTATGTTTGAATCATTGGTCGAGTACCCTGAATTTAACATTAGTGCTAAGTTTCTGAAGGCTGTGAAAGATGATTTACAATTTTACAAGATTGTTAATCCGAGGTTGTTAATTTTGTAACGTTTGACAATAAATCAGTTTGGGTATATAATAGCTTCATTGACTGATTAGGAGCTTATATGAATACCCCAAATACAAAAACAGCAAGAAAACTTATCAAAATTGCACTAGATGTCAATAATGCAAGATATTCAGGTTGCTGGACTGACAAGACTTCTAAGTTTGACAAGAATCGTCGTAGTGTTTCATTTATGATATCCGATTTAAAATCTGATGCAATTTTAGCAACACTTAAACAAATCTATCAAGATTTAGGATACGATAGTCCTGTCAAAGTGACAACAAGTGAAACAAATTTCTATCATCGTTCAGGTGGAAATACTTACATTAGAGCAATTGCAACACTTGACAATTAATCCAGTATTCTGTATAATTATCAAATAAATTGATAACTAGGAGCTAATATGAGTACAGTAATTGTTAAGTTCGGTGAGTATCGTAACAAGCCTGTTATTAATCAAGAATTCACACTTGTCAAGGGTTTTCAAACAGGTAAAAAAGGTAACTATGTTACTGTAAAAAATGATGGTCAATTTGACATTGCTATTGATGTTGTCAAAGTAAAAGTAAATTCTATTAATGATGTTGTATTCACAAATGGAGAAGTAGCCGTGACAGAAAACGCAATTGCATTTAAAGCAAAAGAAACTAAGTCGGTCGAGACTGACGAGGAAGCAATGGATCGTATCGCTAAGCGATTTTCGATTCTTGATGAAATGACTAAGGCTGCAATCAATAGCGATATTCGGGCTATGATTGTATCAGGTCCCCCAGGTGTAGGTAAGAGTTTCGGTGTTGAAACTCAGCTAGAAAAAGCTAGCATGTTTGACAAGCTTGCAGGCAAACGTGTTCGTTTTGAAATTGTCAAAGGTGCTATGACTGCACTGGGTTTGTATGCACAATTGTACAAATACTCTGACAAGAAAAACGTGTTGGTGTTCGATGACTGTGATTCTGTGTTTCAGGACGAGTTGTCACTAAACATTCTTAAGGCAGCACTTGATTCGGGTAAGCGCAGACGTATCTGCTGGAACAGTGATAGTTCTATGCTGCGCCGTGAGGGTATCCCTGATCAGTTTAACTTTGAGGGTTCTGCAATCTTCATCACTAACTTGAAGTTTGAAAACGTCAAGTCGAAAAAATTGCAAGATCACCTCGAGGCATTGCAGTCACGTTGTCACTTTTTGGATCTGACTGTTGACACCGAGCGTGACAAGATGTTGCGCATCAAGCAGGTGCACCGTGATAGCGATGGTGGTCTGTTCCGCGACTACAATTTTGAAGAAGGTAAGGCTGAAGAAATTTTCGAATTCATGGCAGTTAACAAAAATAAACTGCATGAACTAAGCTTGCGTATGTGTCTGAAAATTGCTGATCTGGTCAAGATTAGCGAAAACTGGAAGATGCTTGCTGAAACTACATGTATGAAACGTAGTTAAGATTTTTCAACTAGGCAATGGGAGCTTCGGCTCCCATTAGCCATTTGTGTTGACTTATTTTTATGAATATATCATAATGCTAAAATGTCGATGAACTATACATATGCCGAAGATGTTTTGGACTTACTAATTAACAAAGTAAGTTTGGGAACATACGATAAGAAATTTTTGTATAGCCTACAGTTAAACAATGTTGGGTTAGGCAAACCCATTACAAGTAACCAACATGCATTGTTCAAAAAAATTGTTCTTAAGTATTCACGGCAAGTACAAAAGGTAGGCCAGGATGCTCAAATACTTTCTGAATTGCCTTGGACACTCAAAGTAATTGCTAGTTCATCAGAGTTTACCATTCCCTCAGTAAAAATATCGGATGATTGGATTATAGTTCGCACACCATTTAAATCTAATTTTGTACAAGATGCTAGAAATGCAAGGGTCATGAATTGGAGTCACGCCGATAAAGTGTATTCAAGTAAACTTGGATTACATAATTTAAAAATAATCATCGATATAGTTACCAAACATTACGATAATTTTAGTTGCTGTGAACAAACGCAGCAGATTATAAATGAGTTACTACCATATGATGAATGTAAGTATTGGAATCCGACACTTATAAAAAGGCAAAATAGGTTATACATTGCATCATGTACGGAAGAAGTACATGAACAATTTAAAAACATTGAGCTAGATACTAGTTACAGTATGTTGGCTAAACTAGTATACCATGGTGTGAAAATTGATGAGGAACTAATTGAAGAACTCAGTAGTCAATGCAAAGATGAACTTAGTATAAACAGGTTATTGTTTGCGGTCAGTACTCATTATTCTATTGATGAAAAAAATATATTTGAGTTAAAATATTACTTAGAAGATATTGAATGTGATTACCTATATTATAGTTTATTGACATCTAAATCTACAGCCAAAGAAAGTGTAAAGCGTGACCTAGAAAGCTTACAAATAAAAACTTTTCATGTAGGATCATGGCACGATAAAGAAGGTAACAAACTGTTTGACAGAACATTATCTATGCCCGTATTGATTAAATATGGATCACTAAATCATTTAGGAAGCGGTAGTTCTTTCTCCGCTAAAATAATAACAATTACAAATAACGAACAGGTCGATATAAAATGAAAGAATGTAAAATAATTATACAAGATGAAGTTAACTGTAAGCTATCGGGTTTGGAATTAACTGATAGAAAGAAGTTAATGAAGATGTTTGAATATGAAATACCAGGTGCTAGATTTCGTCCAAGTGTCCAATTGGGTAGATGGAACGGCAAGGTTAGCTATTTCAGTTTGGGCGGCAGCACATTCATTAATCTATTAGAAAGTATTATACCAGTCATTGACAGTGCAGGGTATGATATACAGATAGAAGATTTAAGAACTACACAAAATCAATTTGTATTCACACAAATACAGGAAGATACATTTAGTAATCATACATGGCCTAAAGGTCATCCGCAATGCGGTGAGCCAATTAAGTTTCGTGACTATCAGTTAAAGGTAGTCAATGATTTTCTTGCCAATATACAAAGTGTACAAGAGGTAGCTACGGGTGCAGGTAAGACATTAATGACTGCTGCACTTAGTCATAGTGTAGAAAAATATGGCAGAAGTATTGTTGTAGTACCAAACAAAAGTCTTGTCGTACAAACTGAAGCAGACTATGTTAACTTAGGGCTTGATGTGGGTGTGTACTTCGGTGAAAGAAAAGAGATAGGCAGAACTCACACGATATGCACTTGGCAAAGTTTGAATAACATACTTAAGGCAACGAAAGCTAAGGAAGCAGAGGTACCTATTGGTGAGTTTATTGAAGATGTTGTGTGTTTGATTATCGATGAAGCGCACATGGCGCAAGCAGATGTTCTTAAAACACTATTGACAGGTCCTTTCGGGCACATACCTATTCGTTGGGGACTAACAGGAACCATACCCAAAGAGTTGTTTGCTAGTCAGGCGTTGTTTGTTAGTTTAGGTCCTGTGATAAACAAATTAGCAGCAAGCGAATTACAGGATAAAGGTGTACTTGCTAGATGCCACGTTAATGTAATTCAAATGCAAGATAACGTTGAATTCAAAGATTATCAAAGTGAATTAAAGCATTTGCTAGAAGATAAAACTAGATTAGACAATGTGGCTGAATTGATACTAAACATTAAAGAAAGTGGAAACACATTAGTGTTAGTTGATAGAGTAAATGCAGGCAAAGAATTAATTGACCGTATACCTGATTCTGTATTTGTCAGCGGTGGTACTAAACTTTCAGAAAGAAAAGAAGAATACGATGAAATTGCGACAAGCAATAATAAGGTTATTGTTGCGACTTACGGTGTTGCTGCTGTGGGTATTAATATACCCCGTATCTTTAATCTTATTCTTGTTGAACCTGGAAAAAGCTTCGTTCGGGTTATACAATCGATAGGTAGAGGTATCCGAAAGGCTGAAGATAAAGATTTCGTCCAAATATGGGATATAACTAGCAACTGTAGATTTAGTAAACGGCATTTGGCTAAACGAAAAGATTTTTATAAAGAGGCTAATTATCCGTTTACAGTTGAAAAGTTGACATACAAGTAAAGACATGATACAATTAGACTATGAAAATACTAACATTAGACAATCAAGCTTATAACCTAGAAACATTACCTGAAGAAATAGATGACTTAAGGTTCGCCATATTAGACAACAACAATCCCGCGAATGTAGATTACCATTATATACCATTAATATTTCTAGAAAGCTTCAACAGCCCTGCACTAGTATTACGAATAGGCGATAAGAAAATTAAGATGCCTGTTGATTGGCAAGTATTGATTGGCGAACCCGAACTTGGTGACTTAGAAACATTACCGTTGACTAGTATTAATGATCGTGGGTTTAAAGTATTTGAATTTAATCCATTGAGTAGTTTCAAACCTTCTTTCGTAGACATAGAAATCGTTGACATATATCATGACGTAACTTGGTATGCTCCTAGATTGAAGAATGGTCAGTTTCTATGCGTACCGATTGAAGATACGCACAAGCCCAGATGCGTTTACTTTGTTAAAGAGATTAGTAGAAACTGTGAGATTGTAGATTATAGACAGGCATTTTAATGGCAAAGGCAAAGACTAAAACTAGTGCAGATGAAAAGTTCACTGATGTGGACTTCCAACTATTTGAGGCATTAGAAGCACTGGATAAAAAAGATTATGGATATTACGATAGACTAACAGAAGATCAGAAGAAAAAGTTTGTACCGTATATGTTATTGCAGTGGATGAGTGCAATTAAAGGCAATGGAGAGATACAAAGGTACTATGTACAAAGCACAAACGAGAACGCTAACATGTATTTGTTAGATAGTAGCCTTAAAGATCATCCTAAACTACAATGGTTAATGTTATGCTCTATCAGCCCTAGCTTCGGTAAACAATTTCATCAATGGATACCTCATATCAAAGAATCAATCACTAATCTAAAAGAAAAAGCAACTTTAAAAGACATTACGGAATACTACAAAAAAATATATCCTAGAGAATCAGAAGAAACGATTAATATGGTCAGTGAGGAAATACAAAGACAGCAAAAGAAAAAATATTACTTAGGTCAATTATACCCTGACATGAAGTTGGCTGACATAGAAGCACTTAATGATTTTGTTACAGAAGAACACATAAAAGAATATGAAAAAGAAAAAGGTAACTGATGATAAGATGACCTGCGAATTTTGCAAAAGGTCATTCGTACAAGAGCAATCTTTCTTAAAGCATATTTGTGAGTATAAGCACAGGTGGTTAGAAAAGGATCGTAGAGGTAATCAAATAGGGTATCAATGCTATCTAGAGTTTTATAAAAAACATAGCACAAGCAAAAAAGAAAGAACCTACGAAGATTACATTCGCTCCGCATACTATACTGCATTCGCTAAGTTTGGTAATTATGTTATGGAGGTCAATTGCGTTAACATACCTAGATATATTGATTACTTATTGAAAGAAAAAATAAAGATAGATACTTGGACAAGCGATTCAGTCTACACAGAATTTTTATTAAATTATCTTAAGACAGAAGATCATTTAGATGCAGTACAACGAAGTGTAGAAACCTGCATGAATTTAGCTGAACAAGAAAATACTAAACCGAACGACCTTCTAAGATATGGAAATCGTAACAAGATATGCCATGAGATAACGAAAGGGAAATTAAGTCCCTGGATGCTTTATCAAAGTGAAAGTGGAGTAGCCTTCATTGACGACCTGAACGAAGATCAGGTTAAAATTGTCTATGACTATATACAGCCGACACAATGGGCAATCAAGTTTTCTAAAATGACCAAAGAAGTAGAAGAAGTTAAGAACTTGCTCACAGAACTCAAATGGTAAATGCAAAACTCTACGTATGTTATCAGTCATGGCGCACTTAAAGACGGTAGCGGATATATTGTATTGACAGATTTTTTATATTGGATACACTATGAATATGAATTAAAAGAATGGTGTATAAAAAATTTAAGTTTAGGTAAAAAAGCATTTGTTGGATCAGTAATTGAGTATACAAGTGAAGAAGAATTGGTCATGTTTATATTGAGGTGGAGTTGATAGAAATTGTGTTAAAATACAAAAAACCCTCTGAGATTATTGAGATAGTCAAAGAGATGCGTGAGGCTGGAATGATACAGCACAAAGATTTTGACTTTAAATATAATCAGGCCAAATACCAAGACTGGAGTGGAGATTATGTAGCACCTGAACATACTGTATTTGTATTTTATAAAGAAGCACATGCAACTTGGTTCACATTAAAATGGACATGAAACAAGAAGATATTGACCGTCTAGTTGAAAGAGTTACAGAAATGATGCGCACGAAGCGTTTGTTTTGGTATGAAGATCCCATGAAGCCACTGGTATTACAGGCTAACATAGTATATGATCATGGTGCAATTACTCCAACTGGATTACGGGAAGAAGATTTAGATCCGGTACAAGAGTGGTGTCAAAAATCCAAATGCGGTGTTAGAATATCATTTGACATGTTTAGATTTAAAGATAGAAAAGAAATAACAGCTTTTTTATTGGTATGGGGGTGATATGATTTATATACTTACTGTTTTATTGTTGACTACAAATCCTGCAAAGACTTATATACGGGAAGAGTACACTGATCTTGATGAGTGTCTTAAATGGGCTAATTTTTACAATGAATATCCTTTTCAGGTAGAATGCAAAAAAAAAGAGGCGAAAAATGGAAATGATCGTAACTTGGGTACTGACAATTCAATTATGGACAGAAAATCCATCAAAGATTAAATTTGTATACACAAAAGAATATCCTACTCATGAAGAATGTATGAACGCTAGAGAAGAATGGACAAAAGTTAAAGAACATACAAGTTTGTGTTTGATGAAAACAAAAGAGAAAAAATAAGTTTTATAAATGGCTAACGACATAATGATTGACATAGAAAGTCTTGACACAAGTCCATATTGTGTCATACTTACTATTGGCGTAGTTCGCTTTGATCCAAAGGGTGATGGTGTAGTTGAAAGATTAGAACTGCGTCCTACGTTAGAAGATCAAACCGAACAATATAATAGAATCATCAATGATGATACGATACGTTGGTGGTCTACTCAAAGTGCCGCAGCACAAGAAGAAGCTATGGGCGATAATAATAGAATGTCATTAAAAGATTGTATGGAAGTTCTTTACAAATTCTGTTGGAATCGTAGAGCAGTATGGAGTCACGGCGCACCATTCGATGTTGTTGCAATGGAAACAGCAATGCGTCAAACACTAACAGATAGACCTAATCCTATTCCATGGCCTTTCTACACAGTTCGTGACACTAGAACATTGTTTGAAATTGCAGGTGTTAAACTTAAAGATGGTGGACATGTAACAAGTCACAAGGCAGTAGAAGATGCTGAACGGCAAGCTATTGTTGTGCAACAAGCATACAAGAAATTAATGAAGTTAGGATTAGTGCAGTGAAGTTTAATAGTGATATCGATATTGATTTCGGCGACAGAGATAAGATATTAAAACATATCAAACATATCTCAGCGGCGATGCGTAACGTAAAACCTATTCGCAAACATAATACAGGTATCTACGTTAATGAAATTCCATACGATGCTATCAATGACATATCAAATATAGATTATGCAGAAGCAGAAGAACGAGGATATACAAAATTAGATTTTCTGAATGTTCATGTATATGGTTTAGTCAAAGACGAAAATCATCTTATTGAATTGATGCGTGATCCTAACTGGTCAAAACTAAAAGAAGAAACTTTTGTGTCGCAATTAATTCATTTGGCTAATCAGTATAGCACACTACAAAAAATGCCAGAACCTATAGATAGTATTCCTAGACTTGCTATGTTTCTAGCTATTATTAGACCTGGTAAGAAACATTTAATCGGATTACCATGGTCAGAGGTTGCAAAAACAGTTTGGGATAAAGCAGAAGATGGGTATACGTTTAAAAAAGCACACGCTATAGGATATGCTTGGTTAGTTGCAGTGCATATGAATCTTATTGAATCAGGTCATTCTACGAACTAAAGTTATAGATTTTTTCTTAGACCTGCGTTTACTTAATTCACTGATACTACAGATAGGTCCATGAAGAATACTTAAGCTTTTATTGTTAAAAGTCCTAAGATAGGGCTTAAAAATTATCCATTCTTCCTTAAGAAACATGTTAATTGGTATAAGTCTGTTGCTCTCCCACCACCAAATATCTCCTAGTTCTAGGAATTTTTCACGTAAGTCTGGCGCTATTATAGAACCATAGTCGTATATAGTAGTTACAACATCGTCCCTGTTCTGTATAATCCCAACATAATCCTGACCGGAATAGTTACAGACTGTAATGAAGGGGTGGTTTTCAGTTAAGTTTTTGAAAAAGTCGTTATGCATAATGATACTCTGGTATATTTATCTGTTATAAAAACCAAAAATAAAATAAGATAAATAACTTAAAGGATTAGGCATGTACTCAACTTCAGTATATTATTACATCCCTAGACATAATGTAGTCCTGTCGCAGGGCTCATCAGCGAGGAGATATGACACTGTGTATGCAAAGAATTTAACACTACACAAGGGTGTAAAAAATAAGTTACAATTTCAGTTTCTAAATCAGGACCAAAAGCCAATTAATTTGACGGGTTCTGAGGTAAAGTTTAGGCTAATTAGTGACGATGGAAACAAGATACTAATCACAAAACTACTGAGTACAAGCCCGTCAGACGGGGCACTCCCATTAACTGGCATAGCAGTCCTCACAGTAAACGAACTTGAATTAGCGATAGTCAACTCACAACTTGCCAAATATTCTTTAGAAATTATAAGTTCAGGTGATACAGGTTCAGGTTATCCAATTTATACAGATGATCATTCGGGTGCTAGAGGAACTATTCAAATTGTTAATAGTGTCATACCCAACTTAATGCCAAGTCATGAGGTCACGATACCAAACCATCAATACCCAACTGAGTCTAATCCAATTACCTTTTACTCTAGTGTTTTTAGCACACCTGCTAGATCGTTTACCATGCAAGTATTTTATGATGATTATACTGGTACGGTTAAGCTTCAAGGAAGCACTACGCAACAAGGTGACGATTGGTATGACATTGACGATATAGAGTTCTCCTACACTAATAGGTCCGAAACACTGGGTTACCAATTAGATACGGGTATTCATCCTTACTACAGATTAGAGTTTGTTGCTACTAACGGCGACATAACAAAAATTTTGGTCAGATAAACCAATTAATTGCATTCCTTGTATTTTTGTGCTATAATAATAGCATGTTTGATATTCTATCTATTATTCCAGGTAAGAAAAGATTAACTCCTAGCGGTTGGTACAGCTTTAATGCCATATGCTGCACTTCATTAGGACATAGACAAGATAAGCGCGGCAGGGGAGGCATAAAGCTTGATGGTAACAATTGGACTTATCATTGTTTCAATTGTAACTTCACATGTAATTTTGAATTGGGCAGACCCATTGGTCAAAAGACAACTGATTTACTGAAGTATGCGGGAATCGACGATCAGGAAATAAAACGATGGAGTTTAGAAAGCCTACAGCACAAAGATTTATTAGACTTTACTGTAAAATACGAGAAAGAAAAAACATTCAATTTTACTTTAAAGAACTTACCTGAATGTGAATCCATTGATGTACACAATCCAGATCATAAAATATTTGTTGATTATCTTGTAAAGAGAAAAATCGATTTTAATAAGTACACCTTTTATGTTACGCCAAAGGAAGAAGGGCGCAATAGTAAAAGAATTATCATACCCTACTTTTACAAGAATAAAATTGTAGGACATACTAGCAGGTACTTAGATGACAGAATACCAAAATACATAAACGATCAACAGCCCGGATATGTATTCAACTACGATATGCAAAAATCTAATTACGAGGTATGTATCCTAGTTGAAGGTATATTTGATGCTCTTAGTATAGACGGTTGTGCATTGACACACAACACAATTAATGATGATCAGGCTAAATTATTAAAACAATTATATAAGAGAGTTATCTTTGTGCCCGACCGTGACAAGACTGGATTAGAATCAATAGACAAAGCATTAGAAGTAGGTTACAGCGTTAGTTTACCTAACTGGGCAGATGATGTTAAGGATGTGAACGATGCTGTAGTAAAATATGGTAAGTTACCAACACTTATAAGTATACTACAAAATGCAACAAGCAGTAAAATAAAAATAGAAATGCAAAGGAAAAAACTTGTTAAAAGAATATAATGTAGAGGTACAGCGTTTATTTCTATGTATGATGCTCACTAGCAGTGAGCTATATATGCGTGTATCCAATATTATGAATCATGAAAACTTTGATAAGTCTTTAAGAGAAGCAGCAAAGTTTTTGAAAACCTATGTAGAAGAATATAATGTTATTCCAGATATCAAGCAAGTAAATGCTGCATCTAATTCAACTTTAGAACCCATTCCTGATCTAGATGATAAACACTATGAATGGTTTCTTGACGAGTTTGAAGCCTTTACCCGTAGACAAGAACTAGAAAGAGCGATTCTAAAATCAGCCGACTTGTTAGAAAAAGGTAATTTTGATCCAGTTGAAAAATTAATTAAAGACGCAGTGCAAATATCAATTACAAAAGATATGGGTACTGACTATTTCTCTGACCCACGTGGTAGATTGATGCTACTTAAGAGTAGTAATGGTCAAATCAGTACAGGATGGCCCACTGTTGATAGTAAGCTATATGGTGGTTTCAATAGAGGTGAACTACAAATATTCGCAGGTGGTTCAGGATCAGGTAAATCATTATTCATGCAAAATCTTGCAGTTAACTGGAGTAAAGCAGGACTTACTGGTATCTATGTCACATTAGAATTAGCAGAAGGTCTTTGTTCGATGCGTATAGATAGTATGATGACAGAAACTAGCAGCCGTGACATTTTTAAGGAAATTGAGAATGTTGAAATGAAAGTAAAGATGTTAGCTAAGAAGTCAGGTAAACTACAGATTAAGTATTTACCTGCTCAAAGCACAATTAATGACTTACGAGCATATTGTAAGGAATATGAAATTAAGACAGGGGCAAAGATTGATTTTCTCTGTGTTGACTATCTTGACCTTCTTATGCCCGTCAGCGCAAAAGTCAGCCCCTCAGACTTGTTTATCAAAGACAAATATGTGTCGGAAGAATTGCGTAATCTATCCAAAGAATTGAACGTGCTGCTAGTTACAGCAAGTCAGTTAAATCGTAGTGCAGTAGAAGAAATTGAATTTGATCATAGTCATATCTCAGGTGGTATTAGTAAGATTAATACGGCAGACAATGTGTTTGGTATTTTTACAAGTCGTAGTATGCGTGAACGTGGTCAATATCAGATTCAGCTTATGAAAACACGTAGCAGTTCAGGAGTAGGGCAAAAGATTGAACTTGAGTTTAACGTAGAAACATTGAGAATTACAGACCCTGGAACTGATGATTTCAAAGCTAATAATCCATTACCTAGCGCAAAAGATATAATTAGTACGTTTAGAAGTGCTAGTGTAACCGTAGCCCCGAGCCCTATACATAACAGTGAGCTTCCTGAGGAGAAAATAGAACTCCCCAAAGTGACAGCAGACATTCCAAGCGTCAGACTAAAAAGCATGATTAATAGTCTGAGGAAGTGATAAATATTTAAACGGGGATTTTACAATGGAACGCAAAACAAAGAGTTTGCTTGAGGAACTGCAAGCATTGGGTGACAAGCGTGATACTAAGCACATGATAGAAAGCCGCGCCCATAATATAATAACAAGTGCCATAAACCTCATCGAAATGATCAATAAACATTATGATCCTGAAAAAGCAGCTATCCTAGAGAGAAAGCTATTAAGTGCTATAAAAAACAAAGATCAGGACAAATTCTCTAAAAGCATAAGAAGAAACGATGAAACTACAGGAAGTTGATGAGAGTGTCAACGAAGGCCTATCAAAATGGGTTCAGTTAGGAATAGGTGGCTTAGCAGGTGCTGCCGGATCCAGCATAGGAGCCAAACGAGCAAAATCAAGATTTGAAGAAGAACATTTTATCGACACATTCGTTGGTAAAATGAATGGAATGCTAAGTATTGTTTGGCCAAAGGTTCAGAAAAGTCAACAAGAAGCAGCTATTGCCAAACAAATGATGGATCTAATTAATCAAGGTAAACCTATTGTAGTAGGTAGGCAGCAAGTAAATCCAGGCACCCCTCAATATACCGCATATAAAGGTCAATATGAAAGAACATTGGCTACCCACCAAGATTTTGATTTGGCACAATATCTAATGCAAGTAATAACTCAGTACGCTAGCGGATATAATCTTGCTCAGTCACAAGGAGAACTACAAGCATTGACTGCACAGGTAGCAAGTACCTATCAAATAAACAGAGGACTACCTACTATTAGAAAAATAGGTAAAGTCATTTATGATGTTATAAAACTTAATCAACCTAACGTTCCTGAAGAACCATCTGAAACTGCAAGAGTTAAATTAGCAACAGTAATAAATTTACTTGATAGAATGACTACCGGTGACTTAGAAAAGTTAGTCGGCGAAGTGCAGAAAAAGATTCAGGAAAAGAAATGATTTACGAAATAAAAGAAACCTTAGAAAAACTAAAATCTTTAGCTATAGTTAAAGAAGCTAAGGGACATTTAGATCATCCTGAAGATTTAATCTTCATTGAAGGATCACAAGGTGCAAGCCGTGCATTGCAGGCAATACAAGCTACCGCAAGTAATCCTAATACTGTAACAATCAAGTGGGATGGATATCCAGCATTAATATTTGGTCGTGATGCAAATGGTAGATTTGCTATTATGGACAAACACATGTTTAATAAGGCAGGTGGTGCAGGTCGTGCTATCTATAGCCCAGAACATTTTGTACAATATGATGCAGCAAGAGGTGTTGATAGAAGTGAACTTAGTCAACTGGTAGGCAATATTTGGCAAGAATTAGAAGGGGCGACCCCTGCACAGCCAGGTTATTATTGGGGTGATTTGTTATTCAGTCAACCACTACAACCTCAACAAGGTAAGTATAATTTTAGAGCGAACCCAAACGGTATATCATATTCATTGGACGCATCAAGTGATTTAGGTAAACTGTTTAATAATAAAATTGCAGGTATTGCAGTGCATCAATATCTAGCACCTGATGCAACGAGTACAGATGATGCTAAGACATTGAACGGGAATATAGGCAACCTACAGAATAGAACAAAAGTTGCAATCGTTCCTAGTGCAATGCCCAATCCACCTAAATTAAAATTATCACAATCTAGCGTAAAATCTGCATCAACATCAATACAAACTTATGGTGCTATGGTAGACGATTTATTAAATAACGCACCGCAGGCTAGAGCAGGGTTTTCTGGATTGTTTACAGTTTATATTAATAAGAGAATTGTAGCAGGAAATCTTAATGACATGGGTAGTGAATTCTTAGACTTTTTAGGTACACGACCTATGTCTGATAAGATGAAAGCAAAATTAACTGAATACATTACAGCTAAAAAGAATGAAGTAAAAGCAGCATTTATTATATGGGTAAGCATATATAAACTTAAGATGGAGCTTGTTCAGCAGTTAGCTAAGCAAGCAGAAGTCGGCCCAATTCAAGGATATCTACAAGACGGCACTCAGACACAAGAGGGATTTGTGGCTAATGGGCTTAAATTTGTAGATAGACTAGGATTTAGCCGTCAAAATCTAGCAGGTAGGTAACCTTTTTTTACAAAAGGAATAAATACAATTAGAGCCTCGGCTCAACTTTTTAAAGGAATAAGAAAATGGCAAATAATAATCAATTAGTAAACGGTGATGTAAAACCAGTATTCGCAATCGACCAATTAAACGGTTCAGGTAGTGCTTCAACAGGTGTTCCAGTTCAAATCGCAGGTCCTAAGTTAGACTTCTTCGGTATGGACTTAGGTGGTGACCCATCAGCACAAATGGATGTTGGTGGCGCAGTAGAAGCAGTTATCAAGTGCATCACACAATTAGCAACAGTTCACTTCTATCAAGTAGAAGCAAGTGGTACAGCTAATAACATGAGTATCGCTGTATACCCAACAGCAGCGTGGACAGCTAGCGATCTACAAGCAGCAGTTCGTGCTTTAGGTACAGTTAACGGTTATGCATTAACTGGTGCTGTTGTAACAAACAACGGTTTCAAATTAGCTTAATTTAAACTAGTAATCACAAAGGACCCGAGATTTATTCTCGGGTTTTTTATTGTCATTAAATACTGTCATGGGAATGAGTATAAGATGTAGTACTTTGTTCAATATAACAAAGACAGGAATTACGCAACGCAGGGCACCACTAGGGTCAAGTAACGAAGCAGAGTGGTATCAAAAACGTAGTATGCAAGCTAACCTAGATACTATTATACAGGTTATATCATTACGTGCGCAGCCTGAAAACATAACAGATCCCGTAGAAACAACAGTAAACCTTGAAAAGTTAGAGAGATTTGGTTTTTTGCTTAATAGTGACGAACCAGTAAAAATGTGGTCCTTTAAGTTTTACGTAAATTATGGTGCTGTGTTTGAAAATTCAGAACACGAACTAGGTGGACTGTACACTGACTGTGAGCAGGTTCCAATGATAAAATTAGACGATATACCCAATCTTACTTCTTTTTTAGATACCAGCCCTGAGTTGCGTAACATACATTTTGAGGTGGTTAAAGATGAATAAACTCAAAGTATATCAGGCTTTAGAAAGTTTGGTAACATCCACAGTTTACGAGAAAGTAAAGGATTCTGTAATTACCAAAGAGGGTAATTCATATAAATTATTTGAATCCTATATAATTAAAAAACAAGACATAGAGTTTTCGATAGAGAAGGTCAACTATCACGGAAAACTATTGCTTTCTAGCCTCAAGCATTCAGTAACTTGGGTGGTTTTGGACCGCATGAACGACATTATGGGCACCAAGCAATTAGTAGAACTAGACCAAAGATTGACAGGTTTAGAAATAAATATTAAAATATACGAGAAATTGCTTAAAAAAACTAAGGATACGGGAAACAACCTATTGTTTCAAGCAAAACTGACGGAAGAAAAACGCAAAAGAGTGCGTGTTATTAACGAACTTGAAGTACTAGCTGAAAAGTCCAAAAAATGGCAGCTCAGACAGTTTGAGAAAAGTTCCTACAAATAATACCTCTTTTGATAAATACAATATAAGCATTTTGGGAAAAACTATGAAACTTACCGAATTTAATTCTAAACCTAAGCTAATCGCTAAAAGAGCGTTGAATGAGAATTTTAACGCAGACTATAACTTTGATAAGCTAGATTTAGCTAAAACAAAAGATATGCTACTAAAAGTGAGAGGGTTGATAGGTGAAACTAGACAATCTCCTGACATACATTCTAGTGAGCAGAATCCAGCGTATTTGAAATTGATATTTATGGAGCAAGCGTTAAAACACCATTACGGTGAACTTAAGGCGCTTCCTGCATATAACAGTCGTATTGTTGTAGAGAACGAAGGTGTTGAACAAGCACAAGTTGTTCTAGCCGCTAAGGACATGATTGACAGTGTACAGAAAATGATTGAAGATATTTCTGACATGTTAGTTAAAGAATTACCTGCAGTGGTTGATAGTGTTAACAGTGAAATTGGTGTTGACGCAGGTGAACAATTTAACAATGAAGCTACAGGCGCACTTAGCGCATTAGGCTCGGCATTGCAGCAAGCTAAGCTTGGTTTGCAAAATGCTATGAATGTTGTTACAGGTGGCGGTGCTCCTGCAGCATTCGGTGAGGTACCTCCAGCAGGCGGCATGGGTGAAGTTCCTGGTGAAGAGATGCCATCGATGGATGCAGAAATGCCTGAAGTTCCTGAAGAAGAGCCTGAAGTTCCAGAGCCTACAGTAGGACGCGGGAAACGCTAATAATGCGTTTATTTGAGTTCGAAGATAAAGATCCATTGCGTGTTAAGTTGACTGCGGTAACCAGTCAACTTAAATCACGTTACCTTGACGTTGGTAGTACTGAACCTTTAAGCACAAGTGCGTTATTAGAAATTCTAAAAAGTAATGACATTATCATAGACAAGTCTGACATCTATGATATGGTTAAAAAAGAACCTTTAAGTAATCTGATTGATGATATTAAAGGGGACAACGTTATTTTCAAAGGTCAGCATCCAAACGCACAAATGGGAGCAATGACTCCTGACGATGCATCAAAGATTGTTCAAAAGATGGCTGACCGCGCAGCTACAAAATGATTGAAGTAACCGAACGAGCAGCTAAAAAAATATCTAAACATTTACTACACCGTGGTAAAGGTATGGGAATTCGTGTTGGTGTTAAGACTACTGGTTGTAGTGGTCTTGCGTATATACTTGAATACGTTGACAATACAAATGACGGAGACAATGTAATAGAAACACATGGTGTCAACATTATAGTTGACCAAAAAAGTCTAGTATATGTTAAAGGCCTTACAGTTGATTATGTTCGTAAAGGACTCAACGAGGGCTTTGAGTTTATAAATCCAAACGAAAAAGCACGTTGTGGTTGCGGGGAAAGCTTCACCGTTTAAGTTGTATTATTAGTAAAAACGTAATACAATATCTTGATGTACAATCCAAACAAATTCAACTACGTTAAAATCGGCAAAGAGACAATTGACGGCTCAAGAAAGTACGCTACTCCAGACGGAGAAAAACTTCCCAGTGTAACAACTATCTTAGACGCAACTAAATCAGAAGAATCTAAAAAAGCATTAATGGAGTGGCGTAACCGTGTTGGCCATAAACGAGCGCAAGAGATTACTACTGAGGCAGCAGGGCGTGGTACAAGAATGCACAAGTTCATTGAGGACTATATCAAAGAGGGTGTGTTAAAAGAGCCGGGTAGTAATCCATACAGTATACAAAGTCATAATATGGCTAAGTCAATCATTGAGAAAGGTCTTTGTAAGGTAAACGAAGCCTGGGGAGTAGAAGTACCATTATATTTCCCTAAGGTCTATGCAGGGACTACGGATCTTTGTGGGATACATGATGGACAAGAAGCTATTATGGATCATAAACAAAGCAACAAAGTCAAGAAGCGTGAGTGGATTGAAGATTACTTTGTACAATCCGCAGCGTATGCCACAGCACATAATGAGTTACACGGGACTAATATCCGTAAGGGTGTGATTTTTATGTGTACAGCAGACAATCAGTACCTAGAATTTATAGTTGAGGGAGCTGAATTTGATGGGTATGTGGATATCTGGTTTCGCAAATTAGACGAATATTATTCAAAATTTCTATAGTTTCCAATTAAAATTTGATTGATAAATAGTATAATCATCTTTTCATAAGAATTATACTATGGCAATCATACAAGTATCTAAGATTCAACACCGTACAGGGGCTAACGTAGACCTGCCCCAATTAGCCGAAGGCGAAGTAGGGTTCGCAACTGACGAACGAAAACTGTATATAGGGAACGATCCTTTATTACACCCTCCTGCTGACGGTAATACAACAACACAAACCGAAATTTTAACAGAGGTTAGTACACTCAACTTTGCTAAAGTTGATGGTTCTGCCAACACAACGCTCAATATTGATAATGTCCAAGAAGGTCAGGTATTGGCTGTACAGGACGGAGCTTGGGTAAATGCGGGTGGTCCTACTTCAAATACTGTAGTTGATTTGGGTAAGATAGAAAATGTTAAAATTTATGGTGGTGTTAATGGATATGCACTACAGACAGATGGACAAGGTAACCTTCAGTTTGTAAACAGTGGTGTTTTATCTTATGAAATTGCAGGAATTAGTAAAACTAACCCTGCTGTTGTAACATTAACTAAGGCTAGTTCTATTGTAACTGGTGTACCACTAACTATTGTTGGTGTAGAGGGTGATGCTAATATTCTAAATGCAATCGCTACGTCAGGTGAAAGAGGAACCAGCAAGTATTACGCTAAAGTTATTGATGAAACAACATTTGAACTATTTAGAACAGACAAGTTTGATGTCGTTGCCGATCAAGTAGATTTTAGCTCTCCTAGTTTAGGTAATATAACACCTTATACTGGTACTGCAACAGTTTCATTCTTTACAGCAGGTGCAGGTACATCAGCAGGTGCAAACAATCAAATTCAAATTACAGATGGTGCTGGTATATTCGTATCATCTGCGAACTTAACATTCAATAGAATTACTAACCAACTTCAAGTTGGTGGCAATATTACATCAACACAAAGAGTAATAGGTAATACAGTACAAGCAAGCAATACCTTCATTGGTCGTATTGGTGCTATTAGCCCTAACTCAGGTGCATTTACAAGTATTACTGCAACAACTTCAGCTAATATTGCAGGTAATTTAAATATAGGCGGAAGTATTGATACTAATGGTAATATTGATGCAAACAATTTATCTATTAATAATATTTCTGCGGATGGTAGAGTTACTGCTAGAGATTTAACATTAACAGGCAATGTAAGATCACCGCTTGTACCTAATGTAGATATAGCCTATGATTTAGGATCACCTACACAACGTTGGAAAGATATATACCTATCAGGTAATACAATATATTTAGGTGAGCAAACAATTTCTGCTACACCAACAGGTTTGTCATTTAGTGGTAGTAGCTTCAATGCAAATAATTTAAGTGTTACCTCTGTTAATGCAGCTAGTTTATCAGGATCATTAACTGATAGTAATCAGCCCAACATTACTAATTTAGGTAATCTAAGTAGTTTAACAGTTGAAGGTCCAGTTAATTTAGGTAGTGCAGCTAATTTAACATTAACAGGCGGTAGCCCTAACTTTGTTTTAACAACAAGAGGCAATGGTACAGTTGCATGGGAACCAACTCAAATTGTTAAAACGTTACCAAGCGGACCAGTTAATAGTATACAATTTAACGACAATGGCGATTTAGGTGGTTCAAGCGCAATTATTTTTGATAAAGATACCGGTGTAGTTACAGGTACTTTTAGTGGTAATGGTTCTAGATTAAGTTCTATTACTGGTGCAAATATAACAGGACAAGTGTCTAATTCACTGGTATCAGGCACTGTATATACAAATGCACAACCTAATATTACAAGTGTCGGTGAATTAACAGGATTGTCTGTAAACGGTAATGCTAGTTTTGTAAATGCCACCTTAACAGGCAATATTTCTACATTTGGATCGGCTAATTTTACAGGTAATCTCAGAGCAGGTAACATAGGTAACGTAGACAGTATAACTGCCGTAAGCTTTACAGGCAATGGTGCTAATTTAGCAAGCATAACGGGTGCCAATGTTACCGGAACAGTCGCTAACGCTAACCGTGCTACATTCTCTGGTACTGTATTAACTAATGCACAACCAAATATTACAAGTGTTGGTAATCTAATAAGCTTAGCAGTAACAGGTAATGTTACTGTAAATTCATTATCATCTAACGGTAATGTAATTGCAAGTGGAAATATGTCTGCTGACAGCATTAATGCTAGTGGACAGTTAAATGTAACCGGAATGTTAACAGCTGGTAGTATTATTGCAAATACTGGAATCGCAACTGCCGGGGATATATCAGGAGCAAACATTTCTGCTACGGCTAATATGTCTGTAGCAAGTAATCTTGTAGCAACAAACATAACTGCTAATTCTACAATAGGTGTAATTGGCAATATAACAGCAGGCAACGTTACATCTAACGGCGCTATTGTCTCAACTGGCAATCTCACATCAGGTAATTTAAATACCACAGGTCAAATTGTTGCAGTAGGTAACGTTTCAGGTAATAACGTGACTATCACTAACAGATTAACTGTTGGTGCGAATGCAAATGTAGGTAATTTAAACACAACAGGCAATATAATAGCAGGTGGAAACTTAAATGTTTCTAATGTCAGTGTAACTGGTGGCTTAACTGTTGCAAGTAATATAGGTGTAGGTAATATTAATGTAACCGGTAACGTTACAGCCTCCACATTTATCGGTAATTTACGTGGAAATATCTCTGGTAACATTAGTTTACCTGGTACCGATAAATCAATAGTGTTTAGTGATGCAGGCTTGGCTAACGGAAGCAATGCTTTAACTTTTGATAAAACTTCCAATGTACTTACTGTATTAGGTAATGCGAATGTAGGCAATTTAAGAGCATCAAGCACGATACTGTCTATCGGAAACATAACAGGCGCTAACATACTTACGGGTGGTATGGTTAGTGCTAGTGGTAATGTAATTGGTGCTAATTTAAAAGCAAATGAAAAATTAGAAGTATTAGGTGATTCGATACTTTCTAATGTGAATGCTCAATCAATAATTGCCACTGGTAATGTAACTGGTGCTAACTTAGTTACAGATGGTAGAGCAGATATAACAGGTAACCTAATAGCAGGTATGATTGTATCAAATACTCATATCTATGCTAATTCTGGAAACATTATAGCAAATAGAATTGTTTCTACTAATGATTTAGTAGGCGGTAATGTTATTACTTCAGGAGATATTACCTCTAGAGATATAAATGCCAGAGAAATTTCTGCTACAGGTAATATAACTGCTGCTCAAAAATTAACAGCATTCGATATTGATATTTCTAACAACGTTGCTATTAGTAAAAATATTGTAGCAAACAATATAACAGCAAATACTAATCTTTCAGTTGGTAATAGAGGATTGTTTGATAACTTACAAACAAACAATCAAGCTAACATTGGCGGAATGTTGAGAGTAAGTGGTAACGCTAATTTAGCTAATACTACAGTAGCAGGTTTTGTTTCTGCTGCTAATTTAATGAGTTCTGGTTTCTTAGACGTTACAAGCAACGCTAACGTTGGTAATTTACGCAGTGCAGGCCAAATAACAGCAGTGGGTAATATCGTAGGTGCATCATTAGCTATAACAGCCAATGCTAACGTAGGTAATCTAAGAGCATTTAACAACATTCAAACTATCAGTTTAACTGCTACTGATGTAACCGTAAACAGTTTACATACAACGAATAGATTACTTGTAACAGCAAATGCAGAAGTAGGTGGAAACTTAACTGTTTCTCAAAAATCTTTTTTACAAGATGTACAAGTAGACGGTAATCTTACTTTAAACCGTAAGTTTACTGTATTGGGTAATATTGAATCGACTGCGAATATAATCACTTCGGGTACAAGTAGAGCAAGTTTGATTGAATCAACCGGTGAAATATTCGCCAACTCAGGAAGAATTGTTGCTAATGGTGCTCAAATCAATGCTGATGCAACAGTTAATCGTAATTTGCAAGCAGGTAATATATCTACAAATGGAACATTGTATGTAGGCGGCGATTCAACACTTAACAACACTGTCATCAATGGTAATTTAAGTGCTGTTGCCAATGTTACTATATCAGGAAACCTAACAGTTAATGGACAAACTTTATTCTCAAATGTAACAACAATGAGAATCAAAGATCCAATCATTGAACAAGGTGGAAATGCAGACGGTAGCCCATTAACCTCTGATGACAACAAAGACAGGGGTAGTTTACTACATTATTACAATGCCGGAAGCCCTGTCGATGCATTTATGGGTTGGGACGATAGTAACGCAGAATTTAGTTTTGGTAGTAATGTCTCAGTAACCAATGAAGTTGTAACTTTTAATAGTTTAGGTAACGTAAGAGCTAGTACTCTATTAGGTAATTTAGTAGGTACTTCATCAAACGTAACTACATCAACGGTAACAGGAAATATTACTGCTGGTAATATAAGTGTAAACAATGCACTAACTGTTACAGGTAATGCTAACGTTGGCAATATAGGAACTACAAGAGTTCTAGCAACCGATAGTATTACAGGTCAATCAATTGTAAGTAATACTACACTTAATGTTACAGGTAATGCTAATGTTGGAAATATAGGAACTACAAGAGTTCTAGCAACCGATAGTATTACAGGTCAATCAATTACAAGTAACAATACATTGGTTGTAGCTGGTAACGCATCTGCTGGTAATTTATCCGTAAGCGGTATAATTACATCAACAGGCAATCTCACAGCAGGTAATATTTCAACTGCAGGAATTTTAAATGTTACAGGTAACGCTAACACTGCTAATCTAAGAGTAACAGGTAATGCCAATGTAACTGTAACAGTTAACGCAGGTAATGTTGTATCTACTGGTGTTGTATCAGCTACAGGTAATATTACTACTGCCGCAAACTTAACTGTAACAGCAAACGCAGATATAGGTAACATAAACGTCACAGACCAAATTATAGCATCTGGTAATCTATCAGCAGCTAATATTTCTACAGCAGGTAGATTAACTGTAAGTGGTATTTCTAACGTAGGCGTGCTTAATGCTTCTGGTAACATCGCTGCTACAGGTAATGTTTCTGTATCAGAAAATCTTACTGTAGCTAAAAATGCTAACATAGGTAATTTAAGATTATTAGGTACTGTTGGTAGCGCACTCTTACCTAGTGCAAACGTAACATATGATTTAGGCTCACCAACACAACGTTGGAAAGATATTTACTTAGCCAATAGTACAATTTATATTGGTAACACCGTACTGAGTTCGACAGAAGATGCATTTAGTGTAAGTGGAAACATTTCAGCAGGTAATAATATTTCTGTCTCTAATAATATTTCAGGAGCTAATCTAACAGTTACCAATAATGCTAATTTAGGCAGCGTAGGAAATATTAAAATATCAGGTGGGTTTGATGGCTACGTACTAAAAACAGATGGTACAGGTAATCTAAGTTGGGTAGTACAAAGATTACCAGGTGGCAGCAACACGTTCGTACAATTTAATGATGATGGTAACTTTAGTGGATCGTCTTCATTTACCTTTGACAGATCATCAAATACATTAAGTGCAACTAGAATTGCAGGAAGTTTAACAACTGCTTCACAACCGAATATCACAGGTGTAGGTACACTTACAACACTTAACGTTTCGGGTAACGCCTCAGCAGGAAATCTAAATTCTTCTGGGAAGATTACAGCCAGTGGTGAAATTAATACCACAGACATATTAACGGTATCCGGTGCTGCTACTGTAGGTAGATTAACTAGTCAGGGCAATTTAAACGTTACCGGTAATATTGCAGGTGGTGAAGGATTAACAATCACAGGTAATGCAAGTGTTGGAAATCTCTCAACTTCAGGATCAATAACATCAGGTCCTGCTAGCGTAACTACATTAACTGCTTCAGCTAACGCTAACGCTGCTAACTTTAACACAACAGGCAATGTACAAAGTAATAATATTACTGTATCAAGTAACGCTACGGTAACGGGCAATGCAACATTAGGTAACTTACAAGTTAATGGTGTTACAATTGTTACTGGTAACATTACTGGTGGTAACTTTATTACTACTGGTACACTAACAGCAGATGATATAAATGTTGGTAATGTAAACTCTGGTGAAAATATAACAGCTACAGGTAATATACAAGGTGGTAATGTAACCGCTGTTGCTAATGTATATGCTGTTAATTTAGATTTAACAGGTTCAGCCACAATTGATGCGAATGTTTCTGCTGCTAATATTTCTGTTACAGGAAACGTTACTACTGCAAATCTAACAGCGACAGAAAAAGTTAATTTGGGATCCGTAGCTAACTTAACTATCACTGGTGGCACTGATGGTTATGTATTAAAGACTAATGGTGCAGGTGTATTGTCATGGAACGTTCCTGATCCAGCTAGTGGATCAAATACACAAGTTCAATTTAATACTAACAATAGATTAGATGCAAGTCCATTCTTGACATTTGATAGATCAACTGGTAGATTAACTGCGACTGCATTCTATGGCAGTGGTCAGGGATTAACAGATTTGCCTGCAGCAAATATTGTAGGTGTTGTTGCTAATGCGGGCAATGCAAATCTAGCAAATACAGTCATAGTAGCTGCACAACCTAACATTACAAGTGTAGGTAATCTAACATCATTACAAGTTAATGGTGCATTCACAAGTAAAACTGATGCATTCATTGAAGGTAATATTACATTACCTCAATTAGCGAATATTACAATACCAGGTGGCACAGCAGATTACGTATTACAAACAGATGGTACAGGTAATCTTGGTTGGGTAGCGTTACCTGAAGTAACCCCAGGTGGATTAGATACACATGTTCAGTTTAATGACACTGACGAATTTGCAGGTGACGCTAATTTAACATACAACAAAGCAACAGGACTATTAAGAACAACATTAATTGAAGCAAATGGTATTAATTTAACTCATTTAGTAGGACCTAATGTTGTAGGTGAAGTGCCAAACGCAAATTACTCAACATGGTCACTAAATGCAAATACAGCAAACTTTGCTAGAAATATTTTAGAAGCTAATGGTAATCAACCTAACATTACTGGTGTTGGTGTATTGAATGGATTAACAATCAATCGTCAAAACGCATTAGATGTTAATGGTAAAATTACAAACTATGATATTTTAAACATTGAAGGGTATCATGGTGCAAGGCAAGGTCTATATGTTTCATCGGATGAGTTAGGTATTACTATCCAAACTGGTAAAACTCAGACAGGAACAGGTTTTTACTTATTTGATAGTGCTATGGGTATTGGATTCGTTAACGAACAATACTTGACAATGCAAATAGACAGTGTGGGACATCTAACGCCTACAATGGGAGATGCGAACTCTCAAAGTTTGGGTAGACCGTCCGGAGGTGTAGGTGCCATCACTACGATTTCAGGAACACCTGTAGGTACTATTGATTTTCTAACTAGTTATTATGTACGTCATAATAGTTCAGCAGTAGGTACTCCAACAAGTACTGTAGGGACAACGAGTGGTTCTGGTACAGGTGCAATGATAGAAGTTTGGACACATCAAAACTTAGCACCATTGACTAATCAAATTTATAAAGTCAGAGTTCACTCCTTAGGAAGTGGTTATGTAACAAATGACACTATTACAATTTACGGTAGTCAATTGGGCGGGACTGATGGTGTTAATGATTTAACAGTCACTATAACTTCTACCGCAGAAGCTTATTGGAGAAACTTATATGTTAACGATGTTAACATTAAGAACAGAGGATCAACTGGTCCTGGTTTTTGGACACTGGTAGGCGGATCAACTGGTGTTTACATTGTTAACTCTGCTACAGGTAACAAACATTTGATAACAATGGGAACAGGAATCGCTTCTGGTACAAGTACAAGTAGCGCACCTAGACCTTTAGGTGCATAAGATAAATAGTTATGTTCACTCTTAATTGAGAGTTTATGCAGTTACCCACTGCGTAGGCCTAGAACGCCATTTAATAAAGGAGAAAACAAATGGGACGCCCAATTAATAAAAGATTTTTCGGTGCAAACGCAGACGATAATTTGAAAGTACAATTTCATAATGGTACAGCAAGCACACCTGGTTACATCGTAAAACAAAAGGGTGCTGCTAGATTTTTATGCAGTGATGCAAGTGACAACACAGCAGTATGTCGTTTAGTTGCTAAAGCAGCTGGTGATTTAGCAGCAGGCGAAATGAGTATCACTGTAAAGTTAGATAACGGTACAGTAGGTCAAATCACTAAAATTGCAGGAAGAAAGATTACAGTAAGTGGCGATAGCTATCCATGGAACTTCAGCACAAGCACAAGTGATAATGCTGTTCAAGTTGAAGAAGCAGGTACTGATACTGATCTAACAGGTAATACTGATTTAGAAGGTGATGAAACTGAGCCCGAATAATATTCAATTATTATTAAACAAAAAAGCGACCTAGGTCGCTTTTTTTGTAAGTTCTTTTAGCTTTTCTTGTACTATGTCAAAACTTACTGTATTGAATAAACCAGCATGTAATGGTTTAGGATAATGATGTACATCTACCCAACAATACCCAATATGTTCTTCATTTAGTATGGGTATGAATTCTTCATTTATTCTACAAAAAAATGTATGATATGTAAAGTTGTTATTGACAAATTTTTGTATAGGTATTAATTTAGCTTCTGTGGGAAAAAAGTTTATTTCTTCAATACACTCTCTGTGAATACCCTCAAATAATGATTCATTCTTTTCGATCTTACCACCAGGTATACCCCACACAGTGGCATCTTTATCGTCACTGCGTAATAAAAATAAAAAACGATCTGTGGAATCAGCGTAGAAGAAAACTCCGCCTGCTGTACTTGATTTGCTCATATAGTAATTTATCTTTATTAAACTACTATTGAGAAATCTCCTGACTTATACCAACCTTCGTATGACTTCATCCATTTATTATCAGAAAATCTATACTGCACTGAAGTAGTTAGATTCGTGACATATTCTGTTTTAAACGTTACGGAACTGTCAAAGGATATTTGCCATGCACCATTTTTGTATTCTATAATATCGTTTGGCTTGGCAACAACGTTGCCCCATGGACTATTAACAGCCTTATCGGTATCATGACCTAATTCGTTTACTAATAAGTATCGTTGTCCATTAATAGCAGCAGGTAACCCTTTACCGGGGTACTTAGCATATGGGTCAATAACACTATCTACAGGTGCTAATGTGTTTTGTGGTAATGTATCTGGATCAATATCATAAATTAATAATCTATCGTCAGTTGGATTGAATGCTATCGTACCAACTATATCAGTATCCATGTGTTCGTTTTGTAACCAAATTTGACTGATACCTGGTTTCACTTTACCATAAGCATTTAAGAAACCACTCCAAGCTAATGTAGTATTAGGATTTTCTGGTGAATCTAGTGTATCGTTACGTGGATTAAACGCAGCATAGTCAGGTAGTATTTGTAATGAGTTACCTAATAATAATAACTTATATCCATACGGAGCAATTTTTTGTCTTGTGCCCAACAATAAATCATCATCTTGCATATCAGTAATTGCATTGCCTTTAAAGATACTTGCAATAATCTTATGTATAATGCCTAACTTCTTAACTTTAGCAGCACTACTTATCCATATAGGCATATAGAACTTCCAAGTCAATACGTCAATTGGATTACCTTGTCCTACAGGTATAGTACGACTGCTAAATGTTAATCCATCTTGATATACTACACTTAAACTTGTCCAATCAATGAAATTATCTGTACTTTGTAACTCCATACTAGGATTGAATAATACACCTAACTGTTCTATCAACTCTAGTTTTTGATTATAGTTTGTAGTCCAAAAGTCAACTTGCATACGAAGCGTATAAGGTACGGGCATCAATCTTTCAATTGTAAATGCATCACCTTGTGTTGTTTCATATTGTCCTGTGTCTTGATTAAAATTTCTACGCCTTACATTAAGTTTATCTATGAAGTAAGGATCCTGTGTTCTACTCTGATCGTATTCTAAACTAGTTATATAATATGTGATAAGTGGTGCGCTAGGTAAACTGTTTGCACTATTATTTGATATGATAGTTGCTGCTTGTCTGCTAGCATCTCCGTACATAATTGGTACACGAACAACAATGTCGTTGCCTGCAGGGTCTTTACCTTTAGTAACGTACCAGTTACTAAAAATTCTTGCAAATTGAATTATAAATCTTCGGATCTGATTATCGTAGAAGAATTGTGCCATTTATTTCCTTAATCTGGTGTAATACCTAATATTGATGATAGAGGTTGTGATTCTGGTATAGGGCCATTTAATGTAGGAGTTACATTGCTATTGTTGATGAATCCACCTAACTGTGTACTACTTGATAGTGTTTCTGTTCTAGTGACCTCACTAATCTTGACCCATAGATTACCATCGTATCTAAACATTTGTTGTGGCAAGTAATCTAAACGTAAAAAGTACTCCCCGACTTTTGGATTACTTGGGAACTGTATGCCAGTACCAAATGGTTCACCGTTTGGTGCAGCGGCTTCCCCTGAGTTATAACCTGATGTATAACCAAATCCTTTCGCTGATTCTTTCCCAACAAATTTAAATCTTGGGTCTGCATCTGCTCTAAAATCCTGAACCTCTGTAATTGCATATACATCTGAATTAAAACTTGGGTTATCAATATCAATAGTAGAATCAGTAACAATGTTATCTACTGTACCATATGGTACAGTGATTGGACCAACAGCCTTAATTGATAAAGCCAATTCAGGCTCTAAACTGCGAGAGCCACCTTCTGCAACTGTTGGTTCGATCTCTGTTATTTGAATTGTTAACTTCATAAATGCAGAAATAATATCCTGATTTACTAATCCATTAACATCTTTGATTGCACCTGATGATAGTCTTATAATAGGAACATTACCATCAACATAATTTAAAGTAAACGTAGTTCTTTCAGGTATTCCTCTGCGAACAATAACATTGCGAGGTGAAGCTGGTTGTTCTTCTGCATTTGTAGGAACGAGATACAGTTGTTTTCTATCGTATCCATTCTTAGGTACGATTCTTGATGCCTCTTGATCTATTGCTTGATTAATTTCAAGATTCTTATTGTAACGACCAATAATATCTTTTAAACTATCAGCAGTATCTAATTGCCAATACGTTGTATCTGTGCAAGGAATACCAGCTGGTACATTTTGCTTTGGTGTGTAATTTTTGTCCCCAAACGTTACGACATAACCAGGAACATAGGTTTTTAGTTTATCCCAATCACCCAAATAGTTGTCAGTAGATTGTGGCTTATCAAGTATATTTGCAAATTCTTGACTATCTATCAATGGCTCACATTTAACTCTCCAAAGATGATAATACCATGTGCTACTAAAACCTTCACTGGCAAAGTTTGCGTCAGTTACTTGGTAATATCTACGTAAGCTTGTTGGTATCTTGTCATTCAATGGATGATAATCAACCAAATGAGGAAGTTCTAATACATCACCTACCATTAACTTTCTACCCAATATCTCTATCATTGTATTGTAATGGGTAGTAATAAAAATCACATCATTGTTTAAGAACAACCCAAACTGACTAAGGTCAAAGTCTAGGTTCTGTGTATTGTAATGCCCACGTAATCTGTAAATGTTACTGTCATACTTTCTATCACGGTTTTCTAAAAACAACAGGTCTTGAATATTTGTCGGATCAAGTTGATCATATCTTGGTAGGGCGAAGCTGGATGAGGGACCTTGATCCTTGGGACCTAGATATTTGTGAATGTACAAGTCGGTGCCCCCAACCGTTAGCATTTCTGCAATAGTCTTGTCAAAAAACTTATAGTCATGGGATTTTTCTGAGCGATATAGCGACAGTTTGGGCATGTTGTTATTCCATTAATACAGTATTTATGCGAATTTAGGCTTGCACTTAAATACGGGTTGTGTTATAATTATCTTTCTTAATATGATAGGAGTGGGTTATGTCCCGTAAAAAACTCAGTGAAAATGCAGTTATCAAAGCACTAAACCCTAAAGACGGGGATACAAAATACGCAGGTGACGAGCCGTTTTTTGCTTTGCAACCAGAATCAGATAGTCGCAACAGCGCACTCGCTAGAGCATTTACATGGTATACTAGGTTTTATGCACGTAAGGATGCTAAAGACTTACTGATTCAATATCTAGAATTAAACGACCGCAAGGCTGATGCTAAGGTTATGGCAAAAGCACCCGAAAGCGAAATACTAAGTACGTATGGTTGGCTAGCACGTATGACATTGCGTGGGCTGCAATTGACTGAGCATGAAGAAATGTCATTACAGAATGAAATTACTAGATTGATGACCTGTGTGCATAAGCCTGAAACAGTTTTCAAATCTAATCTTACTCCACAAGTAGAGGAAGAAGTAGTAGAAAAGGAACCTACTAATCGTCCCAATGTGCAAGAAATTATGCGTGAAAAAGCACGTGAGGCAACAGGTGAAATCATTGGATTGTTCGATGATTTTATTCAGGCTGGGCTGAAAGGTAATCTGCCAGGTAAACCCATTGATATTCTTGCAAAGCACAACATTCTTCCACAACATATCCCTATCATACTTGACGTTTGGAAGAAAGAACTTAACGAATGGTATGAAGTGCAAGAAGGCAAGGACCCACAACTTGTTGAGGGCTATAGTCAGTTCGGCAAAGTACAAGTGAAAAACATGATTAAGGCTATTGAGCAAGTTATTAGTGACCTCAATAGTTATATCAGCATCAAAAAAGCAAGCAAGACACCTCGCAAGCGCAAGCCAGTGCCAGTCGAAAAGATTGTTAGTAAACTCAAGTACCTCAAAGAGTTTAAGGATCCTGCACTTAAGCTTGATTTAGTCAGCGTACATCCTACTAAATTGCATGGCAGTAGTGAAGCTTGGGTATACGATACTGCAAAGCGCAAACTACATCACTATATCGCTGACCAGTATAGTCAAACATTTACTGTCAAAGGTAACACTATCATTGGCTTTGATACAGGTAAAAGTGAGATTAAAACATTGCGTAAGCCTGGTGAGCAACTTAAAGAAATTATGGGTAGTAAGCCCGCAGCACGTAAATTCTTTGAGGGTATTAAAGCAACTGCGACAGTCCCAAACGGTCGTTTTAATGAAAACATGATTATTCTAAAGGCATTTTAATATGATAAAACACTTTTTTATACTACTTTTACTTGGTGCTTGTTCAACGAGTACTATTACAGACAAAACCACAAAGGAATCCCCTGTTGTTGAAAATAGGAGTGACAGGAGTAGTAAGACCTCAATAACTAAAATAGAAGATGCAAACATAGAAGTTATAAAAATTCCAACGAAAGATAGAAAGGATCCTAATACACTGTTTAAAAGTTATTCAGTATATTTTGACCTAGATGAATACACTGTTAAAGAACAATATCAACCTCTTTTGAAAAAGCATGGTGAATTTCTTGCTAAGAATCAAAATGAATTTGTGTTTGTTGAGGGTCATACTGATGAGCGCGGAGGCAGAGAATATAATCTAGCGTTAGGACAAAAACGAGCTAATGCAGTGAGAGTAGAACTCATTAAATATGGGGCTAGAGAAAGTCAAATCGAAGCGTATTCTTATGGGTCAGAGAAGCCTAAGGCACTAGGGTCAAATGAAGAAGCATGGAGTCAGAATCGCAGAGTCGAACTATACTATAGAAACTAATGGAAACTATGAATATTGATTTAAACAAATACCAACACTTTGTAGAGAAAGTAACTAGTCAACCTAGCAATGATTTGACTACGTTTATGTCTGAGCTAGACAGACTAGATGCAAACTATGAAGTGTTCGACGGGGTAATGAAGCATGGACCTGACGTTAATCTCCCACTACTTATTACAGCATGTATGGGCCTAGCAGCAGAATCAGGTGAGTTTATTGAAATCCCTAAGAAAATTATCTTTCAGGGTAAAGCATTGACTGATGAAAACGTGTTTCATATGAAACGTGAGTTAGGGGACATTATGTGGTACTGGGTAAATGCCTGTAGGGCACTTCAGCTAGATCCTAATGAAGTCATTGCAGAGAATGTTAAGAAGCTTGAGTCACGATATCCAGGTGGAAGCTTTGATCCATATTACAGTGAAAATCGCAAAGAAGGAGATTTATAATGTCTAACAATGTATTTGAAAAATTGAATTATCCTAGAGTTTCGTCAAAAACTTTCCAAGTATTAAGGGGAGTTGAAGTACCAGCTAAAAGTTCCAAAGATAGCGGATTGGTTGGTAAAAAAATTCACGAATATATCGTTCAAAATCTCAATATTAATGGAAATTCAATAGTAGATATTGAGGATTATGGAATAGAAATAAAAACAAAAAACGAAGATACTAATACAGATTGGAGTATTGGTAGCATGACCGCAGAAGTAATTGTCGATACACCTTATAAAGATAGTCCAATATATCAAAAATTACAAGCATTATTATTAATAACTACAAATGATAATTTTCAAATTATCAGTGATGTGGGTCTGTATTACATGGATTTCGATGAAATTCAATTATTGATTCAAGATACATATGAGGATGCTAGATCACAATTAAAGCAAGAAGTGCTGTACCAACAAAACTCACCTAAAAATTCTTTCTTTATATCTGATCAACCTAGTGAATTAAAATTTGACCCTAGTCACAGTTTTAAGGGAAAGCATGGTCGTTTTGAATACACTAATTCCGGTACGGCTTTCGCATTTAGAATCAAAGCAAAATCTATGAAAATGTTCGCAAGAATGGCAGCAAGTAAGCCTAAAGCTGACCTTTTTTTCCAGAACATTTAACTCCTGTTCCAGATAAATAGAAATATTAACTGGAACAAAGAATGCCTACAGTACTGAATCTAGAACAATTAAAGCAAGAATTATTTGATGGTATCCGTTATCGTTTAGGTGACGGAATGGTCGATATTGAACTAGACCCTGAGCATTACGAAGCTGCCTACAACTATACAATAAAGAAATACAGGCAGCTTGCTCAGAACTCCACAGAGGAAAGCTATACATTGATGACACTGGAAAAGCATACGGACACTTATACGCTTCCAGAAGAATTCATTAATGTTAGACAGGTATTCAGACGTACAGTTGGTTTAGAAACTGGTCCAGCAGCAAGTAGCTTTGACCCGTTCAGTAGTGCAATCTTGAACACATATCTACTCAACTATAACTATGCAGGTGGATTAGCAACATACGATTTCTACGCTGGATATATTGAATTAGCTGCACGTATGTTCGGTGGATATATAATCTTCACATTCAACCCAGTCACAAAGCAATTGCGTATGGTTCGTGACCCTAAAGGTTCAGGGGAAAAGATACTGATTTGGGCTGACATGCAAAAACCAGAAGAAACATTATTGCGTGATCCAGGATCGGGTATTTGGATAAACGACTATGTTTTTGCTACGTTAAAAATCACATTGGGTGAAGCACGTGAGAAATTTGCAAGTATAGCAGGCCCGGGTGGTGGAACTACACTTAATGGTACGGCTCTTAAAGCAGAGGGTCTTGCTATGCAACAGCAACTAATACTTGACATTAAGAATTACGTGGATCACAGTCAACCATATACTTGGGTAATAGGTTAACCAGAGTATTATGTCTTTTAATCTTTTTGTAATAAAATAGAGATGTTACAAGGAGATAAAATGCTAGTCAGCGTCACTGGATTTATTGGTTCAGGCAAAGATACCATTGCCGATTACTTAATCACTGAACATGGATTTAAAAAAGAGAGTTGGGCCGGCAGCTTAAAAGATGCTGTATCACATGTGTTCGGTTGGGATCGTGAATTACTTGAAGGTAAAACAAAATACAGCAGAGAGTGGCGTGAACAAATAGATCCATGGTGGAGTGAACGACTGGGTATGAATAAACTAAGCCCACGTTGGGTATTACAACAATGGGGAACTGAAGTAGGTCGTCAAAGCTTTCATAACGATATATGGATAGCTAGTTTAGAAAATAAACTAAGACAGTCCAAAGATGATATTGTTATTACGGATACACGTTTCGCTAATGAACTTTCAGCTATTAAAAGACTAGGTGGTATAACAATCAGAGTTCATCGTGGTCCTAAACCAGACTGGTATGACGATGCTATTTCAGTTAATAAAGGACCTAGACATATAGGTTGGTCACTAGGTAAAGACAGACTTAATAAGTTAGGGATACATCCTAGTGAATACAGTAGCGTTGGTTTGGATTTTGACCATGAAATTCACAATGACAGTACAATCGACGATTTGTTTGACTGTGTGAAGCATATATTACACCTTTAAATATCAGCCTCTAAGTCTCCAAGCTTCCATATAGGTTCTCTACGTTTAACTGTTTCAACACAATTCAGACAAATTGTTCTAAGGTTCGATAGTTGATTATTATTAAGATCACCGTCCATGTGATATACTACTAATTGACTATCGTACTGACGCATAAATCCACATAAATCACACGTTATCTTTTTCTTGTATCCAAGCTTCTTCCATCTTGGTTCACTGGGTAACTGTTTTCTATCCTTACGGATACAGTCCTCACATCGTTTACGCCAATATCTTACACCCTTTCTATAATAGTTAGGGGCACAGTGGTTCTTGTTACACACGGCGCATATTGGTCTAGACATGAAAATATTTAACTCTTTATAAAGAGTTGCTAATCCTTTTTTTCTAGATTTTTTCATAAATAATATTATTACTAGGGAGTTAACCCTCAAAATCATAACATAAAGGAAAATTAAAATGGCATTAGTATCTCCAGGCGTACAAGTTACAGTTATTGACCAAAGTCAATATCTACCAGCAGCCTCAAATTCAGTTCCGCTAGTTATATTAGCGACGGCACAGGATAAAGCAGACGCAACAGGAACAAGCGTAGCAGAAGCAACTACAAAATCAAACGCTAACAAATTATATCAAATCACAAGCCAGCGTGACCTCATCAATCTATTCGGTAGTCCATTCTTCTATAAGACAACTAATGGAACACCTATTCAAGGTTACGAACTTAATGAGTACGGCTTACTTGCTGCTTACTCATTAATGGGTATCACAAACCGTTGCATGGTTCTAAGAGCAGATATAGACTTAGCAAGCTTAGTAGGTCAAGTAGGTCGCCCAAGCGGATTCCCAGCAGACGGAACATGGTGGTTAGACACAACAAAAACTACCTGGGGTATTTACGAGTTTAATGCAACAACAGGCAAATTTGCTGAAAAGGCGCCTATAGTTATTACTTTAGACAACTATATGGATAGTGGTTTCCCAAGAACTGCTATTGGCAACATCGGAGACTACGCTATTGATGCAAGATACAAGACAAACGAAGATCCATTAAACGATGGTCAATATTTCTTCAAAACAAGCTCAAATCTTTGGGTTAAGTTAGGTTCAAGAGAATGGTTAAATTCTATGCCTACAGTAGTGGGTACAGGAAATCCTAAAGTATTCGATGGTGTTACTGGTGATCTAACACAGGAACAAGTTAATAGAATTCAGGGAACAACATTCCTAATTGATTATAACAATGAATATACTATTCAGGTTACATGTACAGGTAACACAGTTTTTGATATTGCAAATGATATTAACGCTTTAGGGTTAGGATATCTACGTGCTGACGTAAAACAAGAAAAATATCTTGCTTTATACTTAAGCTCACCATATGGTGAAACTTATATCAGATTTATTGCTGATGTTTATGATGATAGCATTACAGCAGAAAAGCCAGCAGGAGAAACACTATTAGATTACTTAGGTATCAATCCTAACATCTATTATTATCAGCCTGGTTTCGTACACGGTAATTCATTTGAACAACCTGCTTGGACTAAGAGTCAAGTTCGTCCAAGACCAACAGGAAGTGTTTGGGTAAAAACAAGTTCAGCCGGTAACGGTATGAATATTGCTATCAGTAAATTTAGTAACTCACTACAATCATGGGTAAACAAAAATACAAGACTTTATTCAAGTATTGTTGAGGCAACATATCAACTAGATCCAAGTGGTGGCAAAGCTATTCCAGCTGGAACAGTTATAGGGGAATACGCAACCGGTAGAGAAAGTCCTGGAAGTCCTATGTACTTCTACGAAAGAGTAGCTACAGGACCAACAATTGTAACTGGTGCAGTTTCTAATCCAACATTTAATGTTGGTGATAGATTAGTTGTATGGACGAGCGTACCTAACAGTGCTAATATTTCTGGACCATACAATGTAACTATAGCCGGCAGCACAGTACAAGACTTTGTAACAGCTTGGAGTGCCGCAAACATTCCTAATACTAGTGCTACAATCACAAGCTCAGGTCAGATTCAATTAAGGTATGACCTAGGTGGCGAAATTGCTTTATCAGTGCCTGGTAATAACAGTAATCAAGCCGTATTAACAGCAGCAGGATTTATACCTGGTGTTACAGAAGGTTTAATTAGAGCGTTCCCTGCAAGTGTACAGAACAACGGTGCAACTCACACTAGTGGTACACGTATTTCAGGTGTGTTTAATGGTTCTGATGCGACATTCAGTATATTAGCTTCAGGTAAGTTATATTATATTAACCAAGTTGTTAACGGCGGAGTACAATATAAAGTAGGTGATCGCTTAACGATTCCTGGCACACAATTAGGTGGACTAAGTCCATTACATGATTTAACAGTTCAAGTTGTTGAACTAGAACCAGGCACTATCACTGGTGGCATTAACTATGACGTAAATGGAGTAACAGTAAACGTTGGTGGTTCAGGTGCTATCAGAAACAGCGGTGGTAAGATAGGTATTGCATATGTTTCCGGCGCGCCTAACTTAGGTTACTTCTTAGGTGCAACAAATTGGAGAAGAATTAATTATGTTGCTAACGAAGGTGCTCCAGTAACTGCTCCATTAAATAACACTAACTGGTTCCATAGTGTTGTTGACCAAGTTGATATTTTAATCAACAAGGACTTCACATGGAAGGGTTATAGAATGTCTGCGTATGATGAAAATGGTAACCCAGCTTCATTTGGTACAAATAACACTGATCCAAATGGTGTTATATTCGCTGCTGAGCCTCCTAAGACACAAACTGATGCAATAAGTCCTGTTGTATATGGTGATCTATGGTTAGACACAGCAGACCTAGAAAATTATCCAGCATTGTATCGTTGGCAGAAAGTTGATAATGTTGATCAGTGGGTAAAGATTGACAACACAGATCAAACATCAGGTGATGGTATATTATTCGCCGACGCACGTTGGGGTAGTACTGGTGATATTGATCCTGCTATGGATCCATTACCAACAACCCAATCACTATTGTTAAGCGGATATACAGATTTAGATTGTCCTAATCCTGAATTATACCCACAAGGTATGATACTGTTTAATACAAGACGTAGTGGTTATAATGTAAAACAGTATAGAACAAATTGGTTTACAGCTAAAAAATATCCAGACGCAGTGTTACCAATCATTAAAGATGCATGGGTAACAGTAAGCGGATTAAAGCCAAATGGTCATGCATACATGGGTCGTAAGGCACAGCGTAACATGATTGTAGAAGCTATGAAGGCAGCTGTAATGACTAGCATGGCGATACGTGAAGAAGATACATTTATGAATCTCTTAGCGGCACCAGGATATCCTGAGTTACAGCCTGAAATGGTAGCATTAAACAACGAGCGTAATAATACAGCGTATATCTTAGGCGATACTCCATTGAGATTGAAAGATTCGGCTACTGATATTGTTGCTTGGGCTAATAACGCAGCATTGGCAACAGGTACAGGCGAAGATGGTTTAGTAACACGTGATGAGTATATGGGTATATTCTATCCAAGTGGAATTGCAACTGACCTAACAGGTGCAGCAGTAGTTGTTCCTGCAACTCACATGATGTTACGTACATTCTTACGTAATGACACAATCGCTTATCCTTGGTTAGCAGCAGCGGGTACACGTAGAGGTACTATTGATAACGCTACTAACATTGGTTACTTAGATGCTAAGACAGGTGAGTTCCAAGTAGTTAAGAATCGTGTTGGAATCAGAGATGTGTTATACACAAATCAAATCAATCCATTAGCGTTCTTTACTGGAATTGGACTATTGAATTACGGTAACAAGAACAGTAAGGATACAATGAGTGCGATGGATCGCACAAACGTAGCACGTTTAGTTGCTTACATTCGTGAGCGTCTACAAGTTGTTGCTCGTCCGTTCATATTTGAACCTAACGATGCACTAACACGTACTCAAATTACTAGCGTAGTACAAACATTGTTTGTTGACCTAGTAGCTAAGCGTGGTCTATACGATTACTTGGTTGTTTGCGATAACACAAATAACACACCAGCACGTATAGATAGAAATGAACTATGGATAGACATTGCGATTGAACCAGTTAAGGCAGCAGAATTCATATACATACCTGTACGTATTATGAATACTGGTGAAATACAAGCTCTAGGCGGTAAGATTACTTAATCCAAAGTTTGGGCAATTTAGGAAGATAAATACAATTAAGGAGATATAGAAAATGGCAACAGCATCACAATCATTGTTTAACATGACCGTAGGAGCAGACAATACTCCTAGCTCACAAGGTCTGTTGATGCCCAAGCTACAATATCGTTTTAGAGCATTGTTTATTAACTTCGGTGTTGGTGGTTCAACACAAGAATTAACTAAACAGGTTATGGATATTACTCGTCCAAGTGTTTCATTCACTGAAATACCGATTGATATCTATAACTCTAAAATGTACATTGCAGGTAAGCATGAATGGCAGGCAACTAATATTAACTTACGTGATGATGCATCAGGAAGTGTAGCTAAACTTGTTGGTCAACAATTACAAAAGCAAATGGACTTTGTTGAGCAAGCTAGCGCAGCTACAGGGCAAGATTATAAGTTCCAAGTTAACTATGAAGTACTTGATGGTGGTAACGGCACATTGTTACCTAACGTGTTAGAAACATGGGAATTATATGGATGTTTCTTACAAACGGTCAACTACAACAACTTAAACTATGGAACAAGTGAAATGGCTACAATACAGTTATCAATTCGTTTTGATAACGCAGTTCAAAGCCCACTTTCATCTGGTCTTGGTGTACAAGTTGGTCGTGCATTCGGTGGTACTACTGTAACAGGTATCGGTCGCTAATTAGATGTCTGGATTTATTCAAAATTTGCTGGGTGATTCACCCGGCAATTTTCTTAAAGGTGTTGCCAAAGGTTTCTTTGGTAACGATTACCTTAGAGATTATCAACATGCAAGTAAAACATTTAGGTCAGATAGCTATGCTTATGCACCTAAATATAAATTTCTTTTCCATGTTTATTTTGATATAAATCTATCATTAATAGGTAACGGTACTGGTGCCTTCCCAACTGATTCACGTATTGGATTGGCAGTAAAAAATATCACATTACCTAGCTATAGTTTTGATGTTCATAAAATGAATCAATACAATCGCAAACGTATTGTTCAGACTAAAATTCAATATGATGATATAAACATCACATTTCACGATGATAATGCTAATTTAATTAGGCAACTATGGTATAACTATTACACCTATTACTACAAAGATGCGACTAAAACAACAGTTGATTATGGTAGTACAGGTGAAGGTAAAGCCTTTGATTATAATAGACGCAATGTTTATGATCAAGCCTTAGGTTACGATTATGATTGGGGCTACATTGGCGAAAGCAGTTTAGAGCAACAAAATAACCTAGCTGCTAGTTTAGGTTATAGTAAAGCTCCTTTCTTTAGATCAATTAAAATCTATGGGTTTAATCAACACAATTATGTTTTATACCAACTAATTAATCCAACGTTAACTAGTTTTAAACATGATACCTATGATTATGCACAGACAAATGGTACTATGGAAGCTAGCATGGGCGTTGCCTATGAAACAGTAAAGTATTATCAAGGTGCTATTGATGGTAGAGCAATTACAAATGGTGATCCACAAAATAATCCTGCAAGTGATTTTGCAATAGATCATTATGATAAGACACCAAGTCCTATTATGCGTCCTGGTGCTAATGGAACAATTATTGGTCAAGGTGGATTAGCAGATGGAGCAGGTGGAATATTATCAGACCTAAAGAATGGTAATATCTTAGGTGCTATTCAAAAAGGTGGCATGTCTTATCAAACAATCATAGGTAATGGTGGTATTGGATCAATAATCAACAATGATATTAGAGGTGTTGTTAATGATTCAGTGCGTGGGACACCGAATCGTAGCAATACATTTAATTTCCCAGTTTTTGGTAGTAGCAAATAAACATGGCTAACACAGTAGACGCCCCAAAATCTCAATTAGATACCATCACAAAGACTTTTGATAAAGATTATCAAAGTCAAATAAGTGTTGGTGCAAACGAATACGAAATCGTTAAAAGTTTTTTCCTTGACATGACTGGTAGTGAAAATGTGTCAAGTAACTTTACTATTATGTTGTTTAGAATATCAAGTATCACTGGATTATCTGTGTTACAGTTACTAGATGATATGAAGGGCAAGTCTAAACTACAAGTAAATGCTTCAATGGCATATTATTTAAATAGTTTAAAATCAAAGACAACATTATACGGAGTTAGTGTGGTTCCTGAACCTAACTTCAGTGTTCAAAGAAACATAGTGATATAATGGCAAACTATGCACAGGGTATCTATGAAGTAAAAAATCCAGACAAGTATGTAGGCAATCATAAGCCTAAATACAGATCAGGATGGGAGTTTACTTTTATGGCATTTTGTGACAATAATCCTAGCGTAATCAAATGGGCTAGCGAATCAATTAGAATACCCTATCGTCACCCACTCACAGGCAAGCAAACTATCTATGTACCTGATTTCTTTATCATGTACGAGGACAAGTATGGCAGAGTTAATGCTGAGATAGTTGAAATTAAACCCAAAAAACAAAGCATTATTGAAAGCAAAGTTACTAGTGCTAGAGATAAAATGGCTGTTATAATCAATCAAGCAAAATGGTTGGCAGCAAATGCTTACTGTAAGGGTCAGGGACTTAAGTTTCGTGTGGTGACGGAATCAGATTTGTTTTATAACGGTAAAAAATCCAAATAAATACTGCTACAGTAAGGAGCAGTATGACAAAGAAACTTTCAGAATTATTCAATCTACCTGAAGATGAGGTTCAAGAAGAAACCCTCACCGAACCTATAATTCAAGAAGACGTAACCGCGTTAGCTTATTCAAATCTAGAAAAAATTGAAAATGCATTACCACAAGTCCGTGGTCTAGAAGCCAGTGATATTGAAATGGACAGTCTAGCTAGCTTAGCTACAGAAAGCTACAAGGATTTAATGGATCTAGGAATGCAAGTCGATAGTCGATTTGCCGCTGAAATCTTTGGTACAGCAGGGACAATGTTAGGTCATGCAATTACAGCTAAAACAGCTAAAATTAATAAGAAGCTAAAAATGATTGATTTACAGTTAAAGAAAGCGGCATTAGACCAAAAAGAAGCTGATAGGACAAAAGAGATAACTTCAACCCCTATAGGGTCAGGACAAGTATTAGACCGTAATGAACTGCTAAAGTCTTTGCTAGCAAATAAACAAGATAAAGATAAATAATACTATAGGAATTATACCATGAAAAGCCTTCGCCAATATTTGACAGAAAGTGTAAGAACTTATCGCTATACGATAAAGATAGCTGGAGATATCGACAGTAAATTTATGGACATGTTTAAGTACAACTTGAACAAGTTCGATCCAGTATCTGTAAGTGATGCTAAGTCTACCCCAATTCAAAAAGACCCATATGGGTTCCCTGATCATCAAAATTCTAGTGTCAATATCATCAAAGCAGAATTCAAATACCCAGCAACAGAACCAATGATTCAACAAATTGCTCAGTTACTAGGTAAAAATATCAATGCAGTAAGAGTATTCACTCAAGATCACGAAGATGGTTTAAACAGTGAAGCAGAAGGTTATGCAAATCAACCTGATACTTTGCTCACCGAACCTAATATGGAAGATAATCCAACATCAAAACAAGCAAGTAAGGATTATGCAAATCAATATCTAGACAAAGTGATTCCTAAAAAGCCAAGTATAGATATTCCATATGACGGTAAGAAAACCCCAACGATCAAAAACAATTCCAAAGAGGGCATACAAACTAAGAGTCCTATGACTAAAATCAATCGTCCTCCAAAGCCAAGTACAGGAGCAAGTAAGTAATGTTAGATTTTAGCACGGGTCAATTATCTTGGATAGTAGTAGGTGCTTGCAGTTTAGGGGGCGGTGGTTATTTAACTATAACCTCTACTGTAGGTGAACTGGATAAGAAAATAGAAATTAGCAATATTAAAGCACAGGCTACCAATGAAAAGTTGACAGTGCTACAAGCTCAGTTAGATAGAATCGAAGAAAAATTAGATACGATTAAAAAGTAAAAGAGAATTATAATGGACGCCACATTTTTTAGAAAATACTTAGACATTCTCTCTGAAAGAGTTGTAGCTGGACAACCTGGAGTTCAACTTACAGGACCTGAACCTACTGATGATGAAATGGCAAATGCTGAGGAGAAACAAAGAGCAGCACTTGGATTACCTAGTAAGAAAGCCGACGATGAAGCAACATATCAGCGTCAGTTAAAAGCCTATAAAGCAGGCGATAATCGTGCTGCTGGTCCTTTCTTCAAACCAAGACCAGGGGATGATATAAAAAAATGAAAATAACTGAAATCATAACTGAGGCTGAAAAATCATGGTGGGATGCTACCAGAGAATTTGGCGCCGAAGTGGGAAAAGAAGTAGCTCACGCACCTAAAGCAATATACGATTTAGGTAAAAAAGCTGCTACGGCTACAGGTGACATCATAGACAAACGTGATCAAATTGCTGCTCAGATGGGCAGAGGTTGGGAAGCAGCAAAGAAAGATCCAAGTAAGGCTTTAAGTACAGCAGGTGAAATAGCGCAAGCAGGTGCAAGAGGCGCATTAAATACTGCAACGTTTGGATATGGTGATAAAGCATTAGCGGCAGTAAAGACAGCAGGAAGTGCATTTGATAAACCACTCAGTGGTTCCGATGACTGGACTAAAAGATATGAGCAAGAAAAAGAAAAACAATATGCAAAATCTGCTGAATTACGAGATAAGTATCCAGTTGCATCAACCGTAGGTGATGTCGGTGGTTTATTAGTAAACCCTGCATTTTTAGGCGGTGCAAAAGTAGCACGATATGCAGCCGGAAAGGTACTGCCCGGAACAGTTAAAAAAGCTTTTACTCCTGTAGCAGGGCAAACAGCTAAAAATATCGGGAAGAAAGCAGTAACGATACCTGCTAAAGTAGCGACGGACTTAACAGGTGGTATTGCAGCAACAAAGGCAGTAGAAAAAGGTGTGAAAAAATATGATCCAACCGATCCATATTATGGAGCAGAAGATTATCGTGTGTTTGAAGAACGCCTTAAATATCTAATTAATTATAGGTAATAAAAAATGAAAATCAAAGACATAAACATATATGAGGCAGTTACTGATGCAGCCACCAGAATAGAAAAAGGTGCTACTAGAGTTGCCGGCGCCGGAGAAAAAGGTGGAACAGCTACTCAAAGATTCGCTGGTAGACAAGAAAAAATGTCTCAAGGTCCATATGCTCAAAACAAAGCTCCTCAACCCAAAGATGTAAAATATAACGCACCACTAAAATATCCATCTGATGTCAAGCCTAATGCAGAAAGACCATCGAAACCTTATCCTGCTGATGCTAGACCAAAATTTGAGCCTAAGGATGGAAAAGCTGTACCCAAGAGTACTGTTACAGGTAAAGATGTGCCGACTACATTTACTGGCATGCAAGGTTCTGCTTCTAAAGGTAAGCCGGCAGCTGCTCCTAGGCCAGATTTCAGACCTAAGAATGTTGTAACACCTAAAAGTACTGCTACAGGTAAAGAAGTACCAACTACATTTGATCCTAAAACTTCATCATTGGCTGCTGATTATATCAAAGCAGCAGAGAAAGAAGCCGGAGCAGCGGAAAAAATGGCGGCGGCGGCAGAAAAAGGTGAACCAGCAGCAAGTAAGTCTGGAAGTATTAAAACTTCTCCAGGCAACATAGGAAAGGCTATGGCTGCAAGTGCATTGGCAGGTAGCGGCCTAACGTATCTTCTTACGAAAGATAAAGATGGTAATGAAGTTGTAACACCAACAAACCCTGAAAGACCATATGAACCATGGGAACAAAATTTCCCTGCGTCCGATGTCCCTAATACAACTAATGTTGTCCCTAATACAACTAATGTTGTTCCTAATACAACTAATGTTATTCCCGATACAGATTATCGTCCATCGCATTTAGGCCCTGGTGAAAAACCAGCGTATGACACAGAACAAACAAGAGATGATAATGTATTTCCTGTACGTGATCACCCAACATTTAAGCGTGATAGTGCGCCGGCACCGATACAGAATAAAGTAGACCCATATGCAAATGTAGATTGGGAAGCAACTGCTGCAAGAGAGAGATTAAAAGGTAGTCCTGGATTACAAAGCGCATTAAAAGCAGCGCAAGGACCAGGACCTGGCTATTCAAGTGAACCCGTTGATAAAGCTGAGTTAAGTAAGTGGTATCAAAGAGATGGTACAGGTGATAACGATAAAACTTTAGGTAACGAATTGCCTCCTATTGAAAATAGATCAAGATACGCAGAACCAGAACCTAAAGCAGAACCTAAAGCAGGCCCTGATTTAACTGATAAAAAATATCAAAGAGGTGTTGTAGGTACACGTAGTGAAGATGAAATTGAATGGGATACAAAACATCCTTATAGAGGCGGTCAATATCCTGGTCCAGGTTGGCAAGAAAAAGAAAGAGAGCAAGGCGAAAAGAATTGGGAAAATCTCAAAGCCTTAGGTAGTAAATTGAATCCACTCAATTGGTTCAAAGAAGATTTAGAGCAACTCAATAGAATTAAATCTTTAGCTAGTACAACACCTAAAAAAGAAATTTCTGAATCTCATGTAAATCAAACTGATATGAGACAAATGCTTGAATTAATGTACGAAGCATCTAAGATGGCTGACCTTAAGGGCAAAAAACATACAGGTAAGTATGGTAAAGCATACGATACTGATGAAGAAGGTGAAGAAAAAGAAGTAAAAAGTCGCGGCGGTCAAGAAAGTGACGCTACTAAAGATGCTAAAAAATGGCAAGGTGCTAGTGACGCAGGATCCAAGGTTATTAAAGGTCAACCTGGAAAATCAGCTAAAGGCAAAGTTCATACAATATCAGACAAAAAACCAAAATCTGCTCCAGCCGACGAAGAAGCATGGTTGAGAAAAGAAGAGGAAAGAGAAAAAGCTGCCAAAGCTGCTGCCAAAAAGAAAAAATTAAAAGACTGGATCGATTCTACTGAAGAAATGATTGCAGAAAGAGCAAAGAACAAATATGCGATTGGTATGGCTGCTGCTAAGAAACAAGCAGGCTACGGTTCAAAACCAGCAACTGATCTTCCAAAGAAAGTTATCAAGAAAGGTCATGAAATCGCTAAGAAAGTTGACGAAGAAAAATATACAGTCAACAGCCGTGAAGTAAGCAAAGGTGAATATGATGCTCATATGAAAGCAGCAGGTAAGAAGCCAAGTCCAGATAATGTTAAAGAAGCATTAAAAGGCGGTCAAAAGAATCTTGATGTTGCTGAACCAAAAGGTAAGTTAGATTCAAAAGATTTTGCCGCATTAAGAAACAAAAAGAAAGTTAAAGAAGGTATTAACTTTAGCCAAATGATGCGTGAAACTCAGATGAGCATTGAAGAAATGTTGATGGAGTTACAATCACACATTGAAGAATACAAAACAACTGGTCATATGAGTGAAGCACTACGTGATGCATTAGACCTACACAAGTATTCAAAGAAAGATAAAATAATGGGCGAGTCACCAATGATGCCTCAGCCAGTAGTAGAAGAACCAGTAGCAGAAGGTCCTTTTGCTTGGGCAGCTAAGCAAGCCAAAGATGAAGGAAGAGATGTATTCAAGTTCGGTGGTGAAACTCATCCAGTAACTGTAAAAGAAGCAAGCAAGATGAAAGAAGGTTCTATTAAGGGCGGCGATAAGCCAGGTGAATTAACAGGCACGTGGAGTAGTGATCCTCCTAAGAAGGGTCAAAAAGATGTACCTATGCCGGTACCAATGGATCCAGTATATCCAAATGCAATAGACATTAATAAGCCTAACAAGTCAGATAAAAAACCAATGAAAGAAAACGTAGATATGGATAGACAATTTGAAAGTTGGGCTAATGACTTAGATTCATTACTCAACGAGAACATTAGTATAAACACCAACACAAGCTCAGACGGTAACGATAGTGTTACTGTTACTGCTACTGAGGGTGACGCAGGTGAGTTAATCGCATTATTAAAGAACGCTGGAATGGGTGGTATTTTCGGTGGCGGAGAACAATCACAATCATCACCATATGGTGCTCCTATGACAAGTGATAGTAGCGACAATGGTGGCATAGAAATGGTATCAGTTGACGGGCCTGAAGTTATTGATGGTGGCGACAGTGTGCTAGAACTAATTAAGAAAATGGCAGGCTTAAGTGCAGCACCTCAGCAAAGCTCTGGTGAAGATTATGCTGATGAAGTGCCTGTTGACAATGCAGGCGATACTATGCACAAACCAGAAGGAGAAGAAGATGAAGGCGAGGAAGAAGACCAGATTGAAAAAGGCTCTGATGAAGAAGATCATAGAAAAGAGAAAGAAGTAGACGAAGCATATGGTCAAGCTGACGAAGGCAATGAATTTACAGAAAAGCTAAGTCAAACACCACCTGGCGAAGAATTCGAAATCGACGGTAAAAAGTACAAAGATACAAGTAGCCTAGAAGAAGGTGATGAGCCTATGTGCAACGAGTGCGGAATGAACGAAAGTAGCTGCGGTTGTGACCACGTTGAAGAATCATTTGAAAACGAGCCAAATGAGGCTACGCAAGACATTGAGTTTATGACTAACTTTATTACCGGTGGCTTAAACCGTCAAAAGCGTGATCAGACAACTCTACCACATACAAGTGTTAAAGTGACTGAATCAAAGTCAAAAGATGTTCTATATGAGTGGAAGAAACTCAGCGGTATCAAGTGAAGTCAAAAGTTCTGAAAATACAGCCCGAACTACTCGGGCTGTTTTTTTGGGCAAAGTACTATACGGAATACGATAAATACACTATAAGGTGATTTAAAATGGCACAAGAAATTATTGACTTCGGTTCGTACCCAAATGATGCAAACGCAGACCCAGTAAGGACTGCTTTTCAGAAAACACAGAATAATTTTACAGAATTATACACAGTTGTAGCTACTACAGGCGTGCAGCGTGTTGTGGCCACATCTGGTTTGACACAAGATGTTCAAACAGGTAACGTGACTTTAGCTGCAAATATTGCTAATGTTACCATACAAACAGGTCCAAGCTTATTAGTAGGTTTGGGCGCTGCGACAGGAAATACAGCAACCATAACAACTGGAACAACTCCTTTTGTAATTACGGTTAACACTACGATTTCAACTCAAAATATTATTGCTACTAATAGTTTAACAGGTACGTTAACAACTAACTCACAACCTAATATTACTAGTGTAGGTAACTTAACTAGTTTAAATGTTGTAGGCAACATCACAGGTTCATCATTTACTGGTAATGTTAATGCTAACGTTATCATTGCAAATTTCTACACAGCACCTAAAAATTCAGGCAACAGACAAATATTATACAACAAAGCAGGTGTAATGGATGGTAGTTCTGAAGTTACTTGGGATGAAACAACACTTAATGTTATAGGAAATATTACCGCACAAAATATTAACGGTGGTAATTCATTTACAGCAAATTTTATTACAGGAACACTAAGAACAAATGCACAACCTAATATTACTAGTGTTGGTACATTAGTTAATGTTAATACTGTAGGTAATGTAGTTGCAGCAGGCAACGTTACAGCACATACATTTAATGGTAATGTAAAAGGTGGGTATATAGAAGGTACTTATAAGAGTCCCGGTGATGAGAACGAACTATTACTGAATGGTTCAGGTAATATTTCTGCTAGTGAAAAATTAACATTTGATGGCAACATATTTGCAGTGAATGCAAATATGATAGCCCAAAACATAAACAGTGGAAACTTATTAACTGCAAACTTTATAACAGGTGTATTAACTTCAAGTTCTCAGCCTAACATACGTAGTGTTGGTAATTTAGTATCATTAGTTGTAGGCAATAATACATCACTCGGTAATTTAACCGTAGCTGGTGCTGCAACATTTGATGCTGATATTTATGGTAACACATTAACGGTAACAGGTAATACACAACTCACTACTTTATTGGCAGGTAATATTACTGCTGCTAGATTTACAGGTAATGGTGCAAGCCTATCTGCGATTACAGGTGCAAATGTAACTGGTATCGTTGCTAATGCAAACTTTGCAGCCTTCTCTAATGTAGCTAATTTTGCTAATTTTGCAGGTAATGTAACAGTAAACGCACAACCTAACATTACAAGTTTAGGTAACCTAACTAACCTTAGTGTTGTAGGAAATGTATTCGCAGCAGACATGACTGTGAATAATGCCATAACAGCAAATTTCTTAATTGGTTCCGGAGAACAAATATCTAATATAACAGGTGCTAATGTTGTAGGTAATGTAAACACTGCTGTTCTTTCTTATTTTAGTAATGTAACAGAATTTGCCTATAGTAATTTAGGATTTTATTCAGGTGAATTCAGAATGGCTTTTGTATCTGGTAATGCAGGCGGTGCAGGTAATTTAAGAATTCAAACTAACGACCATTTAAATTTTGAAGCGAACACCGGGTATCTTTCTGTACCTAAATTAAAAGCCTTAGATGAAATAAGAACAGCAATAACTATAACAAATACTTTAACAGTAAATGCCAATGCAAATGTAAGTGGCAATATAAATGTAACCAATGACGCAAACGTTTTGGGTAATATTAAAGCGATCAATACGACATTAGCAGGTGACATAGCAGCTAATAACGCAAGAATTGTAGCTAATCTTGAAGCCGCAAATGGTAATTTAATAGGGGTACTAACAGTTGGAACTCTTATTGATACAGAAGAACTTAATGCTAACGGTAACATAATTTCTAACAATTTAGTAAGAGCAAGACAACTTGATGTTACAGGAAACATTTTTGCTACCGGTAATATTACATCAGGAAGCATAACAACTAACGGACACATAAACGTTCTTGGTAATATAACAGGTAGAAACTTGACCTTAACTGGTTATCTTAATAACTCACTAATTCCTAATGCAGATGATTCATTTGATTTAGGTGCTGATGACGATAGATTTAGAAACTTGTATGTTAATGAAATAATAGTAGGTGATAGCGTATTAACAAGTTCAAGTGAAACACTAAACACTAATCATAAATTAAGTGTTAACCAAGCTCTAACAGCTAATGAAATACTGTCAAATACAAAAATAACCACTGATGAATTATTAGCTAATACTGCAAATGTATTTGGACCATTGGTAGTTGATGGGGCAACAGTAATTAATGCTGGATTGATAGCAGCCGGTATAAACTCAACAAATAATATATTAGCGAATGGATTTGTAAGAGGTACGAATGTAATATCATTAGGTAATGTTTCAGCAGTACAAAGTGTTACGGCACTAAACATGTTCGCCAATGCTAATTTGAGTGTAACTAATACTGCCAATATTGGAACGTTGAATGTTCTCAATGATATAACATCAAGTGCCAATGTAATAGCAGACAACCTTTTATTGAATACAGGTACAGTATACGCAAGAGGGTTGAATGCAGGTGGTAATACTATCGTTGGTAACATTACAGGTAAGTGGAAACTAACAGCAGGTTCAACTATGGAAGCGACATTTGCTGACTTAGCTGAATACTATGCAGGAGACAACCATATAGAACCAGGTACAGTTGTTTCATTTGGTGGTGCAAATGAAGTAACTACTTGTTTGGAACACATGAGTACTAAAGTTGCAGGTGTCGTATCTACTAATCCAGCATACATTATGAATAGCATGATTGAATGCGAATATCCGATTGTAATTGCATTGCAGGGAAGAGTACCTGTTAAAGTAACTGGCATCATCGAAAAGGGTGATATGCTTGTTAGTGCAGGTAACGGAATGGCAACTTCAAGCAAACTTCCTGTATTAGGAAGTATTATAGGAAAAGCATTAGAAAACTTTAGCGGTATAGAAGGAACAATCGAAGTAGCAGTAGGAAAATTATAAGGAGCGACAATGATAACATTAGAATTACTAAAACAATTATGTCCTAAGACAAAGGAAAACGTTTTAAAGAAGTACGCACTATCACTTCATGAAACAGCAGAATACTACGACATGTACGTAAACAAAAAACGTGCAGCAGCCTTTTTAGCACAAACAGCGCATGAGTCAGGACAATTTAATTTTGTTAAAGAAAATTTAAATTACAGTGCTAAAGGATTGATGAATACATTTAAGAAGTATTTTCCAAATGAAGCTATAGCAAAACAGTACGAGAGACAGCCTGAAAAGATCGCTAATCGTGTTTATGCTAATCGCATGAGCAATGGTGATGAAGCAAGTGGTGATGGCTACAAGTTTTGCGGTCGTGGGTTAATTCAATTAACTGGTCGTGCTAACTACACTAGGTTTTCACAAGACTTAGGTATCAGCTTAGATGAAACTGTAAAATATCTTGAAACACCCGAAGGCGCTGTAAGCAGTGCTGGTTGGTTTTGGGATCAAAATAACTTAAATCAATGGTGTGACAAAGATGATTTTGTAACACTTACTAAACGAATAAATGGCGGTACTATTGGTTTAGAAGATCGTAAACATCACTACGAACTAGTATTAAAACTATTAGGATAAATTAATGTCACTACCTGAATGGGTTACACCAGAGGGAAGTTTGGGTTCATACACGACTAATCAACAAATTTCCTTTATCCTGCAGGCTAACCCTGTTTTCCCTTCTTCGGGAATGAGTTACTCATTGTTAAATGGGAAATTGCCTAATGGGGTAGGATTAGGCAACTTTGGACTACTTTCAGGAGTTCCAGAACCAATCATTAGCGACACTACATATAAATTTACTGTACGTGCAAAAGACAATTCAGGAAATATAAGAGATAGAACTTTTACTTTATTAATATATGGCGGATTGAAACCAAATTTTATAACTCCATCTGGTAATATATTAACAATATTAGACAGTGTATTCGTTCAAAAACAATTAGAGTATTCTAAGCCTATTGATGAAAATTCTGTAGACGTAACATTAATTTCAGGTAAATTGCCACCTGGATTAGAAATGAACAATAAAGGGTTAATAAGAGGATATGCTCAGCCCCCTCTTACTCCGAACGGTAATCCAACCCAACAAGATTATAAATTTACAGTTAAACTTGTCAACGATTTGGGCACTATCACTGCTACATATGAAATTACTGTAATTAATCATAATGTAAATTTCCCAATTGGAAGCAGAAAACCCGTAGTACAAAATTATTATCCACCTACTTTTAAAATCACACCTGAGGATCCTTTGTATTCATTGTATCTAAAAGATACTCATATACCAATGGTTAAGAGTGGTAACTATTTTAGCTTTAAAATTTTAGGTAAAGATTTTGATAATAGTGATGTAATGTATAACTTTTTTGATTTACCTTTAGGGCTAACCGGTGATCCACTTAGTGGATGGATTACTGGTACACCTACATTAAATTCACCTGGTGTCAGTGAATTTTATTTTAGTGTACGAGTAACTAAGACTAATTTTAATTATTATAGATTGTATGACGTACCTAGTCAAACTGTTTATGAACTTTACAGAAACGATGAACCTGTAGAATTACCAAGCAATGTTTGGTTATACGTAAATGATGTTAGATATGAAGAAAATAATGGATACCGTGTAGTAAGAAGAATTGAACATTATGATTTTGACGGTGACAATGATACAGAAGATGTAGAAATATTAGAGTTGATTCTGGATAGTCCTCTACCAGCTGGTGCTAACATCGCAGTAATGCAATTTACTCCTGGTATATCTAGCGAAACATACACATTTGTTTTACCAGTAGTTAAAGATTTAAAAACGACAGTAAACTGGCAAACACCAAATGATTTAGGTGTCATTAATAATTCTACTATCAGTGATTTGTATATAAAAGCTAACGCAGATGTTCCATTGTTGTATGAATTAGTTTCAGGTAATTTACCACCTAATCTAAAGTTACTTCCTAACGGAGATATAATAGGACGTGTGGTACATCAACCTACGGAACAAGTATTAAGGCAGGGCGACAACACTAGTTTTAATTTTACAATTAAAGCTTACTCACCTGATTTCCCTTTAATTAACAATTCAAGAACTTTTGGATTAACAGTTCATCAATACTATAAAGAGCCAACTGAATCAATGTATTTTAAGGCAAGTCCTAGTTTGAAAGATAGAAAGATTTTAGACTCTTTATTAAAAGACGAAACTATAATACCTACTGATTTGTTGTATAGACCCAAAGATAGATATTTTGGTAAAGCAAGTGAAGTAAAGTTTGTTCAAATGTATGGAATAAACGCTAGTTCTATTGAGAAATATGTAACTGCTATTGAACAAAACCATTATTGGCGAAATGTTATTTTGGGTGAAATAAAAACCGCTGTTGCTAAGGATGATAAAGGCAACATCATGTACGAGGTCGTATATAGTGAAGTATTAGATGACCAAACAAATGATAAAAATCAAAGTGTAGACAAGAAAGTAAGATGGCCTAAGTTTATTGATTTAAACAGAGGCCCATGGGTAGCAAGCGAGGGTGAGGTATATGCTAGCTACAGTGAAGATAAAACGAGTAATGTAAAGTATCATACAAGCTTAACACCGGGGGCAACTGTTGTTGTATATCCTGCTAGCTTTATCAACATGAGGGCACAAATAGCAGAAAAACTAGATGAAAACTTTGACAGTAGATTGTTGCCAAGATGGATGAGATCACAGCAAGAAAATGGTAGTATACCAGGTTATGTACAATGTTGGGTGATATGCTACACACTTCCAGGACAAGCAAAAACTATCAAAAACAACATTGATACAAAATGGTCACATAAATTAAATGACATTGCCTTTCAATTAGATAGATATACTGTAGACAAGAGCAATACATATGATTACAACACTTATTTGGCAACTCCTGCATGGCAAAACTTACCTAGTTCTAGCACAGAATTAGAAACATTAGACCAAAAAGATTTTTACGTATTGTTCCCAAGAAAAACAATACTACCCAAATAATCAAATAAATAAAGACGGATATAGTTATGAGTTCAATTAACACAAACAGTTTAAACACAAATTTTCCTGTTCCAGGTATCAACAATGATACTAGCGGGTTCCGCACCAACTTTAATAATATTAAGAATAATCTTGATTCTGCTGCAAACGAAATCACAGATTTACAAAATAAAGTCGTATTAAAATCCGCATTATCAGGTACTACAGTAAACAATGATATGGCAAATACTTTAATAAGTAATGCCCTAACAAAAAGCTTTAGAGCAAGTACCTATAATTTGGGTAACAACATTAATACAATCAGCGAAGCAAATTCATCTGTAACAGTGAATGTAAGTGCAGGGGATGTTCAATATGGTACAATCACAGGAAATACAACACTTAAGTTTGGAGCATGGGCTCCTGCAGGAACTCAAAGTAATGTAGAACTTGTGTTAAATGTTTCTAATGCAAACGCTGTTATAACATTGCCGGTCACTACGATTGATGCTAATGGTTATGCTAGTCAAGGTATGACCGTAAGTGTGCGTAACTTAGAAAATTATATTTCTAATTTATCAGGAGCACCTACAGCTAATGCCTCATTTACTAATCAATTAACAACACCAAATGGTGTCAGTCAGTTGCATTATAGATTTTCTACATTAGATTGCGGAACCACAGTTCACATTGAACCAGTCAATAGAAGTCAAAAAGCAAGTCAAATTAATTTAAGAACTCCTACTGCAACGGGATCAGTGGGAGATAGATCAGGCACGGTGTGCTATGATAATAATTTTTTCTATGTTTGTACAGGAAATTTTGATGGCAGTACAAATATATGGAAGAAGGTTGCACTATTACCTGTTTAATTATGAGACACCCATTCTTACCTGATCTTAGCGATAAATCAATGGAAGACTTGTCTAAAACAATGTCTGACTTAACAGGTAAATTAAATTTTGCATATAGAAGTCAGAACGGAGCAATGATAAATCAATTGAATATGATAATTGAAGGCTACCGAGAAGAATACAACAAAAGAATGAATGCATTATACGACAAACACAAGCTAGACAACCAAATTAACATTACCGCAGACAAAAAATGACAGCTAGAGTTAGCAAAAGTTTCAGTTTTCAAACAGGCGTACATTTCCACAATACTTTCTCAATAAACACTTACCATACTGCTATTGATTTTGATATAGAAACAGAATCTATACGAGAACAAAATATAGCATTGGAAAGAATCAAATACTTTTTAGATTTTTGTTTAGAAAATTCTATTTTTATTGATGAGAGTGAGACAGAATCCATTCAAAAATATCACGATGCTGACATAAAGGTATGTACCTTACCCAAAGAACCATATGATCAGATCATTGGCATTATGTTGATGACTAAACTAAATTCAATATCTGAGGGTAGATTAGTAGCAACTGATATAACCATCACATCCAAAATGAGTGATGGTGTCGCATATCATCATAGTATTGAAGAAAATACAGGACCATTTAAAAATAATGGATGGTGGCATGAGAATTCGTTAAGAATGTCTAACTTAGTAAAACCAAATAAATCTAAGAAAGTAGTTAAATTAAAAAAGAGTCCATATAGTTGGGAAGAGTTGTATCTTACATGGACAGACCCAATTGAAGCTACACCAAACACAGTTAGTGAAGTTGTTTTCGCCAATTTTGATACAAAAACGGATAAATGATTATTGCACTATTTGAAAAAATAGTATATAATTGTTAGATGCGAAACGACATTTATGGCAATCAAATATTATCTGAGGATGACGTATGCGAACTGTATATGTCTGACGCTAACGTTTCCATTAAACACGCAGTAGTAGAGAACAATATAATCTTTCCAGAAGATTTGGAAATAAAGAATTTACCAAATCTTATTCAGTACATTGATCCACAAATAGATATATCAGAATTTGACAGACAAAACCAGAACGTTTGGTTTATGCCCGAAGAATACAAAGACTTTGACATAGCTAAATTTATTCTAGATCAATGTAAAGACCAAGCAGAATTACAACGTGCCGGAGAAGAGTTAATACTATATCAGGAACGAGATATGTTCATGTTGCTTAGGTACTTAAAATATCTTGTAGACACAATGCGTAAACATAAAGTAGTTTGGGGAGTGGGTAGGGGCAGTAGTGTAGCTAGCTTTGTCTTATATTTACTAGGAGTACATAAGATAAATTCTCTCTACTATGATCTGCCCATAGACGAATTTTTAAAATAAATAATATTCTTATTAAATATAGCAATAGGAGAATCATCATGAGCAAACAATATACAGCAATGGGCAGACAACTAGATATGTCATCATTAGCAGCTAAAAATGAAAATGTAAGAGCAGTGGGTAACATGAACGTTAATGCTAGGGGTGATGTTTTGGATCCATCAAACAGAGTTGTAGATAATGGTAATGAAAGAATTAACAGAGTTTACAACAAAACTATATCCAGAACAATGATAAATGATATTACACCTGCTGTTGCTGCACAACCAGTAGCTGCTCCAATGGAGCCAGTTGCGCCCCCACCAACAAACATTGACTTAAATGAGTTGACCGAACTAGAAAGACAATTCGAACAACTTGAAGAAGATGCGGATCAAGATACTGATAAACAGTAACCAAAAAGCTTTACAATTTAACTTTTTAATTATATAATTCAATTATGGAAGAATTTGCTTACCAACCTCATAAAGTAACTGAACTTAGAGCCATACGAGATAACATTATCGTATCCGATATGGTCTTTGATGAAAGAATCACACATAGTGGCATCATTATTCCAAATGATGATATGAAAAATTCTGGTATCAGACCAAGATGGGCTAAAGTATATGCTATAGGTCCAGAACAAGAATCAGTAAAAATTGGTCAATATATCCTAATTGCTCACGGTCGTTGGAGCAGAGGTATTAAAATAGAAGATGAGCAGGGAGAAAAAACTATTCGTAGAGTAGACCCAAATGATATTCTATTAATTAGCGATACTCCTGTACAAGACGAAACTATGAGCAATAAGGTCATCTAATGAAGAAATGGTTAAAGAAAAAATTTAAGCAATGGTCTATAGAAGCATGGAACAGCGCACAGGTAGAAAGAGATGAGGTTGAACCCCAATATGGGCAAGCTATTAGTAGCAGCAAAGTGTATAGCACAAGAAGTATTGAAACATCATCATTAAATTTTACATTGTACCCTGCAACAGGTGGTCATGTTTTAGAAATGACTATGAATGACTATAACCCTAGTTCAATACAAGTTAACTATCCTAGAAAAGTTTTGCATATTATACCTAGCGGAGAAGATTTAGGAGATGCATTGGGTAAAATAATCACATTAGAAATGTTGAAAAAATGAAGAATCAACTTTGGGTAGAAAAATACAGACCTAAAAGTCTTGAAGAATATGTCTTTGCTGATGAAAGACAAAAGCATCAAGTAGAGGGCTGGGTACAAGAAGGTAGTATACCTCACTTGTTACTAAGTGGCGATCCTGGTACAGGTAAAACAACACTTGCTAAAGTTCTTATCAACGAACTTGAAATCGAAACCTATGATGTACTAGAAATCAATGCTAGTCGTGAAAATAGTGTTGATGTAGTTAGAAATAAAATCATCGGCTTTGTGCAAACGATGCCCTTTGGTAAATACAAAATTGTGTTGTTAGATGAGGCTGATTATCTGACCCCTGCAGGTCAAGCAGCATTGCGTAATGATATGGAAGCATATCATCAAACTGTTAGATTCGTACTGACTTGTAACTATCAGCACAAGATTATTCCTGCATTAAAAAGTCGTTGTCACGAATTTCATATTAGTAAAACAGATCATTCGGAATTTACGGCACGTGCAGCAACAGTACTGCTTAGTGAAAATGTAGAGTTTGATATTGAAGAATTAGACAACTATGTTCGTGTATCTTACCCTGATTTACGTAAATGTCTAAATCAATTGCAAGTGAACAGTAGTACAGGTAAACTATTGCCCTATGCTAGTGTAGGTGTAAGTGAAAATGATTTGCTTGTTGACGCAGCTACATTATTTAAACAAGGAAAAGTATTAGAGGGTAGACAACAGTTGATGCACTATCTACAAAGTCATCCAACTAGAATTGAAGATACTTACAAATGGATGTACAACAATCTGTCATTATGGGGCGAATCAAACGAACAGAAAGACAGAGCAATCATTATTATACGAAATGGTCTTGCTAACTTATCACTAGTTGGCATACCAGAAATATGTTTAGCAGCAACTCTAGCGGAGTTAACAAATTGAGATACTTATTAATTACATTTTACAAACAGCGCAACGGCAAGGTTGATGAACAGGCATCAGTGCGAAATAATTTAAATAGTAATGCACTTGCCACAGCGAATATTATTTTTGATTTTAGATATAGAAAAATTGAAAGATGTTTTGTTGATGGTCAAGTAATGGATAAAGATTGGGATAGATTAGATACTTATTATAGACCAATATATCCAAAGTTATTTGAAGACCTTGACCAATTAAATGGATGGGAATCCCCTAAACTTGTAGAAGATGCCGAGTTTGTAGAAGTAAAAGAGGGGAATTAATCCCCTCTTTTTATTGATACATTTTTAAAATGTATTCAATGATTTGATGTCGTTGGACATCTTTCACCTCGAAGTTACAAATTTCTAATCCAGGCACATGTGCAGTCTTTAGTCTTTTCTGCAAGTCCAATAGTCCGTTATCATTTGTTTTTCTATCGGCTTGTTCAACATCACCTGTTATTATTATCTTGCTTCCTTCTCCGATTCTTGTCATAATCATTTTTAATTGACTAGGAGTACAATTTTGAGCCTCATCTAGTATTACCCAACTATGTTTAAAGTTTCTACCCCTACAAAAAGCTAGTGGAGCAATTTCAATAATTTGTTCGTCTAGCATATAACTTATATCTTTTGCAGTGTAGTATTCTTTGACTACATCAAGCAATGGTCTTGTCCATGGTTCCATTTTTTGATTAATATCACCGGGTAAAAATCCATGCTTTTCATCTTCAACGCCTACAGCCGGTCTAGATAATATTATTTTCTTACATGATCCTTCACGCATAGCTTTCAATGCAGCCTGCATAGCTAGGTATGTTTTACCCGTGCCAGCTGGTCCACTTGCTATAACTATGTCTATTTCCGGATCTAGTAATGCTAGTATATATTTTTCTTGATTGACTGATTTTGGTACTAATTGGATAACCCTATTATTGAGTTTGGGCCTATTTGTTTCAAAAGGAATTGTGTTTGAGTTCTGTGTGTAGAATGTTTGATACTCTTTTTTATTTGAAAATTTAGGATCACTGTTGCGTAGTGCTCCGGTCTTTCTTTTACTCAAGTTGAAATCTCCTATAATTTTACGAAAGATTAGACATCCTTCACTTTTATTTACCCTAAGGCGTTTGCTGTAAAATAGCGTAGTTTTAAGCTAGATTATGCTGATAAATATTAAGCTGTCCAGTAACTTTTCAATTATACTCATATTGCAGGCCAAAGATAAATACTGATATGAGTACTCCAGCTAACGATTTTTTTGACCACATAGACTACCCTGGTATTATAGACAATATTAAGGGAATTTTCACCAGTGACGCTAGTATCGCCACATTGTTGGACTTTGAGCGTGTATTAGACGAAGCAGACATGTATGCTTTCAAGAACTGGGATTTGGGTGAACTAGTATCAGGTCCAGAGATTAAGAAATATACAGTAACCTGCGTCTTTATGTATCCTTATAAACTTATGCCTGATCCTAGAGCAGGGAAGAGATTAATATCTGTGGGATGCAATATTAAATTCAAAAAGACTAAAATTACAGTTCCTATTGAAATACAAACCCCAGGTGACTTTATGCCCGGTGGTCATTTTCCTAAATCAACAGAGAAACAGATTTGGTTAGTGCATATAGAAATACCAAAACAGTTGATGAATGACATTCGTGAGGGAAGCATTGACTTAGCAGGTCAAACTATTGATTTGGATGAGTTAGATGATGCTTACGAAAAAGATTATGATAAAGAATCTGAACAGGAATCAGCACCACAAGATCAAATGCAGCCTATGCCAGGTATGGGAGCACCGATGCCGGCGCCAGGAATGCCTCCAGCACCCCCAGGAGCAATGTAATGAATCGTATAATTAACGAAGGTCTAGATTATATGGACTTTGAAAATATTATTTCTTCTACGGTTACAGTAGACGAGTATTCAGCAAAGTCAGGTAAGGATGAAGATATAGTTACAGTATCATTTACTGTTAGAGGTGAACAAGCTGCTAACGATTTAGTAGATTGGTTTGAGCGTGGGTATGATTTCGTACATGATGCTGAAATAAGTGATGGTGAAATTGATATAGGTAAATATGTAGTCTTTGTTGAAATGACACGTAGAACTAAAGTGCCTGAACGCATCATTGAATTATTAACAGATTTAGAAACATTAACTGGACTTAAGTTAAAAGATTGGACAATTAAGATTGAAGATGAGGATTACGAAGCTGATCCTGAAGTATTAAAACAAAAAATTATTCTGTCACCTAGTGATTACAGAAAATTAAAAGAAACAGAGCTAAATGAAATGAGAGAATTAAGTGGTGTACAACCACATAAGATATTTGACGAGCAAGACAAGGATATCAAACATTTCAAATCATTGGCTGGATTATAATTTTAAGGAGCTAAAATGCCAACAACACTATTCGCAAAAAAAGCTAACGGAGATAACCCATTTGGTGGCGGAGATAATACACCAGCAGCAAGTGAATCGTCCTTTAGTGCAGCACCAGCAGCAAGTTCATTCGCTGCTGCACCCGCACCTACACCAACAACAATAACACAAGGAGCGCCACAAATGTCACAACAAACTTCAGCACCACAACCAATGTATAATACACAAGCAGGTGAAAATGCTGCACAAGGTGCAGACTTTGTAAAGAACGACAACACAGATTGGATCAATAAGAAATGGCGTCCAGTTATGGGTTGGGTATACATGGCAACATGTACTTCTGACTTTGTTCTATTCCCAGTTTTATGGAGTATATTACAAACACTACAAGGTGGTCAAGTTACAAGTCAATGGCAACCATTAACGTTACAAGGTGCTGGTCTATACCACATCGCAATGGGTGCTGTATTGGGTATCGCTGCTTATGGTCGCACAAAAGAAAAAGTAGCAGGAGCAAGTTGATTGCCATAAATATTTGATTATTAACATTTTTATGATATAATCAATTATGGATCATTACAATATACTAGGTGTTCAGCGCAATGCAACACCCGAAGAAATAAAACAAGCCTATAGAAAACTAGCTAGTGTTCATCACCCAGATAAGGGTGGTGACACTGCTCAGTTTCAAAAAATACAACAAGCATACGAAACATTAAGTGACCCACAAAAAAAGCGTGAGTATGACATGCCACGTGGCCCTCAAGGTTTCCCAGGTGGATTTAATCAACCAGGTATGCATGGTTTCCCAGGTGGATTTACATTCACTGCAGGTGGCGGCATAAACATTGACGATATATTCGGTCAAATGTTTGGTCACAGACATATGCAAAACACTTATAAAACTACAGTATGGGTAACACTAGAACAAGTTTTAAATGGCGGTGAACAAACATTACAGTTACAGACAATAGACGGTAATCAAGTAATCAAAATTGATATTCCAAAGGGGGTTGATAATGGTATGCAATTACGATACGAAAATCTATTACAGGATGGTATCTTAATTGTAGAGTTCCGTGTACATCAACACGGTCGATTTCAACGAGACGGGTTAGATTTACATTCCGAACATGAAATTAGTGTTTTGGATTTAATAGTAGGAACTAGTTTCAAATTTGAAACACTCGCTGGTAAAACGTTAGAAGTTTCGGTTAAAGCATACAGTCAGCCAAATACTAGTTTACGAATACCAAATCAAGGATTAACAAGAGATTATCGTACAGGCGACCAATATATCTTGCTAAAACCTGTAATGCCTGATAGTATAGACAGTGAAGTGGTAGAAGCAATTTTAAGAACACGCAACAAATACTAAGGAAAAATAAGTGAACAACTCTGTAGAAATCGAAGCAATTATTGAGCAAGCAATTACTTTTGCCAAAAATCGTAGCCATCAGTATTGTACTGTTGAGCATTTACTATTGGCTTTGATTAAACATGTGCCATTTCAGAAATGTTTAGGACAATTCAATGTAGATACCGAAAATCTAACAAAAGAAATTTCGGATTATTTGGATAGTCTGCGAGTAATACAGGTTAACGTAGATCAGGGTGAAGAAGTTACTCCTAGAAAAACAAATAGTTTAGAAAGAGTTATTAACCGAAGTGTCACACAGGTTCTATTTACTGGTAGAAAAACAGTAACTACAATTGACCTGTACCTAAGTATTCTTGCTGAAACAAATAGTCATGCTCACTATTTCTTATTGAAATACGGAGTTGTTAAAAACGAATTCGTCCCTTTCTGGCAGAAACATTATAAGGGTGGAGAGTATGTAGGTGGACTGACAGATTCACAAGCCGACGAAATATTAGAAGAACACACTACTAATCTTACTAAATTAGCCAAAGAAGGCAAGATTGAACCATTGATTGGTCGTAGCAATGAACTTGATGATATTATCAATGTGTTGGCTAAGAAGTTTAAATCTAATGTATTAATGGTTGGTGACCCTGGTGTTGGTAAGACTGCTATCGCCGAAGGTCTTGCACAAATGATTGTAGATAGTGTCGTGCCAGAATTCTTACTAGATCATGAAGTATTCTCATTAGAAATTGGATCATTGCTTGCAGGTTCAAAGTATCGCGGTGACTTTGAAGAAAAGATTAAACATGTTATCCAAGCATTGAATACAAAAAAGAAAGCTATTCTGTTCATTGACGAAGCACATACAATGAAGGCAGGTAGTGCTACAAATGGTGCAGTAGATTTTGCTAATATGATTAAGCCTGCAATTACAAAAGGTACATTAAAAGTAATTGCAAGTACAACCTGGGAAGAATTCTACGAGAGTTTTGAAAAAGACCGTGCATTGATGCGTAGATTCTATCGTGTAAGCATCGATGAACCTAATCATGACACAACTATTCGTATTCTTAAGGGTTTAAGTGAAAGATTAAATGACTTCCATGATGTAAAAATCTTGGATGAAGCAATTGAAGCAGCAGCTAATTGCGCTAAACGATATATTCATGACCGTAAGAATCCAGATAAGTCAATTGATTTGCTTGATGCTGCTTGTGCTAAGCAACGAGTGTTAGAAAATAAAGGTATCTTTATTACTAAGCAACTTGTCCATGAGCAAGTAGAACGTATGACTGGTGTACCAGCAGATAAATTGAATGATAAAGAAAATAGTGACAGAATTACTAACCTTGAACAGAATATCAAAGATAAACTATATGGTCAGGATGAAACAGTAGAAAAGGTTCTAGAAAGAATCTATGTAAGCTTTGCTGGCATCAACAATGAAAATAGACCAATCGGTAGTTATCTATTTTTAGGACCTACTGGTACAGGTAAAACTGAATTGGCTAGATTACTCAGTAAAAACCTTGACATGAAATTGCTCAAGTATGATATGAGTGAATATAGCGAGAAACATGCTATTGCTAAATTCATCGGTGCGCCTCCAGGCTATGTTGGTTATGGTGAAGGTAACGCAGGCAGTGGTAAATTAATTAGTGACGTTCAACAAAACCCTTACTCAATTTTATTATTTGATGAAGTTGAAAAAGCACATCCGGAAGTATTTGACGTATTTTTGCAATTACTTGACGAAGGTAGAATTACAGGTAGTAACGGTAAAGAGGCAAACGCTAAAAACTGTATCGTTATTATGACTAGTAATCTAGGTGCAAGCGACAGTGAAAGAAATAATATTGGCTTTGGTGCACAAGAAAAGACAGGTGAAGATGATAGAGCAATGAAAGAATTCTTCAAGCCTGAATTTAGAAACCGTCTAGATATGGTGTGTAAGTTTAACAAACTTGACCATCTAGCAATTAAGAAAATTGTTATTAAGTTTGCTGATGAGTTGCGCCGTAACTTAAGAAGCACACATAGCATTTATCTCAATCTATCAGAACCAGTCGTTGAGTATCTCGCTGAACATGGGTATGATAAGAAAATGGGTGCTAGACCATTGCAAAGAAAAATTGACGAGTTGATTCGTGTCCCATTAGGTAAAAAGATTCTTTTTGAAAACATCAAGAACAGCACTGTTATGGCAGTGATGGGAGATGATAATAAAATAGAATTCAATGTAACAAGAAATGTAGTCGCTAAGGTTGGCGCAGATGGGATGATTACAATTGAATAAGGTATTCAAGGTAGTAGACAAGCAAACTTTGTTTTTTAATAAGTTTCTATACAAAGCTAGTTTTACTGCCGAGTTACTGCATTGTACTAGATATGCAAAAACGGTTAGAGAGTTAGAAAACGTTCTATTAAATAGAGTTCGGGACACAATTCTTATTTCTATACCTGTTGATACTTCTGCAAATAAGGTTCATTTTCCTAGTAACAAGGCTTTTTTAGATAGTTTTACTATTTGGAAAACTATTAATAATGGACCTGACTGTATGGTACGAATTGATTATAAGACAGGATCCGTGTACAGTAACGATTTGTCAAAATTAGCCGAACTAGAAACTCTGTGTAAGTTAAACAATCCAAAAATAAAATACACAAGAGTAAATTTATTAGCTAATCCGGATACACTATATAGAAAAAATCCAAAGCATAAATTTAGACTATATCTAAGAGCAAAAAATATTAGTTTAGAAATGCACGATGAAATGGCTGAGTTCTTTCAAAGACACAACACGACTTTTTACCCCTGTTCGGCACTAAAGACTTGGTTAAATGGTACAGACAAGAAAATTCGTTATTGGAGATATAGATATTGTAGTAATGCTTTTTTCGTAGATTATGATAACGAGTCGGATGAAACCTTACTGAGATTGAGTATGGGTGATTACGTAGGAAAAATCTATAAAATTCAGCAAAAAGTCTGACACACTAAATATACATATATTTAGGAGATTATTATGGCTAAAATAGTAGAAGATGTATTAGTAGTTAAGTTCAGCAAGATTGCTAAAGACAACCAAACAGACAATCAAACAATCGCAAGCGAAGAAATTAAAGTAGCCCTAGAGCAAGTTGCTCAGGAGCTAGTCGGTGACAGCATCATAGTTGAAGTGATACGAGCATAAATACTCTATTAACGGAGTTTTTATGTCTTATTCAACTAGTTTACTTTTACTTCCACAAACAGACCACAGTCTTGTCAATAAAACCTTCATGCTCGGGGAAAAAGTACCCGGTGCAGGTTTTGTATTGACTGGTAAAAGTGTACATACAGTTACATGGAAACTCACTAACTTCAAAGGTTTACTTAAGTTCCAAGGTACACTAGTTCAGGACCCTACCGACGCTGATTTCTTTGATACACATATTGTTGATGGTAGAACGAATGCGTTAACAGAAACAAAATACGCTAACGTAGAAGGTAACTATGTTTGGGTAAGAGTTGCAATCTATCAATTCACTAGTGGTATTATACAGTATGTTAAGGTAAGTTACTAATGCGTGTAATTGCTATCTATCCTGGTCGTTTCCATCCCTTTCACAAAGGTCATGCTGCTAGTTTTAAACAGTTAGCTAGTAATTTTGGTTTGGCTCATACCTACTTAGCAGTAAGTGAAAAGCAAGAACAACCAAAAAGCCCCTTCTCAGCAGGTGATAGAGCTAAGATGGCAATGGCATTGGGTATACCTAAAGAAAATATAATTAGTGTTAGAAATACATACGGTGCTGATGAATATATTAAACGATTTGAAGCAGCAGGAATAGATCCTAATCAAACAGCATTAGTATTTGGTGTAAGTGGGAAGGACATGGGAAGTGACCCACGATTCAGTTTTGCACCTAAGAGAGATGGTAGTCCTGGCTACTTGCAACCGTACTCTGACAAACTTCAACCAATGACTAAACATGGGTACGTATTGACAACTGACGTAGCACAGTTTCCTATAGCAGGAAGTGAAATGACAGATGCTAGTCAAATTCGTGCAGCTTATGCAAAAGGCGACGAAAAGATGAAGGCACAAATTCTTAATGACTTGTATGGCAAAGCAGGCAAGCTTATGAAGCCTATCTTTGACAAGAATTTGCAATTAACAGAAAGTATCTACAAAAAGATAGTAGCATTAAAAGCTAAGATTAATGAAGCCAAACTTACTGAAGGTACTGCTGACGATATCAATAAGATGTTTGGTAACATGTATGATCCTACTTACAGTGGATTGCAAAGAGTAGCAATACTTGCAATGCAGGGTAGACAAGATGAAGCAATGGGTCAGTTGCAACGAGTTATTAAAGATAGTGATCCAGATGTACAGGCAAAAATTATAGATGCAGTTAATAGCATTGAACCTGTTACCATTAATGGTAGAATCGCAGATAGTTCAACATTAGACAAGAGCAAACAACATCAGGATTGGATCAAAGATACTTTCATACCATGGGTAGAACATTGCATTTCACAAGGAAAGCAAAATATGTCAGAAGCGGTAGAGTTGTCGATTCAACAATTAGCTGCTATCAGTGATGAAGCGTTAGACAATGCATACGGATATGGTAGAAGTACGCCAGGCAATAGTTTTGGTTGGCAAGCAAATTTAATGAGTGCTGCGTATGCTAAAAAGATGATAGATGCAGGTGTTACAGATATAGATCAAATTGCAGATGCTATTCACAAAGGTTGGAACGTAACAGCAAGAAAATTTGTACAGAACCCAGATCAGTTTGAGGATACAGAAAAATTACGTCAAGCAGGTAAATTAGATGCCAAACTTGCTCAGAGAGCCAAATTGATGAAAATTAATTATGCCCAACTTGGTGACGAAGAACAAGAAAAGGATCGTGTGGTAGCCCGTGCTTTATTACAAGCCATAAGAGGTCAACAAGATTTAGCAGAAGGTATCGTGTTAAATCCAGGTGATTTAATTGACATATTCGTTAAGGGAAAACATAAAAAGAATACCGTTACTTTTCCTGTAGCTAAGGGCATCCCTAATAAAAACTTAGACAAAGTTATTGAGTTATTGATCACAAAATATAATATTAATCCTAACACAATTATCTATGGTCCAAGCAAACCTGAAGAAACTAACGAAGATATGAATAAAGAATTGTCAGACCGTCACCCAATGGACTTTACAAAGCGTAGCTTTATGATTAAACAGATTGCTAAAGCTACAGGCTGGGACATCAGTGACATTGAATTAGCTAGTGATGAAGAAATTCAACAGGCCTACGATCAATACGTAAAATCTGAAAGTTATTTGGAAGAAAATTAATTTTTCAACCCACTTTCCTCATAGTAAATAAGTTTATACATTTTTATGAGGATCAAATGTCTAAGAAAAAACAAACCGAAGAAGCGACTGTCCCAGTAGAACAAGTTCAAGAAGCAGTCCAAGAAATTCAAGAGGGTGAAGCTCAACAGCCCGGACAAAATCAAGTACAAGTTAATGTTGACTTTTTGCGTACTACAAGAGTACACATAGCTATGCCCTGCTATGGCGGTATGCTAACTGAATCAACATTTATGAGTTTCATCAAATGGGCTAATACTGCTCGACAGTTGGGAATCGACTGGACATTGGAGACTATGGTTAATGAATCATTAATCAGTCGTGCCCGTAATACACTTACTGCCAAATTCCTAGAGCAAAAAGAATCATCACACTTATTCTTTGTAGACGCTGATATTGGTTGGGAGCCATGGCATCTACTAGTTTTACTAAACCGTGATAAAGACGTAATTGGTGGGCTATATCCAATGAAGACTATGCCTATCAAGTGGGTGGTTAACGGTTTTGAGGGTGCAGAAGAAGGACCAGATGGACTACAGGAAGTTAGTAAAGCAGGTACCGGCTTCTTATTAATGAAGCGTCACGTATTTGAGAAAATGAAGTCTCACCCTGCAGTTAAGCAATACAAAAATGATATTGGTCTAGATCCAAAATATGACCAACACTTAAAGACCTATTTTGATACAGCAGTTCGTCAAAATCGTTACTATAGTGAGGACTGGACTTTCTGTGAAAACTGGCGAGATATGGGCGGTAAAGTTTGGGTAGACAAGCGTGTGTTGTTACGTCATAGCGGTAGTTATGTATTCTGTATGGAAAATCAACAGCATTTGATGGATCACATAGGACCTATGTACATTCAGGAACAGCAAAAGAAAGAAGCAGAAAAAGCATCTGTCTCTGCTACTACTGTCGATACACAAGCGGAACCACAGCAGGTACAACAAGCAGTATAGTATTACACACCTCAAAACCAAGCTACCAGTGGGCGACTATTGGTAGCTTTTTTCATAAATACACTATGAACCTTAGAGAAATAGAACAGTTTAACCTACACGATGCGATTTTCTTTCACAATGAATTAAATCCAGTCATTTTCAACGGCGACAGAATGGATCCTGAGGTCCGTAAACAGTTACTTGTTATAGCAGAAGATTTCGTAGATCATTTGGGTATTCCTCATCTTAATGTTTCCGATGTAACATTATCGGGAAGTAATGCAGCTTATACCTATACTAAGCACAGTGACATAGATTTGCACATTTTAGTGGATATAAATGCTTTAGAGAATGATGTTATATACCGCGAATTATTTGATGCTAAAAAGATTCTATATAACAATACACATGATATTACTATAGGGGGATATGATGTTGAATTATACGTTCAAGACACAAATCAACCCGTCATCAGTTTAGGTGAGTACAGTATTGTTTTTGACAAATGGATTAGATTACCAAGAAAGCGTAAAGCCGATCCTGATCAGGCCTCAGCTAAATTGAAGTTTAATAAACTAGCTAGACTAGCTAATCTTGCACTTAAACATGCAGATTATGAAAGCATGAATCATGTTTTAGCTACAATTAAAAAATATAGACAAACAGGATTAGACATGCATGGTGAGTTCAGTCCTGAAAACTTAGCCTTTAAGGCATTGCGTAGTAAAGGTATAATTGAGAAGCTAAGAAACAAACGAGATGAATTACATAGTAATCAATTGAGTTTACCTGAATCTATGGTAGAAGGAGCTAGTGGTTATATTCCTAGCCCAAAACAAAAGAATGACCCAAGATTTAAAACAGCATTAACAGTTGACGTTACTCCATATAGTATACAAGACAATGCTAAAAAATTAGGCAGTAAAGTTAGTCGTGCGGGGATACCGCCACTATTAAGACCTTAGGATAATAAAAAATGGCAAGAGCCCCAGATAACGCAACCTATATTAGCGATGCCCAACCTTTATATATTTCAAAAGAGGAAGCAGCAAGATATAATGCTGACCCTGTACCGTATTCAGGTAAGCAAGTTGTTAATATATACAACACTCCAAGTGGAATTACAAACTCGGTACAGTTTTTAAAAACTTCAACGGAGTTTGGTGGTGATACAGGTTTTACTTATAACTCAACTACTAGTTCAGTTAACATACAAGGTAATTTAAACGTTGGTGGTTTAATCAACGGTAAGTTTTATACTAACACTGCGAATTTTAGAATAACAGGTGGTAACACCGGACAAATTTTAACAACGACCGGTAACGGTAATTTAAGTTGGACAACATTTCCTGATGTTATATCAAGTGATTGGAATGCGAACAGCGGTGTATCACAAATACTAAACAAGCCAAATTTACAAGTTTATTTAACCACATCATCATTTAACAGCACAATAAACAATTATGTCACTTCTACCGAGTTTCATTCAAGATTTGCAAACTTATCAAATGTCGCAACTACGGGAAGTTACAACGATTTAACAAATAAGCCTAACTTATCTAATCTTGCGGTTACCGGTAGTTATAATGATTTGTCGGGTAGACCTACTTTACCTACATCAATATTTAATTTAGATGTACCGATACCGGATGTTTCTGTTAATTTACCAGCATATTTGTACTACACTGGCTCAGAGTTAAGTTGGCAAAAAATAGAATATGCAAATATACAAGGTACTCCTACATTAAGTACAGTTGCTACAACTGGTAATTATAACGATTTAAGCAACAAGCCTGCAAATGTAAGTCATTTTAATAATGATGCTAATTATGTGCATCGTACGGAAATGGAAACATATGTAAGTAACCAAATTACTGCAAGTATCGACGCATTAAAGGCAAACGTAACAACAGATTTCGACACACTAAAAGAATTAGCAGACAGCCTCAAGTTTTTATTGAGCATAAATATAGACGGAGGCGATGCTTCAGGCGGAACACCTATTGATGGTAGTGACGCAGATACAGAATTTACAACTACATTAGATGGGGGCAGTGCATAATGGCAACGCAGATTAAATTAAGACGAGATACAGCACAAAATTGGACAACATCAAATCCAGTTTTAGCATTAGGTGAACCAGGTATTGAAACAGATACTTACAAATTTAAATTTGGTGACGGACAAACTGCTTGGTCTAACCTAGCATATTATGGTAGCGATTTTGCTACGACTACATTTGTAAATAACGCTATATCAAATGTAGTAGGTGCTGCACCCGCATTATTGAACACATTGCAAGAATTATCAAATTCTATTAATTCAGATCCTAGCTTCTTCTCAACAATTAACAATCAATTAGCAAACAAAGCTAATGTGGCAGACATACCAAGTTTAAATGGCTATGCTACAGAAAGTTTTGTTACTAACGCAATAGGACAGATCCCTGGTAGTGATTGGGATAATATTGCAAATAAACCAACTTTTAGCACAGTTGCTACCACTGGCAGTTATAATGATTTATCTGATTTACCATCTTATAGTGTTGTTGCTACTACTGGTAGTTATAACAATTTAAGTGATAAACCTAGTATCCCTAGTATTACTGGTTTAGCTACTGAATCATTCGTAAGTAATGCAATAGCAAATGTAGTAAACAGTGCTCCTGCATTATTAGACACATTAAATGAATTAGCCAATGCTATAGGTAATGATAGTGCTTTTACTACTACTATAACAAATCAATTAGCAAACAAAGCAAATGTATCTGATATTCCTAGTTTAAGTGGTTATGCAACTGAAACATATGTAACAAGTCAAGGTTATATTACATCAAGTGCTTTAACATACGGTAATATATCTGGTACCCCAACTTTATCAACTGTTGCTACTAGTGGTGATTATAATGATTTAACCAATAAACCAACTATACCAAGCTTAACAGGTTATGCAACAGAAACCTATGTTAATAATGCAGTAGCGAATGTAGGTGGTTTAGGAGGTGGCAGTGGAAATTCAATCAGTGAAGGTAGTCATACATTACAAGTAAATACTGACGGTTCAGTAACGTTCCCAGATGGCACAATTCAAACTACCGCATACATTACACCACAGCAATATGGTTTTATAAATCAATTTATTCATAGTACGAATGATAATGTTGATATGGAAGCAGTTGCTATGGATAGCGGTGGCAACAGTTATATGAGTTATTCATATTATGATGATAATGAAAGTAGAAGATTTGGTGGCATAATAAAATTAAATAGCACCGGTAGTGTTGAGTGGAACAAGAATTTACTATCATCAAATACTAATGGTGAATATCCTAAAATAGTTTCCTTAGAACATGTAAATGTCAATGGTACAAACTTTTTAGTAACTATTGGTAATTACTATGACAATAATGTTGATAAAGATCGTGGATTCACATGGTTTATTAATCCAACTGACGGCACTGTAGGATCAATGTTTGACATTGAAACTGGTAGTAATTCCTCTGTAGTATTAAATGATGCTGTGTTTGGGCTTGACGCTGGTAATCAACCCTTCGCAGTATTAGTGGGCCATACTTACAATGAAATGTTACAAAAATCTTTCACTCCGTTAACTGGAAGCGGATTAAACAAGTTGGTTGTAAGTTGGTCAGAATATAATGCCAGCAATGTACAACCTGGTGAAAGTATTTACTATACTATTGGTGGAAACTATCAGATTAGATTAAACTATTTTGAGGTAGGGGCAGCTCCTGATGGTCAAAGTAACGGACTATGGTTAAGTGTGTCTACTAACCAAAATGGAACATATACTATTCTTAGGTCTAATGGCTGGAGTGGTAGTATTTATGGTTGGGGCAATCCTGTTAATGTACGAGTATTAGGTAGCCAATTAGGCGGCGTTGATGGTGTTAACGATCTAACATTTGATTTTAATGTAGATGCATTAAACAATAATAGTGACAACGTAGCAGGTTGGGCTTCAAATATTCAAGGTACAGCAATCAGCGATGTAGTTGGTTTGGGATGGGGAGATAAGGACTGGAGTACAGAAATTGGTAACACATTAAGTTTTAACTACCAATTAAATCAACAGGCTTATATTGCTAGATTGGGAAGTAACGCTTGGGGCAAGAGCGTAGGCGATGCTGAATCCGAACGACTTAATACAGTTGTAGTAGACAGTAATGGAAATTCCTACGCTGGTGGCTATTACTGGGCAGGAAATAAAGGAAGTATAGTTATTAAGTACGATATAAACGGTACTCAACAATGGGCAGTACATGTTGATTCACCTAATGATACAGGTAATCCAATAACTAGTATTGATTTGCTGTCAGATGGCAATCTTATTGCAATAGATGAAGAAGGTATCGTAACAAAAATTAACAGCAGCAATGGTAATATAATTTGGCAAGTTAGAGTAGATCCTAATGATGATATTAGTTGGGACAGTAATTTTAAAGGTACAGCTACTCCAAACGGTAATTACATCTTTACTAATTATGAAGATGATGATTATACACTATATGTTATGTGCATAAGTGGCACAGATGGCAGTGAAGTATGGTCAAAACGAATTACTCGCAACTTTGGTGGAAGTGATGGAGAAATTTATCCACAAGATGATTATGAAGCACAATGTATTGATTGTAACGATACATCGGTTACTATTGCAGCAAGTACATATTTGTACTTTAACAATAATGATAACTATGCTGGTTTAGTAATTAACTTCCCGATCAACGGTGAAAACACTAATGGTGTTTACGGTCAATATATTATTGAGTCCGTTAATCCAGGCTATAATACTGAAACAACAACTGCTACTAGTGCCACAGTAAACGCTATAAGTAGTCCAGTAACACTAGATAATGCAGGTCCAACTGTATCAACAAATACTTTCACAATGACTGAAAATGTTATCGGTGCTTCAGCTGGTCCTGATTTAGGTAATATTACATTTGATGGATCTAAACTAAGTAGCCCTGCACCTAATAGTGGTGATTTCCCAAATGGTGTCATAACTATGGCTCCAGGAGGTGCATCTAGTAACAACTTTGCTGATTATGGTCAGTTTATTAACATATATCCTACTACTGCGTTTGATTCCCCGCACATTCATATAGCAGCAGGAAATGGTGTTAACGGAAATGGTAGTTTAATTTTAGGTAACGATAACTATCACATTGATGTAAATAACAACGGTAATATTTATATCAAGACTAACAATCAAAACCATACTTGGACTTTTGACAACAACGGTAACTTAACATTACCAAGTGGTGGTGGTATTAATGACAGTTCAGGTACAAGTGTATTAGGTGCAGGTGGAATTGCATTAACATCTTTAAGTGTTGGTGAACCCGGCGTACCAAGTAGTTATGGTGATTTTTCTTATGATAATACTACCGGGGTATTTACATTTACGCCCCCAGATTTAAGATTTTATTTTCTTGAAGCGTATGCAAGTGTGACTTATACTTTGCCAGGTGACTTTACTGAAGATGTGTGTAGATACAGCGTTGTGAGTGCTAATGTCAATGTACCAAGTGCTTGGTTCGATACTTCAACTTATACATTTACGCCACAGAAGGCTGGTTACTGGGAAATTACTGCCTGTTATGATATTTATAGAAATACCGAAGCAAGTATAGCGATTAAGAAAAATAACAACCTGGTGGCTGCGGCTGGTTCTTTTAATGCAGTGGTTCAACAGATAACAAAAATTATATATCTAAATGGTTCAACTGATTATATAAACATTGTCAACGTTGGTAACGGCGCATTACAAAGAGGGCAATTTGATGGCAGGTCTTGGTTCCAGGCAAGATGGATAAGCGAATAACAGATCACAATATGAAAATAAACGAAATGTCAGTGGGCGCAACAGTATCTGGATCAGTTGCACCCGCACCTTCTAAAATGGGTAAAATGAAAAGAAGGGCTGAAGAAGCAGCTAATCCTGCTCAACAAGCAGCTATTGCCGTTTCAATGAAGAAAGCTGGTAAAAAGCCTAAGAACTTAAAAGAAGGTAGTGTAAAGCAACTAATTATGGACCTACGTGAATTAAAAGATAGAGAGTTTATGAAAAAATACGGCAAATCAAAAGAAGAAATGAAGCAAGGTTTAAAATCACAAGTTGATGAAAACTTCTTTGACAAAATTACTTCATTCATTGGAAGACCATTTGACGAAAAAGAAATTGCTAAGGATTTACAGAACAGAGGGGGTCAAATGAACAAGAGTAAATCTGCTACGAGTGGAGGTGTGACGGAAGGTACAGACACAAAATTTGTTGTAACATATTACAACAATCTGTCTGACGATACACGTACTGTCTTAGTTTCCGCTGATGATGAATATGATGCTAAGGATAAGATTAACTATGCGCTAGGAAGAGGCTCAATCATCACTGATGTTAGACCTGCTAAAGGCAATGAACCTACCGATCAAGTATACAAAGTATATGGAGATCCAAGAAGTAAAGTAGGCTCACCTGGTATTTACGACAGAGGGCAAGGTGTGGCGGAAGGTGAAGTAACAAGAACTAAAACCGGATTAATACATAAAGCTACAGATAAGTATGGTGCTGGCGAAGATCCAGAAGGATTTAATCAAAAATATGCCAGAGATTTAACTGCATTGAGTAAATCTGAAGTCAAACGATTAGATAATATACATGGTGTAAAGTGGAAAAATCGTGGAAGTAAAGGTGTAGCGGAAAGTGCAATACTACAAGGTATGATTGAAGCCCGTGTAACCGAAGATGAATTACTATTAATGCCAGGTCAAGGTATTAAATTTAAACCAGAATTAATGCCTAAGAAATCTGACCACGAAGTTGAAATGGCTAGGTCACAGTTAATTGCAGCAGCCAAAGATGCAGAAAAAATATTTCACTGCATAAGAGATGTAAGCGAAATACAAGGTCTTGATGGTTGGGTACAGGCTAAAATAACTAAAGCAAATGATTACTTAAACTCAGTTGCACAATATTTAGAAGGTAAGATGATTGAGCAGCATGAGGCAGTGTTAGAACAAAATCCTCCTGCATCTTCTCCTTCCTATATGTATTCTACAAAAAATTACGTGAATAGAGATGGTGAAGAAACTTTTAATAGAAGAACTGCATCTATTAGACCAGATAGTCAAGGAAATACTCTAGTAAGAGGGATGGATACAAGTAGAGAATTAGGTGATGAAATGACCATTAACACCACTGTACCAAAAGGTGTTAACGTTAGAATGGTGCCTCAACAAGGTAACGCTAACTTAGAAGAAACAGACAAAGAATCAACGCAAGAAAAACTACATAGGCGTCATCAGGAATTAAGAAAAAAATCTGGATTGCCTGATCCTGAATATTACAGAGAATTAAAAGCAACATATGATATGCCTGATGATGAGCGTTGGGCTAAAACAAGAGAGTTAAAAAATAAGTACAAGGTTAAGGAACAGGAGACTGATCCATATTATATTAAAGATCAACAACCACAGCAACAAGAACCTAAGCAAGGTATGGATGTTAGAAAAGGATTAGGTTTGTTGTCTACTATCGGAAGAGCATTAAATACAGTTACAAGTCCTACATTCGGAGATGATGTAAAAGCAGATATTAGGACTATGATACACAATAAAGTTACAGGTACACCAAACAAATGAAAATTACAGACTTACTATTAGAAAGCGAGATGCCTGGTGCATTACCGGGTGTTCAAATTATGAGCCCTGAGGAGTTCGTAGCACAAGCAGGAGAGCAAGAAGTAGATGAAGCTACTAAATTACCTGCACCATCAAGAGAGTTTGGTGATGAAGAATTTCAAGATTACATGGGTCGTATTGCAGGTCAAGAAAAAGGTAAAACAGACAAATATAAGTTACCATATGTTCACCGTAGTAGTGTTGTAAAATACTATGATGCTTCGGGTAAACGTTATAGAGAAGAAGATATTAAACAAGCTTTATCAATAAGACCAGATAAGATATTAAAGAAAAATGAAAAGATGAAGCACAGTGATGGTGCTGAAGAACAATTCTTTAATGTTGGCTTTGCTGCATTAGTTGGTATTGCTTTAGATGAATCTACCGGTAAATTAATTATAGTAAACACATGTCCCGGAGCAGGTAGTTGTAAAGTAGATTGCTTTGCTATGAAAGGTGGCTTTGTACAATTTGAAGCGGCCTGGTTAAGCAGAGCAAGAATGCTAACATATTTACTTAATGATCCAAGTGGTTTCTTCAATCAACTAGATAATGAGATTAAAAAAGAGGTTGCTAAAGGACAAAAAGCAGGATATAATGTAACTATTCGCTGGCATGATTCAGGTGACTTCTTTAGCCCAGAATATATTCAATTAGCGTATAATCTAGCACAATCTAATCCAAATGTACTGTTCTATGCTTATACTAAAGTTGCTGATGTTGTATTAGGTCAGAAGCCAAATAACTTTATGATTAACTGGAGTGAAGGTGCACATACTTCACAAGAAAAGAAAGTTAAAGCAGCGGATCCAAGTTTAGCACAAACAAAAAATAGTCGCATTGTTCCAACAAACTTATTCTATGATTTGTTAGTTAAGGATGAAAAGAAAAATCTTGTTAAGGGTCCACAAGGCCAATGGCAGGTTATACCTGACAAGATCCCTGAACTAAAACAAAGATTAGCCGGCGAATATGGTATCAGTGCAAATAGTATTCTTACATACAATGAATGGGAAACTAAGGGTAGAAAGAATCCACAGATGAAGTACAATGTTATTATTACTCCTGGCGAACCAGATTTAACTGCTAGAGATCCTGGCGTGTTGAGTACATTACTATTGAAACACTAAGAGGATTTATGTTAGCAGAACAGTTAAAAATATTATTAGCAAGTAGTTTTGTGTTTTATTTAAAAGCACATAACTTCCATTGGAATGTCGAGGGTCCTAATTTTTCAGAATATCACAAATTCTTAGATGAGTTAAACACAGAAGTATTTGAAAATTCTATCGATAGAACAGCAGAATTTATTCGTGTTCTTGACCAATATACTCCTGGCAGTTTAGCAAGATTTATGGAATTAAGTATAATTCAAGATCAGGTCAAGATACCACGTGCTGAATTAATGCTTGCTGAATTATATGAAGATAACTTAAAAATTATTGAATTATTAAATGCTATTTTTCCCTTAGCAAACGAAGAAAATCAAGCTATCGCAAACTACATAGCAGAACGTATCGATGCCCATGGTAAACATGGTTGGATGTTACGTAGTTTTCTTAAAGTAGATAGAGCATGAGAGATCCAAATACCCCAAACCCAGATGATGATCGTCCAGTAGTCCCATACGGGGAACATTAATAAAATAATGAAAGCTAAAGACTTTTTAGATAAAATAAACAAATACTCTGCTACCTTAAAAATCAAAACTGGTAAGTCAGGTTCACTAACAGTCAAAACAGTTGTATTTGCTGATGATTTGTCACAGGCTAAAGCCTTATTAAACGCAGCGTATGGTGATGATAGCGTAGTGAATGTGACGAAATTAAATTAATGAGCGACGATGATATCAAAGCGAATCTAAAAAAGTTCAAAAAACCCAAACTAACAGTCCCCGAAGAGTTTTTAGATAACGCAAAAAGTTATGATGACAAGTTAATCTTAGTTAAATACTTGACTGAGAAAGAAAAGAACCGTGTTATCTTACTTCTCAAAAGTATGTTAAAAGATGCAGTTTCTAAAAGGGACAAAAAATGATAGGCGAGATACCTTATATGATAGTGTGGGGCTTCTTCAGCGCAATGGGCTGGATGACTGCAAATTGGGCAGTTGACAAATACATGCCAGAGAAAAAAGAACCAGCTCCAATAGTACAACAAGAACAAAAGAAAGAAGAAAAAAAAGATGAGCCAAAAAAAGACTCTAATTAAAGACTACACAGACTTCCAAACACAAAAAGAAATATTGCTTGAATACTTACAGGTTATGATTGCCATTGAAGATTGGCATGGTGTAAGTGATGTAGCTAATGACCTAAGAGAACTAGAAGCAAAAAATATAGCTGGTTACAAAAGCACTTAAGACTTCACCTTAGGACCGTGAGGGCGCGGCTGCTGCGCTACTCTCCGGGAGTCGTGCCCCAAAATAGAGTTAAAGTGAGCAATTATGACAGCAATTTTATATACACTAATCACAACACACATAACAATCATATGTGTAACCTTATACTTACATCGTGGTCAAGCACATAAAGGTATAGAGTTTAATCCAATCATTAGCCACTTCATGCGTTTTTGGTTATGGTTAACAACAGGTATGGTTACTAAACAATGGGTCGCAGTTCATCGTAAACATCATAGATTCTGTGAACTAGAAGGTGATCCACATAGCCCAGTCACACACGGTATATGGCATGTATTATTTAAGGGAGCTTTATTATACAATGACGCAAGCAAAGATAAAGAGATGGTTAATACTTATGGCATCGGTACTCCTAATGACTGGATTGAGCGTAAGTTATACACACCTCACAGCAGACTTGGCATTAGTATTCTCCTTGTGTTCAACCTCATTGTCTTTGGTTGGATGGGCGCCATAATATGGGGCGTACAAATGCTGTGGATACCCTTTTGGGCAGCAGGAGTAATCAATGGTATAGGTCACTGGTGGGGTTATCGTAACGGTGAGACCAAAGATCAAAGTAAAAACATTGCACCATGGGGCATAATCATCGGTGGCGAAGAACTACATAACAATCATCATCTAGATCCAGCAAATCCTAAACTTAGTAAGAAGCCTTACGAAGTAGATATAGGCTGGATATATCTAACTATTTTACGCTTTTTCAAACTCGCTAAGTTGCGGAACTAGCGATAAATACTAGATTATGAAAATTCGTGAAATAACAGAATCAAAATCTAATATCCTTGTGGCTAACGAAGAAGAAATCTTAGACGATTTCGTAAATTGGGCTGCGAGAATCCTCAAGCTAGAAACCATCCCTGACATTGAATACAGTAAAGATACTGAAGAAGCACAGCAAGGGCATCATACCGGTCGTCATACTACTGACGATAACAAAGTTTGGGTTTACGCTAAAAACAGAAACTTAGTTGATATACTACGCACAGTATTTCATGAATTAGTGCATGTACGTCAAGGTGAGTTAGGACAGATACAGCCTGGTGATAGTTATCCTGGTAGTCCAATTGAACAAGAAGCAGATGTATTAGCAGGTAAGTTCATCAAAATATATGGTGAGAAACATCCGGAGATATTCCAGTGAGATTTTTTGAGTTTAATAATGAACTTGAAGAAATGGCCGGTAAGATTCACGGCGGTATTAGACAGGCTTTGATGGACAAAGGTTACAAGTATCTAGGTGGCGGTATAGATAAACAAGCATATCTTGAGCCAAACGGTCAAGTGTTTATTGTGTTTGGTTATCGTCAAGGACATTATTTAGATTTTAGTCCAGATCAAAAAATGTTTGTTAATTGGATCAACTATTGTAATAAAAATACTGATAATCCTCACTTACCAAAATTTAGTGGCTTTGAAAGTTTTGAATTTCAAGGTAAAAAATATATTCAAGCCAGAATGGAAGAACTACGAGAGTTACCAGACTCAGTAGGTAAGGTAATTTACCTATTAGATCAAGCAGCTAAGTACGCAGGTAAAGGCGATTATTTTAAAGCATGGGAAAAAATTGCTGACTGGGCTCAACATGATAGTTTTGATAATGACGATGAACCCGAATGGTTTGAAGCTGACCAAGTTATTGATTATCTAGGCGGTTTAGATAAGGCTAAAGCATTATTACAAACCGTATACATAGTTAAAAATTTTGCTAAAAAACATAACTATAGTTTAGACTTACACCGTGGCAATTACATGCAGCGTCCAGATGGTACTATTATAGTAAACGATCCTTTTGTAATATGGGAAAGAAATCTATGAGAGCTACTGAATTTCTAACCGAAGAAAAATCACGCAGACCATTTGAGTATGCAGGTAACATTCAGGTTGGAAATTACACTATCATAATAGATAAACATCTTTTTGATAGAATGGCTCAACGAGATTGGACACCTAATGAAGTTATAAATACACTAAATAAATTACCGAAAGCTAAAGCTAAACTTAAGCAGTTAGCTCCAGGACATATGTTTCTTTTACATGATAACACTAATAATCTTTTTATAAAGTTTCGAGTTAAAGATACTGAAAGTAAACGTTACATAGCTTATACAGTTATGGATAAAGATTGGAACATGTATCAAAGTGCCTTTGTACCTATTATAGAAGTAGCATAAACTATGAGAGCAACAGAATTTTTAATTGAATATGATCGTAATAAAACTGTACAAAACTTAGGTGCAGCGATTTATAAAAAAATGTTGGGGGACCGTACAGTTCAAAGAATTTACGGCGACGATCCAATACAACAAATTGATCCAGAAGAATTATTAGGCTTTGCATTAGATAGATTTCAAGAAGCAGATCCTACACCTAACAAACAATATGTGCAATGGATAGCAAGAACATATGCGAATGATGCTAGTACAAAACTTGAAGATGTATTAGATGGTTATCTATTTGACTCTTTGACTAAATTTTATAAACTTGTTCAGCGTAAAAAAATACCTAGTCCACGCAACGATATTAACAAGTATAGTAACTTTGGTGATTTTATGAGCGTTATGGATGAGTATCCTGATCCTGATGCTCAACAACTAAAAGATAAAGGTACTGCATTTACATTATACGAAGATGACAGTTGGAGAGTAATAGTACCACAAGATGAACCTGCATCATGCTACTATGGTCAAGGTACACGCTGGTGTACTGCCGCTACTAAAGGTAATAACATGTTTAAGTATTATCATGGTATAGCGCCTATATTAATAGCAATACCTAAACAACCAGAGTATCAAGGCGAAAAATATCAGTTCCATTTTGGTATATCATTAGATGATCATCCAGTTAAAAGTGATAGTGATGTAGATGACATTGTTGACCAATACAAAGATGAAGGTTATGACACGGATGAACTTGAACTTGAATATGGTCAAATAATGGATATGCGTGATGATCCAATCACACTTAGTCAGATACAAGAAAGAATGGCAGGTAGTTGGAATACCATGTTAAATGCTTATCTATCAAAGTTTCCAGATCGTCAATGGCAACTGTATCTAAATTTAGATCACTCAGCAGAGAATGATTACTAATGAGAGCCGCAGAAATTATTTTAGAAATAGCATATGATTACGAACCATTATATCATGCGACATTGAGAGCGTTTGAGCCCAGTATATTAAAAAGCGGGCTATTGCCTGGTGGCAATCTAAGAATGTTTGACTGGAGTGATAAAAATTATGTGTATCTAAGTAATTATCCAGATATAGCAAGTAGTTTTGTTGATCCAAGTGTGATAGAGCCCGATGCTGAACATGAAAAACAAATATTAGAATTAATGAATCAAGGTGGTGTAATCTTTAAAATTGATCAAAATAAGTTAAATCAACAACTGCTAAGAGCCGATCCGCATTTTCAAAGAGATGATGATACAGGTGAAGAAACTTACATATACAGTGGTGTAATACCACCAAGTGCAATTATTGGTAAAGAATATTTTAATATATGAGAGCCTACGAATTCATAACAGAAAAAAAGAAAACCAAAAAAAGTAAGAAGCACTACGGTGGTTACTTTTTTCCTGGCTACGCTTATTATAGTGGTTATAGCGGTGATGGCAATGGAGGCGGTGATGGCGGTGGTGAATCTATGTCTGAAGGCGTGCCGCAACCAGGACCAAGTTCAGGTGCTCCAAAACAGTTCGGTGCTGATGCTAAAATACAAACTCGCCAAATGACCGTAAAAGATATTATATCATCTGTTCCAGGTG